TTTATAAATTTATAAATCTTTTTATAAATTTATAAATCTTTTTATAAATTTATAAATCTTTTTATAAATTTATAAATCTTTTTATAAATTTTCAGTTTTCATTTATTAAAATCTTTATAAAAATATTTTATATGAAAAATATTTTTATAAAGATTTTATCTAAATAATAATGAGTATAAATATTTTTAAATTTGAAAATTTTTATTTGGTTCAAGATATCAAAAAGGAATTGTTATTAAATAAAGGAGAATATATAGAAATAAATTCTAAAGTTAGAGGTTGGAAAATAAGTTATGAAGATATTGAGAAATTTGTTAAAGATATATCTGATAAATTTAAAGTTAATATTATCAATACATTATTTATGATTATATCAACAATATTCAATATTAAAATATTAATACAAGATGAATGGATGATATATCAACAATATTTTAGTAAATATAAATATTTGAAAACAAATTCTCTTGGAAGCGGTTGGATCATTGATTATAATAAATTAGAAGAATTAATAAAATATATTGAAAGTAAAGGTTATAAATATAAAATTAATAGATATATAAATATTAATATATTTAAAATGGGCGATAAAATATTTATAAAAGATAAATATAAATTTTTTGAAAATACAAAATTATTTACTAATTACTCTCAAAAGGATCATGGATGGTTTTTTAATTTGAATGAATATTCTTCGTTAGTTAAAGTTTTACACAATTTAGGATTAATAACGTTTTTAAATTCTGATCAGAAAATTATAGTTTATGATTTACCGACACATATATTTATAAGTGATCCAAATAAATTATTACTTGAACATTTTCAAAGATATAAATATGGCAAAGAAAAAGTTATTGGAGATGGATGGTTCATTCCATCAAATAAAAGAAATGATCTAATTAAATATTTTAATGATAAAGGTATATCTTATGAATTTTTAAGAGTTGAACAAGTTGAAAATAAAGATTCAAAAGATATTATTGCTCTATTTAATAGTGGTGGCAATGTAATAAAAACTTTAAAACAAGAAAGTGAAGTATGTCCTTTGATAGGTTCAAGATTAAAAATTATTTCAACATTAGGTCGTGGTGCATATGGTAAGGTTTTTAAATTAAAAGATGAGGAGAATGGTTATGAATATGCTCTTAAAACAATGTTAAATTCAGGAACTACAAATCTACCTGAATTAAAATGTGAAATGAATCTTGATAAATATATGTGTGATAATGAGGTAGTTCCTGAATTACTAATTGGATTAATAAATGGAGAATTAGTTTCTAAAGGTAAATGTCCGTTCTATGTAGATGTATTTCAATTTGCAACATGTCATCAACCTAAATTAACATATTATACTTTTATGGAAATTATTTCAACAACTTTAAGAAGTTTTATATATGGTAAAAAATATAAAGATAAATACGGACATGAAAATTATGATATGAATGGTGAAATATTAAAATATTCTGTTAAACAAACACCTCTTATTATTGATTCAATAGTTTTACAAATAATTATAGCGATAGCAAATTATCAAGAAAGATTTTGGATATCTCATAATGATTTACATTTAGAAAATATCTTTTTATTAAAAATACCTAATGGTTATAAATATAATGGTAGAGATATATCTAAAGTTGATTATTTTGAATATACTTATAAAAAAAGAAAAATATACATTCCAAATGTAGGTTTATTAGTTAAACTAGGAGATTGGGGAATGTCTTGTAAATTCAGTGTAAGACAGATATATAATAATCCAGTTATGAAAGGACTTGTAGATTATTCAGCACAATATATGAATGGTAAAGTAGGATATTTATATATGCCTAATTATTATTTCCCAGAATATGATCTTGCTTTTTCATTAAGAGATTTATATTCTGAATTAAAATATGTATTAGGTAGAAATTTTAATGATTTAGCAGGAACATTTATAAATATATTATATGTATTAACAAATTCTTCTAATTTAGAACAATATTTTGGTAAATATTATGCTTCAGAATCAGGAAGACCTTTTTCAGATGATGTTTTAAAAGAACCTCTAAAAGGATTTAAAACAGCAAATCAGTTTTTATCAAGTAATAGTTTAGATAGAGTAATTCCTCAATATTTGAATATTCCTGCGAATGCTTCATATGCTAATATTGGTAATTTATAAAATATTTTTTAAAGAATAAATTAAAATATATGAATATTTTAAAATATATGAATAAATTAAAATATATGAATAAATTTTAATAATGGGAGATGCTTATGTTAATTCTATAAAAAGTATCAATACTGAGATTAAAAATATAAATAAAAGATTGAAAGAGTTGAGAAATATGAAAAAACAACAAGAAGATTATTTAATGGAGTATATGAAAATAATGAATATGAAAGAATATAAAGGACATAATTTAGAAAAAATGGAAAAGAGTAGAATGAAATTAGAATCTAAAAAAATTAGAGATGAAAAAGTTAAAAATTATATTAGAAAAGGTGGTATTGCACACCCTGATAAATTTTATGAAGAGATAGAATCTATCAGAAAAACTAAAAAATAAAAAATCTTTTAAGATTTTTTTATAACTCAAATATTATTTTGAATTTTTTATTTGTTTCTTTTTTAAAATTTTGTAAAAAATTATAAAATTTATTTACTTTTTCAGAAAGTTCTTTTTCATTATCTTCTTGAAAATAATATATGAACATGTCAATATCATCACTACATATTTGATGAATATTTATAATTGAATAGAAAATTCCATCAATTACAATTTGTTTAAATGATACTTCAATTATATTTCTATGTCGTTGTTTTTCAATAGTTCCAATAATTCGTATATCCGCTTTAAATTCACGAAAATAATCTTTAATTATATTCATAGTATTTCCATTTTTATGAAAATAATCTTTAATTATATCCGTAGTATACCCATTTTTAAACATTTCCTTTTATTTTTTATAAATAAATATTTTATATTTCATTTTTTATTAAAAAATGAAAAAGTTTTTATTATAACAAAAGTTATAATAAGATATTTCAAAGAATATATAATGAGTAGTGTTTTTGTAATTGATGGTATCATTTCTGCAGGTAAAAGCACATTAATTAAAAAAATTCAAGAAAAGATAGAATGTAGTATTATCAAAGAACCTGTTGATAAATGGGAAAAAGATGGAATTCTTAAAAGATTTTATGAAGATCAAAAGAGATGGGGATATCATTTCCAAACAAAAGTATTTATTGATAGAGTAAATGAATGTATCAAAGAATATAAAAACAATGGAGATATTTATATTTGTGAAAGAAGTGTAGCAACTGATCAGATATTTATGAAACTTTTATATGAAGATGGAATGATAGATGATATGGAATATAAACATTACTTAGAATGGAAAGATTTATGGATTAAATTAATTCCATTCAATTTTGATGGTTTTATCTATTTGAGACCATCTTTAGAAGAATGTATGAAAAGATTGAATAAAAGAAATAGAGATGGAGAGAGTAATATTTCAATTGAATACCAAAGACGTTTATTATCTTTGCATGATGAATTCTTTAATGAAAAAATTAAAAATAATGAAAATGTATTGATTATTGAAGATAATGGATTATTCACTGATGAAATTATTGATAAGATAATATCTTTTATCTCTTTAAAAAATAAAAAAGTAGAAAATAAATATAATTATATTATCTAAAAAATGGAATTTCTTAATTTAAGAAATATAGGAATTATAATTCCTTTAGAGAAGATATAGAAATGAGTGTTCTGTTTTGGATCTGGTTGACGTTTTATTTTATGGGTGTTTATCAGATTTTTGTGATGAATGTTTTGGATAATGAACCTATTATTTCTTTTATTTTTCTAATTTTGGGAACTATTTCTCTTGTTATGTTCAGGAATATTAATATCCTGTGGTAAAATTTTTTATATATAAAAAATTTTTATATTAAAATTTCTTAATAGAAATTTTATAAATACTCTTTTAAAGATGAATCATAAATATCTCTAATATTTATAATTTTATTATCAATCTCATTTATCAATGTATATATATTATTTAATATATCATTATCAACTTTATTAGTATCATACATTTTTTTAATCATTTCAATCGCTTTTCTTCTTTGTAATAATAAATCTTTTTCTTCTTTTTTGAAATTTAAATACCCCTCCTCGACTTTATCTTTTATTGAATATATATAATCTAAAATACTATTCATATTTTTATTTCTAATATTATCATTATACTTTTCTATTTTAGTATATTCATTTAATAAAAAATCGGTATCCATTTTTTTAATTTTTTTGAAAGGAATAAATGGAATAATAATTCCGTTGATATTATAAAAATCTTTAATCTGTGGATTAATATCTAAAAATGATTCATCTAAATCTAAAATATCAGCATCTTCAAATTCAAAAGAGGTATTACCTTTTTTAATCTTTGTAGATTTCTTTTTATTACAAAGTTTATCAACCTCTTTTTCTAAAATATCAAACTTATTTTTCTTGACCTCTTCTTTTTTATTAAAAGAATATTGAATATTATCAATTGTTAATTTTATTACAGATATAATTGCAAAATTATTTGGTATATCTTCTTCTTTATTTTCTTTTAAATATATAACATTTTCGTCTTTTACTAAATATAATTCAGGTGTTGTAGTTATAAATCTCAATTTATATTTATTGTCAATCAATAAAATAAAATCTACATATTTATTTTTAGTATAAGTTTTTAAAATTTCAAAACCTTTTTTTGAAAAATAAAAATTTAACTTTTTAATATCAATTTTTCTTTTTATTTCTGACATTATTTTATATGAAATACTTTCTAAAAATATATGAAATATTCCATATTAAAAAATATATTTTATATAAATTATAAAATTAATAATTTAAAATGATTTTAAAATTATAAAATCTTAAAAATAAGAATGGAGATTACTCTTAATAATTATAAATCAAAGTTATATAAATTTATATATAATTATATTTTAAATAATAATATTAATATTAAATTTTGGAGAAAATTATGTAAAAGTAATTTATTAAATTCAATAGAAATAATTGATAAATTAATAGAATATTTTAAGAACGATATTAAATGTTGGAGAAATTTATGTTATAGTGGAAAATTAAATTATATTGAAATAATTGATAGATATCTTGAATATATAAAATATGATACAGAATGTTGGAGAGATTTATGTGAAAGTGGATCGCTAAATTCAATAGAGAAAATTGATAGATACCTTTGGTTTATAAAGAATGATATAGAATGTTGGAGAAATTTATGTTTAAATGGGTCATTAAATTCTACAGAAAAAATTGATAAATTTATAGAATATTTTAAAAATGATAAGAAATGTTGGAGAAAATTATGTTTAAGTGGTTCATTAAATTCTACCGAAGGTATTAATAAATATCTTGAGTATATAAAAGACGATGAGGAATGTTGGAGAGATTTATGTTTAAGCGGTTCGTTAAATTCAATAGAAATAATAAATGAATATCTTGAATATATAAAGAATTATATTGAATGGAGATGGTTATGTTATAGCAGATCATTAAATTTCACCGAAGGTATTGATAAATATATTGAATATTTTAAAGAAGATATTTATTGTTGGAGAAATTTATGTTTAAGCGGTTCGTTAAATTCAATAGAAAAAATTGATAAATATCTTGAATATATAAAAAATGATATTCAATGTTGGAGAAATTTATGTGAAAGTGGTATATTATCCAATAAAAAAGTAATTGATAGATATCTTGAATATATAAAGAATGATAATGTATGTTGGTATTATTTATATGAAAGTGGAGTAATAAATTCAAAAGAGATAATTGATAGATATCTTGAATACATAAAGAATTTTAATGGATGTTGGAGAAATTTATGTAGTAATGGAACGCTAAAGTTCACCGAAGGAATCGATATATATCTTGAATATTTAAAAGATGATATTTATTGTTGGAGATGGTTATGTAAAAGCGGTTCCTTAAATTTTACCGAAGGTTTAATTGATAAATATTTTGAATATATAAAAGATGATGAAGAATGTTGGATATATTTATGTGAAAGTGGAGGAATAAATTCAAGAGAAAAAATTGATAGATACCTTCGGTTTATTAAAAATAATATTGAATGTTGGAGATATTTATGTGGAAGTGAATTGTTAAATTCAACCGAAATTATTAATAAATATATAAAGTATTTTAAAAATGATATTGAATGTTTAATAAATATATATAAAAATACCGAAGGAATAAAGTATAGTTATAATAATTATTTAATAAATATATATTAATTTATTAAATATATTTTAATATAAAATATTTTAATAAAAATAATGAGTTCTTATTATTTTTATACAGAGATTATAATTATATCTTTACTTTCTATTATTACAGCGAATATTTGGACAGATTATTTAAGAAGGGTAATAGATATTAATAAAATCAATATAAAATATTTTGGTTTAATTTGTATTTTAATGTTATTACTTGCTCTGTCGATATTATATATTTTATTCTATTTTAAAGATAATGAAGAAGAATTAAAAGATAAAAATAAAAGATTATTCACAACAATACCAAACGTAAATAATTTATAAAGTTTTTATAAAAATATAAAAAATATTTTTATAAAAATTTTATAAATTTTCTTTTAAGAATTTTTCTTTTAAGAAAAATTGACAAAAAGTAGTGATGGGGGAAATCTCAAAAATAAAGATATCACTTGAAGGGAATGGGAATTTAAGAGATTGTAATGATAATAAAGTTTTTTTAGTTAGAATGAGTGATATTATTAAATTAGATAGAAAAGATATTGATTTTGGAATATATCCTACATCTTTTCAAAGTAAATTATTATTGAATAATTTATTATTACACTTCAAACCTTTTTCTTTTACTAATAAAATCAATGAAAAGAGAAATAATATAACAGAGGTATATATTGAAGATACAAATATGAGATATAAATATAAGGGTTTGAGATTGGATAAAATATTGAATGATTATCAAAAATATATTCCTTTTATAAATGGTGATATAATATCTAATAAAAAAATATATTATGAAGGAGAAGTTGTTTTAACAAAATCTATAAACTCTTTAAAACATTTTACTTATAATATTGATGATGATATTTCAAAAGATTTACTTTATAGAAAAAATATACCTATATCATTGAATAATAATGAAGAAATGATTATTTTATGTAATAATTCAAATGGATATTCAACAAAAATTATATTAACATATAACGGATTTGAATATTGGAGTGGTATAGATATTCTTTCTATTCCATTTAAAAAAATATATCCTTATTCAAAAATAGAATACCATCTCTTTAAAAAATTAGATGGTTATTTGTCTGAATATACAGAATTTTATGATATTTTATATGACGAATTTATAGATATTCTCTCTTTTGTATCGCCAAAGAAAAAAATAGTAAAGAATAAAAATATTTCTATAAATGTTGAAGTGATATGTCAAAAGACAAAAATATTATTTGATCAATTTGAAAAGATTCAAAATAAAAAAATAAATAATAGAATTCCTTTATATCCTATACATTCTAAAATATCTTTAAAAGATAGAGATAAAATATTTGAAAGTATGGATTATATCCTTTCAACAAAAGAAACAAAATATTTTGGAGTTTTAGTGAAATGTATTCCATATCAATATACATTATCATTGATAAATAGATTGAATATTATAGATTTAACTCCTATAACAATATTAGAATGTTTATATCAAACTGATAATTATTCTCTTCAAGCATATTTAACAAAAAGATTTATATCTTTAGAAGATAAAGAGATTATACATTATCTTCCACAATTTGTAAATTTAATGCACAATTCTCCTATATTTTCACCTATGAGTTATTATCTTTTACTTAAAGCTTCAAGAAATATATATATTTGTAATTATTTATTCTGGGAATTATTTCAATATGAATCTATTTATTTAAGAATATTGATTGAGATTATGTCTGAAAGTCTATATAAAAAATTTAGAAAATCGGTAGAAGCGATCTCTTTTATAAAAGAATGTGGTTGTATAGATTACATTAATAATATCTCTTATGAAGGAATGATATTACCGATAGATCCAATGTTTAATGTTAAAAAAATTGTTAAAGAAAAATGTAAATTGATTAAATCAAATACAAGACCATTTCTTTTAGTTTTTGAAGACGAAAATGGAAATCAAAAGAAAGTTATATTTAAAAAAGGAGATGATATGAGAATAGATAAATATGCTTTACAATTATTCAATATACTTGAAGATATTTGGATAGATGAAAATATTCCTTTAAAACCATATGATATAATAACATTTTCAAAAGATTGTGGAATGATAGAAGTTGTTGAAGATTCTTTAACAAGTGCAGAGATACAGAGAGGTTTTCAAAAATCTTCTCTATCTTTTACAAATGCATTTTCAAATGAAGCGTTATATGAATGGTTAAGAGAAAAAAATTCAAATGATTATATTTTTGAAAATGTTAGAAGAACATTTTTTAGAAGTTGTGCAGGTTATTGTGTAGCAACTTATCTATTAGGTATTGGTGATAGACATAATGACAATATTATGTGCACAAGTTATGGAAGAGTATTTCATATAGATTTTGGATTTTTCTTTGGACAAGAATCTAAATTTATGGGAATTTCTAAAGAATTTACACAATTTGTTTTAACAAAAGATTTTATAGTTATGTTAGGTGGTGAAGGTTCAGAAGATTTTAATAATTTTAGAAGATTATGTAAGGAATTATTTATATTAGCACGTAAAGAATATCACACATTCATAACAATTAATGAGATGAGCAGAAAGAATTTAGGATTAAATAGAGATACATCTTATTATATTCATGATAAATTATTTGTAGATGAGAATGATTATATTCATAAATTTTATCAAATATTTGATGATAGCGTTTCATCTCTATTTCCAAGAGTAAATTTTGCATTTCATATGTTGAACTATGATTTTAAAAAATTCTTTGGTTAAAATATTTTTGATAAAATATTTTATAAAAAAATGATTTTGAAAATTTAAAAAATAATTATTAATAAATTATTATAAAATAATATGTCAACAAATCTAAATAAATTGAGTATTAAAGAATTGAAAGAATTAACAAAAGGTATTGAAATTATAGGAACAGGAAAAAATGGTAATATAATTAAAAAAGATTTGATAAATGCTCTTAAAAATAATCCTAAAAAGAAAACATCTAAAAAGAAATCTTCTCATAGAAGAAGTAAAAAGGAAACATCTTCAAAAACAAGAAAAATAGTTTATAATTTTTATGCAGAGTATGTATATGATAATATTGTTAAAATGTTAAAACATTACAAAATAAATTTGAAAGGAGAAACATCTAAGAAAATAGAAAAAAATAATTATATTTATAATTTTGAAATTGAGCATAAAAATATTAAATATATAATTAAATTAACTATAAACTTAGATGAAAATAGTTATATTTTAATTGAAATATTTAAACAAACAAATAAAATATTTTCAGAAAAATATATGATATTACCATTTTATGATGATGATGAGATGAATATAGATAATCTTTTAGAAACTATTGAAGAAAATGTTATTGATAATGTATTTATTTAAAAATAAAAATGATTTTATTTTTTTAGAAATTTATATTTTTAAAATGAGTGATATGTCAAAAGATTTTATATTTATAATGTTATATAATAATAATTTTTTTAAGAATTGTGAAAAAAATAAAAGAAGATTTCATATTGTTGATATCGATCAAGATAAAAAAACTTCAACAACTTATACTTTGAAAAATATTATTTTGAATATGAAATTATCTTTTGAAGAGATTTGTCTTATTATTGAAAATGTTAAAAAAGATAAAAAACTATATGATTATTTATTTTATTCTATAATTTCTAAGATTAGTAATAACTCTCTTTTACAAAAGATAATTTTTTATTATCCTAATGAAAACTATAATTATAAAAGATTGATTAATAGAAAACCATTTTCTACAGATAATATTAATCTTGGTAATTTAAATAAAATCTATAATCCCATATCAATACATTAAATTATTATAAAAATTTCTCAAAAGAAATTTTATTTTCGAAAAAGTTTTTTATATTTTTATTTTCGAAAAAGTTTTTATAAAAATTTCTTTAGATTTTTTTATTTTCGAAAAAAGTTTTTATAAAATCAATTTCAAAATTAAATTATTAAAAGAATATATATTAAATATTTTAATATTTTAAATATAATGGATAAAATTATTTCAACTCTTGAAGAAAAATGTAAAAAAAGAGATGCATATACTCAAGAAGAAGTTGATCAAATAAATAAAGATTTGAATGATAGTATAAAAGAATATGAACAATTATCTCTTTCAAAAGTTCTATCTCCCGCTTCGAGATTTTTAGTTTTAAAATCTTTTGTTAAAATGGTTAGTGATTGTGGTTATGATACTATCGCTAAACTTAGAGATTGTATAACTTTTGTAAAAGATGAAAAAGAGAGAGATGATATTATTACTTTGCTATCTCTGATAAGTAATAGCAATGCTTTCACAGCACATGAACGTACATTAAACGCTAATACTTTTTATAATCAGGGAATGATTGATATATGTTATGATTCTTTCAGTAGTATCGCTTCAGACGAAAGTGTTTTGGTAGGTTATAGAGCAGATGCCTGTAAATTTTTATTCGGTAGCGGTGATGAGGAATACAAAGAATTTTCTAATGATATTCTTAAAGAATTGATAGATATACAATCATACCCTTCATCTTATAGATATAAAATTATAGCATCTTATATTTCTAAATGTGGTATCAAAACATTTTTAAATGCATTGAGTATACATGTTCCATATGAAGAAGAGTTTGTTTATCCTTTACAAAATATATTCTTTTGGAATGATAAAAATGATATAAGAGATATAATTTTTTCTGGAACACATCTTTTACAAATTGAAATAAATTCAGATAAAGAAAAAGTATGTGATAAATTATTATCAATCTCATTAAATAAGGAAAATGATATTAGAGTTAGAGCTGCTAGTGCTGATGCTTTAAAACGTGAAGGTATAAATAAAGAATATATTGATAAAGCATCTTCAGTTATTGAGAATATTGGTTATTCAAATATTGGTAAAGGAGATATTCTCTCTGCAGTTAAAACATTTTATAATAATGAAGAAAATGCACATAATGCTGTAAAATATATTGAACCTTTTATTGAAAAATCAAAACAAAAATATAAAAAACTATTAGATTTTGAAGATGTTCATTCTAAAATTATACATATTATAAATATGAAATATAAATCAAATGTAAATGAAGAAGATATTATTAAAAAAGATAAATGTTATAAATCATTAGATAGAATTAGTATAGATAGTTCAACTTTTACAAAATTCAAAGTCTCTTTAATAGAGATACTAATCCATACTTTTATGAATATTTTAGAAAAAGATGAATCTGTAAGAGATACTTTATATGATAGATTAATCAACGAATTAGAAGATATGGAAGATACTTGTTCAAGTGGTTATGGTGCACGATTAGTCAATGTATTGAGCGAATTTGAAACCTCTTTAATTATTGATTGGAGCGATCAAGTCTCTTCAAATATTTTAGGAAGATTGAATGCAAGAATTAAAAATATTAAAGATGAAGATTTGAAAGGTGATGTTTTTATGGGTATGACTGAAAATGCTGAAGAAAATGAAAGAAAAGCGTATCTTGATTTTATTTCCTCACAAAAAGATGAATTATATATAGAACTTAAAAAAGAATTCGTTGATGATGAATATATCTCTCTATCAGATTTTGAAAAATATTTTGAAAATACTTTTTCTAAAATTTTAAATTAAAAATGGATTTTTTATTTTAAAAAATAAAGATATTAATATTTTTTAAGAGATGGATAAGAAAAATTGTGTAAGAGATAATATTGATAAAACTATGAATAAAGGTTTTATCATATTTCATGATATGTTTGTATATTTAGAGAGTCATGGTTTTACTATTACTCATAATCATAAAGGTTATTTTAATGGTCAAATAATAGAAAGACATTTTATTAGTAAAAATGGTTCTGAATTTAAATTCAAACTTATTTATGGTTTTAATATTTATGAACCTATTTCAGAAATTCAAAGTGTACGTATAGATTATTTTTTTGGAAATAATGAAGGAAAAAGAAAGTATTTAGAATTTAATGTTGATAAAATTGAGGATCTGTGCAAACGTATCAATGAAGATTATGATAAGTTTAATAAATAAATATTTTTATAAAAAATATTTAAAATAAATATTTTATTTTTAAAATATTTCATATTTTTTCATAATATAAGAAAGATGAATAATATCCATTATGAATATTATGGAAGATTATTTGATAATTATAATATCGTTCATACCCATCTCTACAAACTAACATATATTCTTTAATTTCACCATCCTCTTCATTACAATTTACTAAATTATCTGTAATAAAATTGAACCCAACAAGATATTTACCAATAATTTCATTTAAATCAAATCTAAATTCAATTTCATCATTTACACAACAACAACCTGATTCATAAAATATTTTATAATCACCATTACTTGTATTTATTATTATACCATTATCACACATATTATACGATTCAATCAATGAATTTTTAATTGGTGTTTTATCATTTTTAATTTGAAGATTACATCCAATATCAATTGAAATATTATTTACTATAAATTCAACACCATTTTGTGTTTTTAAATATAATTTATTTATTGGTTTATTAATCATTTCAACAACAAACATATATAAACCATTACCTTGTGATGTAATCATATTGATAATTCTTACTCCTTCAAAAATATCTTTTTCAAATGTATTTTCTCCTAATGTTTTTATAATTAATTCTTCATCTGTAGTAAACTTAAAAGAAATTTTATTTTCTTGAAAGGTATAATATTGAATCTTTTTACCAAAAATATAATTTAATACACTCATTCTTTTATTAAAACAATAATATTTTAAATGTAAAATCATTTTTTTAAAGGATATATTTATCCTTAAAAATTTTAATAATAAATATATCCTTAAAAAGAAAATATTTCATATATAAAATTTGTTAATTTTTCAAAAAATCTATAAGGGTATACCCATGAACATCTAAAAAAATATAAAATTAAGGTTATGTATGAGCAAAACTTTTTTATAAAATTATAAAATATTTTTTAAAAAATATTTATTAAATATTCATTATAACTATAATTTATTTTTTTGATATTTATATATATATTTACTAAACAATCAATGTTGTTTTTAAAATATATTTTGTATTTATTAAACTTTTCTGTTGAATTTATTCCTTCAGCATTTCTACATAAATATAACCAACATTCCTCATCATTCTTTATAAATTCAAGATATTTATCAATTGATTCTATTGAATTTATATAACCACTTCTACATAAATTTTTCCAACAATAAATATCATTTTTTATAAATTGAAAATATTTATTAATACTTTCGGTTGAATTTAAAAAACCGCTATAACATAAATATCTCCAACACAATTCATCATTGTTTATATATTCAAAATATTTATCTATTTTTTCAATTGAATTTAACGAACCACTAAAACATAAACTTCTCCAACACCAAATATCATTTTTTATATATTCTATATATCTATCAATTTTTTCTATTGAATTTAGCGATCCGCTTTCACATAAATATAACCAACATTCCTCATCATTCTTTATATATTCAATATATTCATTAATAATTTCTCTTGAATTTAGATAACCGCTTTCACATAATTTTCTCCAACATTCCTCATCATTTTTAATATATTCAAGATATACATTAATTTTGTCGTTTGAATTTAGAGAACCACTTTCACATAAATTTCTCCAACATACTTCATCATCTTTTATATATTCAAGATATTCATTAATAATTTCTTTTGAATTTAACAAACCGCTTTTACATAACAATCTCCAACAATAAATATCATCTTTTATAAACTGAAGGTATTCATTGATTATTAAACCTTCGGTTGTATTTAGCGATCCGCTAAAACATAAATTTCTCCAACAATAAATATCATTTTTTATATATTCAAGATATTTATTAATAATTTTTATAGAATTTAGCGATCCGCTTTCACATAAATTTCTCCAACATTTTATATCATTATTTATATATTCAAGATATTCATCAATTATCTCTTTTGAATTTAACGAACCGCTATAACATAAACATTTCCAACATTCCATATCATCCTTGAAGAAATGAAGGTATCTATCAATAATTTGTATTGAATTTAACGAACCGCTATAACATAAATTATACCAACATTGTATATCATCTTTTATATATTCAAGATATCTATCAATTTTTTCTATTGAATTTATTTCTCCACTTCTACATAATTTTCTACAAAATTTAATATTTAAAATATACTTATATATTAATTCAGATTTAAAATTATTAAGAATAATCTCCATTATAAAATTTTGTAAACTTTTATAAAATTTAAAAATATAAAATTTAAAAATCAATTTTATAAAAATATAAATACAATTTTATAAAAAAATGAAAAGGTAGATGTATTTTCATATATTATAAAGTGTTATTAATATGCTTTACGAATTTTCAGTGATTGGAGTAGCACTATTCTTTTTTGTATTTTATTGTATATCTTTAGTGTCTGCTTTTTGTGCTGGTGGTATTATATATAAAAAAAATCCAGAATATATTTCAAATATTCTAAGAGCAATGGATGCAGAGAATCTAATCATTGATCAAAAAGAAGAATAATTTTTTAAATTTCTTTTAAGAAATTTAAAAAATATTCTACAGAATATTTTTTTTTATAAAAGTTCTATTAAAATATCGCCATGACATTTTTCTGGTTTACACCAACAACCCAAAGTTTTACCTCTAAGTTTTTCTAAATCATAAGTTTTAGGATCTGAAGAAATTTTATTTAAAATATATTTCTTATATTTTATTATAACATCTTCTCTTGTTTCATTCTTATTAATTTTGAAAGGATTTGCCCATATTGAATTTTGTTTAGGATATCTAATTTTATCAATAAAAACTATTCCACCTCTTCCAATATAAACATTATTAGGATCTTCAATCCATTCTTTTAAATTTTGATATTGAGGTCTAATATTTTTAACTTTAACACATATTACCTTAGTAGAATTTTCTACTTTATTCATTTGTTATATTTTTTTAATAAAATATATTTTCATTTTTATAAAAATGAAAATTAAAAACATCATTTATAATTTAATAAGATATAAATGAGAACTATAAAATTCAAACCTTATTATTGGGATTATGAAGAAGATGATTTTAATAAAGAGACAATAATCTATATTAGAGGTTTAAATGAAAATAATGAGAATGTATTATGTAAAGTTTTAGATTTTAAACCATTCATCTATTTAGAATTACCTAAAAATGAAAGATGGAATGATTTTAAATGTAAACAGGTATTTGAATATTTAAAATATAGATTAGGAGAAAATGCTCCATTAAATTATAAATTATATAAGAAATATAAATTGGAATATAAAGAATTAGTTGAATGTATATATCTATCTTTTAATTTACATTCAACTACACAACAAGTTGCAAAAATGTTTGCAAATAATACTATATATATCAATAATAAAAAATATTCCCCACATTCTTTTGAAGTTCATGAATCAAATATTGATCCATTGATAAAATTCTCAACTCTTAAAAAGATTAATTTAAGTATGTGGATCGAATGTAAAGAATATATATATAAAGATGAATTAGAAGAATCTATTGAGACAAGAAAGTTTAGTAAAAATGATATAGATTTTTATTCTAAATGGACTGATATAGATAAATGCGAAGAACCTGATAATTTTATTGCAAAACCTAAATTCATAAGTTATGATGGGGAGATGTATAGTGAAAACCATAATTCTAGAATTCCAGATCCATTAGTTCCTAATAATGTTATATTTCATATATCTTCTTGTATAGGTAGAGATAATGAATCTATAGATACATATAAATATTATCTACATACTTTATTCAATCCTTTAGATATTAAAGAAATAAATGTTGATGAAAATACAAAATCAAATGATATTACAATTATAAGATGTAAAGATGAAAAAGAACTTATTTTAAAATGGATTGATTTTGTTAAAGAAGAAAATCCAATATTTATGGCAGGATTTAATATTCTAAAATTCGATATGAATTATATTATTGTTAGATCTAAAGAGTTAGGGATTATTGATAAAGTATTGATGAAAATGGGTAATATTTATTCTAAACCGGCAAAAATTAAAACATATAATTGGTCAAGTAGCGCTTATGGAAAACAAGTATTAACCTATATTGATAATTTTAGTGTTCAATTAGATGTATTGATTGAGGTTCAAAAGAATTTTAAATTACCGACATATTCTTTAAATGCTGTATCTGCTAAATTTCTTAATAATAAAAAAGAAGATGTTTCTCCATCAGAACTTTTTATGTTATATAAATTCTCTAAAGATACGCATAATGGAATATTCAATAATTTAGAAGAGTTTAAAAAATATATTAAAAAAGTTTTTGTAAAGAGAAAAGTTAAAGGCCCTACAAGAGAATATCGTAAAGAATTATTAAATATAAAAGATATAAAAGATATTTATCAAGCTTCAAGAAAGGCATTTTATATAACAGGTTTATATGCTATTATTGATGTTGTTCTACCTATTCGTTTGATCAATAAATTGAAAATGATTGTAGGAATGGAAGAAATGAGTAATTGTCAGCATATTCCAACCTCTTATTTACATACTCGTGGACAACAAATTCGTGTTATAGCACAGGTTTATAGAGAAACACTATTTAATAATTATCTATTACCGGCAAAATATCGTATTAAAATAAAAGAAGATTATGAAGGTGCGACGGTTCAAGACGCTAATGCAGGTTTCTTTGAACTTATCGCTACTTTAGATTTTGCATCTCTATATCCAAGTATTATGATTTGTGATAATATATGTTTATCAACTCTTGTTAAAGATAAAATATTATCAACAGATTATGAAGAACAACAAAGTTTAGAAAAAGAAGGCGGTTGGTATATTAAAGATGAAAATGTAAAAGATGAAGAATGTAATGTAGAAAATTATGAAACACATATCAATTGTTCTCATGATCCAAATGCTAAAACCGGTAAAAATAAAAAGAAGATTTGTAGAAAATATTATTATAGATTTTTAAAGGTCATTTTCGATGAAAATGGTAATAGATATAATGAGGGATTGCTATGTAAACTTTTAAGAGAATTATTAGCGGAAAGAAAGAAGGTTAAAAAAGAGATGGCGAAATATGAAGCAATAGTTAAAATGGCGACTGGAAATGCTGATAAAGTTGAATTAGAAAATTATAAAAAATATGGTTATACTATAATTCAAAAAGGAGATTTATCAGATGAAGAGATTTTAAAATATAAAATTATGTTTGATGTAGCAAATGCGAGACAACTTGCTATTAAGGTTTCTTGTAATTCAGTATATGGCGCATTAGGTGCTTATACAGGCGATTTATTCTTTATTGCTGGTGCTGCTACAACTACTGGTAGAGGTAGAGAACTTATACAGATTGTTATTGATTATTTAAATGAAAATAATCCAGAAGTTGATGTTGTTTATGGGGATACTGATAGTGTTATGGTTAAATATAATGGTTGTGATTTACAAACAACTATTAAAAGAGCAGAACAATCTGAGAAAGATATTAGTAGATATTTAAGATGTAAACATTTATCAATTCCTTACAACGATTTAATAAATGGAAAATTGATCGATGAAATAAGTATAAATGATTGTAAAACTCCTGAAGAAAAAATAAAATATTACTCTTATATTAATACTCCAATTACACTTGAATTTGAAAACTTGTATGGGCGGTATTTACAACTCACAAAAAAGAGATATATATGTCATATTCTTAATAGAGCAGGAGTTCATATAGGAACAACTAAAAAAGGTGTAGTATTAACAAGAAGAGATAATTGTAATTTTTTAAAAAGAGCGTATGCAGATATATCTGATATAATAGTATTTAATCAAAATACATATGAAGATATTATGTATAAAGTTTATGAATGGATTGAAAAATTATTTACAAGACAGATCTCTGATATAGATTTTATTATTTATGTTGGTGTAAAAGATCCTTTAGATTATTGTAAAAAGAAAACTTTGAAAAATGCAAAAGGTGAAGAATATGCCTCTATCTATTTAGATGAATATGATCAGGATATTGAAGATTTTTTGGGACAAAATGATCCAAGACTCGTTTTTAAAAATCTGCCACAATCTAAATTATGTGAAAAAGTAATTCGTAGAGGAGGCGTTGTTCCTTGTAATATTCGGTTTGAATATTTATATTGTGAAAATGAAAATGCAAATACTAATGGTGATAAAGTTGAGGAATATTCATTCTATAGAGAGAATAGAAGAGAATATGATATGAAACCAGATTTAATTCATTATCTTGAAAATCAATTGGCAAAACCAATTGCAGAGATTATCAATGCAAGATATCCTAAAAAAGATTATTACATTTACGAAAAATTAGATGATATTTTTGATAAAGGTTTTGCAAGATTAAAAATATGTGGTGAATACGACTTAATAGTTGATTATGTATCTAAATTCAAAAAACGAGAAGATAAAATAAAAGCGATTGTTAAATGTAGTATTTATAGAAATATATGTGGAGAATTATTAGATGATCCAAGATTTAAATTATTTACAGATGTTGCTAAAAGATTATATTCTAAAAAAATATTAGATATATTACATCGTTCTGCAAATATCCCAATTAGAAGAGCAATCACTCCAAAACAATGTGGAAATAAAATAACAAAAAACACAGAAATTGCTTTATTATCTAATATTGATAAATATAAACAAGGCGATATTGGTAAAGTAATATCTTTTGTAGAAGATGAAAATACAAAAATATTAGAATATTCTATAGAGATGTTTGATAAAAATATTATAAATATTTATAGAACAGAATTTGGAATTATAAAATATAGAGATGATAGATGGTTTGATGATATTATTAAAGCAAGAAAAACATATAAAAAAGTTATTGAAAAATTAAAGGAAATGTTTAGTATTTATGAAATTGTTTATTGAAATTTTCTATAAAGAAAATTTAAAATTGATTTTTAAATTAAAAATATTTAATAAAATAAATATTTAATAAATATGTATGGTGATATTATTATAATAAATAGCATTAAATATGATATAAAAACTTTTCATGAAAATGAATTATTTAAATGGGAATATGTAGTCCAATTTCCAAATAAGAATTGGAGTTGGTATAAATTTCATACATATCCATTTTTTAAATGGGAATATGTATTACAATTTCCAGATAAGAATTGGAGTTGGTATGATTTTCATAAATATCCATTTTTTAAATGGGAATATGTATTACAATTTCCAGATAAGAATTGGAGTTGGTATGATTTTCATACATATCCATTTTTTAAATTGGAATATGTGGTTCAATTTCCTGATAAGGATTGGAGTTGGGAATATTTTCATACATTTGATCAATTTAAATGGAAATATGTAGTTCAAATGAATGATAAGAATTGGAAATGGAACAAATTTCATAAAATGGAATGGTTTAAATGGGAATATGTAGTTCAATTTCCAGATAAGAATTGGAATTGGGAAAAATTTCATAAAATGGAATGGTTTAAATGGGAATACGTAGTTCAATTTTCCGATAAAAATTGGGATTGGGAAGAATTTTATGTATATCCATTTTTCAAATGGGAATATGTATTACAATTTTCCGATAAAAATTGGGATTGGAATTGTTTTTACAAAACGAAATGGTTTAGATGGAAACATTTGATTTATATATTAAAAAATAATAAAATTAAAGAAAAAAATGTAATGGAAAGTATTAAATATTTAAAAGATAAAATACCATCATTCATCTCAAATATATTAAAAATGAAATATAAAAAAGATATTAAAAAAGAAATGATATATTTTTATATCGATAGAAATATAAATATAAAAAATAAATATTATATAAATATTTTTTAAAATTTTCTATAAAGAAATTTAAAAATGATTTTTAAAATTAAAAATATTTAATAAAATAAATATTTAATAAAATAAATATGTATGGTGATATTATTGTAATAAATAATATTAAATATGATATAAAAAATTTTCACAAAAATGAACTATTTAAATGGGAATATGTAGTTCAATTTCCAAATAAGAATTGGCGTTGGGATAAATTTCATAAATATCCATTTTTTAAATGGGAATATGTAGTTCAATTTCCAGATAAGAGATGGGATTGGTATTATTTTCATACAATGAGATGGTTCAAATGGGAATACGTAGTTCAATTTCCCGATAAGTATTGGCGTTGGTATAATTTTTATTCAATGGAATTGTTTAAATGGGAATATATAGTTCAATTTCCTAATAAAAATTGGAGTTGGGATAAATTCCACACAATGGAATGGTTTAAATGGGAATATGTAGTTCAATTTCCCGATAAAGATTGGAGTTGGGATAAATTCCACAAAATGAAATGGTTTAAATGGGAATATGTAATTCAAATGAATGATAAGAATTGGAAATGGAAAGATTTTCATAAAATGAAATGGTTTAAATGGAAATACGTAGTTCAATTTCCCGATAAAAATTGGGATTGGGAAGAATTTCATGTATATCCATTTTTCAAATGGGAATATGTATTACAATTCCCTGATAAAGATTGGAATTGGTGGTGTTTTCATTTAATGGATTGGTTTAAATGGGATTATGTGGTTCAACTTCCAAATAAATATTGGGATTGGAAAGAATTTAATAAATATCCATTTTTCAAATGGGAATATGTTTTACAATTTCCCGATAAATATTGGGATTGGGAACGTATGAATAAGATGGAATGGTTTAAATGGAAACATTTGATTTATATATTTAAAAATAATAAAATTAAAGAAAGATTTATAATGGAAAGTATTAAAAAAATAAAAGATAAAATACCATCATTCATCTCAAATATATTAAAAATGAAATATAAAGAAGATATTAAAAAAGAAATGATATATTCTTATATTGATAGAGATATAATTATCAAAGATAAATATTATATAAATATTTTTAAAATTTTCTATAAAGAAAATTTAAAAATGATTTTTAAATAAAAAAAATATTTAATAAAATAAATATGTATGGTGATATTATTGTAATAAATAATATTAAATATGATATAAAAAATTTTCATGAAAATGAACTATTTAAATGGGAATATGTATTACAATTTCCAAATAAGAATTGGAGTTGGAAAGAATTTCATAAATATCCATTTTTTAAATGGGAATATGTAGTTCAAATGAATGATAAGAATTGGTGTTGGTGGTGTTTTCATACATATCCATTTTTTAAATGGGATTATGTAGTTCAATTTCCCGATAAAAATTGGGATTGGAAATATTTTCATAAATATCCATTTTTCAAATGGGAATATATATTACAATTTCCTGATAAAAATTGGGGTTGGGAATATTTTCATAAATATTCTTTTTTTAAATGGGAATATGTATTACAATTTCCTGATAAAGACTGGGAATGGTATAATTTTTATAAAATGGAATGGTTCAAATGGGAATACGTAGTTCAAACAAATGATAAAAATTGGAGATGGAAAGAATTTCATACATATCCATTTTTTAAATGGGAATATGTAGTTCAATTTCCCGATAAAGATTGGAGTTGGAATGTTTTTCATAAATATTCTTTTTTTAAATGGGAATATGTAGTTCAATTTCCCGATAAAGATTGGAGTTGGAATATTTTTCATAATTATTCGTTTTTAAAATGGGAATATGTAGTTCAATTTCCCGATAAAGATTGGTGTTGGTGGTGTTTTCATACATTGGAATGTTTTAAATGGGATTATGTAATTCAATTTCCCGATAAAAATTGGGATTGGAAATACTTTCATAGATATCCATTTTTCAAATGGGAATATATATTACAATTTCCCGATAAAAATTGGGATTGGGATCATATGAATAATATGGAATGGTTTAGATGGAAACATTTGATTTACATATTAAAAAATAATAAAATTAAAGAAAAAAATGTAATAAAAATTATTGAATATTTAAAAGATAAAATACCATTATTCATCTTAAATATATTAAAAATGAAATATAAAGAAGATATTAAAAAAGAAATGATATATTTTTATATCGATAGAAATATAAATATAAAAGATAAATATTTATATAATATTTTTTAAAATTTTCTTTATAGAAAATTTTATTCATAATCTTCAGGTTCTATAGGTTTTACAAATTTTGAATGTAATTCATTTAATGGAGATCCTTCAGTATATAAAACATTATTAACTTTACGTTCAATATTTCCTACTTTTCTTAAATTATTTTTAGCATTTAAAATTTCATCTAAATTTATATGAGATAAAGACTTTCTTGTCTGTTGTAATTCTTTTTCAGATACACAACTTTTTAATTGTTTGATATCTTCTTGAGGAGCATTTCTGCCTAATGAGAATATTTCAGTTGAAAATAAATGTCCAAACGGGTTTAAATAAGATAACCAAGACATTAATATATATATAAATTTTATTTAAATAAAATTTATATATTTTTTTAAATTCTTGTAATTGTTATAAAGTTTGTTGTCAATTGATGTTCAGATGTTGAAGGAGCAAATATAAATTTAAGAATATCAGTGTTTACTAAAGTTAAAGTTGTGTGTAAACTCATATTTAAATCATCACCGGCAGTTGTAAATCTCTGTGTTAAGAAATCAGTTGTTGAACCATTTCTCTCTAAAGTTAAAGTATATGATCCGTTAGGTGCTGAAATATTAACTACATTCATATCTATATTTATTGAATATACACCATCTGTATTTATTGTGAAAGTATCGTTTGTAGCATAAGATACATTTCCTGATGCTTCAATAGCAGCTCCAAAAGTTATATAATGAGGTGTGACTGCTGTTGCTGTAAATGATGCAGCACCGGCAGCTGAAAATACATCACTATAAGTATCTACATAATTCTTTGTTGCTACATCTTGCGCTAATGTTGGATCCGCAACAGCATTTATTTGATTGGAACTCATATTTAATAATCCATTTATTGATATTGTATTTGATGCTGAAGTTCCACTCATAAACAGGTTTCCATTATCTTTATATAATTCAAAACCTGTTTGAAATACATTAAAGGAAGAGGCAAAAACAGGTGATATTCCTGTATGTCTTATTATAAATCCTGCCGATGGTGCGTATACGAATAAATTTGTTGCATCTGCTTGCATTAACGCTGTGAAAGTATTTGCTGAAGGATTGAAATAAACATTATTTACATTTGTATCGGCGGTAAAAGTTTGCCCACCAGTCCATGTATTAGCAGAAGCGAGTAAAGATGTTATCAATCCGTCGGCATAAGTTTTATTAACAGCGTCGCCCCTGCGGTAGGAGTTCCTAGATTAGTAATTTTAAAACCACTCATATCTAAAGTTCCATTGAAATCAATACCATTAGCAACAACCAAAGTATCACATTTAAGGAAATCTAATTCTAACTCTCTGGAAAGTTTATATAACATTACTTTTATAAAAATATTTATAAAATATTTTTAATTTTTATAAAATTAAAATATTTTAATAAAATATATTTTAATTTTAAAAATCTAAAATTTTTAAATAATGAAAATTGTATCTTTACCTGTATCATTGTCAAAAAAAAATGTTGATATATTTATTGAAGAGATAAAAAAAGAAGATATAGATTTTATTGCTTTACAGAATATTTCGAAAGATGTTTATTCAGAGTTAATGAGAGAGATTATGAAATTAGGATTTTCATTTAAAAAAACATTAAATATTTCAAATGAAATTTTATATAAAAATAGGGAATGTATTCAATATCGTGAGAGAGATATACATAATTCATCTCTTAAAGAATATACTTTTGAAGATTTTATAATTGGAACAATATCATTAAATGATAATATAATTATTAAAAGAAAACAGATTATATATCTACAAAATATTTATTCAAATGATCAAAAAGTTATTTTATGTTTAGACTCAAATATAAAATCTTTTGAAAATGTTGAAACAACATTTATTGATATCTATGAAGAGATTGGTTTTGATGAATATACAATTAATCATAAAACAAATGCGATAGTTGAAGATAAAAGATTAGATAGAAATAGTAGAATATATATCAAATGTTTTGAACCTAAAGATTATAAACTTTTATTAAAAAATATATTTCCACCAATAAATATAGATTATGGAATATTTGTAGAGATTGAATAATGAAAAATGAAATTATAAATATATTTATATAAATAAATATAATAAATAAAATGCAATATGAAAGAGATGAAGAATATCTCAAAAATTATTTAAATAAAATTAGAAAAAAAGATGGAACTTATAAAAGAGTTATATCTTCGCCATTAAGATATGCAGGAGGTAAATCTAAAGCAATAGGTTTAATTTTAGAAAATTTACCAAAACTTAAAGAGAAAAAAATAGTATCTCCATTCTTTGGAGGAGGTTCATTTGAATTATTAATATCTCAAGAATTAAATATAGAGGTAATTGCTTATGATATTTTTAATGTTCTTGTTAATTTTTGGAATATTTTATTTAATAGAAAAGAAGAATTTTTAAATGAACTTAAAAAATTTAAAATAACAAAAGAAGAATTTACTTATAATAGACACATTCTCTTAAATTATTGGGAAAAAATAAAACCTAAAGATTTAAATTATAAAACAAATAAAAAAGTAGAATTAAAAAAAGAAGATTTAAATCTTTTAGATAACAATGAATTATTAATTGCAGTATATTATTATTATAATATGACATTATCATATGGACCAATGTTTTTAGGATGGCCTAGTTCAAATGAAATCAAATTTGATAAATTTCAAAGAAGAATTCAAAAGATAAATAAAATGAACTTTAAAAATATAAAAATTGAATGTTCTAATTTTGAAGAAACTATTTTAAAACATCAAAATGATTTTTTATTTTTAGATCCACCTTATTATTTAGGTGAAGATAGTAAAATGTTTAAAGGTATGTATCCAAATTGTAATTTTGCTATTCATCATAATAATTTTGATCATTTATTATTATCAAAATTATTAAAAGAACATAAAGGTGGTTTTTTATTAACTTATAATAATTGTGAGGTTATTAGAAAATTATATAAAAATTTTCATTTTGAATTTCCTGAATGGCAATACACATATGGTCAAGGTGAAAAAAGAATTGGAAAAAATAGAAAAGAAGAATCAGGTGATAATATTAAAAAATCACATGAAATATTTATAATATCTTTTCCTCAATAAAATATTTTTATAAATTTCTTTAAAGAAATTTATAAACAATCTTCTATATAACATTCTATATTATTTAGAAGAAGATTTATAAAAGGTAAACCTCTATTACAATTTAACCCTAAAAAATAACTTTTATGTTTTGGTCTATATTCATAAGTTATATATTGACTTTTTCCTTTTAATGAATAATCTTCAAAATCACCTTTAATTCTACCAGATTTTAATCTTCTCCATATACAATTATTTACAATAAAAGAAATAATATCATTCACATCAAAAAATAACCATTTATTATTATCCAAATTATAATATACTAATATATCTATAGGATTTTCACTAAATTCTTTTTTTAAATATTTATTAAAAATTTTTAATAAATATTCTTTATTTGATAAAATTTTTATATCAATATCTTTTAATTCTGGAATATTACCTAATGTAAACTGAATATTTTTACCACTTTTATTAGATACATTTAGTTTTTCTTTAATAGGAATATTTAATTTTTGACATATCTGTTCACATTTTGTATCTACCATAATATTATCTGCTGTTGCTTTATAAGAAATATCTATATTTGAACATTTATATTGTTCTCTAAATTTTAATTCAATAGAATGACCTAATCTTTTTTTTAAACTACCGATTTGTTTACAACTTTCAATTCTTTTTATATTTGACATTCTTGTTAAAGAATAATATTTATTTTTATATTTTCATTTTTTCATAAAATTTATCATATGTTTTTGTATCTGGTATAGCAAATATTACTTTTTTTAAAGAACATTTTTCTATCTCTTTATTCCAAATTTCACATATATCTGTTATTGGATTTTCAAATGCTCCACAACCCCATGCACCTGTTATCAAAGTATTGGAAATTTTATTTGAGTGTGAAAGTATATTTGATATTTTATTTTGTGTTAAAATATAATCTTCTTTATTTTTATATCTATCTTTATTATTTACTTCAGGATACATCAATGCTGAACAACTTATTATATTAATAAAATATAATTTATCAAGTAATGAATAATATCCATCCATTTGTCCAGATTTAAATACACATATATTTTTTGATATAATAATATCGTTGTGTATAGGATATAAATTATGTTTCAATGAATTACCTAATGTTGTTCTTCTAAATAAATCTTCCTCTTGTGTATATTCATCCACTATATCCCAACAAGGTAATATTGGATTTGCAAAATTCAAACACACTGGATTATCATCTTTATATTTTAAAGCACACTCTAATGTTCCTAATTTTTCAAATATTATTTGTGTTTCATAATTATTTAATAATTGTATTTCACAATTATTAAATTGTATTTCACAATTATTAAATTTAATAGATTCTTCAATCTGTATTTTTTCTGTTATAATATTTGGTGAATATTGCGACCATTTTTCACGAGTATCTAAATATATATTATCAAATGACATTCTTATATATTTTAATAAAATAATAATTATTTTCATTTTTTTTATACAATATTTTTTCTTTAAAAATTATATATTTTTAATGTATCATAATTTTTAATTAATGGTATTAATTATTAATAAAGTTCCTAGAGAATTTGAATTACAGGATCTTCCTGCATTATTCCCAAGAATAAAGGATTTGAGATTGTATCATCTTGAAAATCCTGAAAAATTAAAGATGGGAATATCACGAGCAATTATTCCTGAACAACGAAGTAAAGATGATCCAAGAATTGGTAGCGATTTTAAAGTTAAAAAACAAGAAAAATATTCAATTCAATATTCCTCAGAAGATTATTCTTCACACAAACATAAAAAACATCATAAAGAGAATAAGAAAAAACATAAAAGAAGTAAATATTCTTCATCTGAAGAGTTAGATTTTGATTTAGGAGAAGATTCTGATTCTGAAGAGATGTCTCTACCTTTTAATTCTTCATATGATTCAGATAATGAAGAATATTCATTTGATAGTGATGAAGAGATTCCTACAAAACATCGATCTAAAGAATTTTCAGGAACTCAAAATATTGAACCTGAATTAACAGAACATGAAAAAATGTTAGCAAGAATGTCTCCAGAAGAGAGAGTTAGATATGAAAAAGAAGAATATTTATGGAAATTTAGAATTCTAAAGAAAGTACACCCTACAAGAGTTTTCTCAGAATATAATGAACATTCAGATCTACAAATGATGAAATCTGATTATGAAAGAACTATTAAAATGATTTCCTTAGATGATAGCGTTGATTCTTATAGAGCATACCTAACTATGTCATTCTTCGCTCTAGAATTTATTTCTACAAGATGGTTAGGTATTGATTTAGGAGGTTTTGCAAAAGCACAGGTTTCAAGTATGGATAAATATGAAAGATTATTAATTGAGTTAGGTGAAAAGAGAAGAGAGACTTGGACTTCAAATCTACCTGTAGAAGTAAGACTATTAGGTATGGTTCTATTACAAGCAATGATTTTCTATATTACAAAATCTTTAGGTGATAATCTCTTTGGCGGAATATTCAATCAAAATAAAACAACACAACCTCAAAGAAATGAAAATACTCAAAATACAGAACAACCTAAAAGAAAAATGAGAGGCCCCTCAATTGAATTGAGTGAAGAATAAAATTGAAGAATATTTTTTAATTATATTTTCTTTTAAGAAAATATTTATAAATATATTTTATAAAATGAATGATATAATACAATATATTTTATATGCTATAAGTATAATTACATGTATTTTTTGTGTATTGATAACAATAATTAAAACTTTTAGAAATACAGGTTTCTGTTTATGGTTTAAAGATTTTTGAAAAATTTTCTTTAAAGAATATTTTTTATAAAATAAAAATTTTATAAAAATATTTATAATATTTTTTATAAATAATGTCAAGTGTTAGAAGAGATTTTGATAATGACTATATAAAATGTAATGTATTAAATGCAGATGTGATACTATTAAACTCAACTTTAACATTAGATAATACTTTAGATATGCAAGGTAATAAAATTTTAAATTTAGGAAACCCTACATTATCAACAGACGCTGTCAATAAAATATATGTAGATACTATCTCTGATAACTTCACTGTCGCAGGAAATACTAAAACAAATATCTCTACAAACGGAAGTGATACCGTCGCTTTCGCCGCTACACCTTCTGATCCTTCAACATCAGTTGTATATGATAATGTTGCAAACTCTTTCACTATTCAAGCAAATGGAACATATATTATCTCTATGGGAATATCTGCAGTTTCAGCAAATACAGGAACCGGTTCAGGTGGTATAAGTTTTGCAATTCAAGTTAATGGTTCAAATACAACTGATGTTCAAATTGTATTAGCATCTGGTGTTCCAAATCAAACTTCAACATCTGCAACAATCACTTTAGCATTATCTGCAGGTAATAGAATAACCGTCGCATTAGTTGGTGGTGTCGCTGCTACTACAGTCGATGTTGCAACATCACACTTATCAATCACAAGAGTAGCATATTAAAAATTTTTATAAAAATATAAAACTTTTTTATAAAAAAGTTTTCATATATTTTTTATAAAAGTTTTCATATATTTTTTATAAAAGTTTTTATAAAAAAAAATGATTTTTAAAATTAAAAATATATAAAATTCAAAGAAGTTAAAGATGGATATTATCAATCCTTTAGAAATTATTAAATTGAAGAATGAATCAAATGTTCCTTTTATTTTTGAAGTGTTAGATCCTATTGAAATTGAACCTTTAAAAAAATACATAGATACTAAAAAACTATCTTTTGGTATAAATTATTTGTTAATGAAAACCGAATATATGGGTATGAATGTAATTTATGAAGAAAAAGAAAATTGTGATAAAATTGTCGATTTAATTGTTAATTTGATTAGATTAAATTATGATTATGAGATTGAAAATAAATCTTTAGAGATAAAATATATCAATCACCTCAACAAAATTCGTCTACATTCTTTTAATTTTGAATTCACTGAAAAAGATTATAAATATATTCGTGGTGAACTTGAGAAAATTGAATTTTAAATTTATATTTTTTAAAACTTTAAAAGTTTTAAAAGAAAATATTATACAAATATGGATCTTAATGAATTTATAGATAATATCAATCCTTTTGTTGTTTATTCACATCAAGATGAATATTTATATAAAAAATATTCCAGATATTATTTTGAAAATACATATAAAGAATGGGATGTTATATCTAAAATTATATTCTTAGATCAAGTTTTAAGAAATATTCGTAGAGTTGATAGTAAAATAGTTTTAAAAGATGATGAAGCGGTATTTTTAACTACATCTTTCATTGATAATATTAAATATCATATCAATCAAATTAAAAATAATGAGATGAGAGAAGAGATATTTTTATTCTGTTTGATGCCTTATAGACATACATTTAAATACCCCTTCCTTAAAAAAATTATTGATATATTAAATGAGTATAATTATATCTTTAAAAGCGTCTTTTATAAAAAGTTTAAAAGAGCAACTTTCAAATCATATTCTAAAAGTATAATTCTTAAAAAAGAGAGAGAAAATGTAATTAAAAATTTTGATGATATTATCGACGAAAAATGTGAAAAATATATTGATCAAAATATTTTTATAGAGAAAGATAATTCATTGATAAAATATTTTGAGAATTTATTTAAATATTCAAAAAAGAAATATACTATATCTTTATCTGGAGGAGTTGATAGTATGGTATGTTTATATATTTTATTTAAACTTAAAAAAGTTAAACAAGCGGTTCATATCTGTTATAATAATAGAAAGGAATGTAATTTAGAAAAAGAATTTTTGAGAATGATATGTTATAAATTAAATGTTCCGTTATATATTAGAAATATTACCTCTATTAAAAGAAATCATTCTTTAGATTTTCATGAAAATTCTCATGAAAATCCTTATGAGAAATCTCATGAAAATAAAACGGATAGAGAATTTTATGAAGAGATAACAAGAATTTTTAGATTTGATAGTTATTCTCAATTTAAAGAAGATGTCATTACTGGACATAATCTTACAGATTGTTTTGAAAATGAAATTACAAATTTAAATAAAAATATTAAGTTTGATAATTTAAGTGGTATGGAAATGTATTCTGAAGAGATGAATGTTAGAATGATTAGACCTCTATTAAATATTCATAAAGAACAAATTTTTGAATTCGCTATGAATAATAATATTCCATTTCTTAGAGATACAACAAAGAAATTTACACAGAGATATAAACTTAGAGAATTAGTATTTCCAAAAATAAATGAACATTTTCCTAATTTTAGTTATGGTTTACATTCTTTCACAAAAGCATACTCTGAAAATTGGGATATTATTTTAAGTTATATAATTGAACCATTTCTTGAAGAGATAGATTATAGTATAAGATATTTTATTCCTATTAAAAATACAAATATTTTAAAAGAATGGAGTGATGAAATTTGGAGATATATTCTTAGACAAATCTGTATTTTGAATAATTTTAAAACACCTAAAAATAAAATTATAAAAGAACTTTTAAAATCATTTAAAAATATAGATAAAAAAGAAGGTAAATTTTTACTTTTATCTTTTGATAAAATTAATAGAGTTTCTATATATTTAGTATGGAATAAAGAAGGTTTCTATATTAAAAATAGAAAATGTTAATTTCTTTTATAAAATTTCTTTTAAGAAATTTTATAAAAATATTTTTCAAACATTTTTTAAAAGATTATTTATAAATGGAATATCATTTATATTATTCAATATCTCTATAATTATTTTTTTATTTCTACTTTTAATAATTTCATTTTTGATATATTTAATAATCTCTTTTTCATTTAATTCTTTTAGAATTATTATTCTCTTTTTCATTATTCTCTTAAGAATATCAACATTTTCTTTATCTAATTTATCATATAATTCGTAAATATATTTATTACTATTATTACTATACTTATCATTTGTATATTTTGTATGATTACCACCACCCCCCTTTAATCCAACACTATATTTAAAATTCGTTCTACAATTAGAACATGTTATATTATCACAACCAAAACTCTTCTCAACAGGAATAGAACAATTAGGACATCTAACCATTTCCTTTAGTAATTTAATAGATTCAATATCTTCTTCTTGACATTTATGTTTCTCATTCTTTATTTTTTCACATTCTTTACACCATTCAATATTGCATAACATACATCTATAATTTGAATCTATTTTTCCTTTACATATCATACTAAAACATTCTTTATTATTTTCATTTATAAATTTTTGAATTTTGAGTTGATTTGTTTTTGAAATACTTTTTAATTCTCTCATGTAAATAATTTTAGCGATAGAAGAAATAACAATTGGTTGTTGTTCTATAAAATCAATCTTTTCATTTCGTTTCTTTTGTATAAAATTATCAATACTTTTTTGATTACCCTCTTCAATATCTTTTTTATTTTTAATTTTATATCTAACTTTTTCAATATATACATTTTTAATATTTTCATCTTTAATTTTTTCAGGATCGATATAAACTTTACATTGAATACATTCTATTGAATGTTTTAATGAATCTTCAAAACATTCTTCACAATATTTAAAATCACAATTATCACATTCAATAATATTTACATCTTCATCAAAACATATTATACATTCCATTTCTTTAGAAATTTTTATTTTATCAAAATATTTTTTCATTTTTAAAAAATATTTTGAAATATTTTTTTTGAAATCTCAAAAGAAATTTTAAAAAAATAAAATGGAATTTCAAATTTTAAAAATAAGATTTTTAAAAAATGCAAGAAGATAATTCAAAATTATATTCTCCAGACTTTTTATGTATTGATGAAGAGAATGTTGCATTCCCTGTATCATTGAATATAACTTTAACAAGAAATGGACATAATAAACTTGTAGAATTTTTACATTCATTAGATAAGAAAGGTGATATTCTTGATACATTTGAAGCAAGAACTTTTAGTTAAATTTTTATAAAAAACTTTTTCGAAAATTAAAAATTTCTTTTGAGAAATTTTATAAAAATGAAAATATATATTAAATATTTTATTCTATAAAGAATAAAATGCAAGTATCAAAATTAAGTAAAGAACAACAGAGTGTATTTGATGAATATTTTAAGAAAGATAGAAAAAGTATAGGTTTAGATCTTCCTTTAGGTTTTGGTAAAACTTTTTTAGCGATATGTATCGCTATAGAAAATATGAAAAGAAATAAAGGTAAAACATTAATTGTTGTTGAAAAAAGTTTAATGGGAAATTGGGAAGCAGAATTAAATAAACATTTTAAAGATTTGAAATATTTTATATTTCATCAATCAAATAAAAAAATAAAAGATATAGTTCAATATGAAATTGAAGATTCTAATGATTCCAAAGAATCTACAATATATCTTACAACTATAGACGTTGTCGCAAAACTTTATAATGCCTCTTCATTTCCTTTAAAGTATAGAGAAAAAATACAAACTTGGGGTAGATTAGAAACAGAGATAGTTCATTATATTTTACCTGTAGAACCATATCATAAAGGAACTACAAGAATATTATTTAGTGAAAAATGGAATACAATAGTATTTGATGAGATACAAAATTATAATAATTATAAATCAAAACGCGTAGAAGGGTTAATGTGTCTATGTGGTTTGAATCGTATATCAATAAGTGGAACAACATTTTCTGAACCTAAAATAGAAAAAATATTTGGTTATTATCTAATTATGCACAATTTAAAATTATCAGATAATCTACCTAATGCAAAAATTATATTTCATTATCATTTTAATGGATTTAATGAAGATTTAATTATTCGTGATAAAAAACCACATTCCTTTAAAATCAATAAACATTTTATATCTCATTCATTATATAAATATGAAGAAAGTATTTATCATAACATTAGAGATATAATGAATGAGATATGTATAATGATTAAACAGGCAGAAAGAGAGGGTAATACAGAATTTAAAAGAAAGTTTAGTGCTTATTTATTAGCAGCTTTAACATTTCTTAGACAATCATTAATCTCTTGTATGATTCCTTTAACAAAAATATTTATTGATTTTGCGGATTTAGATAATAAATCAGAATTGAGTAATAAATTATATGAATCATTCAAACAATATAAAAAAATATTAGAAGATGAAAATAATATATGTTCTTCAAGAATAAATGAAATATTAAAATTATTAGATAAACATAATAATCAAAAAGTTATTATTTTTACTTCTTTTAGAGTATCTGAGAAATTGATATCTCATTTTATAAAAGATAGAGATAAATATACTATCGGTAGCAATCATTCATTAAATAAGAGAAAAGAGGTAATTACAGAATTTGAAAATAGTAAAAATGGAGTATTGGTTTTAACATATGAGATTGGAAGTGTCGGTTTGAATCTACAAAAATGTAGTGTAATGATTATTTCTGATCTATGGTGGAATGTTTTAACAACACAACAAGCGATCGGTAGAATTGCTCGACAAGGTCAAGAAAATGATATAGATGTTTATTTCTTATCTTCAAATACAGGAGTAGAAAAAGCAATTTTAGATAAACAAAAAGATAAGATTATCGCTTTGGATCAATTAAAGAGAAAAGCAAATACAAATACAACAAGAGTCAAAAAAATAAGAATTATGGATATAATTAAATTATTGAATCAATATGAGATCGATGTATTGAATAAAGATATCAATGGATAAAAATATAAAATTTCTTTTAAGAAATTTTAACAGATACTTTCAAAACTATTCAAATATTTTTCAAATTGAGTATATGCTTCATCAAGATTATTAACTTTACATTTCATACCCATATTATCTGGACATTTCAATTGTTGAAATGATTCTTTTTCACCCATGGAAACTATAAATTCACGATAAACATTTATACAACGATAACAATTATTAATTCCTCCTATTTTATATATTCTAAAAAATAATTCATTAAATTTATATTTATTGTAATTATAATCATAACCAAATAATATTTTATAATTTATTCCATTTTCATCTTTAAAACTATAATTTATTCTCAATCTTTTAGAATCTAAATTATGTGTAATATTATAATTATCATTATCATTTTTAAATTTATTAATCATTAATTCAATAATTTTACTATTTTCTTTAATAATATCATCATTATAATTTAATGAAGTGTATCTAATTATTTTTTCTTTATTCATTATATTCTTATATATTTGTCTTTAAAAGAAATCCTCATTTTTATTTATAAAAAAATTTTTCAAAGAAAAAGTTGAGTCAAAACTTTTTGAGAACGATTTTTGTGATTTCATTTTATTTCAAAAATAGAGACGAAATATCAATATTTAGATTTTTTATAAAATTTTATATATTTTTAAATAAAAATATATAAATATACTTATTTAATCTTTATTTTCATTTTAAAGTTAAAAATGATATATTTTCACTTTTTATAAAAATGTCCAAAATTTACCAAATTTTAAGAAAAGTCGTGTGTAGGTATACATCCATTTTTCAAAAAATTGGTAAATTTTCAATTATGAAAATTTTTATATTTTTTTTATAAAATTTCTTTTAATAAAATTCTTTAAAAAAATTATGAAAATTTTTTATAAAAAATCTTAAAAATGTTTAAAATATTCTTCAAAGAATGCATCACCAATACATTCATCAATTCCTTCTTTTAACATTTTCTTCAATTTGAATAAAGATTGTCTAGATGTTATATTATAAGTTTCCATTATTGCTTTTTTCAAAGCGCCGTCATTCACTTGATCAAATAATTTCATATTTGTATTTTTAAGAACCTCTTTTATAAATTCTTCTTCTGTTGATTTAATATTTTTTTCATTTATAATTTTAGATATATAACTTTTATATTTTCTTATAAATGTAAAATGTCTAAATAAATTACTAAATACTTTTGAATCATCATTCAATCTTTCAAAATCACCGGTATTTATAAAACCTGTATTTTCTAATTCAAAACCTATAGCGTTCAATCTACTTTTAAATCTTTCAAAAAAGAATAACCATTCTTCTTGATTTTTAACCATACTATTCTTATCATTTATTGATATATAAATTGTATCTTTGTTTTTACGGGTTAATGAAAATGCATCATTTTTATATTCTTTTTCACCAATTAATTTATCAGTTCTATCTCCATCCATTACAGCACCTATAACTTTTCCACCTATCTTAACAGATCTATCTATTGAATCAATCATTCCATTATATAATATATCATCTCTTGGAAAGAATGTCAATGAAAAAAATGTAGTTATAGCATCAACACCCTCTTTTTTAAAATCTTCAGCGCCTGTAGGTATAATCTCTATATTTTTAATATTCTTTTTTTGAAGTAATCTTCTTTCAAATTCTGTTCTATTTTCGTCATTCGGTTCAACAGCATAAATCTTTTTAAGTTTCAATCTTTCCCATTTATTTATATCACCACCTCTACCACTTCCCCAATCAATTATTGTATCTCCTTCTTTTAGATTATTACTTAAAGCATTTCTTTTGAAAATATTATGATACTTTCTAACTACTCTTAAATCTTTACCACGAATAGTGGATGGTTCTATAGGGTCATTTATATCACACCAAACATCATTAACTACTTTTTCTGCATTTGGAAATGTTCTATCTTCACGGGTTTTATGCACTATAGGAATATATTTATCACCCTCTTTTTTAAATAAAATCTCTACAACTTTATTATTATATTTTTCATTAAGTTTATATTCTGTATTGAATGGATATATATCATTTCCTTTGAATTCGTCTTTAGAATATAATTTACCATTTTTAACCATAAAATCAATAGTCATTTTACTTGAAGGTTTCCATTTATAAGTTTTATTATTCATATATTTTTGGAATATAGGTTGTAAAATAATTCCATCAGTTCCATCTTTTTCTCCATTGTTTGTTAAATCCATAACTTTATTAAGAATATCATATAATTCTCCATAATAATATTCTTTCTCAATTAATTTTATATTATTAACTTTCTCTTTTAAAATTGGAGAAATATATTTTAATCTTGTAATTAAATCACTATCTCTTAAATCATTTCCATTATAAAACAACACATCAAAAATATAATATTTATTATTTGTTGAAATATATTCACAATCGATTAATGTATCATTCATTCCCTTATAATCAGAGATATAATAAACATCAAAAGGTCTTGTGAAAGGATTAATTGCGAATACACCTCTATTAGTGAATATAATAATCTTTCTCTCTCCATCGAGTTTTATAGTTGCCGAATAATCTTTCATTTTAAGTAAACTATTATATTTAATATTTATCGGTTTATTAAAATATAAGATTCTAAGAATATTCATTCCTTTAACAAAGTTCTTTTGTTTTTGAGTAATTATATAATCAATATTATTTGTATTATTTATAACTTTTAGTAATTGTATTAAAATATTATTAAATAATATTCCTTTAACATTTTTATTATTTTTCTCTATCTCTACCTCATATTTATTTCCATTAACTATTGTTAAATCTATTGAAACGCCAAACCATTCATTTCCTTTTTTAGGAATAAAAGAATATCTTTTTTTATTACGTGTAAATTTAGAATTAAAATTATCAGGTTCTTTAATATCTAATTCCTCTGATACATTAACTCTCCAACCATATTCTTCATTATCTATCTTATGTTGAAATAAACGATTCTTAATTTGAAAATACGTTTTACCTTGACTCGTTATCTTTCTAACATTTCCATCTAATTCAACTTTTTCTTCTAAAAATATATAATTTTTGTAAATATTACTCAAATAATTTTTAAGAGAAACAAAATCTTTAGAAGATATATTAGAAAAATATTTTCCATTATTAAAATTACCGATAGATAACTCTATCTCATAATTTGGAAATTTAGAAATTAAAGAATCAATACGCTCAATATCTTTTTTTGACATAACATTACCTCTCTTATATATACTCTGTATTATATTTTCTTTAGGTTTTTGTATATCTTTTTCTTTCATTTTATTCATAAAAGCAAATATATCTTCCGCTCTTGATAGATCCATTATTTATTATTTTAAGAATATTAATTGGTTTAATCATTTTCCTAAAGAAAATAATTTTATAAAAATATTTTTTTCGAAAATAAAATTTCTAAAGAAATTTTCATTAAAAATATTTCAAAAATAAAATTTCTAAAGAATTTTTCATAAAAAATATTTCGAAAATAAAAATATAAAAACTTTTTTCGAAAATAAAAATATAAAAAAAACTTTTTCAAAAATAAAAATATAAAAAATATTTCAAAAATATAAAAACTTTTTTCGAAAATAAAAATATAAAAAAAACTTTTTCAAAAATAAAAATATTAAAAACTTTTTCAAAAATAAAATTTCTCAAAAGAAATTTTTATAAAAAAAATATTTCGAAAATAAAAATATAAAACTTTTTCGAAAATAAAATTCTGTATAAAAAATCTAAATAGATTTTTTATTCTTTGAACATATCAAAGAATGAAGATTTCGATAAATCACTGACAACTTTACTTGCAACATTATATATCTCTTCCATATCATTTTCCAAATTTAATGGCGCTAATCCATTATTTTCTAATAATTTTGCAGAGACATTTCTCTTTGCTAACATTACATTTGTTCCATCTACTTTCATACTCTCTGATAACATAATAATTCTTCTAGTTCCTTTAAAATAAAATATTTCTAAACGAATAATTATACAATTATTAAATATATCAAAAATAAATGTATGATTATAATCTCCTTGAGAACATAATTCTTTTAATCTTTCTAAAGGATCATTCTCTTCTAATAAATTTATTGTATTATTTTTAATAATATCTCTTCTATCCATTATTCATCTTTTGATAAATTATTTAATATATATATATTAAAATTTTTAATATATATTAAATAATTTTTAATATGTTCTCAAAAGAAATATAATAAAATTGATTTATAAATTTAAAAATATAAAGTTATAAAATTTTCTAATGGAGATTATTCTCAATAATTTTAAGATTTGTTTTATAAATAAATATATTTTAAAATTTAATAAACATAATGATAATATTTGGAAATTTTTATGTGAAAGTAAAATATTAAATTCAAAAGAGATAATTAATGAATATATTCATTTCTTCAAAGATGATATTAAATGTTGGAGAAAATTATGTTTATACAGATCACTAAATTCGATAGAGTTAATCAATGAATATATTGAATATTTTAAATACGATATTAAATGTTGGAGATATTTATGTGAAAGTGGATCGCTAAATTCAATAAAAATAATTGATGAATACATTAAATATTTTAAAGATGATATTAGTTTACGGAGATGTTGTTGGCATAATTTATGTAGGAGCGGTTCTTTAAAATCAACCGAAGGTTTAATAATAAATAAATATCTTGAATATATAAAAGATAATATTGAATGTTGGAGAAGTTTGTGTTTAAACAGATCATTAAATTCTACTGAATTAGTTGATAAATATTTTGAATATATAAAAAATGATGAAATATGTTGGAGAAATTTATGTATGAGCGGTTTGTTAAATTCAAAAGAGAAAATTGATAAATATCTTGAATATATAAAATATGATATTGAATGTTGGATAAATTTATGTATAAACGGATCGATAAATTATACCGAAAGTTTAATCAATGAATATATTCATTTTTTCAAAGATAATGAATTGTGTTGGAGATGGTTATGTCGAAATGGTTCATTAAATTCAAAGGAAGGTTTAATAATTAATGAATATTTTGAATATATAGAGAATGATATTGAATGTTGGAGATATTTATGTTGTAGTGGAACATTAAATTCTAAGGAAAAAATTAATAAATATCTTGAATATATTCAATATGATGAAGATTGTTGGGAAAATTTATGTCGAAGTGGAATATTAAATTCAAAAGAAATGATCAATGAATATCTTGAATATATTCAAGATAACATTCAATGTTGGAGATTTTTATGTTTAAGCGGAAAATTAAATTCAAAAGAAATAATTGATGAATATATTCATTTTTTTAAAGATGATGAATGTTCATGGAGATTTTTATGTTATAGCAAATCGTTAAAATCAAAAGAAATAATTGATGAATACCTTCCTTTTTTAAAAGACCATATTGAATGTTGGATAAATTTATATAAAAATATCGAAAGAATAAATTATACTTATAATCAATATTTAATTAATATATTTTAATAAATTATTTAATATATATATTTTAGAAATATATATATAAAAATGATTTTTTAAATTTTAAAATATAAAAGTTTACAAAAAATTTATAATGAATATTACTCTTAATAATTTTAGAATTTGTTTTATAAATAAATATATTTTAAGATTTAATAATGATATTGGTTGTTGGGATAATTTATGTAAAAGTGGTTCGCTAAATTCAATAGAAATAATTGATAAATACCTTCGGTTTATTAAAAATGATATTACATGTTGGAGATGGTTATGTAAAAGTAGATCGCTAAATTCAAAAGATAAAATCAATAAATATCTTGAATATATAAAAGATGATATTTGGTGTTGGCATTTTTTATGCGAAAGTGGTTCGCTAAATTCAATAGAATTAATAAATGAATATATTGAATATATTAAAAATAATATTATGTGTTGGAGATATTTATGTAAAAGCGGTTCGTTAAATTCAAAAGAATTAATTAATGAATATTTTGAATATATAAAAAATGATGAGAAATGTTGGAGATATTTATGTAAAAGTGGTTCTTTAAATACATCCTCCGGATTAATCAATGAATATCTTGAATATATAAAAAATGATGAGAAATGTTGGAGAAAATTATGTGAAAGTGGAACGTTAAATTCAATGGAGATAATCAATGAATATCTTGAATATATAAAAGATGATAGGGAATGTTGGAGATATTTATATAAAAATATCGAAAGAATAAATTATACTTATAATCAATTTTTAATTAATATATTTTAAAAATATATTTCTCAAAAGAAATAAAGATTTTATATTTCAAAAAAATATAAAATATAATTCAAAATATAAATAATGGTTAAATATTATTCTGGAAATCAAAAAGATAGTGGTAAAAATTTCACTTTATCAAACAATGTTTTGATTTTTAACGACAAACCTGTTTTAAATTCTAATAATAATTTATTGATATTTGATGTTGACCCAACTATCGCTTTTCCAAATTTTGATCCAACAAAATCTACAAATGCGGGTTTTCCAAATTTACAGGTTTATGGTATATTAGATAATAAAAAAATAATGATTGTTATTAGATTTGATCCTCCTTTGAATTTTCATTATAGTCCTAACGTAAATGTTGGTGCTCCAAATTTTGATTTATTGATTCCACATGTATGTATGTATGATTTAAGTGATAGTCAAGGTGTATCTTTTAGCGCATGTTTACCTTGTTCTGATTTTAATCAGGGTTATTATAAACCTATATATTCAACAGATTATACCAAAGCATTAACTTTACAGCCACATGATATCGCTCCACCTATAAATTCAAAGAATTGTATATGGTTATGGTTAATACCGAGTATAGATGGTATGCAGATAGGTTATGATATAAATGGAATGAGTAATGCACATGTTGCAAATACTGGATGGTCTCCAAATTCAGATTTTCAAATATTAGCGTTATCAACTCAATTATCATCTTTTGATGTATACCCTTCAAGAAATAATAGTTTAGCACCTGTAAATATTTGTGGAGATTGTTATGCTTTACCTGTAAGTATACCTACAAATTTACCAAAAGCAAATAATGTTAAAATCAGTGGTATTACAGATGTATTTATAGGTGATTATCAAACTTTAACTGCTTTAGGTAAAACTCTAAATCAACCCAATACTATTACAAATTATAAATTAATTCAACAACAATTCTGTGAAGAAAATGGTGATTATCCTTTATGTAAATGTTATACTGATTTAGAAAAAGTTAAGGGTGTTGGTTTAACAGATAAAAGTGGTATGCAATGTATTGTATCTTCTTGTTTACAGACAAATAATTTTACTCCACAAAATAGCGGTTGTCAAGGAATAACTTTTTGTTCATTAAATATTACCGCTGAACAGAGAGCAAAATTAAAAGCACAAGGAGTAAATATAATTCAAAATTGTAATTCAGGTGGTGGCGGAAATAATGGCGGAGGTGGAGATCAAAATATAGAATTGGTTTTAACAATTATTCTCGGTGCTGTTATTTTAATAACTTTTATATTAATGATATATCTTTTAGTTTAAATATTCTTAAGAATATTTATAAAAAAATGGAATTTCTTTTTTATAAATATATTATTTTAAGCTTTTAAGAAATGGAAGGAAGTTTTTCATTAAATGTTTTTTTGGAATTGTTTAATAAAGAAATTATAAGTTATATAAAACAAAAATATAATATAGATAAAATAAGTATAACTGAAAATATTTTAAAAACTATAATAACAGATAAAAATGGAACAATTATAGATAGAATAGAATATACAGATAAATACATCTATTATGTTTATTTTACAAATACAGATTCAAAGAAAAAATATATTAAATTTGATATTATAGAAGGAATATCTATATTAATTGAGATGTGTGGTAATGGTGGTAAATATAAAGAATTTATTGCAGATGTTTGTGATAATGGAGAATTAAAATTTGATGGAATGTTTATCAATATAAGAAAATATATTGATAATATTTTTATTTAAAAATATTTTTAAATAAAAATATTTTATTTTAAAAATGAAATCTAAAATTATTTATTAAAATAATAAATAAATGCCTCTAATACATTATTCAAATAATGATATTTCATTATTAGAATTATTCTATTATTCAAAGAATAATGTATATATCTATTTTAATAATGATTTAGAAGAAAATGAGATAATACATATATTATCATTGGTAAATAATAATGTCAAATATACCAACATAAATTTAAATGAAAAAATAAAAGATAAAAATTTTTGCGAAGAGATTGTTAAAGATAATATATTTTTTATTTATAAATTTGATTCTAAAAATCTATTCGCAAAAATAAATGTTCCAAATAATAAAACAAATATTATTTCATTCAGTTTTTCAAAATATTATTCTTTGACTAAAAAGTATGATATAAATGATATTCAATATTTTTATACAAAGGATGATGTATTTTCTAATTTTTACCCATGTAATATTGAATATCAAGGAAAAATATATCCAACTTCAGAACATCTTTTTCAAGCATTAAAATATATGTATAAAGGAGCGTCTAAAACATCTTTAGAATTAGCAGAAATGATTAGACAACAAACAACACCTTATAAAGCAAAAATTCTTGCAGGTAAACCTAGAATAAACAATTCTAGAAAATGGATTAAAGAAATATCAGAAATTATTTTAGGAAAAATAAATGAAGGTGCTTCATTAAGAGATAATTGGGATGATATAAGATATTATGTGATGTATGAAGTAGTTTCAGTAAAATTTAGACAGAATAAAGAGTTATATGAAATACTTAAAAATACTAAAGGAAAATATTTATGTGAGAAATCTCCTTATGATTATTTTTGGGGAATCGGTAAAACCGGTAAAGGTAAAAATTATTTAGGAAAAATATTGATAAGAGTTAGAGATGAAGAACCTATATAAAAAAATGAAAATGTTAAAAATATATTCATATATTTTTAAAAATGAAGAATAATTCTTTTGTTATACCTTTCAATTATTTCTTTGATAGAATTATTAATGATTATAAATATCATCATCAATTAAAAATAACTAATATAACAGATGTTTCTTTTGATATTGAAGGGTATAATGGTAAATATAATGTTATTATAACAATCGCAAATAATATTTTAAATGTAGTATTAAACAAGACAACTATACGTGATGATGGTTCTTTGTATATGGAAACAACTGCAACAAAGAATTTTAATTTACTTGAATTTCTTATATCCAATTCCTGCACAATTCTAGAAATAAAAGATTATGTATATGATTTTATATATAATAAAGTTGAAGAACATTAATGAATTATAAAAATCTTTATAGATTTTTATAATGTAAAAAAATGAAAATATATTTTATAAAACTTTAAATTTTAAAGTTTTATAAATGAATAATTTTGAAATTCCATACAACTATTTTTACGATTTCATCATTGAAGTATTTAGAGATGATCAAAAATTAGGAATGACAGATATTTCTTATAATTCTTTTGATATTAAAGGAAAAAATGGAAAATATAGAGTATATTTATCAATAAAAAATAATATTCTAAATGTTTTATTATGTAAAATAAATGAAACGATTTCATCAGATAATAGTTCAAAATTTTATGTTGAAATGGAAACTACTTCATCACAAAATTTTGAATTAATTCAATATACTCATCAATATTGTTGTTTTACTAAATTGAAATATGATGTTTATACTTTTATATATTATGAAGTTGAAGAGAAAGAGATTGATTAAAAATCTTTTAAGATTTTTATAAATTTTAAGATTCTAAGAATTACAAAATAATGAATAATTTTGTAATTCCATTCAAATATTTCTTTGATGAAATTGTTGATAGAATAGGAGACAATGAATTTATAGGTTTTGAAGATATGAATAAAAATACTTTAAAACTTAAAGGAAAAAATGGATATTGTAAAGTTAAAATAACAATAGTTGAAAATACTTTATTAATTACATTTGATAAATCTTGTAAAAATAAAAAATTAGAATATAATTTAAATAATTATTTTCTAAATTTATATAAATCTTATAATATTGATAATATGTTTGATGAAATAATTGATGATATTCTTAAAAATTTAAATTAAATATTATAAAAATCTTTAAAGATTTTTATATGAAGTAAAAAATATATCACATAAAAGAATGTGTTGTGGTATATATATTACATTGCATATTTTTATATGGAGTTATATGTCTTCTATGATCTATATCAAAACCTAAACCATCATATCTTTGATCATTATATAGATAACCTTTTTGAACCAAATCTTGTTCATTTGGTATATCATATTTTTTAACATAAGGATAATAAGGAGAATTAGAACCTTTAATATTCATCTCTTTACATTCATTTCTTTTTTCTAAACTATTTTCATACACAATTCTTTTACAAACTTTAGGACCATAATTACTACCGATAGTTGCAATTGATGCATATCCTGGAGCACATTCACCGACAGGTCTAATGTAATGCTCATCCCACTTCCCAAAACTAAATTGATCTGAATCTTCTATTCTTCTTTTTAATCTATAACTTGATGACATTATTTTCTTTTGAGAAAATAAATATTTTAATAATTTTCTTTTGAGAAAATAAATATTTTAATAATTTTCTTTTGAGAAAATTTAAATCTCGTTTATATAAAATTCATATTTTTTATCTTTATTTATAGAATATTTTATTTTATCAATTATTCCCTTTGTAAAATAAAATGTTTCATTTTTATATACATCACGGAATGTAATAGCGTATCCCTCAAAAAAAGTGCAAGAGATATATTTTTTCATAGTTTCATTTAAATGTTTTGCAACATTTTCTAAATTTTCAAACTTTTTAAAATGAGTTGTCATTTCATATGAATGCATAACATTCTCCTCAACTCTTATATAGATTTCATTATTCTTATTTAGTATATCAAGAACATTATCTTGTGTAATAATTGTATAAGACATCTTTTATTATAAAATAATATATTATTTCTTTTTTCATTTTTATTCTATTTCCATAAAATTATAATTAGGTTCTTCTAATCTTTTGAAATATGAATAATATGCTATATCTGGAACTTTATTTGTAGTTCTTATCTTGTTATAATTATATCCATTTCCAACTTTATATAAAATAAATATATCCTTCTTTTGTAATGGATAAATATTATTTAAAATATCAAAATAATTATCACGCTCTTCATTTGAAGCATTCGTAGCATCAATTATAATTTTTTTTCCTTTAGAATATTCTTCTTTTATTTTATTGAGAAATTGATTTTTATTTTTGAATTTGTCTTTATGAATAACTATAAATTCCCCTTTAAGTTTATTTGATAAAGTTGATTTTCCTGAACCTTGCATACCCATCATTAATACAACTTTTTTATTTGAAATTTCAGTCTTAATTTTATTTATAGTAATCTGTGGGAAAAATTTTGTTTGTGTAAAAAAGAAATCAAAATTTTTCCCAAACTCTTTATCAGAATCATTTCGATCACTCGATCTTCCAGCACTATCACCTACATAAATACTCAAAATATTTTGAGTATTTTTTCTCAAAATATTTTGAGTATTTTTTCTCAAAATGTTTTGAGTATTTTTTCTCAAAATATTTTGAGTATTTTTTCTCAAAATATTTTGAGTATTTTGAGAAAAAATATTATCAAATATTAAAGAATACATACCTTTATTAGGTTTTCTATAAAAATCTTCTTTTAAAGATGCTATTAAGATATAAGGTATATTTTTCATTAACTCTTTAAAAGAGTTTAATCTTTTTAAAAGTAAATTATAAGATTTATATCCCTTAGTTTTTTGATTTGTCATAATAATAATTGTAAAACCTTTTTTATATAATTTATTTAAAACTTCAAAACGAAATGGTAATAATTTATATTCATCTTTAGGATATAGACTTTTAAAAGGTCTAACCAAAGTCCAGTCTAAATCAAAACATACAAAAATATTTGAATATTTAAAATTTGGGGTTTTGTAATAAAATATATTTGCATCTTGTGAATATTCTTTATTGAATGATAAATATTTTATATCTTTTGGAATTTTAAATTTTTTATCAGGAATAACATCACAATTATATTTTTCTAAACAATCAAAAATATTCATTATATTTCTTTAGAAATATTTTATAATTTTATAAATCATTTTTAATAATATTTTTTTTAAAGAATTCTTTAAAATATTTTTCTTAAATAAATTTTAAGAAAAATAAAGTAATGTCATATAAACTCAGTAGAGAATTAGAATTAGACTTCCTTAAATGTGATACTTTAGTTGTCGCTAATGGTATTGATTTCAATGGAACTTTAGATATGAGTGGTTTCAAAATTACTAATTTAGGAACACCTACTGCCGGTGGTGATGCAGTAAATAAAACTTATGCTGATGGATTGATAACTAATCTTTTAGCATCAGACAATATATGGACTGGAACTAATGAATTTAAAGGAATATATCAAAATTACAATGAAGGTGGAATTGTTGCTATACCTGCTTTATCAACAGCAACAATAGATGATTTTGAAATTAGAAGTAATGAAGCATTTTTATCTTCTGATTGGGGTTATCTAAGATTACGTTCAGGTGGAGGAACAAATACAATTGTAGCGTCTTATATAGATATTGTTGGATATTCAACGAATCCTGCAATATCTTCAAGCATATATTTAAATGCAAATAATGTAGGAACAGGAAATATTCATATGCAAGTAGCAGGAACAGATATATCAACAATATCATCTGCAGGATTAAATATGAATTCCAATCAAATAAAATCAGTAGCAGATCCAACATTAGCACAAGATGCAGCAACAAAGAATTATGTAGATGGTCAAACAGGTTTATTGAGTGGAAACAATGTATGGACTGGAACTAATGAATTTAAAGGAATATATCAAAATTACAATGAAGGTGGAATTGTTGCTATACCTGCTTTATCAACAGCAACAATAGATGATTTTGAAATTAGAAGTAATGAAGCATTTTTATCTTCTGATTGGGGTTATCTAAGATTACGTTCAGGTGGAGGAACAAATACAATTGTAGCGTCTTATATAGATATTGTTGGATATTCAACGAATCCTGCAATATCTTCAAGCATATATTTAAATGCAAATAATGTAGGAACAGGAAATATTCATATGCAAGTAGCAGGAACAGATATATCAACAATATCATCTGCAGGATTAAATATGAATTCCAATCAAATAAAATCAGTAGCAGATCCAACATTAGCACAAGATGCAGCAACAAAGAATTATGTAGATGGTCAAACAGGTTTATTGAGTGGAAACAATGTATGGACAGGAACAAATCAATTCAATCAAGATGTAAATCTAAATTCAAATCAAATAAATAATTTGGCGGATCCAACTCTATCTACAGACGCCGTTTCATTAGGTTATTTAACAACAAATACTTATGCAACAAATTTCAAGGTTCTTGGAGCATCAAATGCTGGTGTTCCTGATAATACAGAAACATTAATAAATTTTGTCGTAACCCCTATAAGTCCATCAGTTGATATAACTTATGATAATATAAATAGAACTTATACTATAAATAGATCAGGATTTTATATAATTAATTTCTTAATGAGCACTTTAAGTTTTGCTGGTGGTTCTGGTATATCTGGAAATGCAGCTTTTATTATTAGAAATGGTGCAACAACATTAGCAACAAATAATGTATATTTAGATAATCTAAACGCAGGGCCAATAAATTGTAATACAAATATTACTACTATAGAGTTTTTAAATGCAAGCGATGTCATAACATTTGTATTTAGTTCTGTTATAAATGCTGGAACAACATTTACTATAGTTCCATCTCATGTAAATATTACAAGATTATCATCTTAAATAATTAAGTTATTTTTTATTTAAAAATATTATTAAATATTTTTATAAAATAAAAATTTCATTATTTTATAATTTATTAAAGAATAATGAGTATCCCAATTAACAGAGATGGTTCAGTAAATACTTTTGGTAGACCTCCTATTAAAAATGAACAAAATAATATATGGCGTCTATATGACCCTAATAATAGAGGTTATAATTATGGATTATATACACCTAACCCTTTTGATTGTCAATCATTCAAAGCACACTATAACAAACGTGTAAATGAATGTATTAGAGATAATTGTGAAAGAGGTTGTATAAAAGGTGTTGACAGATGTTATCATTAAAAAATTTCTAAAGAAATTTTTTAATTTTGAAAAATTTTTTATAAAAATTTCTTTTTCAAATATTTTTGAAATGTATAATGATTTTTAATTAATAGATTTGTAATATTTTTATAGTTCTTTTTTAATTTTTCAAATTTTTTAAAATTATCTGTATCAATCAATATAACATATATAGTTTCTGTATTTTTATGATATTTATTAACCCATTCACAAATTTCATATGCTTCTTTAAATACATTATCTTGATGACCTCCTTCACCAAAGACAACTTTTGCAAATATCCAACCATTCACAATACCTTCTATTTTCCCATCAAATGATTTTAATCTTAAATTATATTGAACATTTGTAATATTAAAAACAATTTCACCATTGTTTAATGGTGTATATTCATTTTGTTTTAAATTTATTATATTTATTTTATCTGTTATATTATTACATATTGTTAATTGATATTGTTCATCTTTTATTCCTTGTCTAGAAGAATTTTTACTAATCCTTCCAGATAATATTTTACACATTATTTCGTTTTCTTTACACATATCAAATAATTGTTCTTTTGTTAATTCTAAATCATCTAATATTCTGTTAAATTCTTTTATATTTGTGTATTTATTAAACTCTTTAAGATTATTATTGATAATTGAATTAAACACATATTGATTATTTAATTTTTGTCTTTCATATCTTATATTTTTCCAATCTATTTTAATCATAATTTTATATTTTAAAATATAAAAATAATAATTTCATTTTTATAAAATTTGAAAATATATTTATATATTTAGGATATTATAGTAATATGAGTAAAAAACAAATATTAGGTCAATTTTATACAACAAATTTTAAATATATATTACAAGGTTTTGATATAAATAAAATTCCAACAAATAATATTATTGAACCATTTGTTGGAAAAGGAGATCTTCTTGAAATATTAGATAAAGATAGATATAATATTGAAATGTTTGATATTGATCCTAAAATAAATAAAACTATTAAACAAGATACTTTATTAAATCCACCTAATTATTCTAATAAATTTATTATAACAAATCCACCATATTTAGCACGTAATAAAAATAAAAATAAAAAAATATATGATTTATATAAATATAATGATTTATATAAATGTTTTATAAAAAGTTTTTTAAATAAAAATTGTAAAGGTGGAATTATAATAATACCATTAAATTTCTTATGTTCTATAAGAAAAAATGATATAGAATTAAGAAAAATATTTTTAAAGGAATTCACAATAGATAGAGTTAATATATTTGAAGAAGATGTTTTTGATGATACAACAATAAGTATCTGCTCAATTTTTTTTCTTCAAAAAAGTAATGAAAAATATATAGATATTTATATATATCCTATTAATAAAAATATTAAAGTTGAAATGAATGAAGATAATAATTATATAATTGGAGGTGAAATTTATAAATTGAGAAATGATAATAAATATAAAATTGGTCGTGCAACAAAATATAAAAAAGATGGTATTACAAATATTTTATTAAAATGTATTGATGATAATAAAAATAATAAACTTGGATTTAAAATAGTTGATGAAAATAATTTTTTTATTGATGAAACATTGAATTCATCAGCAAGAAGTTATTGTAGTATAACTTTAAATTTAAAATTATCTTTACAACAACAAATAAAATTAGTAAATGATATGAATAATTTTTTAGAAGATTATAGAGAAAAATATCATTCTTTATTTTTAACAAATTATAGGGAAAGTAATACTATATCTCGTAAAAGAATTTCATTTAATCTTGCATTTAAAATTTTAAATTATCATTTACAAATGATAATTTAAAATTATTTTATATAAAATATTTTTATAAAAATATTTTATAAATATCTTTCACCCAATCTTATAAAATTGACATCTACACGAATATTACCACCTAATGCACCTCCTGCTGTTTTTTGAATAGTGCAAGGATTATTAAATATAATATTAAATGTAAATACATAAGTTCTACCACCACTATCAGCTGCCGGTGTTGTAATTGTTATTTCATTTACATCTGTTAGAGTTGCAGTAGCAATACCTTTGTTGAATCCTGGAACTATAAAATAATTTTTAGGAGATAACATATCTATTGTTTTACAGGAACCTTCAACTTTAAAAGAAAATTCATAAGAGGTTGTTAAATCTATAACAACTATTTCAATAGTTCCTCTGGGATGAATAAAAGTATCACCAGCGCCTTCCACATCTGTATTAGATATAGTGGTTGAAAGTGTCATTTCATTTGCTTGTCTAAAAGATTGTATAACTCCTGTCGATGTCATTATTTTTCTTTTTATATTTTATAAAATATAAAATAATCTTTTATAAAAAAATTATAAATTGTATTTGATTTTCTCATTAAGTTCCATTTCTAATAAAGTATAACTATAATATATATTCAATATTTTCATATATTTTTCATAAATTATATCATATTCATCTTCTGTGATTTTAGGATCATTATCAGGATTTTTCTTTTCAAGTTGATAATGACAATATGTATATATATATCTACGAAGCATTGAAACCATAATATATATATTTCTAATGTATGACCAAGTAAAATCACAATTATAATTTACACTCTCAATAAATTCAAGGATCATAGGATCATTTTTTCCTATATTTTTAGGAATACTATTATAGAACTCTTGAATTTTTTTTAATGTTTCAAAAGAAAATGATAATATATCAACTCCATCTTTAATGTTAAAATATTCTTTAATCTCTTTTGTTGATTTAAGGAAAAAATCATGACATTGTTGTAATAATACTGATGTCATATTTTATATTGGATTATACAATCTTTATTTAATAATATTTTTAAATTTAAAAAATCCATTTTTTAAGTATAAATTTATACTTAAAAAAAATATGAGTGTAATGAATAATATATTAAAAATTTAATTTCAAAAAATTCCATATTTTTCTTGAAATTTTAAGGTTAAATATAACCTTTGTTTTTTAAATACTCTAAAAAAATATTTTTTCCAAAATATATTTTGGAAATAAATAATAGGATGGACTCTTTAAGACATATATTTAATAAGTTTGATACAGAACATAAAGGTTATTTAACAAGAACACAATTCATCCGTATGTTAATTAGATTAAAAAAATTGAGAGGAAAAGAGGTTGAACATGCGAAAACAGCTTTTGAAATTTTTGATATAGATGGTAATGAACAATTATCTTTTAATGAATTTTTAGAATGGTGGAAGTGTAAAAATAGATATGATTATATTTTTGGAAAAAGAGCAGATAAAATTGGTAAAATATATAAATTATTCTCTAAATATTCTAAAGAGGGACAGATGAATAGTTATAATTTTTATTCATTACAGACTGAAAATATTGATGGTTCACTTTCAATAGAAAGCACAGGAGAGGTATTTGATACACTTGATACAGATAATGATGGAACTATATCTTTTCCAGAATTTTTAGAATGGATGGAAAGTTAAAAAAATTCTTTAGAATTTTTTATATTTTTTATTTATAAAAAAATATAAATAAAAATTTTATAAAAGAAAAAAATATAAATAAAAATTTATAAATAAAAATTTTATAAAAGAAAAAAAATATAAATAAAAAAATTATAAATAAATGTTATTTAAAAAAATTGTAATGAATAGAACTCTTTATAATTTATCAAAAAGTAAATATACTATTACACAATATGCAAATACTATTGTAATATCATTAACAAATAATAGAACTGATAGTGTTGATTGGGGTGATTATAGATACGATACAGAGATTACATTCATTGATTGTAAAATTTTTGTAGATTTAACAACATTGAATGATATAAAATTTATCGAAGAATATATTATACGAGATGGAGGTAATATAGTAGTGTATCAAGTAAGTTTAAATGATAAAAATATTTTTTTAGGAACAAAAACAGAATGTCAAAAATTTTATAATGATCTATATGATAATATATCTACAGGTGGTAGTAGCGGAGGAGGCGGTGGCGGTGGTTTATTGAGAGGTTTGTTATAATTTTTATAAATTTATAAAATTTATAAAAAAGAAAATTTTATAAATATAAAAATATTTATAAAATATAATGGTTAATATTACTTTAGTTAGTGTTATGGTTATCGCTCTACTAATGTTATTAGGTTCTATGATCCTATCATCTATTGCATCTGTAGCAGCTACAAATAATGATGTAAGTAAAGCACATACTTACTCAATGTATTCAGCGGTTCTATCTGGTATTTCAGCATTATTAATCGGTGGTGCTCTAATTACTTATATTTACTTTACAAGAAATGAATTTATTGCAGGTATCAAAGGAGCTGCCCAAGGTGTAAGAAATAAAGTAGGCGCTTAAAATATTTTCTTTTAAGAAAATATTTTTAAATTATTTTTAATTAAACTTTTCTTCAAATCCTTTACTCTCTAATTCTTCATGTGTCATAAAAATACTATATTCATCTTTTAATGATAAACATTTACGTTTACTACTTGTAATAACTTCAAGAAGATATTCTCTATCATTATTTAAATAACGAATAGAACAAAGATATCCACGAAAATTCTTATAATCTACTCTCACTTCTGCATTACCTTCCATTTTCTTTTAAAAGAACATTTTTTAAAATAAAAAATCAATTTTATTTTAAAAATATATATAATTATTTTTTGGTGGAATATATTTAAAACCGCTCATTAAAAGTTCTCCATGAGACATATCTTTTTTAAATGTATTACTTATATCTACACATTCATCAAATGTTGAAGTATTTCTTTGAAGTAAATATTCATTTCCATCTCTATTAATATAAGTTATATTACAATTATTCATAAAAAATCCAAAATCATATTTTACATTTATATTATATCTTTTTTCAATCTCTTTCTCCATATGTATTCTGCGATAATATAGTTTAAATTATATTAAAACATAATTTAAAAAATCATTTTTTTTATCTATGTTCTTTAATAAGTGTAAATAATTTATTTAAAAATTCTTCTTTTTTATCTTGACCATAATAACTAAATTTATATTCGTGGTTATTAATATATACTTCATAATTTTTAACAATAATATTTAAAGGTGATATATCAACATATTGAGTGCTTTTAATAATTTCTTTATCTCCAAGTGAAACATATATTTTATTATAACATTCATGACATGTCTCTTTTAATACATTAACTTCATTTTCATCTTTACATCTATCACACTCATTATTAATTTTTTGTATTTCTTCTTTTTCTAACGTTTTATAAATTGTTTGTATTTCAACATATTCAATAACTATGAATGGTTTATCATATTTTATTCTATATTCATACATTATTTTTTTGTAAACTATCTTTAAATTTAAAAATTTCTTAAAAGAATTAAAAATTTCTTTTAAGAAATTTTTATATATAATATATCTAATCTGTCCTTTTAATATAATAAATTTTAAAATCATTAGCATTTAATTCTTCATCTGATAAAAGACGATCATATCTTTTACGCAACCACATACATGTATTTACACTTGAACTTTTAATATCTCGTTTCCAACGAGTAAAACCTTTAATACTTAAATAACCTTTATATGTGTATTGTTTAAAATATTTAACTTCACATTTTCCATTATTCCAATCATAATTCATTTCCGTTTCATATTGTGTATTATATTTTTCTGTATCAAATATTTTATCCATTTTATAAATCTTAAAAGATTTATATTTTTAAAATATATTTTCATTTTTTATTGAGATAAAACCCTCTTCTTTCAAAATTTTATCATCTAGATAAGTATTATATTTTTCTTTTAAATGTTTACAATAAGAATCATCTACCCCACTAAAAGTACGTAAAATATAATCCTTATGAGAATAGGGTTCATTCATTGTTCTATGATAAAAAATATCACATAATTCATTATAATATTTATAAGAGGTAGTATAAGTCTCAAGATTATCCATCTCAAAAATTCTTTTTTATAAATCTTAATAATTTATAATTTTAAAATTATATTTTCCATTTTTTATATATATATTCATTCATATGAATAAATATAATATTTAATTTTTATAATGTAATTGATATTCTAATTTAAAACCTTCTTCTTTACGTTGTTTAAAATTCATTTGTTCATATACATCTCTTATTTTTTTACATTTATACATATCTATAAAATATCTATTTTTTGAATATTTATATGAGAACATATCTTTTGTCTCTGGATCATAATATTTATTAAAAAAAGATAAATTACATACATTCCATAAACCGGTATTTGTAAATTCCATATTTACAGGTAATTCTTCTTTAATATATTTTGTATCTTTCGAAAATTTCTCTGACATCTTTTGAAATTTTATTTTTATATATTTCTAAAAATTTCAATTTTTTGTAAAAAAGAAATTTTTAGAAATATATAAAAATAATGAAATGGTTTTTAATATCAATATTAATTCTTATTCTATTTTTCTTAATTTATAAATATATACAAATAGAAGATTATGATAATGAAAGTTATATTATTTCAGATCTGAAAAATAAACTTGCATTAATAAATCCTGAATTTTTAAAGATACCTATCAAAGAGGGAAATGGTTCATATACTGAAAATAAAACTTTTATAACTTTATGTACAAGAAAAAATGGAAAAGTGTATGATTCAAATACTTTGATATATGTATGTTTACATGAGATTGCACATCTCATTTCTAAAAGTTATGGTCATAATCAAGAATTTAGAGATAACTTTAAAATGTTATTAGATAAAGCACAGAGTTTGGGATTATATAATAAGAATATACCTATACCAGAAGATTATTGTGGTATAGAATAAAAAATCTTTATAGATTTTTATATATAAATTTTTATTTTAATAAATAAAAATTGAATTTTTAAAATATAAAATAATAAAATTTAAAGGTTTTCTTTATGGATATCATTAACAACAATTTTAAAATTGCATTTATATATAAATTTATTTTAAGTATAGATAATAATATTAATGTTTGGAGAGATTTATGTTTTTATGGAATTTTTAATTCAGAGGATATAATAAATGAATTTATGAAATATTTCAAAGATGATAAACAATGTTGGAAAAATTTATGTAGAAGTGGAGAATTAAATTCTATAGAAATAATTGATAGATATCTTGAATATATAAAGAATGATATTGAATGTTGGAGATCTTTATGTGTAAGTAAAGGAATAAATTCAACCGAATTAATTAATAAATATATTGAATATATAAAAGATGATAAGCAATGTTGGAGATTTTTATGTAATAGTAAAGGACTATTTTCTACAGAAGATATTGATAGATATCTTAAATATATAAAAAATGATATTCGATATTGGATAAATTTATGTTATAGTGGTAATTTAAATACAACAGAAAAAATTGATAGATACCTTGAATATATAAAGAATGATATTCAATGTTGGAGATTTTTATGTTATAGCGGTTCTTTAAATACAATAGAAATAATTGATAGATATATAGAATATATAGAGAATGATGAATGGTGTTGGATATATTTATGTAAAAGCGGAGTATTAAATTCAATAGAAAAAATTGATAAATATCTTCAGTATATTCAATATGATATAAGTTATTGGATAAGTTTATGTGAAAGTGGATCGCTAGATTCTACCGAAAGTATTGATAGATATCTTCGGTTTATAGAGAATGATATTTATTGTTGGAGACAATTGTGTAGGAGCGGTTCTTTAAATTCGATAGAAAAAATTGATAGATATCTTGAATATATAGAAAATGATGAAGATTGTTGGAGAGATTTATGTGAAAGTGGATCGCTAAATTCTACCGAAAAAATAAATAGATACCTTCCGTTTATAGAGAATGATATTTGGTGTTGGAGAAATTTATGTGAAAATTCCAAAGGAATAAATTCAACCGAAGGTATTGATAAATATCTTGAATATATAAAAAATGATGAATGGTGTTGGTGTAAATTATGTAGAAGTGGAGTAATAAACTCTATTGAAAATATCAATAAATACATTTTCTTTATAAAAGATGATATTTATTGTTGGATTTTTTTATGTAAAAATATTGAAAGTATAAGTTATAATTATAATAATTATTTAATCAATATATATTAAAATTTCTATTTAGAAATTTTAAAATTAAAAAAATATATCTTATATTTTTAATAAATAAAAATGATTTTTAAAATATAAAATAATAAAATTTAAAAGTTTTCTTTTTATGAGTATTATTAACAATAATTTTAAAATTGGATCTATATATAGATTTATATTAAGTAATAATATTGATAATAATTGGAGAATATTATGTGTAAATGGTTCTTTAAATACAATAGAATTAATAAATAAATTTATGAAATATTTTAAAGATGATGTGAAATGTTGGAGATATTTATGTTATAGTGGTTCTTTAAATACAATAGAATTAATAAATAAATTTATGAAATATATAAAGAATGATATTCATTGTTGGAGATATTTATGTGAAAGTGGTTCAATAAATTCAATAGAAAAAATTGATAGATATCTTGAATATATAAAAAATGACAAGTATTGTTGGAGAAATTTATGTAGAAATAGTGAAGGAATAAATTCAATAGAGAAAATTGATATTTATCTTAAATATATAAAAAATGACAAGTATTGTTGGAGATATTTATGTTATAGTGGTTCGTTAAATTTCACCGAAAGTATTGATAAATATTTTGAATATATAGAGAATGATGAGAAATGTTGGAAAAATTTATGTTTAAGTATTAAAGGAATAAATTCAATACAAAAAATTGATAAATATTTTGAATATATAAAAAATGATGAGGAATGTTGGAAAAATTTATGTTTAAGTGGATCGCTAAATTCTACCGAAATAATTAATAAATACCTTCATACCTTCATTTCTTCATGAATGATGAGGAATGTTGGAAAAATTTATGTTTAAGTGGATCGCTAAATTCTACCGAAATAATTGATAAATACCTTCATTTCTTCGAGAATAATATTCAATGTTGGAGATATTTATGTTTAAATAAAGGAATAAATTCAATAGAAAAAATTGATAAATATATTCAGTATATAAAGAATGATATTGATTGTTGGAGAAATTTATGTAGAAATGATTCGTTAAATTTTACCGAAGATCTAATTGATAAATATCTTGAATTTATAAAAGACGATATTTATTGTTGGTTAATATTAAGTTTTAATGGAATATTAAATACAAAGGAGATGATAAATAAATATATAAAATATTTCAAAAATAATGATTATTGTTTGAGACATTTACGTAAAAAAACTGAAGGTATAAGTTATAATTATAATAATTATTTAATCAATATATATTAAAATTTCTAAATAGAAATTTTTAAACTAAAAAAATATATTAAATATATTAGAATAAAATGGATTTTTTAAAATTAAAAATAATAAAAATTAGAAAATGGTTTTTGTAGATTATGATGGAGATCATGTTAAAATGTGGAAAAAATGTGATGAAAAAGATATGTGGAGATATTTATGTGGAGGTAGTATATTAAATAAGATAGAAAAAATTGATAGATACCTTGATTTCTTCAAAGATGATATTGAATGTTGGCAAGAATTATGTCGAAGTGGTGTATTGAATTCAATGAAGAAAATTGATAGATATCTTAAATATATAAAGAATGATAGACAATGTTGGAGAAATTTAATTTATAGTAATGTAATAAACTCTATTGATTACATTGATAAATATCTTAAATATTTTAAAAATGATAGTTTATGTTGGATGGATTTATGTAAAAAAGGAGTAATAGATTCAATAGAGAAAATTGATAAATACTTTAAATATATAAAAGATGATAATTCATGTTGGGAAGATTTATGTAGGAATGGAGTAATAAATTCAATAAGTTTAATTGATAAATACCTTAAATATATAAAAGATAATGGATGGTGTTGGAGATATTTATGTGAAAACGGAACATTAAATTCAATAGAGAAAATTGATAGATATCTTGAATATATAAATAAATTTGATGGATGGAGACATCTTTGTGAAAGTAGAGTATTAAATTCAATAGAGATGGTTGATAGATATTTTGAATACTTTAAAGGTAATATTTATTGTTGGAAATGTTTATGTAGGGATGGTGTAATAACCTCTATTGAAGATATAGGTAAATATATACAATATTTTAAAGATGATATTGAATGTTGGAAGTATTCATATGTAAATATGAAGGGATTAAAATAATTATTCAATTATTATTTTAAAATTTCTATTTAGAAATTTTTTAATTTATATATAATTTAAAAAGTATGCCTTTTAAAATAATGGAAAATAAAAAAGCTTTTGAGAGTATTCTTAATTTTGTAAGTGCTTTATATGACACTTTTGGAAATAAATATAAAAAAAATAAAGAGAAATGCGATCCAATGATTTTATATTATTCTTTTATTCATAAAGATGAGGTTAAAAATAGTAATAAAACAAGAGATGATATAATTTTAGGTTTTAAAGAATTTTGTAGTAAATATAAAACCTATATTATTGAGAATAGATTAGAAGATATTCCTATTAAAACTTCTATAAAATATAATAGAAATATCTATATAGATATTCAAAGATATGTGAAAGTTTGTGAAAAATCTATAAAAGATACTATTAGAAACCATCTTCTAAAAATATCTAATATAATATTAGATGATGATGCTTTCACAGATGAATTTTCATCGATTAAAAGTGGAATAAATACTAAAACAAATGAAGGAAACTTTTTAGGTGGAATGTTAGATATGTTAAAAGAAAAAATGGATGAAAATGGTATAAAACAAGGAGATGATCCAATGTCAGTTATATCACAGATGTTAAAACCTGAAATATTAGGAGATTTAGTAAATAATATTGCTCAATCCGTTAATAATAAAGATATTGATTTAGGAAAAATGGGAGATTTAATGAAAGATATTACAGGTGGTATGGATATTCAAGGAATGATGAGTAATATGAATTTAAATGAAATAACAAATGGAATTACACCTCAATCAAAAGACAAATCTCTTTTAGAATTTTTAGAGAATGATATTGAAATTATCGCAGATGAATGTGATTTTAAAACATATAAAATGTGTCAAGAGAATAATGAAAATCTTAAAGAATTTTTAGGTTCGTTGAATGATCTATATTTTGAAAGATGGAATAAAACTTCAATTGGTAATATAGCAAGATGCGCTGTATCGGGACCCGATGAATACAAACAAAAATGTCTTTCACTATTAAATTTATATAAGGAATGGTTAATGGAATAAAAATTGAAAATATTTTTCATAAAATATTTATTTTAGAAATATTTCTTTTAAGAAATAATATGAACATTGTTCCTTATAAAAATATCTATTGTGAATTGTGTGATAATAAAATTATTGCCTCTAAAAAATGTAATATGAGATTTTGTCAAAGACATAAAAATATTGTGAAAGCGTTTACCAAATTTAAAGAAGGTGATATCTCTGAAAAAGAATTAAATGTAATTATTGAGAAACAAAAGAATTTATATAAAAGAAAACAACGTTCAAGACATAATGTTGAACGAAGAAGATATGCTCATTTATAAAAATTTCTAAAGAAATTTTTATTTTCTAAAGAAATTTTTATTTTCTAAAGAAATTTTTATTTTCTATATTTTATTTTCTATATTTTATTTTCAATTAAAAAATCTCTAAAGATTTTTTAATATTTTAAAAGATAAATAAAATAAACTTATAAAATATATTATATTCAATATAAATAAAATACTAAATACTGAATAAACATTAAATATTGAAAAAATTAAAGAACAAAATAAAATAATTAAAAATTTTATAAAATTATTATTATAAAATTTTTTAATATCGATCATAATTTTATAAATTTTTTTTATAAAATATATTTTTCATTTTTATAAAAAAATCTATAAAAGAAATTTATAAAATAAAATTTATATAAATTTTTAATTTATAAATTTTATTTTATTTAAGTAATGTCAACCCAATCATTAAAGTCAGCAAACCAAGTTAGAGTAAATGTAGCAACTGCTACAGATGGTATTGCTTTCACTAGATTAAATGGTTTACAAGTAAATGAACATTCTTTATGTGGTGCTGGTTGGACTACAACTCAACATGATGTATATTTCCGTCCCGTAAACAACAACACCTTAAAAGCCGCTACACCTGAATGTGGAAATCTAAATATTCAAAACGCTGGTAGAAGAATTGAGGTTGAAAATATGGAGAGACCTTATGTTCCCGTATGTGCTCCAGGATTCAGAGGTGGCGGTGATACTTTAGGTAAAGGCAGAGACCAAATGCCTATCGGTATTTACTCAAATGGTGATTCAAGAGGTGCTTTTGTAAAATTAAACACTAACAGAAACGCTGGTTTCTCATGCCCTACTGAATGCTGTGGTAGAGATTCAACAGCACCTTTCCCTAACAGACGTCTAACTCAAGATGCTTCACACAGAGTATACAGAGGTTAAATATTTTATAAATGGAATTTTAAAATATTCTTTAGAATATTTTAAATTTTAAAATTTCTTTTTGAGAAATTTTAAAATTGATTTTTAAATTGATAAATATTCGTATAATTATATTTTATATAATGTATTCTATTACAATAGATAATACCGAATATAATATTCATTATTTTCATTTAAATCCTTTATTTAAATGGGATTATGTAGTTCAATTTCCAGAGAAGAAATGGAGTTGGGATGAATTCCATTTATATCCATTCTTCAAATGGAAATATGTATTACATTTTCCTGATAAGGAATGGTATTGGATAGATTTTCATAATATGGAATGGTTTAAATGGGAATATGTAGTTCAATTTCCAGATAAGAATTGGAAATGGAACAAATTTCATAAAATGAAATGCTTCAAATGGAAATATGTTGAACAATTTCCCGATAAGGATTGGGATTGGAGTTTGTTTCATATAATGGAATGGTTTAAATGGGAATATGTATTACAATTTCCCGATAAGAATTGGAATTGGGAATATTTTCATATTATGGAATGGTTTAAATGGGAATATGTAGTTCAATTTCCAGATAAGAATTGGAGTTGGTATTGCTTTGAAGATTGTGCGTTTTTCAATTGGGAATATGTATTACAATTTCCAAATAAAGATTGGAATTGGAATAGGTTTCATATAATGGAATGGTTCAATTGGGAACATTTTTATTATATGTTTAAAAATAATAAAATAAATAAAAAAGACATATTATTAAAAATTTATTGTATAAACAATAATCCGCCAATAATTATTTTGAATATAATACATATGTTATGTAATGATAAAATCAAAGAAGAGATGATATATTCTTATATCAATAACAATATAAATATAAATTATGAATATTATGTAAATGTTTATTAAAAATTTCTTTAGAAATTTTTATTTCAAAAATTTTTTTTAAGAAAATATTTTTATAAAAATATTCTTTTAAGAAAAATATTCTTTAGAAATTTTTATAAAATTTTTCTTAAAAGAAAAATTTTATAAAATATAATTAATATTTAAAACAAGTGAATAATCATTTACATGGAGTTTTTCACAAGAGAGACGTCTCACATTAAATCCTTGTTCATTTCTCTCTTGGAAAGTTAACTCTCCAAGTGTTTTATTGTTTTCCAATAATAGAAAATGATTATCAAATTCATATTCACTATAACCCTGAGGATATTTAATAATAGTTCCATTAACCTCACCTGTGTATATATAAATCTTATTACCTTTCTTATAAGCAATTTTTGATACAAACTTTGCTTCTTTATCATAGTAATTATGATATTCTCTTTTACTCACAAATTCTTTTAATGAATTGATCTGTTTTCCATCAACAACAAAATACATATCTTCAATACAAAAATCATCTGTTAAAAGTTTATTCGCTTGACGTATTTTATCAATCAAAATTACATTATGATCATTATTTTCATTATCAACAAATTCAATATCAACAAAATTCACATTACCTTTACCAAAATAATCATTAAAAATATCTCTTTTATTTTTATTTGTAGAGCACAATGTAAACATTCTCAAAATTTTAAAATGATAATATTTATTATTTTAAAAATTCAATTTTATTTGAAAGGTATCTTTAATAAAAACGGAAAATTTAAAATAATAAATATTATTTTTTATAAAGATTATAAATGAATATGGTATATACTATTGCTACAGGTAATCATAACAAGAGAACTCAATTTATGAAATATTTGGAAAATAGAGTTATTTTTGAGAAATTTGATTTTGATGAACCTGATTCTAATAATCATTCGTTGATTGTAGCATATAAAGCGACACAAATTTATAACAGATATAGGAAAACTATTGAGAGGTTTAATAGAAAGGTATGTGTTGAAGATTCTATATTGATTGTTAATGGTATTCCTATTACCAAAATCAAAGATTACATTATTGAAAATAGAATGAATGAATTAGTAAATTCAGAAGCATCATTTGTTGTTAAAATCGGTTATTATTATTCAGGTTGTATATATATTTTTACCGGTGAGATTAAAGGAACATTGATCGATACTCCTAGAGGAAATAGTAATTTCGGTTTTGATAATTGGTTTTTAGTCGATGGAACTGATAAAACTCTTGGAGAGATGTATGCAAATGAAAAAGATGAATATAATCCGCGTAGAATCGCTTGTGATAATCTATTGAAAGGAGAATGGAGTGAAGTTCATAAACCTATATTTGAATGGAAAGGTGAATTTCAAAAATATTAAAAAATGAATTATATTTTATAAAATAAAAAACTTTTAAGATTTTTATTTATGAATTTTGAGAATAATATTTTATTTTTACAAAAAATTTGTAGGGGTTATTTACAAAGAAATAATACTAATAATATTTTTAAATTGATAAAATTTAATATATTAAAAAATAACAATAAACATAATAATTTATTTATAAAATGTAAAAAAATATCTAAAAAATATAATCCAGCAAAAAATGAATATAAATTTATATATGGAGGTTTAATTCAAAAATCGCTTATAGATTTTTTTAATGAAATATTTTATAAATGTGTTGATTTAGATGAATTAACTAATATAGGTGCTGAATATAAATTTGATTGTAAACTTAAAATAACAAAATTTATAAATATTAATTTGGGTATTAAAGCAAAACTCAGAAAAAAAGGTAATATAATTATGATAAATAAACAAAATACTGATAGGGAATATAATTTAGAAGATTTGATAAGTATTATAATTATTATTGAATTAAATGATATAATTATAATACCTCATAAATATATAGATAATAAATATATTATAAATGGAAATGCAAATATTTCATATAAATCTTCATTAATTACAAAATTATATAATGAAAAATCTAAATATATAATACATTTAAAAGAAAATGAAAAATATAATGAATTTATGAAAAATGAATATCCATATATTCAAAATCATAATATATATCAAGAATTATATAAAAATTTATAAAAATTCTTTTAAGAATTTTTATTTATAAAAATTTATAATGTTTTAAAGTTGATTGAATTACTATTTCGACATTATAAACATTTACAGAATTTCCTAATTGTTTATATGAAACTTTATCATTTTCATCAAATATATATTCTTCTGGGAAACTTTGTAAACGAGCACATTGTCTTGGTGTAATATAAGATTTAGTTTTTCCATATATAGGAATTTGACTTATTGCAACCAATGTTGGAAAATATTCTGTTCTTTTAACTCTTATACCTGATTGACGTATCTGTATAAAATAATTATATATACTATCATTTTCTTTAATTTTTCCTGCTTGCCATTCTAATTTTCCATAAATTTCTCTTTTTGTTAATATATCTTTATATTTATTATACCATTCATCAAATATATTTTTATATTTATTAATCAATCTTTTATTTTTATTCATATAATCTTTTCTCCAATTTTTTAAATTATTAAATTCTTCATTTGTATAGTTTCTATAATAATCATTGATTAAAATAGTAGGTGAAATTGTTTCATCTATATCAAAACATTTAATTAATTCATCCCAAGCATCTAATACTTTTAAAATATTATCATTTACTATATATTTATTATCATCTACATATTCTCCAATTATATTATCAATACTTATATTTATTTTATTATCTAATAAAACAATATCTTTATTATTATATATATCGTTTCTTATACAAACAAAAAATACTCTTTCTCTTTGTTGAGGAATACCATATTTATGAGGTGATAATTGAAACATTTGTAATTTATATCCTATTTCATATATTTCTTTTTTAATATATTCTAATACCTCTCCATTTGAGACTTTTAGAATATGTTTTACATTTTCTAAAAACATAAATTTAGGTTGTTTATATTTAGCAATTCTTATTATTTCATCGAATAATAATCCTCTTTTATCATTAAAAGTTTTCTTTTTACCACCATTACTAAATGGTTGACAAGGAAAACCTGCACATAATATATCAAAATCAACCATATCTTTTTCATCTATATCTTTAATATTTTTAACAGGTTCTATATTAAAATTATTTTTATATACTTCTCTGCATTTTTTATCGATATCACATGCTAAAACACATTTACAACCTAATTTATTTAATGCAATATGAAAACCACCGATTCCACAAAATAAATCTATAAATGTTAAAGGTTTATTCTTTTTAAGAATAATTTTTTTACTCATATTATTTATCATTTTTAAATATTTAAAAATGATAAATATTTAAAAATGATAAATCAAAAGTTATATATTTTGTATTTTAAGCAAAAAGTTATTTTCATATTTTTATAAAAAATTATTTTAAAGAATTTTCTTTTCTTTAAAAATTATTTTAAAGAATTTTTCTTTTCTTTAAAAATTATTTTAAAGAATTTTTCTTTTCTTTAAAAAATATTTTAAAGAAAAGAAAATAATAAGTGCTGGGTTAGCTCAGTTGGCAGAGCGGTTGACTGTTAATCAATAGGTCAGAGGTTCGATCCCTCTACTCAGCGTAAATGGTATATTTGATTAATCAAATATACCTACGTGCTTTTATTATAAAAGATACGTTAGGTAATTTAATTAGGCAGGGTTCCCGAGCGGTCAAAGGGGGAAGACTCAAGATCTTCTGCGTTATGCTTCGTGGGTTCGAATCCCACCTCTGTCATTCTTTTATAAAAATTATAAATTTTTAAAGTTCCGGTAGCTCAGTTGGAAGAGCGACTGCCTTCTAAGCAGTAGGTCGCGGGTTCGAGCCCCGTCCGGAATGTTTTCTTTTTAAATTTTCATAAATGAAAATTTAATAAAATTTTAATTTATTAATTTTCTCAAAAAATTTAAAAATGAAAATATCTTTTTACTAAAAGTATAAATAAAAAATTTTAAAATATAATGGATGCTATAATTGACTATTTCATACCTACTTATTTGAATAATGAAGATTTATATGCATTAATCGATTTTATCAAAACAGAGAATTTAAGTAAAGATGATTTTAAGATACAAGTTAAATCTAATACATTTATAATTTTTTATAATGATAAAAAATATTCCATAATGAATGGTGTTATTAATCTTTTAATATAAAATTTTCTTTTATGAAAATTTTCTTTTAAGAAAATTTAAAAATGAAATATTTTAAATATTTATAATATCGATAGGTTGAATATAATCAATAGATATTCCTCTATCTTTTAATTCTTTTACTACATAATTCATTTTATTTTCATTTTTAGAAATATTATTATTCTCTATTTGAACTATTTTATATTCTCTAGTTCCAGAAATTAAAATAAGATATAACATCAACTTTTTAAAATTTATATATATAAATTTTATTTTTCATTTTTAAAAATTTTATAAAAACTTTTAAGTTTTTATAATAAAAATATTTTTATTCCTTCAAAACATTAATAATATTTTGAATATACACAAAACATTGATGTAAAAATGTGGGTGTATCTATATCACAAGAAGGAAGGAAATAAACCTCTTTCATATATGTCTCAAATTTATCTAATGAATAATAAAACATAAGTTTTTGACTTCCATCATTAAAAATGTTATGAACAATAGAAAAACTAATGTCTGTTCCTTTAATGATATTCACTAATTTTTCCATATATTCACTATCAACAAAATTAGTCATATTTCTTTAACACAATATTCTTTTTATCTATATTTTTTAAAACCAATAATTCCATTTTATAAAATAAAATTTTATAAAAATTTTTCTTAAAAAAATTACCACATATGGTTTGTAGGTAGAGGTTTTCTTTGTAGAGGTTTTACAATATTTCTATTATTCGTTGTAGTGGTTGTTTGTTCTTGAATATCTCCTTTTAGAGAACTATCATTCATATCTCTAACTTTTGTTAAAGTGAAATTTTGATGTTTATGTGGTATTACTCTTAAAACATCCATAGGTAATTCTAAATCAGGAGTTTCCATAAATTTAATTAAAGGAATTACTATTTCATTATGATCTAAAGGTTGTATAATTAAACTACCTCCTGGAATATAATATCCTAAACGATATAATTCGTCTTCGCCTCTAACTTCTAAATAATAATTGGGAGGTGCTTGTAAAATTAATTTTGTATCAAACATACTTATTTCTCCAAAAGCATCATCTAATCTACCATCTGTTCTTTCATTTAATTGTATTTTCCAACCAACCTCTGTAGGATATTCTTTATAGGGAGCTTTCACATGTGGAGAAAGAGTTTGAAATCTAATAGGTAATTCATCTGTTTTAATATTGTTATAATCTCTTGTTTTATGTTCAAAATTACCTAATTGAGCATGTGAAAAAATTCTACCCGCCATTATTCTAAAAAATTCATATATTAAAATATCTTTATAATAATTTTCTTAAAAGAAAATTTTTTATAAAAAATTATTCTAATAATTTTTTAATATACATTTAATAAATAACTATTATAACTATAATTTATTCTTTTAATATTTTTAAATATATATAATAAACAATCATTATTGTTTTTAAAGAAATGAATGTATCTATCAATTTTTTCTTTTGAATTTATTACTCCACTTCTACATAATTTATACCAACATAAATTATCATTTTTTATATATTCAAGATATTTATCAATTTTTTCTATTGAATTTATTCCTTTATTTAAACATAAATTTCTCCAACATTGAATATTATTCTCGAACAAATGAAGATATTTATCAATTATTTCTATTGAATTTAGTAATTTACTTTCACATAAATAATACCAACACCATTCATCATTTTCAAAATATTGAATATATCTATCAATACCTTCGGTTGAATTTATTCCTTTAATATTTTCACATAAATTTCTCCAACATTCCTTATCATTCTTTATATATTCAAGGTATTTATCAATCAATTCTGTAGAGTTTATTACATTATTTTTGCATAAATATCTCCAACATATAATATTATTCTCGAAGAAATGAAGGTATCTATCAATATCTTCGGTTGATTTTAATGATCCGCTATAACATAAATATCTCCAACATTTCTCATCATTCTTAAAATATTCAAGGTATCTATCAATACCTTCAGTGAAATTTATTCCTTTAGTATTTTTACATAAATATTTCCAACAATCCTCATCATTTTTAAAATATTCTATATATTTATCAATACCTTCAGTAAATTTTAAAGAATTATAATAACATAAATATCTCCAACATATAATATCGTTCTTAAAGAAATGAAGGTATCTATCAATATCTTCGGTTGATTTTAATATCCCATTTTTACATAAATATACCCAGCATTCTTCATTATTCTTGATTAAATGAAGGTATGTATCAATATCTTCTGTAGATTCTAAATAATTGTTTTCACATAATCTTCTACAAAATTTACTATTATTATTATTTAAATACTTAGATATAAATTCAGATTTAAAATTATTAAGAACAATTTCCATTCTTATTTTAAAATTATTTTATAATTTAAAAATCAATTTTATTTATTTTATTAAAAATTATTCTAATAATTTTTTTAATATACATTTAATAAATAACTATTATAACTATAATTTATTCTTTTATTATTTGTATATATATATAATAAACAATCATCATCTTCTTTAAAATATATTGAATATTTAATAATTTTCTCTATTGAATTTAGCGATCCATTTTTACATAAATATCTCCAACACCAAATATCATCTTTTATATAATCAAGATATTTATCTATTTTTTCTATAGAATTTAACGAACTGCTTTCACATAATGCTCTCCAACATTGTTTATTATTTTTTATAAATTGAAGATAAATATCTATTTTTTCTATTGAATTTAATGAACCATTCCTACATAAATATCTCCAACATATATTATCATTCTCGAAGAAATGAAGGTATCTATCAATTTTTTCTATTGAATTTAGTGAACCACTTTTACATAAATTATCCCAACATTGTTTATCATATTGAATATATTCAAGATATTTATCAATTATTTCTATTGAATTTAACGAACCATTTCCACATAAATATCTCCAACACCATTCATCATTCTTTATAAACCGAAGATATTTATCTATTTTTTCTATAGAATTTAAAGTTCCACTATAACATAAATTTCTCCAACATTCTCTATCATTCTTTATATATTCAAGATATTTATCAATTTTTTCTATTGTATTTATTTCTCCATTTTTACATAATGTTCTCCAAAATATAATAATATCTTTTATATAATCAATATATTTATCAATTCTTTCTATTGAATCTAGTATTCCACTTTTACATAAATAACTCCAACATTCCTTATCATTCTTTATAAACCGAAGGCATTTATCAATTTTTTCGATAGAATTAAAAAAACCATTTTTACATAACCATCTCCAACTTTCAATATCATCTTTTATAAAATGAAGATATTTATCAATATCTTTGGTAAATTTTAAATAATCATTTTTATATAACCTTATCATTAACCTAAAATTATTATTATTATTTATAAAACCATTAAATACTAATTCAGATCTAAAATTACTGATAATAGTCTCCATTTTATTTTTAAAATAATTTTAAAAATAAAAAATCAATTTTATAAAATTCTCTTAAAAGAAAATTTTTTCTTAAGAAAAAATTTTTATTTATTTTTATTATATTTATCAACAATTTTAATAATTAGAATAAAATAATCCCAAATAGGTTCTAAATCTTCTTGATCCAAAGAATAGATCTTATTTGTATAATGACTTACTCTATTTGTATCTAAACCTTTGAATAATACATCATTTTCTTTAAAAAAGTCTAAATTTTTAGAAAGTATATATTCTTTATGTGGGTAAATATGTTGGATAGCATGTTGCATAACCTGTTCTGCAGAGATATTTCCGTAAAAGATTTTAATAAGATTCAATTCATATTGTTCTTGTTGATCTAAAAAAACATTATCTTTTAAATCATTGATCAAATCAAGTATATTTCTATGTAAAGTTTGTTCCATTATTTAAAATTTTATATTTTTTAAATATTCATAAATATTTCTTAATTTTTATATATTCTTAAAAGAATATATTCTTTTTAAAGAAGTTGAATGAATAAAATAATGTGGTGTGTAGGTTGTGAAAATAATTTTGATCCTTTAAGGTATTCTAAAAATATAGGAATTACATGTTCTTGTGGTTCGGGTCATTTTGTATGTTTTGAATGTTATAAAAAATATAATAATATCAAATATTGGAGAGATAAATTTGGTTTAGAATGTAATATATCTTTATCTGACAAAAGTCATGAACATAATCTCTCTTTGAAAAATGTTATAACTAATATATCACCAAATAATGCAGGAAATAATGGAATGAGATATAGACAACCTGCTATTCAACCGGCATTTAAACCTAAGATTTTGAGATAAAAAAAATCTAAAGAAAAATTTCTTTAGAATTTTTTTATTTTCGAAAAAGTTTTTTATAAAAAATTTCTAAAGAAATTTTTATATTTTCGAAAAAGTTTTATATTTATAAAATCTTAAGATTATTTTTTATAAAATAAAAATAATGACAAGTAATTTCCAAATTTCAAAGAATTTCAATAATATAATTTTTCAAAATTCACCTGCAAAATTAGGAGAATTATGTGTTATAGATTATAATTTTATAAATGTTAGAATGTATATGGTTATAACAAATAGATTAGGGAGTGGTATAGATTTTACCGCTGTTCCACCAGTAAATGCAGCAGATTTATGGATCGAGTTTTATGATATTAATGGTAAAAGAATTGATCCTGTTGCAGGCGGTTTTAAATATGTTCCTGAAAATTATGTTGTTTCAACAGCACCTTCATCGACAGTCGCAAATGATGCTGATATGATATTTGATATAACTTTGGGTAATATGTTTTTTTATAAACCTGTAGGTGCTGTATATTATAAACTCAATTTTTCATTTAGTTCTGTCGCTGTTGATTCAGAACCGAATGCATCATTCCCTATTAAATATTTATACTTCACTCAATATTGAATTATCAATATTTTATTTTATAAATCAACATTGATAGATCTTTTATGGGTTAATATTTTCCAATTCCATTCTATATCTTTTTCAAAATGTTTTATAATATAAAATGTTATGTATTTATTATTTGATAATACATTTCCAAGAATATGTTTATATTTTCTATTCATTTTATTAAATATAAGTTTTTCAATATTCAAAATATTTTCGATATTTTTATATAATTCTTCAGAATTATCACATTTTATCAGTTTTGTAAATAAAACTTGTAAATCACAAACATCTAAAAAATATGATAGAATAATATCAATATCAAATATTTTAGTATTTAATCTCCAATCATTATAAAATATTTTTTTATTTTTATAAAATATTTTATAATTTTGAAAATCGTGAGTAAAAAATTTTCCTGTTTGTCTCATAATTTCATAACAATATTCATTTAAATAATTTTTTGTCAACTCTTTTTTATATTTTTCAAATATATTTATATGTTCATATGGAACAATACCTCGTTTTAATAATATTTTCTTATTCATTTTCCAATCTTTATAATCTTTTGTAATATTTTTTTTATAAGATATCAAATACCATTCTTTTTTAGTCAAAGATTTTTTATATTTATTTATATATATTTCATCAAATATTTTTCTTTGAACAATATTTTCTCTTTCTCTAATAGATAATTCTAAAAAATTTTCATTCATTATTTATTTTAAATTCTCTTTTAAAAATAATAAAATTGAATTTTAATTTTGAAAAAATTAAAAAGAATAAATGGGAGATATAAACAATATAGAATTTTTTAAAATTGTTAATAGAAAACATATAAAATATTTAAATGATTCTGAAAATTATATTGAAAATATATTAAAAAATATAGATGATTGTAGAAGATTTTTCTTTTTTTATAAACAAATTTCAAGAATTAGCAATGATATTCTTTTAAAGAGAATATTCTATAAATATCCTAATGAAAGTTATAATTTGAATAGATTGGTTGATAAAGAATGGTTCAATAAAGAAGAACATTATGAATTATTTTCTATACAATTTTATAATATTTATAAAAAGATTGATTTTGAATATTTTAAAAGAGACTATATATTGAATTTCAATCTGTCATTATCTTCTAAAGAATTAAGACATTTTTATAGTTTTTTAATTAGAAATAAAACATATTTTTGGTTGTTAACCAATATTCCTCTTTATGAAGATAAGAAAGATATATTGATTAACATAACTAAAGAGATATTAAATAAATTTGAAGATAATATATTTATTAAAAATACAAATCTTATAAAAAATATCAAAGAGATAGAAAATAAAATTATTACAGATAGTAAAAATTTAACAAAAAAAGAAAGATATATAAAAAATATGAAACAAAGAAATAAAAAGAAAATTAAGAAACTTAAAAAGAAAATGATTATAATAGATAATATAACTGAGAAATTTTTATTAGAAAAAGAGATATATCTATTGAAATCACAATATATTAATGAATATGGTAAATATTTAATTGAAAAAGAAGAAAATGTAAATGATTACTTATATTTAGATAGATTACGTTCATCAAAATATAAAAATTTAGATATATTACGTTCATCAAAATATAAAACATCTAAACGATTTAGGAAAATGCAAAAAGTTTTTAATAAATTTATAAATTAAAATTTTTTTCTAAAAATATAAAAATGATAAAATATTTATAAAATAAAATTATTATAATAATTTTATTAAAGTATATTCTTAATAGAATAATATGAAAATAATTCTTAAAAATTTTAGATGTTATACCTCTAAAACATTTAATTTTCCAGACTATGGAATAACCTTATTTAGCGGTGAAAGTGGTAAAGGTAAGAGCACTATATTCAATGCTATACAATATTGTTTATATAATTCTATTAAAAAACCTTGTTCTTACAATAAAAATTCTTGTAGTGTTATTCTATATTTTAAGAATATTACTATTACTCGTTCAACAAGACCAAATACAATAAAAGTTATTTATAATGATATAGAATATATAGATCAAGAGGCACAATCTGTTATAAATTCTTATTTTGGAGATTCAACATCTTTTATGATTTGTGATTATATTTCCCAAAATAATAATTCTTCTATTTTATATTTATCTCCTACAGAACAAAAAAGAGTTATAGAGAGTATCGCTTTTACAGAGACAGATAATTATTCATTGATTAATAATAAAATAAAAGAAAGATTACAAGAGGTAGATAATTTATTATTTCAAAAAAGAACAGAGATAAATACTTTAGAAACTTTTATTTTAACAGATATTCCAGAAAAACCTATTGAAAGTATAAAGAAAAAATCTAGTGAAATATTTTCAGAAATTAAAAAATATAAAGAGGAATACGATAAACTTGTAAATGAATTGAATAGATTGAATGAATTGATAAATAATATTGACGAAGATATTCCAACAAAAATAAAAATTTTAAATGAAGAATTGAATAGATTAACATATAAGGATCTATCTTTTATTAAAAATAAAATAAAAGATGTTCAAAATCATAAAGTTAAAAGAGAAAAATATTTATCATATCTTTTAAAAATAAAAGAATATAAAACCTCTTTAAAAAAATTAAAAGAAGAATATATTGAAGAGAGAGATATTCCTTTTGATCTATCAAAACTCAAAAAAGATTATATAGATTCACAAAGATTTTTAGAATTAAAAGATATAAATTATAAGGATATTATCTCTTCAAGAGGACATAAAGTTAAATGTTGGAAATGTAAAGAGATGAATAATATATATAAAGATAATTCTTATAAACCTACTGAAAATAAATATTCAGATCAAGATTTTGAAAATGCATTATTTGTTAACGATTTTATAAAAAACAAAAGAGATATAATTTCAAATAAAGAATACAATAAATTGATAGATGAATATAATGAAATTGTTGAAAATAATAAAAAAAGTGTATTGATTAAATCACAGATTAAAAATTTGAAAAAACCTGAAGAGATTGAATTTATTGAAGAGTGTAATGAAGATTTAGATAGATTAAATAAAGAATTGAATGAAAATGAATATGAAAATAATAAGGTAATATCTCTTAAAAAAGAATTGGAAAAATTAAATAAGAAAAATGTTGAAAATAATATTACCTCTATTAAAAATAAAATAAAAGAGAAAAATATTAAAAAAGATGAATTGAACGAAAAAATAAATACATTAAAAGATGAATATTATTCTCGTAAAAAATATGAGAGCGATTTAGAAATTTATAATAAATATTCTATAAAACTTGAAAAATTAGAAGAATCTAAAAAAGAATTTCAAAACCTAACAAAGAGAAATAATAATTTACAAAGAATATATGAGATTTCTAAATCAGCACATTTAATATCTATTGAAGAGACAATCAATACAATAAATATGTATTGTATGAAATATCTTTCAAAATTATTTGAAGAAGGAGAGATGATTGTTAAATTAAAAACTATTAAAAATATTAAATCGACTAAATCAACTAAATTTCAAATAAATATAAGTATAATATATAAAGGTGATGAGTGTTCTTTAGAAGATTTAAGTGGTGGAGAGAGACAGCGTGTAAATTTAGCGTTCACACTTGGAATGAATGAAATGATGGATAAGAAAATTTTATTTTTAGATGAATGTTTGAACAATTTAGATTTAGGAAATAATAATAACTCTTTGAATGTTATAAAAGATTTTTCAAAAAATAAAGGAGTTTATATAATTTCCCATGAAGCGGTTGCAGGATTTTTTGATCATACTATAAACTTTTAAAAATTTCTTTTAAGAATTTTTTCTTTTAGAAAAAATTATAAAAATATTAAAAGATTTTTCTTTTATAAATTTTCTTTAGAAAATTTATAAAATAATGAACAATAAAATTTATAAAGAATTGATGAATTTAGCAAAATATCAAACTTCGTTTAGAAAAACTGCATTAATAAACGCTGCTAAAAATATTAAAGATTACCCTATCGAGATAAAATCAGGTAAAGATGCTTTAAAAATTAAAGGAGTTGGTAAAGGTATTGCTAAAAAAATAGATATTATTCTTAAAGATATTCCTTTTGAAATAGAAGATAAAAGAAAGATAATCGCTTCTTTTAAAGATATATGGGGAGTTGGAGAAGTTAAAGCAAATGAATTGTATAATAAAGGATATATCTCTATTAAAGATATACCTATTTCAGAATTAAATTCACAACAACGTATAGGTTTGAAATATTATCACTCATTTCAAGAACCGATATATTATAAAGATGTTAAAAAATTAGATCAAAAACTTAAAAAAGTTTTAAAAGGGAAAAAGTATATTATTGCAGGTTCTTATAGAAGAAAAAAAGAATATTCAGGTGATATAGATATTTTAACAACTTTAGATATAGATATAATATATGAAATTCTTCTTAAAAATGGAATAATAACTAATGAAATTCTGAGTAAAGGAAAAGTTGTAATGATGGGCGTTATATTAATAAATAATAAAGGTAAAAGAATAGATATACATTCTGTTCCTAAAAAAGAATGGGCAAGTGCTCTACTATATTTTACAGGTAGTGCAAAATTAAATGTAGATATGAGAAACATCGCTAAATCAAAAGGTTTAAAATTAAATGAAAAAGGTTTAATGAAAAAAGATGGAACATATTTATATACACCCACTGAAAAATCCATCTTTGAACAACTTGGAATGAAATATTTACCCCCTTCTAAAAGATAATTCATTATAAAAATTTTATAAAATTTATATATTTTTTATTTGAAGTTATATTTTTTATTATTTATTTTTATATATAAAGGAGTTATTACATTTTCTTCTTCTAATAATGTAATTGTTCCAAATATATTTTTATTTTTTATTTTAGGTTTTATTCTATCAAATGTAATAACATATGAATGATTTTTATAATAATATATAACATATTCATTTGAATAACACACTTTGCATAACACTCTGATTTTATTTGGAGATGGATATCTTATATCATTAACTCCCTCACTTATTCTATCTAATAAACGCTTCATTGTTTTATTATTTATATAAATAATAAAAGAAATATCTTTATAAAAAAAATTGATTTTGTATTTTAAAAAATATAGAGAATTGACTCAATGTCTTAGATCGTTTTTATATTTATATGTTAATGATTGTAAAATATTATACATTATCATATGAAATAAAAAACGCTGATAGCAATATATTTTAGAAGAAACCTTAAATTATAAGGTTAAGTCTCAGAAAAAAGGAGTGAATAGAGACTTTTGAAACATATAAGATTTCAGGTATAATTGTATAATTATAAAAATCATTCATATAATATGAAAATGATTTCAGTATTTTTTAGAATATTTATATAAATATTTTAAAAATTATTGAGAGACTATTATATTATTTCCGCGGATAATATAGTATCTTTACTTATTTTGTTTTTGGTATTTTATTAAATATTAGAAATAAAATAAGTAAAGTGTTGAGTTCTTTTTCTTTTTTTTCTTAAAAGAAAAAAATAAAATATTTATATAAAAATATTAAGAGAAGGATATCTCTCAAGAGAAGGATATCTCTCTTAAGAGAAGGATATCTCTCAAGAGAGATATCTATCAATAAAGAAAAATAGAATAAAGAAAATTATAGTTTTAGCAATAGTTTTATAAGTTGAATTATCTCTACATATATTAAATTTATTTAATAGAGAATCAAAATATTCATTTGAGATTAATATATATAATAGAGTTGTATAACCTATAAATTTCCAATTTGTTGAAGATGTTGATTTTGCTGAAGGTGCAGGGAAATATTCATTCATAACTTCCATTTCATCAGGAGTATATTCTATATCCATCTCTTCTAAATTATTTAACTCATCAGACATTACTTAAAAAATATTTAAATGTTAAAATAAAATTGAGTTTCAAAAATTTTTAATATAATTATTTAAAAAATAATGGATGAAATTATATATAAAAAATGTAAAGTTAAAGTTGAGATGTTTAGAGAATTAACTTTACAACAATTTCAAAAAATTATAAATCTACAAACATCAAAATTATTTATTAATATAACTTATTCAGAAGATGAAATTACATTAATCTATGAAACAACAGAAGGTGATAATGTTTTATATTCTTTGATTGATACAAATTCAGAGATGAATGAAGTCGGTTTTATCTATAAAATTATAAAAGATATAAAAGATTTAGATATACCTATATTATATATTACATCTTGTAATAATAATTATGTAATAATTCCTGATGTATATCAATCATTATTTGATGAAAAATTTTTGTAATTTCTTTTTAAAAAGAAATTTATATAAATATTTCTTTTAAAAAAGAAAATAATGCAATGTAAATGTTTAACAACAAGAGGTTATAGATGTAGATTGAATGCAGTTAAAGGTTATAATATGTGTACATTTCATTTAAATAGATTATGTCCTACAAAAATTTTAAATAAATGAAATATTTTTATAAAATATTTTATATAAAATATTTTTTTTATATTTTTTTTAATTAAAATATTAAAATATTTTTATATTTTTAATAGATAATGGCCCGCTGTGAATGTCTAACCAAAGAAGGCAAACGATGCAAAAGAGAGGCAAACGCCCCCTCACATTTCTGCAAACAACATAAAGGATGCTCATCTCAAGTAAGAAGAGTTATGCCTTCAGGACGTGTATCCAAAGTCCATGGTTCTCGTGTAGGTAGAGCATCTCCCTCAAGATTACCTGTAGAAAAACTACATGAATTACTAAGAAAGAGAGGTCTAAAAGTAGAAGGTGTACGCGCATTAGACGAACATACTCTACGTGTAGCAAGAAACCCTTCAGTTGCCTCAAGAAAAGGTCTTAAAGGAAGAGTATCTAGCAAAAAAACAGCAGTCAAAAAATCAGTAAGAAAATCAGTCAAAAAAGTAGGCAGACCCACAAAAAAAGTATCAATGAAAAAATCAGTAAGAAAATCCACAAAAAAAGTAGGCAGACCCTCCAAAAAAGTATCCAAAAAATAAATAATTAAAAATATTCATTAAAATATAAAATTTTATTTATATAAAATTTTATATAAATAAAATTTTATTTATAATAAATAAAAATATATTACACCATAGAAAATAAGTATTGAAGTTGTAATAATATTTTCTATTGATTCAATATTTTCTATTGATTCAATATTTTCTATTGATTCAATATTTTCTATTGATTCAATATTTTCTATTGATTCAATATTTTCTATAGAATCAGTAGAAAATGATGGATATTTTAATAATGTTTCATAATTTTCTAAAAATGTTTGAATAAATTCTGTTAAATAAATAGTATCATCTAATAGAAAATCTTTATAATAATATTTTTTATAATGTCTATCTGACAATTTAATAAATTTATCATTATTGAAAATATTATTATATACACTTTTAATAATATTTAATTTATGATCATTATCAAAATCATATTCCTCTAAATTATTTAATTTATATTCTAAAATTATTTTTCTAAATATTATTTTAGGTTCTATATATTTTTTAAGAATATTATTTAATTTATTATTTTTATAACAATTTAAAAAATCTTCAAAATCTTCAAAACAATATCTTAATTCTTTTTTAAGATACATATTAAAAAGATTTATTTCATTTTTATAAGAATAATTATATATAGTTTTTAATATAATTAATTCATTTGAATCATTATCTCTTATATCAATTTTTTCAATATTTTTATTTTTCACAGGATTTAAAAGTTGGTAAGACATTAATAAATTTGTTTTATTATTTAAATTTTATTTATATAAAATTTTATTTACACAAAATTTATAATTAAGAATTTTCAACAAAAGATATCAATTCTTGGTCTTTTGTTAAACCTTTCCATTTCCATAACTCATCTCCACTTTCAAATATAATCTCTTTATGTTTTACCAAAGGAATATCATCTGGTGATATATGAAATACAGGATTTGTATCTATACAAACAACTACCCAATCGTCATTTTCTTTTTTAACAAAAGCAACATTTCCACCTTTATTTATTAGATTTATACAATAACACATAACCATAACCAATCTTTCAGTATAAGCACAATTTAATTTTTCTTTGAATGTATCAAAAATATCTTGTTTTGTTTTATTTAGAGATGGATCATCTTTCCATTTAAAATAATTCTCATCTTTAGATTTAATCATATCAATAACAATCTTTTTAATAACTGGTATTTCATTTGTTGTTAATTTTGGTTCTATAATTACTTTCTTACCTTTTTTAACAATATAAAATTCACCTTCTTTATTTTTATATAATTTCATTATATTATATTTTTTTATTTTTAAATAAAAAAATATTCTAATGAATATTTTATTAAAAATATTCTAATGAATATTTTTTAATATAAACTTTCGCGTTTATCTGGATGTATTAAATATTTTATAATATCATCTCTTATATTATATTCCATATCCATAAAATATTTATAATTATTTGTATTATTATAAAAAGATTTTATATTATTTATAATTTCATTTAATTCATTACCAAATGGAAATTTTAATAAATATAAATAATATAGGCATATTCCTAATGCCCATATATCATTTTTAAAACCTATATAACTATAACTTTCATTATTATATTCAATATAATTAAATAATTCTGGAGAACAATAATCTGGAGTTCCTTTTGGAATACCATAACCATCCATATTTTTATGAGAATAACCAAAATCTATAATATATATTTCATCTTTTATTTCATTATAAATAAAATTACTCAATTTTATATCTCCATGAACAATTCCTAACAAATGTAATTTTTTTATATTATCTTTCATTTTATCAAATATATTTTTAATATATTCTTTTGATAATGGATATCTTTTATTATCTATCCATTCTCTTAAATTAATACCATCAAATTTTTTATATAATATAACTTTATTATCTATAGAATAAGAGATAAAATTATTAGGATATATCTCTTTGAATATATTAACTTCATTTTCTTTAACATTTTCTTTTCTGATTATATTATTTTCTAATAAATAAACATTCTTTTTTATATACTTCATATTATTCTTTATAAAATATTTTATAAAATATTTTCATTTTTTATATATATTTCTTAAGATATTTAATAACATAATCATCAAGTTTTTCAAATTTACCTTTACCCAAATTGAAATAAAATAATAATGAATTAATATCACCATTTTCTTCGATACATTCCTTAAACATTTGATTGAAATGTCTTTCAAATGTCAACATTTCATAGAAATATATTTTTATAGATTTTTTATAAAAAATAATATTTATAAATTTTTATTTTTCCATTTTTATAAATTAGATATTTATAAAAATGATTTTTAAAATTAAAAATAATCTTAAAATAAGAATGGAAATTATCCTTAATAATTTTAAAACTGAACTTATATATAATTACATTTTAAATAATAATAATATTCAATTTTGGAGAAGATTATGTGAAAGTGAAGGAATAAATTCAATAGAATTAATTGATAAATACCGAAGGTATTTTAAGAATGATATTCAATGTTGGAGATTTTTATGTGAAAATGGAGTATTAAATTCAATAGAAAAAATTGATAAGTATATGGAATATATAAAGAAAGATATTTATTGTTGGAGATATTTATGTTTAAGCGGTTCTTTAAATTCAACCGAAGGTTTAATAATTAATGAATACAAAGAATATATAGAAAATGATATTCAATGTTGGAGAAATTTATGTTGTAGTGATTCGTTAAATTCAATAGAAGTAATTGATAAATATCTTGAATATATAAAAGATGATATTGTTTGTTGGGATTATTTATGTTTAAGCGGTTCTTTAAATTCAATTGAAATGATTGATAAATATCTTGAATATTTCAAAAACGATATTGATTGTTGGAAAGTATTATGTTGTAATGGGAAATTAAATTCAATAGAATTAATTGATAGATATATAAATTATTTCAAGAATAATAGAGATTGTTGGAGAAATTTATGTAAAAGTAATTCTTTAAATTCTACCGAAGGTATTGATAAATATCTTGAATATATAAAAAATGATGAGGTATGTTGGAAATATTTGTGTATAAGCGGATCGCTAAATTCAATAGAGAAAATTGATAGATACCTTCGGTTTATAGAGAATGATATTTATTGTTGGAGATATTTATGTTTGAGCGGTTCGTTAAATTCTATAGAAATTATTAATAAATACCTTCGATTTATAAATAATAATGAGGAATGTTGGAGATGTTTATGTGAAAGTGGTTCGTTAAATTCTATCGAAAGTATTGATAGATATCTTGAATATTTTAAAAATGATACAGAATGTTGGAGAAAATTATGTGAAAGTGGAGGAATAAATACAATAGAAATTATTAATAAATATCTTGAATATATAAAGAATAGTGAAATATGTTGGGTAAATTTATGTAAAAGTGGGGTATTAAATACAATAGAAATTATTAATAAATATCTTGAATATATAAAGAATGATATTTATTGTTGGAGATATTTATGTGGAAATGGTTCATTAAAATCATTAAATTCTACTAAAAGTATTGATAAATATATTAAGAATGATCGTTGGTGTTGGTATTTTTTATGTAAGAATAATTCACTAAATTCAATAGAAATGATTGATAAATATAATAAATATTTTAAGAATAATATTGAATATTTAATAAATGTATTTAAAAACATCAAAAGAATAGATTATAAATATAATAATTATTTAATAGATATATATTAATATCTATTAATATAAATGATATATCTTAAATATTTGATTTATTTTTTATAAAAATAATTTTTAAAATTTCTTAATAGAAATTTTATTTTATTTTTAAACACAAGGATATACAAACTTAACAGAGAGTTTTGATCTACCGATGATAGGAATAATTTCATTATCAATAAATTCATTTACAACTATTTCGTCTATATCTAATGATTGATGTCCATCATAATAGATATGAACCAATCTCTTTTTAAAGTTCATAACAGAGATACAGATCCATACCTCTTCGTTTTTATGTTTGATTCTTATAGTATCAAAATCATCTTCAAAAACTTCAAAATCGTAGGAGTTTTTGATACATACCTTACGAATATTCTCAAAAATCTTGTATTTCATTTTTAAACAAGAGTATTTTTTTATATTTATAAAAATATAAAAATCCATTTTAATATTTTTTAACGCTTCTTTTTCTTTTGATTATAAGCGTTTCTATTATTTTTAGGTTTACCTCCATTACCAGCAAGTTCAGGATTTAATGGTTTATTCAATTGAGTAAATAATACGTTATTATTGATATCAACAAGTCTACATCCAGAGACTTTGTCTTTTGCAGAAGACATCTTATTTTTTATAAATATTTCTTTAAAGAAATATTTTTTTGAAAAAATATTTTATTTAAAAACTTTTTGAAAATCTTTTTCATCTTTATAATTTTTAAGAGTATCAAAATATTTTTTAATAAAATCAGGAATATTCGTTCCTTTATAATTTTTTAAGAAACTCTCTTTTAGCGGTATTATTTTTTCTATTTTCTGATCTTCTGGTAAACTCTTTAATTTTTCATTAAAGAATGTTATTTCGTTTTTGCAACATAAAAATAGAAGTAAATAACCTAAAGATTCATAATCATCTTTGAATGAAGCGGGTATATTTTTTAATATATTTACCGATGAAAATTCAGGAGAACCAAAGAAACCTCCTACAGGTGATGCCCATTTACTCAATTCAAATGAAGAACCAAAATCTATTACATAAACTTCTTTATTTTGTATATCTCTTAAATCTTTATTTTTAAACATAATATTTGAAGGTTTTATATCTCTATGAATAATATTATGAGAATGAATTTTGGATAAAATTTCTGCAATATTTTTTCCTATATATTTTATATCTTTTTCTGAAAGATTTATTTTTTGAGATATTTGATAGACATTAACCCCTAAAAATTCCATTACCATTAAGTTCACTCCATCAATTACATCTAAAGAATATACTTTGGGAATTCCTTTCACATCTCTTAATATGTTTAATAATCTATACTCTTCATTCAATGAAGAGGTTTGTAAACCTTTTAATTCTGCTTTTATAACAATTGGAATATTGTTAAATGTTCCAGATAAAATACTTCCTTGACCCCCTCTACCAATAATTTTATTAACTTTTAAAATATCGGTTCTAAACATACCTATTTTATGTTCAGTATTTTCAAGTTTTATCAATTTCAAATTCAAGAGAATATTATTCAATTCATCAATAATCTCTTCTTTTGTTTTCAATAAAAGTTTTCCATTTTTATAAAAAGTTTTAGGTATTATCTCTTGTATCTCTTTTAATTCTTTCTCTATATTTTTTCGAGAATATTTATTATCTATAAGTTTTTGAATAGTATTTATATATATTAAACTTTTCTCATTTGAGAGAGTTCTTCTTTTTGAACTTCTTCTTTTTGAAGATTTTTTATTTGAAACTCTTTTAGAAACTTTTTTAGAAGATTTCTTTTCTATCTTTTTATTGTCTGAAGATACATTTCCTTTATCTTTTATAAAAGGTGATGCATTAGATAACATATCTTCAGTAATTTTATTTTTAGGAATATAGACTTTCTTATTATTCTTCAAATAAAATAAACCGCCTTTAGCACCTTTGAAATACTTCATTATTTATATAATTTATGAAATACTTTATAAATTTCTTTAAAGAATTTTATTTAAAACTATTCTTCATTTTTTTAAATAAAAATCTAATGAATAATCATCGTTTAAAAATAATTGTAAAGTAAAGATTTCAGTATAAGTTCTACGAGGTAATTTTCTATAAGTGTCAGCAAAATAAATATTACCATTTACAACATCTTCACTATATTTAATAGTGATTGTAGATTTATCAGTATCAATCTTAAGAATTTCAAATGATTCATTGAATTTATTTACATATTCTTCATTTTCTACATTATAAAAATCAATAGAAAATTTCTTAAAGAATTGTTTAAAATCAAAATTTTCAGAGATAAAATCTTTAGTAGTAAAATCCATTTTAACTTTATTTTTTATATTTTTAAAATATAAAATCCTTTTTATTTTGTTAATTTTGTAAGATCTTCATATAATCCATCAATATGTTTGTCAGTATAATTCTTACATTTAGATACATAATAAAATGTATGTGGAATATCTATATCTTTAAGAGTTATAGATATACCATAAGACATATATGAACCTTCATTCATTTCAATATCATTCTTTTTATAACATTTTTCAAATGAAATTATATCTTCTCTATGCAGAGTTAATTTACCTTTATTATATTTTGAAGTGTAATAATCAATATAAAGAAAATCACGACCAATATCATATTCAAATATAAAATATATCTCAGATGTCATATTCTAAAAAGATATTTATAAAACTTTAAAATTTTATATTTTTAAAATATAAAATCATTTTTTTAATAATACTTTTAAATATTAAAATTCAGGAGGATAATCATTGCAACAAGTTTTATAAATAGGTGGAATTTGACATTTCATCTCTTCTTTTAAATATACTTTTTTGTTATCAATTACATCAAAAGGAATACGTTCTAATTCATCATATATAAATATCTCTCCAGAATGAACTTTATCACTAAATTTAAGATATACATATTCTTTATCTCCTTCTTTACCAAAACGAATAGTATCAAAAGCATCAATTATATTAGTCTCTCCTTTTCCATAATTATCAAAAAAATCAATACCAAACCAACTAAACCATTGTTCAATATAAAGTGCAAGAATTTTCTTCTCAACTTCGTTAGACATATCTAAAAGATATTTATAAAACTTTAAAATTTTATATTTTTAAAATTCAAAATCATTTTTTTTAAATATATTTTTATAAAAATATATTTTAATATTTTTTAAATATTTTTATAAAAAATAATATGACAAATGTTGTATTTTATGGGGATTACTCTGTTGGTAAATCTACTCTTGTAAATAGAATTATAAATGATAAATATGAGATAGTTCAACCAACTATCGGTGCTGTATATAATCGTATAGAGAAAGATAATAAAATTATGGAAATATGGGATACTGCAGGAAGTGAAAGATTTAATAGTGTTATGCCTATCTATTTAAGAAAAGCAGATATTATAATTTTATGTATAGATATTTTAGATACATTGAATTCAATTAATAAAAAAATAAAATTTATAAAAGAGGTTGTTGATGAAAATGTTAAAGTGTTTATAGTGATTACAAAATTAGATAAATGTTTTATACCTTATTCAATGAGAAATAGAGAATATTATTATTTATCTTCAAAAACAGGTGAAGGTATTGATGAATTATTAAATGATATTCTTAAAGAATTACCAAATAAACCTAAAAGAGATAATACCATCTCTCTTTCTTATAAAGAAGATAAAAAGAGATGGTGTTGTTTAATTTAAAAATGGATTTTTATGATTTTAAAAATATAAGAAAATACATTTCGTAGAATATTCTAAAGAATATTGAAATGAAGAGGTTTATTTTGTTTAATGTGATCATTGCATTCATTCTCATTGCATACATGTATTACAATACACGTGATTTTGTGATGCTTTGTTCCGATCGATCAGAGCGGGAATGTCTCTTTGTTGACAAACAGAAGTTGATGAAATGTTTGGAAGAGTTTACTGAAGACTCTTGTTTCAAGTTTGCAAAGGTTTTCTTTTAAAAAAACCATCAAAAGAAAATAAAAAATTTTCTTTTAAAATAAAATATTCTTATAAAAAATTAAAGAATTTTTTTAATATAAAATATCAGGATTTGGATTTACATTATGAAAATCTTTTAATCTCTCTATAGTTGTTGAATTCATATCAGGGTGTATTGCTAATGTATATTCATTAAATCTAACTTTTTTATTACCTATCACATTATCTAATACACCATAACCTTCTTTTTTACATAAATATAATAAAACTATTAAAAGAACTATTGTAATAATAAATATGTAAATTGTTTTCATTATTTATAAAAAATATTCTAAAGAATATTTTTATAAAGAAAAAAATATTTATTAAAAATATTCTAAAGAATATTTTTATAAAGAAAAAAATATTTATTAAAAATATTCTAAAAAATATTCTAAGAAAAAATATTCTTATAAGAATATTTTTATTTTTTTACAAAGTTTTCTTTGCTTGTTTTGCTAACCATCTTTTTTGTTTTCTATTCATATCACTTGTTTCTTTATTTCTACCATAACTAAATGTTATTTTAGGTGGTTCTAATTTTTTCCAACCATCCTTTATCAATTCATCTCTACATTCAATCGCTTGTTCTATATTATCAAGAATACCAACTTTTTTATCGACTTCATCTCCATCTTGAAATTTAAACACAGATGTAATATTTCTATCTTTGTCGTAATTACAAATCCAAGTTATTTTACCATTACTTGTAGGTTCAAATAATCCAAAAGGTAGATTATCTTGGTTATTCATTATTTAAAATAATATATTCCTTTAATAAATATTTAAAAAAAATGAATTTTAAAAATATAAATAATTAAATTTAAAAGTTCTTATTATGAATACTATTAAAAAAAATTATAAAATTGAATTTATGTATAAATTTATTTCAAATGAAATTATTCGGAAAACTTTATGTAAAAATGGATCTTTAATTTACACCGAAGGTTTAATTAATAAATTTAAAGATTATTTAAAGAATGATATTGAATCTTGGAGATATTTATGTGCAAATACCGGAGGATTAAATTTCACCGAAGTTATTGATTTATATCTTGAATATATAAAGAATGATATTCAATGTTGGAGATATTTATGTGAAAATACTAAAAAAATAGATTCAATAGAAGGTATTGATAGATATCTTGAATATATTAAGAATGATGAGAAATGTTGGAGATATTTATGTGGAAATAATATAATAAACTCTACGGAATATATTGATAAATATATGGAATTCTTTAAAAATGATAAGGAATGTTGGAGAGATTTATGTAAAAATAATAAAGGAATAAATTCAATAGAATATATTGATAGATACCTTGAATATATAAAGAATGATAGGGGATGTTGGAGATATTTATGTGATAATACTGAAGGAATAAATTCTATAGAAGTAATTGATAGATATTTAATATATATAAAAGGTGATATAATGTGTTGGAGATATTTATGTAGAAGTGGATCGCTAAATTCAATTGAAAAAATAGATAAATACCTTCGGTTTATAAAGAATGATAAATGGTGTTGGAGATATTTATGTAAAAGTAATAAAGGATTAAATTCAATAGGGAAAATTGATAGATATATACAATATATTAAAAATGATGAATGGTGTTGGAGATATTTATGTAGAAACACTGAAGGATTAAATTCGATCGAGAAAATTGATAGATGTCTTGAATATATAAAAGATGATATTGAATGTTGGAGATATTTATGTTTTAATACTGAAGGAATAAATTCAATAGAGAGAATTGATAGATATTTTGAATATATTCAATACGATTTTGAATGTTGTAGATATTTATGTGAAAATATTGAATATAAATATATAACTTATAATTATAATAATTATTTAGTTAATGTATTTTAAAAAAAACTTAATAGTTTTTTTAAATAAAATATTTTATAAAATATTTCTTTTTAAGAAAAAAATCTTATAAGATTTTATTAAATATAAAAAAATATAAAATAATGCGAATTATTAGATTCGATAAAGAAGATATTGTTAAATTATTTTATACAGAAAAAGTTGTTTTAAAAATAATTGAAGATGATTTTAATAAAAGTATAGTTGATAAAGTTATTTCTTTTAGTGATTATAAAGATATGATGTTTTTTCATATATATAATCCATTATTATGGGAAGCACCTTTTGAAGTTAGATTGATGTATCTATATGGATGTATGAATCATAACTTTAATCAACCTAAAAAGAATAGTTATATAGTTTTTTATAGATATTTAAATGAAAGAGAATGGAAAGAATGGTATATGGTTCAACCTTATAGAGATATACTTTAAAATTTTAAAAATAAATAGTAATATATAAAAATTATAAGATAATTTTTATAAGATAATTTTTATAAAATGAAAGTTGTTGATGTATCCGGGGTATTATATTGATTTCGATATTAATAATTTACCTTATATTGTATTATATGATTATGAAGATAAAGAGTATAATATTCCTTTAAAGAAAAGAAGAATATTTTATAATTATAATACTTTTCAAATGTTTTTTAATATCAAAGAATATAGATATTATACTTTTTATTTTATGGAGAATGGAATGATCAATGAATGTATTGAAGAGATTAATAAAATATTTATATAAAATTTTCTTAAAAGAAAATTTTATTTGAAAGAAAATTTGAAATATTTATTTGAAAGAAAATTTGAAATATTTTTTTTTATTTCAAATTTTCTAAACATTTTTTAAATGTTTTATAAGCATCTTCCATTTTCTTTTGAGTATTTATTGAAGATTTCTCTTCTTTTTTAATAGGTTTAGGGATTGCTTTTTGTTTCATATCTGCTTTTGAAATGTATTTAGATACTTTACCTTCTCCTAATTGATCTCTCAATCTTTGTAAAATTTGTTCATTACCAAAGATAGGTTTTCTATTTCCTGTAAACTCTAAAACATATTTTCCTTCTAAAGATTCAGGTGAACCTTTTAGACATTCACCGGTCTGTGAGCAATATTCATCAGTTCTACATTCTAAAGGATTTAAAGCATCAGTGCATTTCTTTTCAGGAGAATTGGGTAAAGAAGAAACTTTAATTGGTTGTTGTGATTTAACTATCTCTTTCAAAGATACAACTTTCTTAGGTGTTTTCTTTTTAATTATTACTTTCTTTACTACTTTTTTAGTTGGTTTTCTTCCAGATACTCTCTTTTTAGAAACTTTCTTTGAGACTTTCTTTGTAGAAGTCTTACGTTTTATAACTTTTTTTCTACCAGAAGTCTTTTTCTTTGAAACTTTCTTTGCAGAAGTCTTACGTTTTATAACTTTCTTTCTTCCAGAAGTCTTTTTCTTTGCAGAAGTTTTCTTTGAACTTTTACGTTTTATAACTTTCTTTTTTCCAGAAGATTTAATAACAATAGAATCTTTAGAACTATCTTTAGATACTTTATCTAAAAGTGCTCTAATTAAATCACCTTTGACTACATTTCCATTTTTACCAGTTCCTTTTATTTTCATACCTTTGGTTAATTTTTCTAATTGTTTAATATTCATTTTACTCAATTCTGTTTTAGTAGACATTACTTTATTATTAAAATATTTCTATAGAAATATTTTATAAAATATTTTATAAAATATTTCTTAAAGAAATATTTATAAAGAAAATAACCATTTAAAAAAATTAATCAAATAAAGTAATGCCTATTATTCCTTTAACTTCTAATGATTTTATAATAAATGGTAATTTAATAGGTCTTAAAAAACAGGGTATTAGTGTTTGTTTTTTTAAAAGTTCTAGATGTCAATCTTCTAGATCTATTGAAAATAATATAGTTCAATTATCTAGAAAATATAGTAATGTCATTTTTGGAATGTGTGATGTAAATCAATGTAGTGAAATAATTAAAAGTTCAAAAAGAACTCAAACATCAATTACAAAAACGCCAACATTTTTATTTTTTATTAATTCACAGGTTGTAAGTGTATATATAGGCACTGATATCAATAAAATTGATGGAATAATAAGTAATGCTTTACAACAATTTATGAATGCTAGACAATCAAAAGTAATAAATGGAGGAATACCAAATACATATCAACCAATTCAAGGAAATAGAAATTTCAATAATGTTAAAGTTGAACAAGGCGCTTCAACAACAGAAGAATCTATTCCTTATAATGAACCTTGGAAAATTATGGTTTAAAATTTTCTATATAGGAAAATTTTCATAAATGAAATTTTCATAAATGAAAATTTTATCTCGGTTTAATATTAAAAGATATTGAATGTCCTACAAAAGGTATATGACTAAATCTAAATGAATCTTCTAAACTTTTTAACGCTATTTTAAAGAAATTTGTATAAACAATTTTTTCTTGAGATGTCATAGGAGTTATTTTACCCTCTTTAATCATTCCATTTACATATTCATTAATTATTTTTTCATTTATATAAGAATCTATTTCATCAATATCTTTTATATTTTTTTCATTTATTAACCTCTCATTATCTTTTAATAATTTTTCATTTGTATCTTTTAAATTTTTAATTTCATCTTCTAATTTTTCTATTTTTTCTTTTAAATATTCTGCATTTTGATAATTTGATAATATCAATTCCACATCTTTTTTTGTAGTATACTCTTTATAATCATTACCCCAAGTATAGGAACTCTCTGTTAATCCCATCTATTTTATATAAATATATTTTAAATTTGATTTTCTATTTTAAAAATTATATAATATATAAATTTTATATATAGAAATGGTATATAATATATATAAATTTTTATATTTATTTAATAATATAGATATATTTCTTTTGATATGTATTTTTATATTATCAATTTACATAATATACTTTGATTATATAATACCAAAATATAATACAAAATCTCATATAAAAAGAAATAGAAGTTTAACTTTTTAATTTTAAAATTTTAAAATTACAAATTTTAAAATTTGTAATTTTAAAATTAATGAATGTTGAAGAGATTACCGAAGAGATATTAAAACAGATAAAACCGATAATTATCTCAACTATCCAAAATTATAATAAAAAAGATATTCAAAAAAATAACATAAATATTAAAGATAAAAAAACACCATTAAAATATAGAAAAATTAAAAATATTTTAATGAATGAATTAGTCGGTAAAGATATTGAATATGCATATAATTTATTAAAAGATTATAAAGAATATCCTATCAAATTAATACATAATGAAAATATAGTTCAAGATATTTATTTTGAATAAAAAATTTCTTAAAAGAAATTTTTATATTCTTTTTTATAAAAGAAATTTTTATTTTTTTATATATTTCTTAACTTTATATTTTTTCATAACTTTATTTTTTAAAGCTACAGGAACATATATTTTAACACCTCCTACAAAATAGAATATACCTCCATTCTTTCCTTGATAATATACTCTTTTTTCTGTTTTTTTAACTTTTACACATTTATCTTTCTTAGTGTTTTTTTTAGTTTGATGTAAAGGTAAACAACCTGCTTTTAAAAATTCATCACAATCCCATTTACTTCTTTTATTATTTACTCTCGCTTTTAAATCTTGTGTATAACATTCTTTCATTTGACCCAAATTAGCAAACGGCATTATTTTTATAAAAAAATCTTTTAAGATTTTTTTAAAGAAATATTTTTATAAAAAAATCTTAAAAGATTTTTTTAAAGAAATTTCTTAAAAGAAATTTTTTAAAATGAATTTAAAAATTATACACGATATTCACCTGACATTACTAAATGAATACCATCGTTTGCGGTAGCTGCAGTTGATGAAGCGATAGCGCCTGCATTATCTGCTAGATCTAAATACATTACTTTTTCAATCTGTGTTAAAGTTCCAACAACTACACCTGTAGGAGCAGGTGTAAGAGCAGTGTCGTCAGAGTCTAATAGAGATAATGAAACAACTTTAGGGTAATATACTTTATTTACTAATTTAGATACAGGTAGACCTGCTAAATTGATTCTTAAATTACCAGCAGAACCTGCTAAGTTAGATACGTTCAAGTCTATATTGAATTGAACTAAGTCATTTACACGTCTAAAGTAGTTTTTACCTACTGCTAAAGTTTGAGTAGATGTTCCTGCAGTTGTTGTTCCAAATGCAACAGGTGCTATATCACCAAGTTTTTCAAAACGGATTGCATAATCAGCGGTAGACATTATTAATATTTTTATAAAATATTCTTTAAAAAAAAGTATAATTAAATTTTTTTTTTGAAGAAATAATGCCTCAAGATTATGCTATATATTTTGATAAACAAGGCGGTATATTACCTGAAGCACGTGGTGAAGATACTTATGGAACACCTTCAGGTATTGGTGGTGGTTGGTTTTATAATGATCATTCTATTATTAGTTTTAGAGTAGATGTAATTGTTAATGATATTATCAATTCAGCAGGTAATTTAAGAATATATTTATTTGGTTTACCAATATCTCCAAAGGTTACAAACAGAGGTTTCTTTAAAAGAACATTAAAAGATATTTCCGTAACGAATGCCGATAATTCTCCTTTTACACCTGCATTTGCTAGTTATCCAAATGTTGTATTAGAAACCGATGATCAAAATTTATTTTTATATATATGTGATGGATATTATACTAATAGTAATATATTACAGACTTCTACTATAACTAGTGCTAATGGAGGTTTACATTTAATCGGACAAGGAGAATATGTTGTATAAAAATGGAAAAATACATTTTAAAAATATAATTAAATATTGTATTTTATTGATGGGTAAAAGAATTGACCCAAATAAACAAGAATATTATAAAACACAATATACACTTACAGGTAAAGAGTTTTGGAGAATCAGAGCAAAACAAGCGAAATGTATGAAAAAGAATGGACGTAATCGTATGAATAGATTTTTGAGAGAATCTATGAGATCTTTATCTTTTGATGATTTAGGTTATGAAAGTGATTGTGAATTTTCTTTTACACCTTCAGTAGATAATAAATTTTATATAAAACGAAATGAAAAACGTATTGATGAAATGATTAAAACATTTAATGAAGTTTTATAAAAGTTTTATTAAACTTTTATAAAATAAAAACTTCTTAAGTTTAATAAAAACTTTTAAGTTTTTATATATTTAAAAAAATATATAATTTTAAATAATGAAAGTTGTTATTAAAACTTTAGAAAATCAAAGACCGATTCCTTTCACAAAAACAAATACAGGTATCGCTTTAATTAATCATACTGAATTTACATTGACAAAAAACTCACCAAGTATTCTAAATCTTGGTTGGGAATTCAGTTCAGAACATAAAATTAAAGTTGATGTAAAGATTAATGCATTTCTATTTGCTAAAGGAGTGAATGTATTGAATGGTATAGTATATACTAAAAATGAAGATATTGATCAAAGAAATATTATTATGTATAATTATACAGATGAAGATGTAATTGTTCCTGAGAAAACACCTTTTATTTCATTTAATTTCGAAAATGTTGATTTTAAAGAGTTAAGATTTGAACAGATAAATGATAACGAATGTGAGATATATTTTGATAATTAAAAATTATATTATTGTTCTTTAAAAATTAGAACAATAATATGTAATATTATTGTAATTTAAAACAATCTCACAATTATCTAAAACAAAATTATAAACATTATTTATATTTATAATTTCTCCAGTTAAAAGAATTATATCAATAAACATTTTTAAATTTTCTTTAAAGAATTTTTAAAACAAAAATATAAAATCATTTTTATATTTTAAAATAAAAATTTCTTTAGAAAATAAAAATTTCTAAAGAAATTTTTATAAATCAAAAATAATGGGCAATGAAGTATTATATATTATTATTGCAATAACGATAATAATTATTATCGGTGTATTATTTTATTTATACAAACACTCTCAAGAACATTCCAATAAAGATAACGAGGAAAATGATAATAAAGAGGTAGTATATGTTCAAAATAGATATGTTCCTTATTACTACTCATTTGGATATCCTTACAGAGGATATGGTTGGGGAGGTTTTAGAAGAAGACATCGCAGAAGATTCTAATTATAAAAATTTTATAATTTTTCATTTTATAATTTTATAATTTTTCAAAAATTTCTTTAGAAATTTTTAAGATTCTCTTTTAATAAAAGAAAATATGAAATAATGAATGATAAAAATATTAAAGAGATAATTGAAGATTTAGAAAATGAATGTCCTATATGTTTAGAGGAATTGAATCATGACATTTATAATGATTTAAAATGTAAACATCTATTTCATAGAGAATGTCTAAAAGGTATGAAAAGTAAGGAATGTCCAATGTGTAGAAGAGAAATGAATTTAGATGAAGAATTAGATAATATTATTACAGAAAATATAGAAAAATTAAAACAAGAATATCAATTCAATGAAAGAGTATATGAAATTATTAATAGAATGAATACTATAGAGATGCAAGTTAGATTTGCAATATATTATCTTAAAACTTTTCTTGATATACCTGATTTTATTATACCCAGAGATATTAATTTAGATTTTTATATAAATAATGAAGCATATGATACCGGTTATTATTCTTATAGTATAATTGAAGAAATTTGTAATATATATAATGAACATATTATATCGTTAGATAATAATGAAAATGAAGAAAATGAGGAAATAGAAGAAGAAAATGAGAATGAAGAGAATAATAAAATATTTATAAATATTTATCCATGTTTTAGTTAAAATATTCTTTAAGAATATTTTAAAATTAAACTTTATATTTTTAAAATATATTAATTAGATAATTATTATAAGTATAACTTATTTTTTTTATATTTTCATATAAATATAACCGACATTTAATATCATTTTTAAAATATTTAATATATTTATTGATTAAACCTCTAGATATAATTATTGAATTACTCATACATAAATTTCTCCAACATTGAATATCATTCTTGAAATATTCAAAATATTTATCAATCATTTCTATTGAATTTATTACTCTACTTATACATAAACTTCTCCAACATTGAATATCATTCTTTATATATTCAAGATAAATATCAACCATCTCTATTGAATTTATTCCTCCACTAAAACATAAATCTCTCCAAGAATGAATATCATTCTCGAAGAAATGAAGATATCTATCAATTATCTCAATTGAATTTAATACACCACTTCCACATAAATTGTTCCAAGAATAAATATCATTCTCTATATATTCTATATATTCATCTATCATATCCTTTGAATTTATTACTCCACTTCTACATAAATTTCTCCAACATTTAATATCTTTTTCAAAATATTTCTTAAATTTATTTATTAACTCTGAAGAATTTAAAAAACCATAAAAACATAATTCTCTCCAACAATCAATATTATTATATTTACTTAAAATATTTTTATATATAAAATTTATTTTATAATTACTTCCAATATTTTTCATAATAAATCTTATAATTGTAAAAATATAAGATTTTAAAATCATTTTTTTTAAGAATATTTCTTTTTAAAATAATAAATAATGCTAATTATTTTTGTCTCTCATAAAAATAAATATATAAAGATTTTGGATCCTGAGAGAAAATATAAAAAAATATTTGAATTTAGACCTTATGTTAAACCTTTTTGGCTTTATGATTATGATTTGTTAAGTGTTTTAGAAAATATTCTTAATAGAAATAAAATATCTTATAGTATTATTCCTGAAGAAAATGTTAATATAAAATTTAATGGAACTGATGAAGTTTTAGATATTTTAAATACAGGCGGATTAATTGTTAGAACTTTAACAAAAGAATCAAGTCTATGTCCATTGATGGGAACAAATATTAAATTTACTCAAAGACTTGGTAAAGGTAAATTTGGAGAGGTATTTGCTATATCTTTTAGTAATAATTCAACAAGAAATTATGTCGCTAAACTATCTTTGAATAATTATAAACCATTAGAATGTGAACGATATGAAGAAAAAAATAAATTAATATATATATGTCCAGATGAACAATACTCTGAATATGTAATAGGTATTATAGTTAGTGAACTTGTTAAAAATAATAGATGTCCATTTTTTGTAGATATATTAGATTTTGCAACATGTTATTCTCCTAAATTTGCACAATATATATTTATGGAACGAGTTGATGGAAGTTTAAGAAAATTGATTGATAATGGAACAATTGATCTTACTGATGATTTAACCGCTAGATCTATATTTACACAATTGTTATTATCAATTGCAACATATCAAAGTTTATATCAAGTATCACATAACGATTTACATCCCGATAATATTTTTATAGAGATTATAAAAGATAATACAATTTTTAATGGAAAAAAATTAAAAGATGCTGATTATTTTTCATATAATTTTAGAGGTAAGACATTCTACTTTAAAAATGTTGGGTATTTGATTAAAATAGGTGATTGGGGTTTCGCTTCAAAATTCAGCGATCCAATAATTTTAAATAAAAATTTACAATCTGTAGATGAACAAGGTAGATTATCAGGTTTTAGAAATAAAAGAGGAATGTTAATAATTCCAAATGCTTATATTCCACAATATGATATTACATTTGCTATAACCTCTTTAGCATATGAAGTTGGAATTAGAAAATCTAATTTCTTTGTTAGAGAATTATTATATGATATTTTTAATATCAAAGTATTTGAAAGTGAAAATATTCGTAGAGAATTAGATAGTATCGATCGCGATTTTAAAATTGTAAGGGAAAATTATATAGATTTAACAAAGAATAGACCATATATATTTGAAGGTAAAAATAATCCAAATAAAACTTTATATCGTTTTAGAACAGCAGAAGATATTTTAGTAAATAATGAAAAATATATAAATTTGATTTTAAATAAACCTAATGGAAATATTATAAACATTGGTGGAGTTTTATAAAAAATACTTTTAAGTATTTTTTATTTATGAAAATGTTTTCTATAAGAGATATTATATTTTTGAATATAACCTAAAAGAATATCATTCACTATTCTATTATAATTCTTTCTATTTCTATATATTTCAGGAATATCTTTATCTAAATATGTCATAGCGATAATTCTATCATAATCATCTTCAGTAAAAACTTTACATCCATCATAATCTAATGTTATTCCAAAATCATTTAAAATATCTGTATTATATAAAAAAGGTTCATATTCATATCTATCAGAATAATATTTCAGATACTTCTCAAAATTACTCATAACTTTATATTTTATATCTTTGTATTTTTATTTTCATTTTTATTAAAATATTTCTTGAAAGAAATATTTTATTTAAGAAATATTTATTTTAAGAATAAATATTTCTTTCAAGAAATATTTTATTTTGATTTTAATATTTCATCTAATTTATCAAATAATAAATCAATAGAAATCTCTATCGATTTTAATCTTTTTAAAATCAATTGTTCATTATTTATTGTGGCGTCCATTTTTGACATCGCTCTATTTCTGGGACTTTCTCGTTTCTCACTTATCAATTCTAACAAATGATCATCTATATTATTTAATTGATTTTTAATTTTATTTAAATCTTTATGATCCATTATTATAAAAATTTTTATAAATGAATTTATAAAAAAAATTCATAATATAAATTTTTTTTTATAAAAATGAAAATGAAAAATTATTTTAAAGAATATTAAAGTATTTTAATTTATAAAATAAGAATGAGTTCAGAAGAACCACCAATTAAAAGATCGAGATATAATTTAAGAAGTAATCCTTTAGATGAAAATGAAATATCTTTAAATGATGAATATTCTTCAAATGATGAATATTTATTTAATGAAAAAGAAGAATTTGAAGAAAATTCATTAAATGAAGAATATTCATTAAATGAAGAAGATTCATTTATTGTTGATGATGAGTTAACATTTGATAGAGATAGAATAAGAAATATTATCTTTGATATGATTAAAAATGGTAATATTCAAAAAGAATTAACAAATTTAACAGAAGATGAATATAGTCTATTTGAATGTGTTAATGAATATATCAAATCTAATGAAATAACTCTTAAAGATATATTAAATGCAGATATTCCTTTAAAAAAGAAATCAAGACTTTTAAATTTATTTAAAGTTTTAAAACAATATGAACCGAGTTCTTTAGATTATATTCATTTACAACAAGAGATTAAAAAAGTATTGAAACATAGACCTCATCCTGATGAAGAGAAAATTAAAAAACTTATAAATAAAGATACAGATATTCGTATGAGTATTTTAAATAAAAATGTTAATGATTATATTAAATCACAATTATATAATTTATATCTCTCATATGAAAAAAGTGAAGGTAGTGAAGCAGTTAATATTAAAAAGAAATTAGACTTTGCTCTATCCCTACCTTATAATATCAAAAATATTACAGATACAAACATAAGAGAAACTTTATATAATTGTAAACGAATGTTAGATATGGAGATATATGGTATGGATAATGTTAAGTATAAAATCTTATATAATATCAATAATAGATTAAACGGAGATAATAAAACTTCAATAGCGTTAAAAGGTCTTCCTGGAAGTGGTAAAAGTCATATTTGTAGTATAATTGGTAAAGCAATTGGATTACCTACAGAATTTATATATATTGGTGGTATGAATGATGTCTCTGTTCTTAAAGGTGATTATTCATTATATGTAGGTGCATCTGCTGGTATGATTTTAAAAGCGATACAAAGAATGGGTTGTGATAATGGTATTATGGTTTTTGATGAGATAGATAAAATCGCTGATACAAATAAAGGTCAAGAGGTTTCAAATTCATTGATCCATATAACAGATTATACAACTAATAGTAAATTTCAAGATGACTATTTAGATATTATAACTTATGATATATCTAAGATATGGTTTATGTTTACTATGAATGATGAAAATATTAATCCAATTCTAAAAGATAGATTAAATATTATCAATATTGAAAAATATTCTAAAGAAGATCTATATAATATTGTTAATAAATATACTATTCCTAATAAATGTAAAAAATTGAATATTAATGTATCTTTCACAAAAGGATCTATTTATAAAATAATAGGTTATATTAAACGCGATACTACTACAGGACTTAGAGAATTAAATAATATAATTGAAGAGACTATCTCTATTATCAATTTAGAAAGAATTATGAATAATCAAAATAATGAAAGTTATGTAATCGATGAAAATAATGTGAATGAATATTTAAAAGATTTAATAAATGAAAATGAAGTTTCAATTAAAAATATGTATATATAAAATTTTATTTTTATAAAATTTTTATTAAAAATTTTTTAAGAAAAATTTTATAAATAAAATTTATAAAAATGATTCTTGATTTTTAAAATTATTTAAAAATAAAGAGATAATAAAAATGTTTATTGAACAAATATTAAAACAATCAAATGTAGATGTTATATTATATGTTGATATTGTTATTAAATTAAATATTTTACCTAAAAATATTGCAAAAGAAGAGATTGAAAAATTAACAGAGATTATGAACAAAACAGATGATCAGAATTTTAAAAATAATATCAAACTCTATTGCGATTTAATAAAAGAAAAATATCTTTAAAATATTTTTATAAAATATTTCTCAAAAGAAATATTTCTATAAAATATTTTTTATTATAATTTTTATATAAGAAAATATAAAAGTTTTTTTATATTTTTTTTTAAAAATATGAGTAATGGACAAGAACACTAAATATATCTTAATTGCTGTCGTATTATTATTGGTGATTGGTGGTGCTTACTATTACTACCACAATTCATCTAATAATTCAAATGTAGAAGAGTATACCCCTTTTGATGTAAGTTTAGGTGATCAATATACTTCACCTGAAGAGAAAGAATGCGCACCTCATTTTGCTGATTTAGTAAATGCTGGTGATCACGCACCAATTGTTAATGAAGATTATGCCTCAAAACTCGCTAAAATGAATAGACAATGTGATTCTGTAAGATTACCTAGAACAAGTAAAGGCGTAACCCCTTATAACATTGATATCGCTGACCCTAAATCTTTTATGTTCCAAGTTAACTTACCCAGAGTAATTCTAAAAGACCCTCAATATCAATATGGCGACCCATTCCGTGGTGATATACCTATCAAAGACCATCCCAACACATGTTTAGTATCTAAATCAAGATACAACGAACATTCCTCATTAAGAACCGATGGTTTATTCTCACCCTATTTCAATGAAATGTATGACCAATATACAGGCGCTGAATATAAAAATATGCCTATAAATGTTGTAAATGAAGAGACTATTATGGACTTTTAAATTTTCTTTTAAGAAAATAAAAAATATTCTTTAGAATATTTTTATAAAAATATTTTTATAAAAATTTTTTATTCAATCTTATTCTCTAATTTTTCAATCTTTCTATTCAATCGTTCAATCTCATTTGAACCATCAACAATTAAAAAAATAAGAGCAAATAAAATTACTAAAATAAAAAATACAACAAAAATTACATCATTTATAATAATATTATTACAGATATCCATCTTTTTTTAAAAATCAATATTTTATAATTTTGTTTTTCAATTTTCTTTTTCAAAAACTTTTGAGAAAGACTTTTTTCTATTATATTGTAATTTAAATTATTATTGTATATAAACTTAAATTTCAATATAATAATATTTTTAAAATTTTTTTCTTAAAAATTTTAAAAAATTTACTAAAAGTATGTTTTAAATATTTCTATAGAGATATCTTTTAAAATAAATAATTTTATAATTTTTAAGAAATTTCCAAAATTTAACAAAAATTTGAAAAAAACATGTATAGGTATACACATCATTTTTATAATTTGATAAAAATTTGGAAATATTTTATTTTTAAAATTTTTTTGTTGAAACTCACTTGTCATTTTTAAAAGAAAGTAAAAATAAAATATTTTTTTAAATTTTCATTTCTTCTTTTTAAAGAAGAAATGAAAATAAAATAATGTCTGTTTCTTCAATAATTAAATTTCATAATTCTATTCTTGCGATAGTTGATAAAGGTAGAGAAAGAATACCTAATGAAAATTATTATATTGTGAATATTTCTAATTTTAATGAAGATATTTCATCGAAAATTTCTATTGATTTTTTAAAAGAGGTAAAATGTATTTCATATTTTTTATATATGAATGGTTGTGTATTGATTTTTTCAAATAAGTATAAAAATGAAGAACACCTTTTTAAAGGAGATGTTTGTGATTTATGTTCTTATTATATACATTACCTCTACAAAGTTTATAAAAAGATTTATAATATAAATATTATTCATTTCTCTATTAAAAGTGAATTGACCGCTTATATAGGTTATCTATCTCTTACAAATATGCATTCATTTATTCTTTCTAAAAATAAGGATTTAACATTATGTGAATTATATAAAATGAATGATGTATCAATAGATAAAATTATAGAAAATTCTTCAAAAAAATCTAAAAATAAAGAAATATATGGAATTGTTAAAAATGTTAGAAATAATAATGAAATATGTGAAAAATTCAATTACTTATTTATTGATAAATATAATGATATAATATTCTCTTGAAATATTTTTAAATAAAATTTATTTAAGAAAATAAAAGTAATGTCGTTTAAAATTTCCAGAGAGTTAGAATTAGATTTCCTTAAATGTGATACTTTAGTTGTTGCTAATGGTATCGATTTCAATGGAACTTTAGATATGAGTGGTTTCAAAATTACTAATTTAGGGACACCTACAGCATCTACAGACGCAGTAAATAAAACTTACGCTGATGGATTGATTACTTCTTTGTTAGCATCTGCAAATGTATGGACTGGTGGTCAGACTTTTACCGCTGATACAAATGTAAATAATTTGTATGTTAATCCTACTGCAAATTCATCAACTGCACTAATACAAGCAGATGCAACTAATCTATTTGTATATGCTCCATCTTCAGGTTTTTTCGTAAGACACACAGGTATATCTCCATTCTTTGCTTCTTCATTAAATGTGTATCCAACAGGATTTGAGATATATAAAGATAATGGAAATCTATTTATGTCAGGAACTTCAGCAACAAATACAATATTAATAAGTGGTGTTTTAACAATGAGTTCCAATCAAATAAAAGCGGTAGCGGATCCAACGTTATTGGATGACGTAGCAACAAAGAATTATGTAGATACAAATTTGCCTGCCGTTCTTTCAAATAGAGTTTTAAGAGTTAATGGAACAATAACAACACCGGTTCTTGCAGGCGTTACCGCATTAAATTATGGTGTTGTTGCAGAGACAAGCGATCATGCAACTTTTGATGGAACCGCTTCTTTCACAATAACAAATTCGGGTGTTTATAGTATACAAACAAGTGCAACAGGAGTTGCATCTGGAGATACTGCAGGTGGAATATTGAAATATAGAATATTTGTAAATGGTTCAAATATTACAGATGAATTAGTGAATATAATTGTTGGTGCCGGTCTTGGTCAAGATGCTTTATCTTCATGTATAACAGCGACATTGACTGCAACAGATGTAGTTCAATTAAGAGTAGATATAACTGAAGGTTCAGGTTCTGCAGATACATATACTTTCACAACTTCACATATGTCAATAACCAGAATTGCATAAAATTTTTCAAAATAAAATTTCTCAAAAGAAATTTTTCTAAAAAACTTTTTCGAAAATAAAAAATTTCTAAAGAAATTTTTCTAAAAAACTTTTTCGAAAATGAAAAATTTCTAAAGAAATTTTTAAAATAAAAAATAAAATTTCTCAAAAGAAAAATTTTCATATATGAAAATTTTTAATCGAAATAAACTTTATCATCTTCAAAATATAGATTAGTATATCTCATAGAATTATATAACCATTTATTTATTGGATTATCATATGATAAAGAATATTTTACATTTTTAATTTGGTTGTTTTCTATATTTGGAAATACTATCAATAAAATCTGTGTTGGTGTTTGTAAAATAAATTTAGTCTCTCTTTTTTTATGTGAATGTAAAAATACATTTGAGGTATTTACTCTCATAAAATTTCCATTTGGAAATTCTGGATTTATAATGAATGTTATAATATTTATTCCCAATAAATTTTCAAGAGCGATTGTGAAATATTCTGGTTTTATCTTTCTCTTTATACTTATATATTCTCTTATATCTTCTATTGTGAAATTATACATCTCTTGTGAATAATATGAATAATCTAATTTTAACATCTCTTCAATAACATCTTCTGCATTTATATCACTACCTTTAACTAAACATTTTATTAATTCATCATACCCCTCCCCGACATTTGTTGAAAAAACATTTTCTATACCATTCATTTCAAATAATATTTTAATATAATAAGGTAATTCTCCATATCTATTCTCTGCAATTTTTTTACCCGCTTTTTTAATATAACCTACGTCATTTTCTTTAATCTCTTTTTTAACTACTTTAACACCTTTCAATCCATCGAGTAATCCTGAACGAGATTTTGTAAATTGATTGATTTTAAAACAACAAGGAACATAATCATATTTACCTCCTTTATTATTCTTTTTCAAACCGATCCATATATTTGGATTATCCTCTTCTTCTTGTGGATCACATGCATAATATTTACCTTTACCTACAGGATATTCTAATATTTTATGTTTTCCATATTTAGAAATATATTCTTTAGGATTTAAAACAGGTAATGGTTGATTTGGTTTCTGACATATAGCACTATATAATTTAGGAAATAACTCTGAATCATAATTATATAATATAGATGCTCTTCTGCCTTCTTTATATTGAATAGTTAAATCAGGAATTTTAACATTGACAAATTCCTTATATTCATTTAATATTCTCATAAAATTGTTTGAATAATATCCTAAAATTTTAGTAAAAGATTTTAAAAAATTATCAACTTCACATTGTGATTTTGCTCTACTCAATTTCATAATAATATCATTCTTATCCATCGATAGATTTATCAATATTCCATTTTCATTTGTCGGTGAATAATAAAAATTAAACCTCTCTTTTTCATTTATCGTTTTATTAAATTCATACATATAAAATAATTTTTTCAATAAAGAGAATTGTATAATATCAGCAAAAGCGATTCTATCTATTTGGAAATTTTGAATAATCGCCTTACCTTTTAATGTTAATTTAGTATGTTTTTTAATTTTAAAATTATTTATATGTGTTTCAATCTCATTTAAAGCAGATGGTATATCTTTCTCAGAATATAATAAATTATAATTGAATATTAAAACTTTCTCATTATTATTAAAATTTTTATAAGAGATATCACTGAATAAATTTTCGTATTTTATAGATCTTGAATTGATACATGATCCTGGAGCAGATAAATATTTAAAATATATCAAATCTTCTTCATATAATGAATATTCACCAAGTTTTTTCTTATCTATTATTTTATTTTCAATTCCTTTTTTAATATTTTCAATCTCTGATAACCATTTCACAGGCGGATAAGATAATTTATAACATTTGAAATAATCTTTACCTTTATATCTTAGGTATACAAAAGGAATAATATTATCAACTAAAATATCATTAAACAGATTTAATAGATTTAGTGAATATTCATAATCTATTTTAATCTCTACTTCGTTCAATTCAAAAGGTGATATTGGAATAATTTTATTTCCAATCTCTTTTGATATATTGTTTATATCATTCACATCTTTTATATCTTGAGAAATCAAACTTTCAATTCTTTTAGGATATTCCTTAAGAGTCTTTTGTGCAATGTAAATAGTTTTAAAAGATATTGGATCTATCTTACTCAATTCATTGAGATGTATAAATAAATCATATTCTGTTATTTTATTCTCTTTTATCCATTCCATCGCTATATCTTTTAATTTTAAATCAGGATAATCATTTAATATTTTCTTAATTTTATCTTCAAAATTATTATTCATAATTCCTTTAGGAATTTTAAATCTTTTCAGAGAAATATTATTTGAGATTATTCCATCACCTTTATAAAAAATAGATGGTTCTTTTATTTTAATAGAATATCTTTTAATTATTATATCAAAATTATCAAAAGAAGTAGTTTCAACCTCAATTCCATTTACTTTCATTATTTTATACTTGATTTTCTTTTTATAAAAAGAAAATTCTAAACATGTTTTTGAAAATTTTTCAAAAAAAATTTCTCAAAAGAAAATTTCTCAAAAGAAATTTTTCTAAATAAAAAATTATAAAATAAAATTTATAAAATAAAAAATTTCTCAAAAGAAATTTTTAAAAAGAAAATTTCTCAAAAGAAATTTTTCTAAATAAAAAATTATAAAATAAAATTTATAAAATAAAAAATTTCTCAAAAGAAATTTTTAAAATGAAAATTTCTCAAAAGAAATTTTTATAAAATAAAAATTATAAAAATTATAAAATAAAAAATTTCTCAAAAGAAATTTTTAAAATAAAAATTATAAAATTTTCTTTTAAGAAAATTTTAAATATGTCTTACAAAAATATTCATTGAACCGATTGTATCTATATCTATTTTAATTTTGATAGGACATTCGTCAACATCTATACCTGATTTAGGATTATATATTCTAAATATCTTTGTTAGATTATTTAATTTTGTGAAAGGTTCAAAAATCTTTGAATTGTAATAACGTGTTATAACTTTTTCATTCTTTTTTAATTTTCCATATTCATTATACATTGACATAATATTATCTGTTGAAGATATACTAAACCAACCACCCGATTCTGATAAATCTATTTTCATTTTATTTTTATTTATTGTGATTGCTTTTTTGAATGGAATATTTGTTAATTCTGTTATATAAGGATTATTATATAATTCATCAGGTATTTCATTCATCTCTTGCATACTCTGTTCTACAATTTTAATAGTATTTTCTGAATTTGTATTTTTTGAAGGTTTAAAAACATTTATTGACATCTCATCTTTATTTATTTTTAGCGTAACAATATCTTTCTTTTGTAAATCTTTTAATAATGTATCTAAATTTTTTGCATTTATAGAACATCTAAAAGGTTTATTTAATGTATAATCAAATAAATTTTCTCTTTTAATCTCTGCATTTATCAAAGTCATACATTCTCTATCTTGTTGTGAGATATAAATACCACTCTCCTTAAATGTAAATTCTATCTTTTGTGTATAATTTTTAATAAATATTACTAAACTTTTTAATAAAAATCCGTTTTTAATAGTTGCTGTAAACATTACTTTATTATTTAAACGTATTTAAATACGTTTATTAAAACAAAATAGTATATAAAACTAAACTATCAAAAGCGATTTGTGATGTAATAAATATATTTATTTTATAAAATATTTTAAAATTCATTCATTAAAAAAAATGGATTTTTTAATTTAAAAATTATGATATATTATAATTTGTGATATTTCATAATAAAATGAGTAAGTATAACAATACACCTATTTATTATGATGTTAATGGAGATGAGATTGATATTAATGGAAATATTATTGAAATAGATTTTAATGAACTTTCCATTGATCTTGATATAAGCAAAAATAATAATCGTTTAGATAATTCAAATATAAATGATGGTTGTTCTGAATGTTGGAGTAAAATTGATTATAATGGTAATATATATGTATATATGTATATCGTTATCATCAATATCAAATAATTTGCACAAGGTTTGCAAAAAAGGATATCATTCAACATTATGTTGAAAATAATACTTTGTATATTACTTCTAAATGTAAGAAACATACATTCCTTGGTAAATAATATACTCAAAGAAAATTCCGATTTCCATTAAACAATTTTGGAAAAACATTTAATAAGTTTTAAATAAAAAATACTTTATTTAAAATTTCATTTATGAAATTTTAAAAATTTATAAAATATATTTATAAAAAATATATTTATAAAAATATATTTATAAAAATATATTTATGAATTTAAAATTCATAATGTAAAAATATTTTTTTTATATATTTTTTTTATTTATATATTGTAATGTCAAGCTGCAACAACAACGCTCAATCAGCATTCGTAGATTTAGCAACTTTTGCTGAGCCTGAGGCCTTCTTCTATGGTGGAGAATGTATCTCTTGGTTCGTATCTGCCGTCCAAAAATCAAACTGGTTCTCAGTTGTTCCCCTATCTGTAAGACACCAAGGCACTTTTGGTTTCGGTCAGAGAAACGTTTCCGCTACCCTAAACAGATCTGGTGATTACATTTTAAATGTATGGTTCAGATGCAGAATCCCTGCCGTTCAATTAGCAGCTGGTGTAAACACTGACGCTAGAATCAGATGGACTAGAAACTTAATGCATAACATCTTTGAGAAAGTATCAGTTATGCACAACGAGTTAGTAGTTCATGAATTTGATAACTGCTGGTTAGACTTTAACTACCAATACCAACTACCTGCTTCAAAACGTATCGGTTACAGAAATATGATCGGTGATGTTGCCGCTATGACTCAACCAGTAGGCCCTTCAGTAACTCTAGGTACTGATGGTTTCTTCACCGTTCCTCTACCTTTCTGGTTCACCGCCGATTCTGGTGTTGCTCTACCTATGGCCGCTCTACCTTATAACGAAGTCCGTATCAATTACTGCTTCAGAACTCTAGCAGAACTATTAGTATTAGACTTAGGAACTGGTGGTGGAACAGTCCCAACTCTTGCTGGAAGCGTAACTGCTAACGATGGCGGTGCCGTTGACATGAGAAGTCCCGAAACTTACGCTGAATACGTAATTGTTCACAATGACGAGCGCGTTAAAATGGGTGATGCTCCCCGTGATATCGCAATGAAACAGACACAGATGGTTTCAAGAACCCCAGTAAACACTGCTCTTGCTGACCAGCGTTTCGACTTAAGACTATCACACTCAATCATCCAATTCTTCTTTGCTTACAGAAACACAGCAACTGCTGGTGAACAATCCAACTACACAACTGAACCTAACTACGCCGGTTTAGACCCTATCTCACAATCTAAATTAGAATATGAGAGCACCAACAGATTAGACATGGGATCAGACTTCTACTCACTAATCCAACCTTACTACCACGCTCCTGCAATCCCTGATGAAACCGGATACCACATGTGGACTTACGCCCTACACCCTTGGGAAGCAGTCAAACCCTCTGGTTCAACCAACTACTCCAAATTAGCAAACGTTTCAATCACTCATACTCTATCAACCGCTGGTGTAAACGCAGCCGCTGGAACAAACGCTGCTGGTGGAACAATCACAAGAAACACTGGTGCTGGTACTGCAACCCTATTACAGACCTTTGAGCACGTATTCCACGCTCATAACTGGAACATTGTACGTATTGCCAATGGGTCATTGGGCCATCCTCTCCTGTGATTTGGTTAAACAACCACGAGAAAAACAAGAATATTATAATAAAATATATAAATATATTCAAATTTTCTTTAAAGAAAATTTTTAAAATATAAATTTCCATGAAAATTCTTATAAGAAATATAAAAGATGTTTGGTAATTTTAAATAAAGTCGTGGTTATTTCACATAAAAAATGATAATTAAAGATATAAAATATTAAAATAACCAAATGAGTATTCAATCATTATTTCCGGATCTAAAAGTTATTAAAGTTATTGATAAAAAAGGTAATGAAAGACAATTTGAAGATTGCACTTTAGAGTGTAAAATATTTTTTGAATGTTCAAACAAAGATTGTAATAAAATATGTGAAAAAAGAGGCACTGCATTAAAAACAAGAAAAGTAGTAGTTTGTAATACATGTAATAAAAATAAAAATTCAGAATTTAAAACTTTAACAGAACTTAAAGATTTTTTTATAAAAAATAATTCAGAAATAAAAGCGACTTCTTTACCTAGTAGAAGAGATATTGTTGAATGGAAATGTAATGAATGTAAAAATTTCCATTCAACTAGTTTAAATTCTGTGTTTATTTCTAAAACATTCAAATGTGAAAAATGTAAAGATAATAAAGAAACACGTTTTGTAAAAACAAGTATGTCTTTAGAAGAATTAAAAGAATTATTTAAGAAGAATGGTTCAGAAATTTTATATAATAAACAAGATGTAAGAATGAAAGACAGATGTGAATGGAAATGTAAAGAATGTAAGAAAGTGATAAATGGAGAAATATCAAAAATTATACATCACTCAACATATTTATGCAGATCATGTGGTATAAAATTAAGTAAACCAAATTATGTGGATTATAATACTTTTAAAAAATATTTTGAAAATAAAGGTTGGAAAGTTTTATCAAATAAAGAAGATTATAAAAATAATAAAAGTAGAATGTTGGTTGAATGTGATAAAGGACATCAAACTTATAAAACACAACAAAGAATGGAAAGTGAATGTAATAAATGTAATTATTATTCAAAAAAAGTATAAATACAATTATTGAAATTAAAAATATTAATACATATTTCTCAAATATAAAAAAATATTGAAAATTTCAATCAAGTTATAAATAATTCTCCTTATAATTTTAAATTGATGGTTTATGATAAAAATGGAGAAATAATTAAAGTTTTAAATTTCATTAATGAAATTTAAAATAATTATATAAATATAATTTTACTTGAAAATTCTAAAAAGAATTTTCAAAACTATTCAATCAACATTTTTAATTTTAATAGAACTTACTAATCTTTGATTTATAATAAAGGTATCCATTCCATCTTTACAGATGTATGTTTCAAATTCTAATTGTTTATAAATACCATCAGGTAGAATAATAATTTGATCATATACATACTGAGACTCAATATCATCATGTAATCCAAGAGTATAACAATTTCCCTCTAAATTTAACATCTCTAAATGGAAATTTCCAAATGGAGGACTACTTAGATAATTGATTAGTTTAGATAAACTCTCAAATTCTATAATTGAATCATAGTTATGTTTTTTAGAAAAACGATAAATATTAATTTTTCCTGTTGATTCATATAGTTCGTTTAATGTATCTCCAATATAAACCTTACCCATTTTTAACTTCTTTTAGACGAATGTAATATATCCATATTTTTTATTTTTAAAATTCCATTTTTTTATCACCTTAAAATAATTTTATAAATAAATTATATTATAAAAAAATATTATTAATTATTCTTAATATAAATAACATTCCAATTCCCGTAATTATTTGTTCTGCTCCTCTTTGTTCAGCATTTTTATATTCTATTTCATTTAATAGAGCAGTTTTATAATTACATTTTTCTTTATTTTGTTTTGGATTACAAAAACAATCTTTTATAAAGAATGATTCTATATCAATTACTTTATTTTCATCTTCTTTAATAAATAAAAAATATTTAGTGTCTATTAAATATTTTTCCTTTTTAGGATATATACATATACTTTTTTTTGTTTTCCATCTATCTTTTAATGTTTCTCTTGTTTGACCTACATAATTTATATTTTCTCTGATAAAAATATTATCTTTCATTAAAAAATATATATATCCTGTTTCTGAATTATTTTCGATAAATTCAAATGCTTCCTCTTCTGTGTAATATTTATATTTTTGATTTAAAATATTTATTAATATATTTTTATATATTGTTATATTATTTTTGTCTGGTATAAATGATAGATCACATTTTCTATCTTTAATCTCTTTAGAGATAATTCTATTAATAATAGGTTCTAATTGAATTTTTGATTCTAAATGAGAGTTTTCATATTTTGATTGATTGTCTCCCATTAATAGTACCTATATATTTTTTATTATATTAAAAAAAATATTGTTTTCGGTTTGTATGTCTCCCTACGTTAAGAAAAAAAAGTTTTTTTTTCTTGAAATAATTTATTATATAAAAATTATCTTGACCATTTCCACCCTTTTATACTTTCAAGAATATCTATAATCTCTTTATCTAAACTATTATTTTTATAATTTTGTCTACGAGATGAACACCATTTTCCTAATCGTTTTTCTTCATTATTTTTAGACTTTTCATATGGTAATCTATTATTAATTTCATAAAATTCTTTAACAAGTAATGCATTCTCAATCATTTTATTTTTAATATCCCAATACCATCCCTCTATACTTGAAAGTATATCTATAATCTCTTTATCTAATTTGTTTTTTTTATATTTTCTTCTATATTCACTACAACAACTTCCTAATCTTTTTTCTTCTTGATTTTTAGAATTTCTAGATGGTAATCTATTATTAATTTCATAAAATTCTTTAACAAGTAAAGAATTCTCAATCATTTTATTTTTATTTTCTATATCACCATCCCAATACCATCCCTCTATACTTTCAAGAATATCAATTATCTCTTTATCTAAACTATTATTTTTATAATCATTTCTGCGATGCGAACGCCATAATCCTAACTTTTTTTCTTGGTTATTTTTCGATTTTTCATATGGTAATTTTTTATTAATTTCATAAAATTTTTTAACTAATAAAGCATTTTCAATCATTTTATTTTTATTTTCTATATTTCCATCCCAAAACCATCCCTCAATACTTTCAAGAATATCATTTACCTCTTTATCTATTTTATTATTTTTATAATCTGTTCTACGAGATGAACACCAACTCCCTAAACTTTTTTCTTCTTTATTTTTAGATTTTTCATATGGTAATCTATTATTAATTTCATAAAATTCTTTAACAAATAATGCTTTTTCAATCATTTTATTTTTAATATCCCAAAACCATCCCTCAATACTTTCAAGAATATCATTTACCTCTTTATCTATCTTATTATTTTTATAATCTGTTCTGCGATGTGAACACCATTTTCCTAAACTTTTTTCTTCTTTATTCTTAGAACTTTCACTAGGTAATCTATTATTAACTTTATAAAATTCTTTAACTTTATAAGCATTTTCTATTATTTTATTTTTATTTTTTATAATACCATCCCAAAACCATATCCCTTCAATAATTTCATTCAAAGATTCTAATTTAATAATATATTCTTTCTTTAATAATCCTTTTTTATATTTTCCTCTATTATTTCTACACCATTGCTCCAAAGATTTCTCTTTATAACAATTATTTTTATTATCTCTTGGTAATCTTTTATTTTCAATTATAAATTCTTTTAATCCTTCAAATCTTAAATCGAAGTTGATATCATTATTAAATCTATCGTAAATAATACTTTCAATTTCATTAATAATATTTTCTAAATCTATATTTTTAGTAATTACCTCTTCATTTATCGATTTTCCATTTTTTGAATTTCCTGAATTTACAATAAATTTTATTCTTTGATTTTCAAAAACGCCGCTTCCTTTTTTAATTTTAATTTCATCAATAATTGATGTATCGTGTTCAGATAAAGCTTTAAGAATTGAACGAATATTTGCTAAATCGCCTCTATTTTCAAAGAAATCTTCTGTATCTCTTAAAAATGCTGGAACAATTATTTTTGCTTTCTCTTTATTTTTATATTTTCTCAATGATCTACCGATAGTTTGAATAATATCTGTATTTGAATTTTTATTACTACAGAAACAGATACCATCTACTATAGGTATATCAATACCTTCACATAAAACTCTTGCATTTGTTATAATTGAATATTCGCTCTCTATAAATTCTTTTATAATTTTTTTTCTTATAGACATACTCATATTTCCATTTATCTCTTGAACAAACATTTTTTTCAATTTTGAAAATTCTTTAGAATGTTTGATCAATTTCAAAAGAATATTTTTCATTCTAAAAGCTTCAGAGTTATATGTATGATATGTGATTAAATGTGTGATATTTTGTTCTAACATACTCTTTAAAATTAATATTGCATTGGAAATATCTCTGGGTGTTATTTTTTCATCTTCAAATAAAACATTACTTCTTAATTCAGTAAAAGATAGATAAGTTATAATATTATAATCACTTAAAAATCCATCATTTATTCCATCTCTAATTGAATATTCACTTATAATTTTACCATAAACTTTTTCATTATTCATACATTTATATTCAACAAAATCATCTTCTATTTCATTATCTATAGAATTATCTATTTCATTTGATTCTTCATTTGTTTCTTCATTTGTTTCTTCATTTGAATTTTCTTCATTTGAATTATCTATAGAATTATCATTAGATAATTCTTCTTCAGAAGAATCTTTTAAAGTGAATGTTCTTTTAGTCGCTGTTTGAAATAACATTTTTAAGAATGTATGTTCACATTTTTCTAAATTTTTAGAATTGATATTATTTCCTGCTGTATGGTGTGCTTCATCAAATATAGAAAAGTCAAATTTGAAATCTATATCAACACATACATTCAATAAAATATTTAGAGATTGATATGTGCATATAACAATTTTTTTATGAGATGTAGTTAAAAAGTTTTTAATTTCTAATTCGTCTGTTGTAATAAAACATTTCTTATTCTGTTGTATAGAAAAAGAAGTATTTTCAAAATCATTTTCGTTTTCTTGAGAATAAAAATCACTACCAATACATTTGATTTTATATATTCCTTTAACAAAAGGATTATATTTAGTATAAGTCTGTGATAATAAAAAAAGTGAAGGAACTATAATAACTAAATTATCAATATTCATTCGCTCAAATATTTTTCTTGAAATAAAAGTTTTACCGGTTCCTGTAGCACATATTATAATACCTTTATTTTCATTTTCAAAATGTGAGATACTTTTATCAATAATATCTTGTTGATATTGTCTAATAGTTAAATCTTTATGGATATATGTTTTATTATTCTCATTTTCATTAAAAATAAAATTTAAACATTCAATATCATTAATGATATCATCTCCAAGAATATGAATAATATCTTTATTATATTTGAGATCAGTAATTTCAAAAGAATTTGTAAATAGAATACCTTTAGTTTTAGTTCTAGATAACATTGCTTCAAATGTTGCTAAATTTTTTCCCCATGAAATTTTTCTATAAGGTAATGATCTAAACTTAACTTGAACAATAATATATTCATCTTCATTTAAATTGTCATTTAAGTTTGTTTTCAATAAAATATCAACACCTTTATCTTTTTTAGGAAGGTTCAAATTCTTTTTAATTGAAAATGGAATATCATTATATAACCAACCTTTTTCAATATCTAAATTTTTATAATTTAATAAAAATTTTAAAGCGAATTTTTCAAATTCAAAGCCTTTGACATTTCGATTTTTTTCATTTTTTAATTTATTAATGAATGTTGAATATTCATTCATATTTTATTTTATAATAATATTTATTTATATTTTTTCATTTTTCTTTAAAAGAAAAATAAAAATTTATTTTAATTCAAAAGCTTTCACTATTGTTTTTCCATATAATGGAGAATATTTTAAATTGTTTATAGTTGTATCAAATTTCAATTTATTATAAACATTATCAGGAATATGAATAATTCGTTGGAATATTACAGATGATTCATCGAAATCTCTTAATTTTAGAGCATGATATGAATCTTTACTCTCTAGATATAGAGAAAAATTACCAAATGGTGGATGACTTAAAAATTCAATAAATCTATGAATATCCTTAAAACGTTTGAATATTTGATATGTATCAGGAGATTTGTTATGTCTACCTATAATAGAAATATAATAAATAATTATTTCATCTGTTGAATTATCATTTAACATATTAAGAACTTCACCGGTAGATATATCACTCATTTCTAAAAGTTTTAAAAATTATATTTTTCAAAATAAAAATTCCATTTTTTAATATTAAAAAATGGAATTTTAAAATTTAAAATTAATATTATTAAAAAATAAATGAGGATTGAAATAACTCATTCTGGAAAAAATAACGATAAACGATATATATTGATCAGATGTATAACAACAAATGATTCTTTGAATAGAAAGGGTCAAGAGAATTTAATAGAGAAATGTTATAGAAAGATATTTTTCAATTTAAATACAATAAGAAAAGTTGATATCTCTTATGAGAAAAAAGTAATTGTAATAGATGATTATGCATTCTTTTTTTCAGAAAAAGAACCAAGATCTAAAAAATATATAACAAATTTTGTATATATAACAGAATCACATAAATTTGCTTTTAATCAACTTGCAAAAATTTTATCAAAAGAGTTTGAATAAAAAATATTAAAATATTTTTTTATAAAAAAAATCTTTATAGATTTTTTTATGTTTTTTCTTTTACAAAAGAGTGAACTCGTCAAGTTCGCTGTCAACATTCTGAGAAACACAAAAGTCATCAACGATTTCCATTTCATTTCCGCGAAGGAAAGATCCGCGACGGATAGTAAAACCCGAGAATGAGACCTGCTGGGTCTGGATTTCGGTTGTAGTTCCGTCCTTGTTTACAAAAGTAGAAACGTTAGGCATCTTAATCGTTGAGTCGGTAGTAAGTTTATATTGTATAAAACAATATCCATTTCTTTATATTTTTAAAATCAAAAAAATCCATTTTTTTTTAATAATAGTTTTAAATATACTTTAGAACAACTTGTATAAAAAATATTAAAATATTTTTTTTATAAAAAAAATCTTTATAGATTTTTATATTTTTATATTTTTTAAAATGATATTTTATGTTCCTCAAAATTTTTATATAATATTTCAAAAAGTTCATGTAATGGATTGTTATCTGATGTATTATCTATTATTTTATAACCTGCATTTTTATTGGTCAATGGAATATAATTATATTTAAAAATAAATTCGCCTCCATTTATAATAATCTCTGATGTTTCATTGTTATATGAAACAGATTTAACTCTCAATTCTTTTAGATTTAATTTAGATATATTTTTAAATTCTCCTAAGATATCCCCATTAAATATATTATATTTTTCATATTCAATAGTGAAAGTAATTACATCATTTTCAATTGTAAAATTGGTAAAATTGATTGTAGTCATCTTATTTTAAATAATTATATTTTAAAAATATAATTATCATTTTTTTATAAAAACTTATATTTTTAAGGAAATAATAATTTTTTGAATAATAGAGTTATCTAATTTATAAAATAATTCATTATCAAAATAAGTATATTCTTCAGATAATAACATATCCCATCTCCATAGATGAATATATTCTTTTCCAAAGAATAATACTATATCAATATCTATTTCATGACAACAAACAATAAAATCTAAAATTATAGAATAATATTTCATCGCTCTATCATTCTTATTATCAGAGAAATATGTATTATATTCCATATACTCTTTAATAAATGAAGAATGCTTTTCGTTTTTGATATCAAAATATTTATTATGTATAATATATGATATATCTTGATTAAATAATGTTTTAGATAATAATATATGTTCAAACATCTCTAAATCTTCAATTTTAAAATTAAAAATATATTCCCAATTTAAATTTTTATCAATAAATTTATAAATCATCTCTTTATCAAACGATTTTACACTTGAAATAGAATAAAAATAATGATTTTTATCTGGATATTTATTAAGGATATGTATAGCACAAGGGACACTCATAGATTGAGAAATTGAAAACCATTCTTTATCGTCGATAATAAAATGATCATATAATATATTGAATATTTCAAAAGAATCTATAGCATGATATATATGACATTTTTTATCATAATCATAATGATTAATAAGTTCATTCAAAGTAAAACATTTTCCATGTAGAAATTGAAAAGGAATTGATTTTTCTTTACAATATACATTTCTATTTTTAAGTTCTCTTACTACGTTTTCCCAATAACTCATATTTATTTTAAAGTATAACTTTAAAAAGGTATAATATTTTAAATATAAAATCCATTTTTTTTAAAATACATATTTTAAAAGATTACCTTTTAAAAATGGATTTTAAAAGATAATGGATCTTAAAGAGACTTTATGTTCTCATACAACTTTTTTAAAATATCATTCTAAAGAAGAATTATATCTATTATATTCTATTTATAATCATATTAAAGAATATATAAAAGTATCAACATTACTTGAACATAATAATCATGATCATATAATTGTTCAAATAAATAAATTTTCAACATTTTTAAAAATGTATAGAGGAAAAAGATTATTCTATCTTATAGAAATATATATATTTAATAAAAATTATGATACATTTGAAATTAATATAATAAATGAAAGATTAGATCAAATATTTTTAATATATATAAATATTTTTACCTCTTTTAATATATCTTTTTCTAAATTTTTATATACATTTTATTTATAAAATATTTTTTATAAAAATATTTTTATAAAAATATTTATAAAAAAATGTGTATTTAAAGGAAACTTTAAAATTAGATAATGACCTATGAAACAATAAATATAAAATATAATTCAGTTCATGTTAAAAAAGATATTCCTCTAGAAATAATAAATGAGGATGATAGTATCGCAGATATTATATTAAAACAGATATATAATTACCCTATAAAACCAATAATTGAATCACACGATGACTATCAAACATGTACTTATCCTAAATATTTAAGAGAGTTCTTTAAAAGTTTTGAAAATTTCAAATATGAATTTTATAATAAAAATATTGGAATTATTATTTTATATCCTTATGTTATTTTCAATAAAAATAATACAAATGTAAATTGTGATTTAAAACCTGAAGTTATTTCAGAAATTGAAAATATTTATAATATACAATTCAAAGATTTTAATAGTTCTAATTTATTAAATACATTTATAAATACATTCTTTAATGAATGGGAAAATGATGATACATATTTAAAATTAATTGAAAATAAAATAGAATCATCAAATGAAAATAATGAAAATAAAATAGAATTATCAAAAGAAAATAATGAAAATATTCAAAATAATTTTAGGGAAAGATGTAATAATTTATTTAATTCTCTTAAAGAGAATAGTATGAATATATTTATCACATCACAGATCGCTTTTGATGGTTTGGTTTTATATTCTCTGTTGGTTTAAAAAAAAATCTTAATAAAAATATTTTTACAAAAATATTTTTTATATAAAATTCCAACAACTACCCATTCTTAAATATCTTTTTTTGATTTCTTCATATATTTCTGTAATCTCTTCTTCTGTTTTTGAAATAAAAGAGAACTCATAATCATTTACAATAAGATCTAAATCAATATGTGTTTTTTTTATACGTAAATTATATAATTTTTTATATTCAAATTCATAATTCCATTCTTTATCGTCTGAGTAAAAAATAAATCTTTCATTTTCAATAGAATATCCATCAATATCATCTCGTTTAGACATTTTAAAATTATTCCGAGTAATTCTTTATTTTCATTTTTATATAAAAATGTTTTCTTAAAAATTTTTATATAAAAATTTCTTTAGAAATTTTTATTTCAAATATCTTTCATAAATATTTTTTGATAATTCCAATTTTCATTTGGGCGGAGTTGAACTATACCTGTTCTTATACCCATACCTGTTAAAATATCCCAATCATTTTCATTAAACTCTTCTTTAATATCAAACATTGAAAGAAGATATGTCAGTATATCATATTCATTGTCAAACACATTACATATATCATGTAATATTCCTCTGAATTTTAAAGAATTATTATCATTTACTTTGAAATGAAATTTATTCATATATTTTTTATAAAAGAATTTCTTATAAGAAATATTTGTCGAAATAAAAATTCCATTTTTTGAAATATTGAATATATTTCATTTTAAATGTATAAAACACACTTTTAAGTTTTTCAAAGAATTTTTGGAAAAAATAGTTAAAAGATTGTAATATTGTTTGTATTAATCTATAAATGTATATTATAAACTTTTGTAGATGTTCCAATATTTCACATTTTTTGGGAAAGGGGATGTATACCTATACATCCCCTTTCTTAAAATTTTACAAAAATTTAAGAATTTTTTTTTCTTAAATTTTTAATAAAAATATAATAATTTATATTTTAATTTTCACACACTGAAAATCCATTCCATTTATCTTTAATACCTTCACATATATTATTTATAAATTCTTCCATTCCTTTGATATTATCATTAAATAATAATACCATAAACGATTTTTTCAGATTATATGTTGTTTCAAAGAAATTAGATTTAACTAACGAATTTTCTTGAAGAATATAATAATCCATTACAAAGTGTTTCAATGATGTGAAATTTTCAAAAATGTTAAATGATAAATGAAATTTACATTTTTTATGTAGACATTCTTCTCTATAAAAAACAAAATGTCCTGTTAACAAACAATAATTTATAATTTCTCTTTCAAAAATAGCGGTAAAACCTAATTTTTCTAATTTAGTAATAACATTTAAAAATATAGTTTTAATAGTTTGAATATTATTCATAACAAGTTTCTTTGAAATATCTCCTGAAAAACTACTCATTTCAATCTTTTCTAAAATAAAATATTTATAAAATATAAAAATCCATTTTTTTATAAAATATATCCCTCAAAATAAAAAATACAATTTTTGAAATGAATGAATGTATTTCATTTAAAATGTATAAAACACACTTTTAAGTTTTTCAAAGAATTTTTGGGAAAAATAGTTAAAACATTATTTTATATAAGTATATCACAATATTTTATATAAAATAAACTTTTATAGATTTTCCAAGATTTCGCAATTTTTGGGAAAGGGGATGTATAGGTATACATCCCTTTCTCAAAAATTTTACAAATTTTACAAAAATATTTTATAACAAAAATATTTTATAACAAAAATATTTTTTAAACGGCGATCAATTTAATATCTTTTATATAACTAAATTTAGTTTTGATATCAAAAATATTTTCATCTTTTGAAAGATCGAATGGAATATTATTATATATAATTTTAAGAGTCTCTACTTCAAAATTATATTCATTCAATTCTTCAATAAGTTTATGAATAGTTGTTTCTTTTAACATTTGATCATTGAAAGTTAATGTCATATCAAAAGAATCATCTATTATTATAAAAATGATAGTTGTATTACTCATTTTTTTAATATTTTTATTTTAAAAGTTATTATATTTTATAATTTTTAAAATAAAAATTTCATTTTATTTTTATAAAAAAAATTTATAAATTTTTTTATACAGAATGTTTTCTAAATGTGAATGATATTCTCTCTTCTTTTATTTTTTTCTCTATTGGAACTTCATGTGTGAATTCTTTTTGAAAATCTCCACACATTTGCATAATAGAATATTCTTCTGTTGGAATATCTTTTACAATTTTTTTGGTATGAATATCTCTTATTCTAAATTTTCTTGTTGCTCCATATGAAACAGATATAACTCCTGAACTTTTTGATAATCCATTCTCATTATCTGAATGTGCACCGATATAATCTGTTCCATCTTTATATCTATTTACCAATATTCCATTATATTTATCATCTCCTGCAAAATTATTATTTATAAAATCCAATAATTTCTTTAATGAATACGTTATTTTCTTTGATTCAGCGAGTTGATTAGAATAATGATAACCTATACTCTCATCACTGAAAAATGCTATAGAACGATGTTGTGTACATTCTCTTCCATAAATATAGATTTTGGGATTTTCATTTAATAATTCTTGAGATATAATCTCTTTAACACATTCATCAACTATATCTTTGAACATTTTATAATTTGATATAAAAACTTCATTTGTATTTGATTTATTGTTAATGGTAAAAATTTTCAGAGCGGATCTTTTAGTCTGTATTAAAATATTTTCATTCATTTTATAACTCTTTAAAAGTTATAAATATTTTATTTAAAATTTCATTTTTTTTAAATGAAATATTTTTTTATAAAAAATGAAAAAATATATTTTAAAAAATATATTTTAAAAAATATATTTTAGAGATGGAAAGTGAAAATATACATCCATATATTTCAAACGAAATATTATTTCAAAATTATGTGTGTTTTGAATGTGGTTCTGATAAAAAATGCGGATGTTTTATAAAATAATTTCAAATTTTATTTGTATTAAAAAATTCTTAAAAGAAAAAAAATTCTCAAAAGAAAAAAATTTCTCAAAAGAAATTTTTAAGCATTTTCAATTTCATTCAATGGAACTTTGAAAACCAAAACAAAAATTATAAATATAACAATAAAGAATGCTGTATATATCGCCATATCTCTATAGTGAATTTGTTTACCACTATGAACATTCTCTTCTAAATATTTCATAATAGCAACAGAACCAAATTGAGAGATAACATATAATAAAAAGAATAGAATAGCATACGTCCATAAATTAGGTTTATTAGTTTCTTTTAAATCTTCTTGTGTGATATCTGTAGTGAAACCTTCTTTTTTATTAAGTTCTTTAATCATATCACCTTTCAAACCATACTCTTGTATAGGTTCTTCATGAGCAAATCTATCATGTTCCATTCTACCTGTTCCATATAATCCACCTGTTGGATAATGATAGGAAGCGGAGAAACCTCCTGGAGATGCTATTGAATACATTTCATTATAATTATCTCCAAAACCATTCAAAGGAGATGCTGAGAAAGAATTATAATTATCATCTAGTCTTGCATACATTATTATTTTAATTATATAAATTTCTTAAGAAATTTATATATATTTATAAAAAAAATATCTTTATTTTTTAATAAATTATTCATTTATCATTTTAGGTATAAAGAAAATATCTGTATTGATAAAACCATTTACTCTAATACCATCAATATTTAGAACTAAAGCATATCTTGTCAATAATTCATTATCCCATTCTATAAATGAATTATATGATAATAGACTAAAATTGATATGATCTTCATATTTCATAATAAACTCTTTATCAAGTTTGAAGAAAAGAGAATATGTATCCCATTCTTTTAGAGAGATATTTGAAATATCATCAACTCCCTCAAAAAAATTAGATGTAAATAGATTTTTAAATTTATTACATACTTTAACAAATTTAAATAAATCTATATCAAAACCATATATAGGTTTAGGTGTTGTAAACATACCCATCTCTTTGATAGTATTTTTTAAATTATCACCTAAAACTTTCTCAACTAAATTTGGATGACATACATAATAAAAAATATCATAGAATAGATAATCTATCAATGTATTATAATCATCCTTGATTATATTTATCAATTCTTCATATTTTAAATCTTTATTTTTATTTAATTTATTTTGAATGAGTTCTTCTTTTGTATTTTTTTTAATATTTGAAATATCATTATATTTGAAAGTTAATTCATTATCCACAATAAGTTTTAGTAAATCTTTACGATCTGTTTCTTGAACTATCTTACAGATCTCCATATTTTTAACTTATATTATTTTAAAATTTATTTTTCATTTTTATTTTATAAAATTTTGCTTTAAAAAATTTTATAAAATAAAAAATGATTTTAAAATTAACAAATATTTCATATATGAAATATGATATCAAAATATATTATTATTGTAAATGGAAACGAATATAATGTAAGAGATTTTCATGAAAATTCCTTATTTAAATGGGAATACGTATTACATTTTCCAGATAAAGAATGGGATTGGTTTCATTTTCATTGTTATTCATTTTTTAAATGGGAGTATGTAGAAAAATTTCCCGATAAAAATTGGAATTGGGAATGGTTTCATTGTTATTCATTTTTTAAATGGGATTATGTATTACAATTTCCTGATAAGGATTGGAATTGGGGATGGTTTCATTGGATGGAATGGTTCAAATGGGAATATGTATTACAATTTCCAGATAAAGAATGGAATTGGTTTTGGTTTCATAAAATGGAATGCTTCAAATGGGAATATGTATTACAATTTCCTGATAAGGATTGGGGTTGGTTTCTTTTTATTGATAAAAAATGGTTCAAATGGGAATATATCGTTCAATTTCCTGAGAAGGAATGGGGATGGAAATGTTTTCATACATTGGATTGGTTCAAATGGGAATATATAGTTCAATTTCCAGATAAAGATTGGGATTGGAATAATTTTCATAAAATGAAATGGTTCAAATGGGAATATATAGTTCAATTTCCAGATAAAGATTGGGATTGGAATAATTTTCATAAAATGGAATGGTTCAAATGGGAATATGTAGTTCAATTTCCTGAGAAGGAATGGAAATGGAATGATTTTCATAAAATGAAATGGTTTAAATGGAAACAATTTTATTTTATATTTAAAAATAATAAAATAGATAAAAAACGTTTATTATATTTTATTGCGTATTTGAAATATAATAATCAATGTTTACCATTTATAATAAATAATATATTAAAAATGAAATATAAAAGAATAAAAATAAAATATTCTAATATAATAAAAGAAATAAATAGAAGAGATATATATAATCTAAGTATTTTAAATACTTTAACGGAAAATAAAAAAATAAAAATAATATATTCTTATATAAAAAAAGATATAAATATAAAATATGAATGTTATATAAATCATTTTTAAAAAAAATGATTTTTAAAATTAAAAAAATATATGCATATATTTGATATTTTGATATATGAAATATATGGTTTCAAATGATATTATTGTTGTAAATGGAAATAAATATAATGTAAATACTTTTCATAATCATTCTTTATTTAAATGGGAATATGTTGAACAATTTCCAGATAAAAAATGGAATTGGAAAAAACTTCATAGACATTCCTTATTTAAATGGGAATACGTATTACAATTTCCAAATAAAGAATGGGATTGGTTTCATTTTCATTGTTATTCATTTTTTAAATGGGAGTATGTTGAACAATTTCTGGATAAGGATTGGGGTTGGGAATGGTTTCATGAATATGAATTTTTCAAATGGGAATATGTAGAAAAATTTCCAGAGAAGGAATGGAATTGGGAATGGTTTAATACAAAGGAATGGTTCAAATGGGAATATGTATTACAATTTCCTGATAAAGAATGGGATTGGTATGATTTCTGTGATTATGAATGGTTTAAATGGGAATATGTATTACAATTTCCCGATAAAGATTGGAATTGGTATGATTTCTGTGAATATCCATTTTTCGAATGGGAATATGTATTACAATTTCCCGATAAAGATTGGAATTGGTATGATTTCTGTGAATATCCATTTTTCGAATGGGAATATGTATTACAATTTCCAGATAAGGATTGGAGTTGGGAATGTTTTCATAGAAAGGAATGGTTCAAATGGGAACATTTCATTTATATATTTAAAAATAATAAAATTGATAAAAAGGATATGATAAAAATGATTAAAAATATAAAAGATAAATCGCCTATATTTGTTAAAAATATATTGAAAATGAAATGTAATAAAAAAATAAAAATAGAAATGTTATATTCTTATATATTTCTTTATATAATTATAAAAGATGAATATTATATGAATGTTTTTTAATAAAAATTTAAAAATTTTTCTTTTAAAAAATTTTCTTTAAAATTTTTATTAAAAAAATTTAAAAATATAAATAAATTTTTTCTTTATTTTTTTTATAAAAAAAACAATAAAAAAATTGTATATTTTTTTATATATAAGTAATGTTCCAACTATCAAAGAAAGAATGGATGTCATCTGCTGTAGCAGGTCTATTATTCGGTGTTCTATCCGCACCCGCCACTTACAACTTAGTAAACTCTTTAACTGAGAGAGCAGGTCTACGTATCGCTAAAGCTGATGGTTGCCCTAATGCTAAAGGTTTAGTATTACATTCCATCGTATACGCTTTAATTGCCCGCGTAGTAATGCATTACACTGAATACGACGGAATGGTTGTTCAAGTATCAAATGAAAACAAATGGGTATACTCAATCGCTGGCGGTGTTCTATTCGCTGTATTAGGTGCACCTATGACCTACAGACTTGTAAACAGATTAACTGAGATGGTTGGTCTAAGAATCGCTAAAGAAGATGGTTGCCCCAACGTATATGGTTTAATCGTTCATTCAGTAGTATTCGCATTAATCGTCGCTATAGCAATGGACTACCAAGTATCTATTGAAGACGAACTATTAAACATTGAAAACGAACTATAAATCATTTAGATTTTTAATTTTTAAAATTTCTTTAAAGAAATTTTAAAATATTTTTTATATAAAATATAAAAATTGATTTTTAAAATTGAAAAATACTTTATATTATTATTATTCAGAATTCTTTTATATAAAGTTTATGCAAGAGTATAGAGATTTTTCAAAATTTAAATCTAGAGATTGGTTTAAATTTTTTAAAGATTATTCCATAGATTTAGAGATTATAAATAAAATGATTGAAATGAAAATGGATCTCGGTTTAATATCTGGTGTTATTCTTGAACAATATTATAATCTATTTGATCATAATATTTTGATAGAATGTTTGAGTAATATATTTTTATATTGTGATATAAATTCAAAAACATATATTCATATGCCGAGATATGTTTATGAACATTATGATAAATTTATAAGATCGGTTCAAATAAATAATCTATCAAAAAAGAATATGACTAAATATAATTATGGAGATTGGATTTTATTTTTTAAAACCAAAAAATTAAATGAAAAATTTATAGATGTAATATATGAAAAATATAATTTCATTGATATGGGAATAATCGGTTGTGTCTTATGTGAGTGTAAATTTGATATACCTGATAAAATGAATAAAAAAATTATAGAAGATATTGCACATTCTGAACAAGTAAATAAAAAAGTTCGTGATCATTATATAAGTATTATGAATTACAAAAATATTTTGTAAAAGAAATTTCTAAAAAGAAATTTTATAAAAATGATTTTATAAATTATAAATTTATAAAAATAATAAAATATTTTAATAAAAGAATGATCAATATTATATTTCAAAATTTTAAATATCCTAATAATATCGGTTGTGTTTGGAGATTATGTTCTGTATTAGGTGGTTGTAAAATTATTATGGAAAAACCTTATAATAATGTTTTGAAAAATATTAAGAGAATTGCTAATGGTTTTGAAAATGATAATAATATTTTATTTGTTGAAGATGTGAATAAATATATTGAATATGTAAATAAAAATAATTCAAATAATGAAATATATATTGCAGAGACTAAAGAATTTTGGGATATTTTATCCCAAAATGAAAAATATATAAATTATGAAAATATTTTAGATATATCTTTTGAAACTTCAGAAAAAGAAATATATATTGTATTTGGACATGAATTGAATGGTATAAATATTGAACCTTTAAAGAATATATCTTTTAAAGGGGTATATATTCCACAGACATCTATTCAATCAAAAAGAGATGGAATGAATACCTCTTTAAATTTAGGAGTAAGTATAGCATTTATTATCGGTGTTTTTAAATGTAAAATGAGTGTTTAAAAAATTTCTATTAAGAAATTTTTAAAGAATATTTTCTTTTTATATTTTTTCATTTTTTAAAAAAAATCTATAAAAGAAATTTTTAAATAAAATATTTTTAATATACATTAATAAAATAATTATTATATTTATAACTTAATATCTTTGCTGAATATTTATATAAGAATACCAAAGAAATACTATCATTTTTAAATAACTCTTGATATTTAATGAATTTTTCTGAAGAATCAATTAAACCACTATCACATAAATTTCTCCAACATTCCATATCATCTTGAATATATTCTATATATTTATTGATTAAACAATTGGACGAATTTAATACACCACTTTTACATAATAATCTCCAAGATTCAATATCATCATAAAAATAATTAATATATTTATTTATCATTTTTTCGGAATTTAATACACCACTTTCACATAAATTTCTCCAACATTCTTTATCATGACTAGATAAAGTATAATAATAATCATCTTTAAAATATTGAAGATATTCATCGATCAATTCTTCTGTATTAATTATACCATTTTTACATAAAATTCTCCAACACTCTTTACGAGATTTAAAATATGGAAGATATTCATCAATCAAATCTTTTGAATTTATTATTTTATTTTTACATAAATTTCTCCAACATATAAAATATTTAGCAAAATATTGTATATATTCATCAATCAATTCTTTAGAATTCAATATACCACTTTCACACAAACCTCCCCAACCATCTTGTTTATTTATAAACTGAAAGTATTCATTAATTAACTCTATTGAATTTATTGAACCGCTTTTACATAAATTAGACCAAGAAATATTATCATGTTCAAAATATCTTCGATATTCATTAATTATCTCTTTTGAGTTTAATACACCACTTTTACATAATCTCCTCCAACACTCAATATTATTTATATTCTCTAAATATTTATCTAATAAACCATTTCTCGTATTTAATGCACCACTTCTACATATATCTCTCCAATACCAAATATCACTATTTATTATATCAATATATGCATTAATCAATTCTTCCGAATTTAATATACCATATCTACATAAATTTCTCCAACAATAAAACCTACATTTAAAGTATTTATTATATTCATCAATCAATTCTTTAGTATTTAATATACCATTTCCACATAAAATTTTCCAACATTCAATATCATCTTTGAAATATTCAAGGTATTTATCGATTAATTTTTTTGAATTTAATACATGATTTTCACATAAATATATCCAACACCAAATATTATTCTTTATGTATTCAAAATATTTATCTATTAAACTTTCTGTAAAATTCAATGCATTTATATTACACATATATTCAAAACAAAATTTTATATCATTTCTATTCAACGATAATATATATCTATTTGTAAATATAATTCTAAAATTATCTTTAGTTAAATTCATAATATCTTTAAATATAAATATTTATAAATTAAAAAATCATTTTTTAAAATATTTGTTAAATAAATAGAATTCTTTAAAGATTTCTATTGATAAAATAATGTCTGATGTAATAATAAAATCTAAAGAATGGACTCCAGCGATTGATAAACTTTTAAGAAGGTGGATGAAGCAAATAGGTGAAAGACATAGAGCACATCTCAATCAATCGAGAAAATTTAATCGTAGACATTATATGTTAGGTTTGCCTGCTGTTATTTTATCTATCATTACAACAACAAGCACATTAGCAACTTTTCAAGATGGAGCAAGTTATTGGGAATATATTCGTTTAGGAATGGGTGTTATATCGGTAGGTTCATCTGCTTTCACAGCAGGGGTAACCTTTTTAAATTATCAAGAATCTGCCGAAAAACATAAAACAGCTGCCGATAATTATGATTCATTATATAGAGTTATATCAACTCTATTATTACTTCCATATGCTCAACGCGGAGATCCGATCGGAACTTTACAAAATATAAGAAGTCAATATGATGATAATATAAAGACATATCCACCTCTACCTAAGAAATATGATAAACACCTCACATATAAAGTATCTGAAGAAGAGCGAAAGAAAGCATCACAGAAACCTGATTTAAATAATGTTTTAACAACACAGACACAGATAAATTTAGATGAAGTATTAAATGCAGAAGATAGAGTTATAACTTCATCAAATGGAATTACAAATGAATATTCAAATGGAAAATTAGATATAAATACTTCAGAAGATGAAATTGAGATACCTTTTGATTTAGATGAAGAAGAGATTTCTGGAGTTATGAGTAATATGGATATTCTTGGAAATGCAAAAATAAATCCTATACAAAAAAATATTGATAATTCAATCGCCAAAACATTAGAATATGAGAAGAATAGATTAGAAATGAATTCAACTCCTGAATCTTAAAAAAAATCTTGTAAGATTTTTTTCTTAAAATCTTACAAGATTTTTTTATAATATTTTTATATAAAAATATTTTAAGAAAAATAAAAAAATCACAAGATTTTTTTTATTTTTTAAAAGAGATAATTTTTGTATTTTTAAGAATATCTTTAAATTCTTTATAAGTGAAATATAATTTATCTTTTTTATTAAGAGATGGTTGTGGTTTTAAAAATATTTTTTTGATTTTTTTATTTTTGTTTAATATTTTTGACAATAAAAATATATCTTCTTTTTTAAAGAAAATATTATATAATGTCAATTCTTTTAAAGTTTTATTATTTTCAAGAATATTGAAAATTTCATCAGGTGTGAATAATTTAAATTTCATATCTTTAATATTTAATTGTTCTAAACATTCACTATTATTTATAGCTTTTATCAAATTGTCTGATTTAAAATGATGGTAAAATATTGTAGGTTTATCATTTTTATATAATTTAGCGGTTTGTCCATGTTTACCTACCTCTGTGTAATGTGATTCAATATTTAAAATTTTTGTATTTCCTAAATTACCAATAAATTTATAAAATTCAGAAAATATATTCATCACTTTAACTTTTTTAAGTTCTAAAGATGTAAATGCTTCTATTATATCTTCATTCTCTATTTCAACAGGTTTATTCAATATAGAGAACGCTTGTTGTATATTTTTTTTATCGCCACCTGTTGTATCAATTGTGAGAGTAGTTATATCAATATTAGATAATGAATGTAAAAATTGTGGAATAATAACCTCATCTGTTGAGTTTTTAATTATCAATTCGTCTAATTTATCAGTATAACCAGACATTAAATTCCATACAGAGATAATATCATCAACGATATATCTTTTAGGAATAATAGGATATGAATCACGTACAGATGTTATTTCTATTTCATTTATTCCAGGAAATCCATAAGCGAGAACGCCATTAATTCTATAAGGTAATCTATAATTATAAATAGTTGTATATCTAAATAAATTTCTACATTCTTTATTTATTCCTTCAACAAAAGATATAAATTTATTTTCAATAGTTGTATTTATAAGATATTCTCTTGAATATTCTTCTAATAAATTATCTTTCTCTTCAAAATATTTATAAATAACATAAGGAAAATCTTTGATCCAACCACCTAATTTTTCATCAATTTTTTGTGTAGCGATATCAACAATCACAAATTCTAAATCATCAATAATCAAATCATCATTACCGATTTGAATATCTGTTGGATATTCAGTTTCAATAGGATATTCAGTTTCAACAGGATATTCAGTTTCAATCTCTTCTGGTGTTCTCTCTTTAACAAATTTTATAGGTTGTAATTCTCTTAAAAAACTTGACGAAGTTTTATTACTTCTTCTTTTTTCAACCTCTTCTAAGTTTTTTAAAAGAATCTCATTTTCATTATCTCCATCTTCAGACAAAATTATATCCATTATTTATAACTTGTTTTAAGGTTTATAAATTTTCTTATAAAATATTTTATTTTAAAATATTTTTATATATTTTTTTATAAAATATTTTTATATATTTTTTATAAAATATTTTTATATATTTTTTTATAAAATATAGTAATGGACGGACGCCAAAATGTTAATGGATGTGCAATCCCCCCTGCTACTTGCCCTCGTGATTACTGCCAACCTGCACCTTGGTCTAGCGCCTGCGGTGCCTCATACCACCAATTATCAGTTGCCTACGGAGCTTCAGTTCCTAGATGCTAAACTTTATTTTTAAAATATAAATATTTGTTTATTTTAATTTTCTTATAAGAAAATTAAAGAATAAAAAATTTCTTTAGAATATTTTTTATAAAATATGTTGTTGAATATATGTTTGCATTTGGAAAAATGTTATTCTATCAATATCATCTCCAATTTTAAATAGTTTTTTCAAAGTTTCATCAAGAATGATTTGTCTTTTATCTTCTGGATATCTTAAATCTCTATTCTCTTCATTTAATTTTTTCCAACTCAAAGTTCGTTCTCTTGTTTCATCGTCTTTGATATGAATATAAGCACAAATAGCAATAGTTATATCTGTTCTAGTAATCTCTTCATTTTCATCAACTTTTAAAAATTCTCTAAGTTCTGGTGAAACATTAACATTGATATTTAAACCTGTTTTAGGAGGTGGAAGAGATGGATCACGTGGTTCTCTTTGTTTTCTATTACTTACATATTTAACTTTTTTAGATAATTCTTCCAATAACATTCTAGAATGTTGTAAACCTCTAACCCCAGATTGTTTCTTTTTACTCATTTCAATTATTTTTTCATTTAAATATTCAATAACTTCATTTAAATCATTTTGAAATTCATCACAACTTATATGTTTTTTACCCATTATTTTAACTTTCACTTATTTTAAAATAGGTGAAAATATATTTTTCTTTTTTATAAAAATAATCTTTTTATAAAAAGATTATTTTTATAAAAAAGAAATAATGGTTGATGTAAATGAATTGAAAAATAGTGATAATTTTACAATATTGATCACATTATTAGTATCTTCTTTAGCATTTATTATATCTTTAGCATGGAATGACGCAATACAATCAGTAATTGCAAAATATATAGATAATGGTGATACAAGAGGTAAAATCATTTACGCTGTATTGATAACAATTGCAACTGTTTTAATTGTTAAAAATATAAACTTTTAAAAATTTCTTTGTAGAAATTTTATATAAAAATTTATATAAAAATTTTATAAATTATGTTCTTTTATAAATATATTTCTTTTATAATTAATATATTTTTTATTTATTTTATCTAAAAAATTATAAATATTTTTCTTTTTAATTATTTTTTCATAATAAATAATTTCAGATCCGAAAAATGTTAAAGTTCTTAATTTTGATAATTTAAAATGTATAATTCTATATTTATCTTTCAAAGAAAAAATTTTTAAACCTTCTTGTGGAAATGTAGATATTAATAAATATATTACATTTTTATATTTTGTTGTTTTGATAAAAAATGGATATCTCTCTTTTATAATTTTTAAGTTCATTATTTTTATAAAATTTCTTTTATAAATTCTTAAAAAATCTTAACAGATTTTTTTTATTTGATCATTTTTTCAAGAATTAAAATATTTGAAGGAATAAAGTTTCCAACAATCTCTTTAAATTGTTTTTTCATTTCGCTTCTAAATTCGTTGATTGTTAAAAATCCACCAAATTTTTCTAATAATTTCCAATCATGTGCCGGTATTATATTCATCTCTTCTATATCTTTATTATAATTTTCAATAAATATTTTATTAATGAGTTCAATTGAATTTTTATATTTAATATCTCTAGTTGAATGAATATATGTTATTATACATTCAATAGAACAGAAACAACCATCGGTTATATAACCTTCTTCATTTTCACATAAAGGTATTCCTAAAGGTTTGTTTGAAAATGAATGTTTACACCACCAACATTCAATCTTATTTTTATTCCCATTTTCTTTAGAAAAAGAGGGAAGTAATACCCATACCTTATCATCATAATTTAATCTAATTCCATCTGTAGTATTTAAGTTTATATCATTTGTATCTTTATTTTCACATTTAGTATTAATCAATGAAGGATATATTTTAAATAAAATAGATGTATCGATAGACAATGTAAATTTAACCATCTTATTATAAAAATAATTTATTTTAAATTATTTTATAAAAATATTTTATAAAAAATATTTATAAATATTCTTTTAAAAATTACATTTTTAAAAGTAATGGGTTTTTTTAATTTTATTGTAGATATTGTCAAAGATTATTTATCATATCATTTAAATATTGTTAGAATGGATATTGATAAAAGACATAATATTTTATCTTATTATCATTCAGGTAAAGAATATAAAATCAAATTTCCAAAAAGAAGAAAACCTGTAGATTTTTATATAATATTAAATGAAAATGATAAAGATATAACAGAAGAGGTATTACAATATTCAGGACCACATTATAATTTTCATGGAATATCTACAACACCAAAAATGTTAGGTTATTCAAAAGTTATTACTAAAAATTTAGACGGAGAAGAAACTATTTTTGAAGAGAACGATATAATATCTTTATAAATATTTTTTATAAAAAATATTTCAACGAAGATTTTAATCTTCCATTATAACAAAAATCAATACCAATAACATATCCATTTTCATATATAAATTCATAATCTAAATCATTAAATAATGTTTGTTTTGGTAATAAATTTTTTTGTATTAAATCTCCAATTTGATTTCTCATTTGTATAAGAAAATAGGTTTTAACACTTTCTATATCAACTCTAAAATTTCCATAATATTCATAAGATCTTATACTGAACATTTTTTTATAAAAGATAATTTTTAAAATTAAAAATCCATTTTTATAAAAATAAAATATTTTCTTTTATAAAAGAAAAATTCTTATAAAAGAAATTTATATAAAATAATGAATAAAGATGATGATAATTCAAATGAAAGAATATGGAGAATTGTTGGAATTGTTGCTATAATTATCTCTATAATTTTATTAATTATAATAGGTTATTTAGCGTATAAATTATATACAAAACCTGTATCTCCTAAATGTGTTATCTCAGAACAAGATATAATAAATGCAAAGACCGCTAATGCAATGTTAGATGCATACCAAGAACAGGTAGATTTAGTTGAAGATGCAAATACTTGCGGTAAAGTATGTAAATTGAGAGCACAAGATACTTGCGGTAATAATACAGCAAACAGATTTTTAAGAGGAATTAGACAAGATAATCAAACAAAAGTAAGTAATTCAGGAATACCTGTAGCACCAGATGCTGGAAAAGTAGATATAGGAAATATGACAGAATCTGAAGCACGCGAAGCAATGGGTTTTTAAAATTATTCTTTAGAATAATTTTTTATAAAAATAATTTTTTAAAAAATTTCTTAAGAAATTTTTAAAATATATTAACTAAATAATTATTGTAAGTATAATTTATTCCTTCGATATTTTTACATAAATATTTCCAACATCCAATATCATTCTTTATAAACCGAAGGTATTCATTAATAATTTCTATTGAATTTAGCGATCCACTTTCACATAAATTTCTCCAACATTTTTCATCATTCTCTATAAACCGAAGGTATTCATTAATAATTCCGGAGGATGAATTTAATACTCCACTTTTACATAAATTTCTCCAACATTCCTTATCATTCTTTATAAACCGAAGGTATTCATTAATAATTTCTATTGAATTTAGCGATCCACTTTCACATAAATTTCTCCAACATTTAATATCATTCTCTATAAACCGAAGATATTCATTAATCATTTCTTTTGAATTTAGCGATCCACTTTCACATAAATTCCTCCAACATTTAATATCATTCTCTATAAACCGAAGATATTCATTGATTATTAAACCTTCGGTTGAATTTAATACACCATTTCCACATAAATTTCTCCAACATTCAATATCATTTTTTATATATTCAAGATATCTATCAATTCTTTCTATAGAATTTATTCCTTCACTATTCCTACATAAATATCTCCAACATTCAATATCAAAATATTCAAGATATCTATCAATTCTCTCTATTGAATTTAATCCTTCACTATTCCTACATAAACATTTCCAACATTTAATATCATTTTTTATATATTCAAGATATCTATCAATTCTCTCTATTGAATTTAATCCTTTACTATTATCACATAAATTTCTCCAACATTTAATATCAAAATATTCAATATATTTATCAATTATTTCTGTAGAATTTATTCCTTCACTTCTACATAAACTTATCCAACATCCCATATCATTTTTTATAAACCGAAGATATTCATTGATTAATTCTATCGAATTTAACGAATCATTTCCACATAATTCTCTCCAACATTCAGTATCATCTTTTATAAACCGAAGGTATTTATTGATTTTTTCAATTGTATTTAGAGATCCACTTTCACATAAACCTATCCAACATTCAATATCATTCTTTATATATTCAAGATAAATATCAATTTTTTCAATTGTATTTAACGAACCGCTAAAACATAATTCTATCCAACAATAAATATCATCTTTGAAATATTCAATATATTCATTGATAATTTCTATTGAATTGAATATTTCACTTCCACATAAATACTCCCAAATATTATCATTATTCAATCTTAAAATATATTTATTTATAAAACAAATCTTAAAATTATTAAGAATAATCTCCATTAAAAGATTTTAAAGTTTTAAAATATAAATTTTTTAAAATCAATTTTATTTTTCATTTTAAAAAAAGTTTTATATAAAATATTTTTTAAAAAAATATTTTATATGAAATATCAACTTTAAAATTAAAAGTTAATAAAATAATGATGAAACAAATTCCACCGCGTTCAACATCATTAACCTATGATTTAATGAATTATGGTAGACAATCACCTACCCCTTCACCAAGTTTTACAAAAAAAATAAAACATTTTTATTTAGATGAGAATAAAGAACAGATAACTGCCGGTGGTGTTCTTTTTTATAATAGTGAGGGTATATGGGTAATATCTGAAAAATGTAGAAAAAAGGGTGAAGATACTATTGAATATACCGATATAGGCGGTAGATATCATTACGATGATATAGATATATATCAAACAATTTCTCGAGAATTAAATGAAGAAACCTATTTTAGTATAGAATATAAACGTAGTGAATTAATAGAGATTATACAAAAAAACAAAAATGCTTTTATTTATGTAAATGGAGGTAAATTTAATAAACCGACTTATAAATGTTATCTTATACATACCTCTACAATCAATAAAGATATATCAATAGAAAATTTCAATATAGGTAAAGAATATGCAAATAAAATAAATAATAAATATTATAAAATTGATGGATTACATTTTATTTTATGGGATAGAATAAATGAAAAATATTTATCACATAGATTGAAATGGATATTAAGAAATATGAAATAAAAATCTATTAAGATTTTTATTTCTTAAAAAATCTATTAAGATTTTTATTTCTTAAAAAATCTATTAAGATTTTTTAATTCTTTTAAGAAATCGTTAAAATATATTTAATAAATATTTATCATAATTATATTTTAACGATTTTGTCATATATTTATATAAATTAAAAAATGAATCAATATCATCTTTAAAATATTTAATATATTTATTTATACATTTGATTGAATTTATTCCTCCACTCCTACATAAAAATCTCCAACATAATTCATCATTCTTGAAGAAATGAAGGTATTCATTAATCATTTCTTCATTTGATATTACACCATTATTACATAATTTTCTCCAACAATGAATATCATTCTTTATATACCGAAGGTATTCATTAATCATTTCTTCATTTGATATTACATTATTATCACATAAATATCTCCAACATACAATATTAAAATATTCTTTATATTCATTTATCATTTCTATAGAATTTATTCCTTTGACATTTTCACATAAATATCTCCAACACTCAATATCATTTTCAAAATATTCTTTATATTCATTGATTAAACCTCCGGTATTATTTATTCCTTTGGCATTATAACATAAAATTCTCCAAAATCCAATATCATTTTTAAAATATTCAATATATTCATTAATTAACTCTATCGAATTTAAAGAACCACAATAATATAAAAGTCTCCAGCATTCAATATTAAAATATTCTTTATATTCATTTATTGATTCTTTTGAATTTAATACTCCACTTCCACATAAATTTACCCAAGATTGAATATCTTTTTCAAAATATTTTTTATATTCATTTATTATTTCCTTTGAATTTATTCCTTTGGTATTTTCACATAAAAGTCTCCAAAATTCAATATCATCTTTAAAATATTCAATATATTCATTGATTAATTCTATCGAATTTAAAGAACAACTATCACATAAATTTTTCCAACATTTTTCATCTTTTTCAAAATATTCCTTGAATTCATTAATTAACTCTTTTGAATTTATTTCTCCACTTCCGCATAAACATCTCCAACATTCAATATCTTTTTCAAAATATTCCTTGAAATTATTTATTGTTTCAATTGGATTTAATAAAAATGTCGTATTATAACATAAAGATCTCCAACATTCAATATCATTTTCAAAATATTCTTTAAATTCATTTATATATTGAAAATTATTTAATGAATTACATGAACATAAAAATCTCCAACATTTCTCATCATTTTTGAAATATTGAATATATTTATTTATATTTTCATTTGTATTTAATATACCATCCCTACATAAAAATCTCCAACATACTACATCATCTTTGAAATATTCTTTAAATTCATTAATCATATCCCTTGAATTTATTGCGTTAGTATTTCTACATAAATATCTCCAACATTGAATATCATCTTTGAAATATTCTTTAAATTCATTAATCATCTCCCTTGAATTTATTCTTTCAGTTCTACATAAATCTCTCCACAATTGAATATCATTCCATATAAAACGAAGAAATACATTTATTATTTCTGTTGAATTTAATATTTTAAAATCATATAAATTTAACCTAAAATGTTTATAATTTATAAATTTTAAAATATATTTATAAATAAAATAAATTTTAAAATTATTCTTTACAATCTCCATTTATAAATTTAAATTTATAAAATTTTAAAATCATTTTTTTATTAATATAGAAAATTTTTAAGATAAATATTTTTTTTATAAAAACTTAAAAGTTTTTGATAAATAATGTATGGATGGTATGCAGGAGTTAGAGATGCTATAATTGGCGCTGAGTTTCGTCAAGTTAAAGGTAAATTAACTGTTTTATCAACACAATCAAATCTTAAGAAATTAACTGAATACATTATCGATACAGGTGCAAGAAACAATGTATACATAACCGTTTTTAACAAAGACGAACAATATTTGAAAATCTCTTTAGGTTTTGAAAAAGAAGAAGAGAAGAAATTCGTAACCAGATCATCTGATAGCGAAATTATGTCTTTTGTAAGAGAGTTAATGAAAAATGATATTTTCTTAACAGGCAAAACAACTATTGGTAGAAAAGAATACAAATTTCCAATAGGTGTAATACAGAGTAAATATGTAATATATGTTAAAATGTTTGAAAATGAAGATTCAAACAGACAGGTTATAAGTTCAATAATTAGATCTGGTAGAATGAGAAATATAGAATTTGTAATCAATGAATCTGTAGAAGGTAAAGAAGCAAAACAGAAAAATGGTAATGTTGTGAGAGAGGTCGGTGAATTACATTTTGGTATGTATTCACAAACACTTGATAAAAATTATACTTATAATACTTTAGAAGAGTTAAAAGATTTTATTAAATTTATCAAAGAAGAATATAAAGTATCGCTATATGGTAAAGGAGAATTAGATGGAAAAGTAATCTATGAAAATACAAATTATCCTGAATTATTACCTTCATCTCCTAAATCTAAAAGTATTAAAAAAGTTCATTCAACTTCACCTAAATCATCTTCTCTAAAAACTTCAAGCGCTAAAAAATACCCTTCATCTCGTAGACCTTCATCACGTAAAGTATCTTCAACTTCAAGAAAGAGTAGAACACCTGCTTCTAAACCAATCACTTTAACAAAAACAGAGATGAATGAAATATTTGGAGATATAAAGTCAACTTCAAACAATATTAAAAGAAGAAATCTTACAACAAGTCAAGATAGAGAGATACAGAATGCGCTTGCACAATTAGGAGACGCTGTTAAAACAAATAACCAAAAAGATGCCGAAGAGGTTGTTCAAGTATTTGAAGATATCAAAAAGAATACACCCGCTAATTCTCCCGAGAGAAAATCTTTAGAAAAAGCAACATCAGTCGCTAAAAAAGTTTCAAAGAAAATAAAGGTATCAAATAAATTATCAGGAAATAAAATAGTTGTAAATGAATTAAAAGATTTAAATACATATTCACTATTAGATTTAAGAAAATTAGCACGTTCTCTAAAATTAACAACAAGTGGAACAAAGAATGAGTTGATACAAAAAATAAATGCAGCTTTAGCAGTATCAGGTGGAATAAATGAGATCGAAATAATTCCATCTCGTAGAAGAAAATCAACTCGTAAGAGTAAAAAATCAACAAAGAAAGTATCCCGTAAAAGTAGAAAAACAACTCGTAAGAGTAAAAAATCAACAAAGAAAGTATCCCGTAAAAGAAAATCAACAAAGAAAGTAAAGAAATCTACCAAAAAAGTATCTCGTAAAAGATTACACTCTAAAAATTAAAAAATAAAATAAAAAATTTCTAAAGAAATTTTTATTTTTCGAAAAAGTTTTTTATATTTTTATTTTCGAAAAAGTTTTTTATATTTTTATTTTTGAAAAAGTTTTTATAAAAATTTCTAAAGAAATTTTTATTTTTCATTTTATAATTTTTATTTTAAAAAAATTTCTAAAGAAATTTTTAAAATATATTGATTAAATATATATCATAAGTATAGTTTAATGACTTTGTCATATTTTTAGATAAATATAACCAACAATCAATATCATCTTTGAAATATTTCTTATATTTATTAACTCCTTCGATAGAATTTATTCCTCCGCTAAAACATAATTTTCTCCAACACCATATATCATTTTTTATATATACAAGATATTCGTTGATCAATTCTATCGAATTTAATGAACCACTAAAACACAATTTTTCCCAACATTGAAAATCGTTTTTAAAATATTCTAGATATTTATTTATTATCTCTATTGAATTCATTATTCTTCTTTCACATATATATCTCCAACAACAAATATCATTCTTTATATATTCTATGTATTCATTAATATCTTCAATTGTATTTAATGATTCGTTTTCACATAAATTTCTCCAACATTGAATATTATCTTTAAAATATTCTTTAAATTCATTGATTATCTCTTTTGAATTTAAAACACCACTATCACATAAACATATCCAAGAAAGGATATCATCTTTAAAAAAATGGAGGTATTTATTTATACCTTCGATAGTATTTAAAGAACCACTTAAACATAAATTTTGCCATGAAAAAATATCATCTTTAAAATATTCAATGTATTCGTCAATTAAACCTTCGGTGTAATTTAGAGAACCGCTTTCACATAAATTTCTCCAACATTTCTTATCATTTTTTATAAACCGAAGGTATTCATTAATAACTTCCCTTGTATTTATTCCTTTTATATTTCTACATATTTTTCTCCAAGAATGAATATCATTCTCTATATATTCAATAATTTCGTTTATGATTTCCTTTGAATTTATTGAGTTAATATTTCTACATAAATATTTCCAACAATGAATATCATCTTTGAAATATTCTTTAAATTTATTTATACTTTCAATTGAATTTAATACTCCATTATAACATAACAAATCCCAACATTCCATATCATCTTTGAAATATTCTTTAAATTCATCTATATCTTCAATTGAATTTATGGATTTCCCATAACATAAATTTCTCCAACATTTAATATCAAAATATTCTTTATATTCATTAATTAATTCTTTATTTAATACCCCATTCATACATAAACATTTCCAACATTGAATATATTCTTTAAAGTATTCAATAAATTTATTTATACCTTTCGTAGATTTTAACAAACCATTTCCACATAAACTTAACCAACATTGGAAATCATCTTTGAAATATTCTTTAAATTTGTCAATTGTTTCTTCAGAATTTAATGAAATGTGAAAACAAAAACATCTCCAAAAATCAATATCATCTTTGAATATCGGAAGAACTATATTGGTTAAATCTTTAGAATATATTCCATTTATAAATAACTCTTTTAAAATTTTAATATCTAATTTCAAAATATATTTATTTATAAAACAAATTTTAAAATTATTCAGAATAATTTCCATTTTATAAATTTAAAAATTTATAATTTTTCAAAATCATTTTTATAAAGAAAAATATAAAAATTTTTTTATAAAATTTTATAAAAGAAAATTGAGATTAATAAAATTAAAAAAGAAAATAATAAAAAATTATAAAAATATTTTAATTTATCTATTTTATTTTTAATTTTATTTTCTATGATCCATCCATTACCAATGAAATATACTTCTTTCATTTAAAAATTTTATAAATATAAAAATTGTATTTCAATTTTTAAATGAAAATATAATGATCAAACCTTTAGCACATCAAAAATATGTTGTTAATTTTTTAAAAAATAATAGAGGTTTATTAGCATTTCATGATACTGGAACAGGTAAGACATTAACCGCTATATTTTCAATAATGTCTTTTTTGAAAACATTTCCCAATAGAAAAGTATTTGTAATAACACCAACTTCTTTAATAGATAATTTTAAAAAAGAGATGAAAAAAGTTGATTTTGATAATAAAAATATTTCTTTTTATTCATTTCAACGCGCTGTGAATTTATTGAAAAATAAAGAAATATCTTTTAAAAATGCCTTTGTTATAATCGATGAAGCGCATAATTTAAAAAATAAAAATGGTGTTAGATTTAATACTATTTTTAAAGCTTCATTAAATGCATCAAGAATATTATTATTATCAGCGACACCAACAATGAATACATTATATGATATTGCTCCTTTGATTTCATTGATAAAAGGTAATAAAGATATATTAAAAAGAAAAGAATTACAATCTATATTATATTATCCGCAAAATATGAAATATTTACATTATTTCAAATGTGTATTATCTATTAAGAAAATGTCTAAAAAGAATCACCCCAAAGTTGAGATGCATGATATAATAATAACTATGTCTAAAAATTATGAAAAATTATATAAAGAGGTAGAACATAATTATTCTCCTTATTATTCATATGAAAATCCATTTAGATTTTTAATCGGTGTAAGATTAGCAACAAATAAATTAGATACATGTCCTAAATGTAAAGAAGTTATTAAATTAGTTAAAAATAAAAAGAAAACATTGATTTATTCTAATTTCTTAGATAAAGGTATTAAATTAATAAAGAATGAAATTAAAGATAAATATAAGAGCAAAAAAATATATGAAATAACCGGTGAAACAAAAAAAGAAACAAGACAGAAAATAGTAGATAATTTTAATAAAGAAAATGATGCAATTCTTATAATTTCAAAAGCGGGTAGTGAAGGTTTAGATCTCAAAGGTGTTAGACAGGTAATTATATTTGATCCTACTTGGAATGTTAATGGTGAAAAACAAATTATAGGTAGATCTTCAAGATTTATGTCTCATTCGCATCTACCTGCAAGTCAACAAAAAGTTGATGTATACAGATTATATCTTAAAAAGAGAAATGAAGAAAATGAAAGAATACCAAGTGCTGATATGCGTATAAAACAACTCGCTTCTGTAAAAGAAAAAGAAGAGAAAAACTTTATGAAATATATAAAAGAGATATCTATAGAAAAAGATAAAGATTGTGTTTAAAATTTTTCTTTTAAGAATAAATTTTTCTTTTAAGAAAAATTTATAAAAATATTTTATAAAAAATATTTTATAAAAATATTTTATCTGAAAATATAAAACATTTTATTATAATTTGTATAACCAATAACAATTTTATAGTTTCTAATATATTCTCTAAGTTTAGAACAGATATTTTCATTATTTTTCAATATGTCAATAGGAATACGCCCTATATATTCTCTTAATAATTTAATATCATTATCTATTTTAACTTTCTCTATTCTATTTATATTTTGTTTTCTATTATATCGTTCATGTTCCTGTGAAAAAGTTGTTTTAGATAATTTATTAAATAATATATCTGTTCTTCTATTCCATTCATCATAATCAATATAATTTATATCACGATAATTAATAATATCTTTATATTTCATATAAAAGTTGATATCTATTCCTGTTGTAATTGAATGTAATATTGAATGTATCATATTCAATATTTTAGAATCAATTGAATATCTATCATTTTTATATAAAGGATAAATCAAAAGAATATTATCAATAACTTTTGAACGAATATTATCATCTATCAATTCTTTAGGAATAAATTTTGGTGAAATATTCCTTACAATAATACATTCTACAATGAAATCTCCATTCTTTTCAATCTCATTTTTCCATTCATCCCTATTGAATCTTTTGATATCAATATTCTTCATATTGTTTCAAAGTCTTTTTTAAATTATAAATTCATAATTTTAAAAATCCATTTTATTTAAATTGTCTTTTTGAAAAAATAAATTTATAATTTAAAAATATAAAGTTTTTAAACTTTGAATTAATATTTATGAAATTTATCAATAGTAAATATTTTTATTTAATAAAATTAAAAAAATTTTCTTAAAAGAAAAATTTTTAATATAGACCCATATAAGGTAATTTTTCTATTTTATAATCTCTTTTAATTTTTCGTGAATGATTTTCTCCAAAAATACCTCTTTTATCAAATTCATATGCAGAACATCCCTCTTCAGGATATGTAAAATAATTTGGATGTTGTTTTTCGTAGATATCACTATAAAATACATCTTTCACATTACTCTTCTTAGGAATACAATAACCTGTATCTTCGCCTGTAGGAGTATATGATTCATAACCCATAGGACATGCCCAATTATTAAATTGTTTTTGGAATATAGCACCTTTATTGAAACGAACCAATTCAGGATATACCTCTGAACCTTGTTTTTTATAAGGATTTATAGAATATTGTTTATTATCAATTCCTTTGACACATTTTCTTTGATAAGGTTTATATAAAGGATCTACAAAATTAGGTGAATAATAATCCCACATACCAACATTTGTCTGCATTATATTTTCTAAAGAAAATATAAAAATATAAAATAAATAATGAATAATTATATAGCAATATATTTTGATATGTATAAAATTATAAAAAAATATAAAGGTGAACAAATAAAAAAATTAATTGTAGATAATAATAATAAAACAAAGATTAAAATTACATATTTTGATTTAGGAAAAGTTAAAATTAAAGAATTACCTTTGTCTGAATTTAAAAATAGTATTATAAATATTGTATTAAAAATTAATGTTTATTCTAAAGAATTTATAGAGAATACTATTATATTTTTTGGAAAATTATTTGATATTAATATTCAATATATATATGATATTTTGAATAAAAATGTTAATATTTATGATATATTATATATTTTCAATAATTTTTATAAACCTGAAAAAGTGAAGAAATGTATTACATTCAACCAAAATGATATATTAAATTATATATATTTTTATATAAAAAAAGGAAAAGTTGTAAAAGATAAAAAATTTAATAAAAAAATATTTCCAAAGAACATATTTTATTTTTTAAATATTGAATGTGAAAGTGTAGAGATATATTATAATATAGTTAAATCAATTAGACCTACAGATGAATGGATGGAAAATATTCAAGAATATATAGAGAGTGATTTATTTGGAGAAATATTTTTAGAATATTATACAAAAACAAGATATTATATCGCTATGAATAAAATTTTAGAATTAGGAACAATACCAGAAGATAAAAAAGAAAATATTAAAAAGATATTAAATAGAAGAAAAACTAAAAAAGCGATTGAGAAAGCGCAATATTACGCTAATCAATTTAATAATTTATTTGAAAAATCACCACCTTTAGATAAAGATATAATAGTTTTTAGAGGAATTAAAAAAATATATGATGTAATGAATAATTTTAAATCAAAAATGATAATATCTACATCTATTGAATATTCTGTTGCTGAAAATTTTAATGATAAATATATTCAAATTATTTTAATACCAAAATCTTCAAAATGTTTATATACAAATATTATGGATGAATATGAAATAATATTACCATCAAATACATATTTTGAATATTATGGAAAATTAATTAAAAATAATGTTAATTATAGATTTTTCAAAGTAAAAAATGGAAATTTTGATTTCTAAAATTATAAATGAATGATATTATTTTATAAAATGGACGAATATATTTTGTGTTATCGTAAAAATGTATGGACTGGATTATATGAATATTCATATATTGAAAAATAAATTTATTTTAAAAAAATAAATTTATTTTGAAAAAGAAATTTTATATTTTCAAAAGAAACAAATTATATTTTCAAAAGAAAATATAATGAGTGTAATTTATTATGAAAATAATAATATAATAAAAGTGAATGTGAATGATTTATATATTAAAAAAAATAAAATAGAAATTTCTTTGAATAATAAAAAAATATATTATTTAAAAGAAAAATTTATTGATAAGATAATTTCTATAAATTTATATAAAGATATATATTCTTCTTTGAAATATATTAAAAAATTAGATATGTTATTCAATACAGAATATTATAATTATATTACATCCCACAAAAAAGGAGATTTAAATGATCTTAAAATTCTATTCAATATAAAATATATTAATACATTTAATACAAATGATTGTTTGATTGAAAATATTGAAATATATAATGATTTATATTTTATATTATTTTGGTATTTTAAAGATATTCACCCTTTTAAAAAAGTAAATGATATAAAAGAAAATAATAAATTATTGAATGCAATTATAGAATTACTCTCTTTCAAAGTTGAAGAGATAACAGATATACAACAAGTTTCTAAAATTTATAATGCTTATACATATAGAAAAAATAAAGGATTTTTATTATTCAATAATATCCCTCCCTTAGAAAGTATAATATATAATAAAAATATATCTTTTGAAAATGAATTGAGAAATAATAAAAATATTTTTATAATTCAACCTCATATTAAATTTGAATTTGTAAATTATAATTTTACATTTGATGAAGATATATCTTTTGAAAAAATATTTGAAGTAGAAGGAATGAATGTTTATATAGCACAAACAAATAAAAAATATGTATTACCATTTGCACCTATAAAATTTGTTAAAGAGAAAATATTAAAACAAGAACCTCCAAAACAATTGAATGAAGATAATAAAGAAAATAATAAAATTTATGAATACGGAGATGATGAATATTTTGATGAATTTGGAAGTGTAGAATTATAATTTTATTTTAATAAAAATTTCTTTTTAGAAATAATCTTTTAAGATTATTTCCTATTTTCCAATTCTTCTAAATGATCCCACCATCCCTCATTTCCTATATTATCTATAGGTATATATATAGGATATTTATTTTCTTCATTTGAAATAACTTTATTCATATATTGTTCTAATTGATATTCAATAGTATTTGATATTGGAGAATGAATAGTTGATACAGGTATATAACATCTGCATAGTGCACATTTATTTTCATATTGTAGATTATAACATTCTCTATGAAATGAATGTCCATTATCACATATGATTTGTTCTTGTGTATTGAATAAATTATCTAAACATATTCTACATACCTCTTTATTTGAAAAAACATTTGAAGTTTTTTGTGAAATAAATTCTTCATATAAAGAACCTTGAGATTCTTTAAAAGTAATAATCTCAATCATTCTTATTTTATAATATATATTCTTAAAATATTTATATAATTTCTTTTTTAAAAATTTTGTAAATCATTTTTATATTTTTCTTTATAAAGAAAAATTAAAAATATAAAATAATGATGAAGAAACCTTTAAATCAATTGCAAAATCCAGTATTACCTAATATTAAAAGAGCGCCACCTCGTTTTTATAATGCTGGGAAGGGATGGGATGTAGATGTTGGCGAAACTATTAAATCTTTACAGGGTGATATACAACATACTTTAGGTGATTCTGTATTAGCACAATCTAAAACTTATTCACAACACGCATACGGAGTTTCTTCACATAAAGATGTTGTAAATAAAGCTTTTAGACCTCCTTTATTGAGACAAGAAGATTTACTTCCTTTGAATAGATTACCAAGACATGAAGTATTTGGAAGAATAAATCCAAATGGAAGTTATTACAAAGCATTCAATATCTCTAAAACAGATATTGAAAAACATATTACAGATAAAATAAATTCAGGACAACTCTATTTATATTCTACTAAAGGATGTCCTATAGATTTTCCTAAAGATCATATACTTCCTGATCTAAAACTCAAGAGAGAATATTCATCTGTGAATGCTGGTATGAGAGGTATCAATATTGATGGAGATATAAATAATGAATATGAACTCCAATTAAATAGAGAATATATTTCAAAGAATGCCGGTTATAATGGTATTACATTTGATGGAGATATAAATAATGATTATAACCTTCAATTAAACAGACCTCAAACTTCAGCACATTCATTTGCAAATTCTAAATATGAAGGATATACCTCTTCCGGTTTAGAAAATATTGAATTAAAAGAAAAACTTGAACAAACTCCTTTAACAATAATAAATGATGGAGTAAATATTGATACAATTGATTATTCTAATAAAAAACATAAAATGAATGATTATAGATATCATTCAGCAACCGCTTCTTCAAATATAGGTGTTCAAGCAAATAATTTAGAGATAGTTCCCCAATTAAAACCTGTAAATATGAGACGTGGAAATTATTCATCAGCAAATACATTGATACAACCATATAAACCTACACCTTTCGGTATGAATATAAAATAAAAATTTTCTAAAGAAAATTTTATAAAAAATATTTCGAAAATAAAAAATTTCTAAAGAATTTTTTTATAAAAACTTTTTCGAAAATAAAAAATTTCTTTAGAAATTTTTCTAAAGAAATTTTATAAAAATGAAAATATATTTTTATAAAATAAATTTATAAAATGAATGAGATAGAGAATGAACTTGAAGAGATTGGAAATGTATATATTAAAAATTTTAGAGGTGAATTGAGTTTTGAAGATCTTAATCTATTTATGAGAGTTTTATCATTACCTTTTAAAATTATTATGAGTGATATAAATGAATTGACAATTTTTACTTTAGAAAAAATATGGGAAGATTCAGACATTTATAAAGGATATATTCTTCAAAATACAATGGATTATTTAGAATTAGCAGGATTAGTATCTAAAGTTTCAAAATATTTTGCTGATAAAAATATTCCAATATTATATACAACTTCTTATAACAATGATTACATTTTCATTAAAAATGTTTTATAAAAATATTTTTAATAAAATAATTTAAACATTTTTAATAAAATGTTTAAATAATGGGTAAAAAGTTAGGTGAAGGAGCATTTGGTTCAGTTCATTTAGAAAAAATAAATGGAGAGTTGGTCGCTGTTAAAACTTTTTTAGATAAAGATGATTATACTTATGAGAAAAAAGTTTTTGAACAATTAGGTAATAGTAAATATATTGTAAATCATTATTCATTTGATGATAATAAAAAGAAAGTTGTTATGGAATATGTGTATGGACAATCTTTAGATAATATAAATTTTAAGAATTTAGAATTATCTTCACAATTATATATTTGTAAGTATATATTAAAAGGTCTATCTTATTTACATAACAAAGGAATGATACATAGAGATATAAAAGAAGAGAATATCATTTTTGACACCCAAAGAAATAAAATAAAAATTATCGATGTAGGATTATTATGTTCTCCAAAAGAAGGTAAATATTATGATATATCTTGTAAAGATATTGCTGGAACAACATATTATATTGCACCAGAAGCAGATTATGAAGAAAATATAACATATAAAAATGATATATGGTCTTTCGGTGTTATGTTATTTCATTTATTATATACAGATAAACCATTATCAAAAAATTTTTCTTTTAGAGATTGGAATAATGATAAAATCTTTGATGAAGTAATTGTTCCAAAAATTTATAAATTATTTAATAATAAAAATTTTTTAAGAAAGGTTTTTAATAAAAAATATTCATTACTAAATATGATAATTGAAAAATGTTTATTACCGATTAAAAAAAGACCGACAGCAGATCAATTATTAAAATGTTTTGATTTAGTTGTTTAAAAAAAATCATAAATGATTTTTTATTTATAATTTTTTTATAAAATATTTTTAAATTTATAATTTTTTATTTTTGAGATTTTTTGGCAGGTCTGCCTACACGTTTCTTTGTTGGTTTTTTAGTTGGTTTTTTAGTTGTTTTTTTAACACTTTTACGTGTTGATTTTTTAGTTGATTTTTTAACACTTTTACGTGTTGATTTTCTCATACTTTTAACTTTAACAAATTCATCGCCAACTTTTTCATATGTAATAAAATTAATATTTAATTTATCTTCATCAAATTGTTTTTTAGGAACATAGATATAATCACCTGTTATTCCATAATTAACTTTTTGATCATGGAAATGTTTTTTAATTCTTTTAATTAATTGAGATTTAGTCATATCTTCATAATTAGGTTCGTCATCATACCAATGCATATGTAATCGGTAAGCGATATATACTAATTGTGATTTAGAATATTTGCTTAATTTTGTTCTGTTATTTAAAGTTATTTTTTATATGAATCTAACAAAAGAACTAATAGTTTTGCTTGATCTTTAGCAGTTTTTAAAGAAGATGAATTGACATTAAATCTGCGACCTAATACTCTGATAAAATCAAGTGTAGTTCCTAATTTTCTTAATTCATCAGCGTCTTTAGGGAAATCACCAGTTTTAAATACCTCTTTTGCTTTTAGAATATTTCTCTTTGCAACCATTATTTTTATTTAAATAAATAAAAATAAATATTTTTATTTAAAAATACTTTTTAAATTATTTATATTTAATAGTTTAAAAAAAATATTTATGATTTTTTGCGAATAAATTTATTAAGAAATTTTATATTTATTTTATAACTTTTAAAATTTTAAGAGCAGATTCTATTGCTAATTCAGGAAGAAGTTTATCAATAAATATTATATCATCAACAGCATTTTTTAATACTCTTCTATATATTTTTTTATCTTCAGGTTTTTTACTATCTTTAAGTTTAGTTAAAACTTTGATATAGTCATTAATTCTTGAATATTTTCTTGCACTCAATTCACCTATACAATAGTTTTCAGATTTTAATACAGGATATCTAATTTTAATACCAGCAATAGTTTTTGTAGGTGCAACTACCTCTTCATCTATAAGTTTTTTAACACAACCACATTTTTCTCTTTTTGAAGATCGTTTATTAATAACTTTTTTCGGTTTAGTAGATTTTTTAGATATTCTCTTCTTTGTAGTTTTAACAACTATTATTTATTTTAAAAATAAATAATTAAAATATTTTTAATTCATAAATTTTTTATAATTTATACTTTCAAAATAAGGTGTTAATAATCTTTTAATACTTATTAACATATCTTGTTTTTTAGTATCAAGATATTTTTTATCAAATAATTCAATTAAATAATATCCTTTTAAATGTTTATTATTAATTTTATCAAAATCAATAGTTGCAACACATTCATTATTATGTAATAGGACTATAACTCGAAATTGGTAATGATCATTACATTTATATCCATTTCTTCGTAATATTTTTAAGACATTTTCTTTGATTACAGATGTTTGCATCTTATTTAAAAAATATTTTTATTTTAAATATTTTTATTTATTAAAATATATATTTTAAAAATAAAAATGATAATTTGAATTATAATTATAATTCAAATTAAATTATTATAATTATAATATAATGTGTAGGTATATCCCAATAATTAAGAAGACTATTGAGACTAACAAGTTATATGAGAATGGTGGAAATAATCGTTTGCATTACTCTTTTGTATTTAAGGGAGGCAAATTGATCAATTTTTCAAATAATGATCCAGATCGAAGTAGATTTGGTGGAATCAATATGGTTAGTGGACATGCAGAGATGCTCTCTATTAATTTCTTAATCAATAGAAGTTATCATCAAAAATTCCTAAAAATTACTTCATTGGAGAACGTGGGTAATCGCCCACGTTCTCAGTTCACCGCGTCAAGAACATTCAAAGGGGAATGTCCACAATGTGCCTAATAGAAAAAATATGAATAAAAAACAACGTAGAAATTATAAAAAATCATTAAAGAAAACAGAAAAATATACTATTGTTGTTGTTCAAATTGTTAGTTATACTGATAAATCACGTTTTCAGAAAAATTATAAATATAATATAAATGGAGATGGTAAAAATTATAGATTTAAAATTTCAAAACCTTGTGCACATTGCACACATATTTTAAAAATGTTTGGAATTAAAAATATATATTATTCAAATGATGAAGGCGATATTATTAAAATGGATATAAATGAATATGTAGAATATTCTTCTGGAACAAGTAGATATTTTACTAAAAAATAAAAATTTCTTTTAAGAAATTTTATAAAAAATATTTCGAAAATAAAAAATTTAAAAAGCTTTTGCTATACCCACATAAACATTTGAAATATTTATTTCATTTATTTTAAATTCTCCGATTTTGACATCATCTACATAAAATTGGAGAATATCATTTACTTTAAATCCATTCCATTCATCTGTAAATTTAATAGATTTGCTACCACCTTTATAACCCAAACCATCATATTTATTTAATGTGAAAAGATATTTGCAATTATAGAAAACATTTACATCAACATTATATAAATTATGTATAAAGAAATTTGTTGAGGCGGAATTAATACCTACCTGAGTTGTATTATTATCACCTCTAAAATCTGCATCGATCAAACCAAAATGTATATATTTTTTATGATTTAATAATTTAACCTGTGGTGTAAATATATATTCTTCATTTTTATTTTTTTTAACAACACCAAATACTATATCTCCTTCTTTTAATATTTTACCTTTATCTGTTATACTTTTTTGTTCACTACTATCTTTAGGTAAATGACATAACTCTTCATAAGTATCTACTCCATCACACTTAACATATAAATATATATCTGTGAAAGAATGGTTATAAAAAGTATAAGGGCATTTCAATAAATGATTAGGTTTATATAATTGCTGATACATTATTTTATGTTAAAAATAACATTAAGTTATTTTTATTAAATATAAATTATTCAATAATCAAAAATATTTTTAATTATTGATATTTAAATCTTCAGGAATATTATTTAATTCAACAGCGCTTCTTAAAAATTTGATTGGTAATCTCAAAATATCTTCATCTTTTTCTATAAATTTACTCCAATCAATAAATTTACATAAATCAATATCATTTCTAAGTTCAATAACCTTTAGAATAAAATCAAGATTAAAACCTTCAATTTCTTGAAGATAAGCAAAATCATTATCTATGAATATTTCACTATTTTTAACAATCATTTCTAAAGTAATCTTAGGTAATAAAAAATCAAGAATTTGTTCTCTAGCATAATAGCATCTATTTAATATTTGAATAATATCATCTTCTGTCAAATCTACAAGTTTGACATGTTTTTCAATTTCTTCAAAATCGTGATGATTCATATGTTGTTCAAAATTCCAACTATCCAAATATTCAATGATTTCTTCCATATCTTATATTCCTGTTTTAAAAACTCTTTTAATAATTATTTATAAAATTAAAAATTCCATTTTATTTTTAAAAACGATCTTGCGAATAAAAATCCAAATCAATATTTTCATTAATATCATTATTACAATAAATTACAAGATATTTTATAAAATTAATAGGAAGTTTCTTATAATGTTCATCTTCCATTCCTTTAAGAGGAAAATTAACGTATATACATATATTACTATCATTTCTTATTTCGATAAATTTAAATAAGAAATTAATATCAAATCCTTTAACATTTTGAAGGATTAAAAAATCTCTAGGTTCAATTATATATGAACCATAACTAAATTTTTCTGTCAAAAGACTAGTAATAATATCTAAAGTAATTTTAGGTAAAATAAATTCAAGAACGATTTCTCTACAATTATCACAATTTCTTAATATTTGAATAACATCATCTTCTGTTAATTCTTCAATATTTACATTTTTTTTTAATTTTTTGAATATTATTAACAAGAAACGCTTCTTCAAAATCCCAACTATTAAAAAAATCAATAATATCCTCCATAATAATAAAAGTATATATCTTTATAAAGTATATAATATTTTTTTATCACTTAATATTTTTTTAATAATTCTACAAATATCTTTAACTTTGAAATATGTTAAAGAATATAACCCTCTCAATTCATCTCTATTATACTTACTCAAATCTCCCTTATAATATTCTTTGATTCTATCTTTTAATTTATCTTCTGACAATGTTGTGTATTTTTTAGTATATGGTATATATTGTAATTTATCAATAATTATATTGAATAATTCATTATTTTTAAAGTTTTCACAGACTTTACCTCTTCTTTCTTTATCTCCTTCTTTAATATGAATTCTAAACATATTATCAATCAATGAAATTGATCCATAAACTCCATAAGGATTATCAACAAAACCTATATTCCTTCTAACATTTATCTCTTTTTTAATTTGAGCAATATATTCCTCCTCAATAGATTTACTTTTAACAAATTCCCAATCTTTTAAATTATTATCAAATACTCTCATTCTACCTGTTATAGCAATATTTTTAGCAATAGTATTATATGATGTTCCTGTAAATTCATATGTATATAGAATATGAACACTATTACCATCTTCCATTTCAAAAATTTCATCAATGAATATATCTTCAAGGAAATTTAAACCTTCTTTATAAGCATACTCTAAAATAGAAATTTGAGATTTTTGCGATAATTCTTTGAAATATTTTAAATCTTTTGTTTGACACAACTTCAATAGAGTATCTTTATCTTTATCAATGAGAATATCACTGATCATATCTTCTAAAGAAATATATTGTGTTATGAATGGTTTTTGAATATAAATATTATCTAAAGGCGTAGAGTCAGTTGAATAACTATTATCGAGATAATAAATATTACCTTTCTCTTTTAAGAAAGTTGAAAAACCCCATCTGTCTTTTATTAAAATTCTTCTTTCAATTATTTCATTTAAATTAATTAACAAAGTTAATTCATCAATTGATAATAAATCTAATAATTGTTCAAAACGAACAATGAAATATTCATTGAAAATTTTAATAATTTCATTCTTTATATCTTTAGGATAATATAGAGCAGACGTACTATAATCAATATCTTTAATATTATATTTCCATACATCTCTTGTTTTATCTATTAATTCATTTGGATAATCTTTACATATATAATTACATTCTCCATAATTACATTCTCTACTTCCTTTAACATCTGTTGATTTAACATTTTTTTCATATATCAAAGGGCAATCAAAAGCGATCTCTTTTAAAATTCTATATAATTGTTGAGTTTGATAATCTTTATTTTCTGCGATTTTATAAATATATGTATCTATAGTATCTTCATTTGAAATTTGATATTTAGTCAATAAACCTTTATTAAATATACAATGATTATAAACTTTGATATATCTTTCGTTTAATGGTAGAGCAAGATGACCTCCATATCTAATTGCTCTGAATTTTGCTTGTTCCGGTTCTGATAAATTCCAATGAGGCATTGTATTATGAAATTGTCTAATATTTTTAAAAGATAAACCTACAGATACTTTTTCAGAACCTATAATTACACGTAAATATTCTCCATATTTATTTCTTGGATCATTGAAATATTTTATTATTTTTTTAATCTCTGAACTGCTATTCGTAGTTGATTGTTCACTTGTGAAAATTGCAAATCTCTTTGCTTTTGAAGAAGTATCTGGATTTATAATATTAGGATTTACAACTTTTGTAAAACCATATTCCTTTAAAATTAAACTAAAAAGAATTGCGCCTGCATTGGTTACGAATTCATTATATACAAAAACAGATTCATTTGGATTTTCCTCTATCTCTTTAATTATATTTGCAAATTTTATAGAATATTTTTCTAAACCATCTCTATTTATTGCTTCTTTCAATTCATTACTTAATTTATATGTAGTTTTTGTTTTATTACCTATTTTAACTACATTCAAAACGTATTTATTAAAACCTTTTTTTCCATAACTTCCATCTGGATAAATAAAATTAGCAGCATCTCTTGCATCGCTACTCAAAGCACCACCAGCAACATTTCTTTCTATTGTTTGTAAAACACCTTCAGTATCTTTTTTAATAATTTGTTGTGTAATAATAGTATTTTTTGCTTTTCTAACATATTTACTTTGAAAATCAGACATAACATCTGGATATACTTTTAAATGTTTAAAAAATGGTTCACTTATTCCATATTCTATCTGTTGGATAGTATCTCCTCTAACAAAAGATATCATACCTTTACATTTTTTATATATCTCTTCAACATTTTTAATTTTACCAGCTTTTGTATAGAATGTATTTATAAATCTATTACCTATAGGAAATTGTTCTGTTAAAGGTAATATTAAATTCATCAAACCACCAAATTCACTAACTTTATCCCATACAGGCGTTCCTGTTAATAGTATTACTCTTGTATTTTTTAATGAATGTAAAAATCTAAACATATCATTATATCTACTATCACCACCCCCAACATTTCTCAATGAATGTGCTTCATCGATAATTATAACTCTATCACTATATTTATTTTGAATTGTATTCCATGCTTCTATATCTTCATCTTTAGGAAGTTTATTTAAAAAAGTATCTATCTTTTGTAATTCATAAGTTTGAGATAATTTAAAATTTATTCTTCTGATTTTTTTAATTTGTGAAATATTTTCTATATTTTCACCTTGTAATATTTCTTTTTCATTTAAAGATGCTAAATATTTATTATTTGTACATACATTAACTATCTCTTCTTTCCAATTCTTTTCTAAAGTTTCACTTCCTACAAAAACAAGTGCTCTTTTATTTAAAACTCCTTGTTTTTTTCTAAATTCTGAAAAATGTTCAACAATTAGAGATGCCAAACAAGTCTTTCCTAAACCCATCATATGAAATATCAAACCATTTTTATATAATGTATGTGGTGAAAAAAATCTTTGTGCTATAGTTTGATGATTTAAAGATTTTTTATTATCTATAGATCTATCTGATATTTTATCAGATTTATATCTTTCACTATAAAATTCATCTTTACGAAATATATCATATGTAAAATTTTTATCATTTATATCCGGATAATTACCCAATAATTCCTCTATTTTTCTATTCATTATTTTATATTTTAAAAATTCCTTAAAGATTTTAAATAAAATTTCTTAAAGAAATTTTATTTTAAAGAAATTTTATTTTAATAAAATTTTATAAAAAAATATTTCAAAATATTTTTATAAAAATATTTTGTAAGGTTGACTTATACTTAAAAATATTTTTTTTATTACATTTATGTATATACACATATCATTTTTATTTTATTTTTATATATAAAAAAAATAAAAACTCTTATAGATTCCAATCTATTTCCTTAATATTTTGAGATAATAGATACTTATTTGTTTCTAAGAAATGATTATTACCGAAAAACCCTTTATGAGCGCTCAAACCTGATGGATGAGGTGATTCTAATATTTTAATATATTCTTTATCAAATATTTTATTAAAATATTGTGCTTTTTTACCCCATAAAATTACAACTTTTTTAGAAGTAATATTTGATAAATATTCAAATAATTTTTTAGTAAACTTTTTCCATAATTTAGTATGTGAATCTGGTTTTCCTTTTTGAACGGTTAATGCTGTATTAATAAGAAATACTCCTTGTTCAACCCATTTATTTAATTCTCCATTATTTTCATTAAAAGTAAATCCTTGATTTTTCAATTCTTTAAAGATATTTTTAAGAGAAGGTTGAATAGGATTTCCTTTTTTAATTGAAAAACATAAACCATTTGCTTGATTTGGTGTATGATATGGATCCATACCAACCAATATACATTTTATATCTTCAGGTTTTATAGAAAAAGCATTAAATACATCTTTTAATTTAGGAAATATCTCATTACCTTCTCTTAAAGAGTTTGTTATCTCATTAGAGATAAACTTAATTTCATCTTTAGTTTCATTGAAAAAATCTTCCCAACCTACAGGGGTATTATTCATTATATAATCATATAATGAATAAGAATGATAAGTATAGTCTTCTTCATATTCAATAAATATATCTTTATTATATTTTTCATTTTCAATACATATATCACATCTAACTTCATTATCTTTTTTATAATATTCTTTGAGTTTATGAATATGTTCTAAAGAATAATAAGGACAATCTTTTCCATTACCACAATATTTTTCAATTTCATTAGGAAAGAATTTTGTTTTAATATGTAAAAGTTTCCATTCTGGAATATTATAAATTTCATTTTCATCATTTTGTAAAGTATTCATTGAAGAAGATATATCTTCTGCAATATGAATATATATTTTGATATCGTATTCTCTGGAAAATGATATCAAAATATCTTGATATTCTTTTTTAACAAACGGAAAAGCGATTTCTTTTAAATTAGGTATCTGTGTAAATATTTTAATTAAACATTCTTTAAACCATTTAATCCTTAAAGAATGATTATCTCCATCTGAACTTCTTCCATTCTTTATTTTATAATATATATTAATAATTATTTTATCATTTATAAAATGAGTTTTAATTGAACCAACTCTAATATATTTTCTATTTAATACATCATTTGTTTCAGGGTATTCATTAAATATAATATTATTTTTACATTGTTCTATAGAACACAAATTGATAATTCCTTTTGCTTCGGTTTGAAAAATATCTCCATAGACAAAAACAACACTCATATTTCTTATAGAAATCTTCTTATAGAAATCTTCTTATAGAAATCTTCTAATAGAAATCTTCTATGAGAAATATTTTTATAGAAATCTTATAAAGATTTTTAATTTAAAATATTTATAAAAATATTTTATCATTTTTATGCAGAAAAATGTTCATCGATACGATCTTTCAAAAATTGGATAATATTGGTTCTATCAGGATAATCAGTAAATAATCTACGAAATAGATAAAAACATATATCATTAATATGAAATAATTTGGTATCTAAATATGTATTATATTTTTCATTAACATAACTTATAAGTTCTATCACAATAGGTTCATTATATATCCATAAATGCGACATAAAATTATGTACTAAACCGGTATTATTATTCTTCCATAATTGAATAGGGTAATCAGTAAATCCGAATGTATTAAAAACCAAACTTCTCATACAGAAACCAATCTTATCTTTATAAAATGTTTTTTTTGTTGTATAAACATAACACTTGAAATAATCAGTAATAATATACCATTCCAAGAAATTATGAATAGGTATAGATGTTTGAACATCATTACCATTTTCATCACACAAAGTATAATTACTAGAATACGGATGATATTTCAAACCATCATTAAGAATAATAGCACCCTTTTCAACTGAAAGTTTGTAATTGATATTATTCAAAATATCACAAAAGATACTGAAAGTGTTATATGAAATACCCTGAATATTTAAAGTAATCATATTATCAATAACTTCAAAATCCTTGCATACAAGCATAAAGTTTTTCTTAATGACTCTAATCTTGTGATAATAATATTCAATAGTAATATATTCTTCGCTCATTTTTTAAACTTCACAGAGTTTGGTATTTTTTATTATTTTTAATATATTAAAAATCCATTTTTTTTAAATATTTATTAAAATATTTAAAATAATTATTCTTCCATATTTTCAATCTCTTCGATCTCAATACTTTCTTTTTCCTTCATTTTTTCAAAGTTATCATCGATATGTTTTTTCAATGTTTCGATAAATACCTCTTCATTTTCATAATCTACATCATAACCGGTAAATATCAATCTACGAAGATGATTAAGAGAGACTGATTCAATGTGCATACAGAAATCAAGGAATAGATGAGAATCATATTTCTCATTCACATATTTAATCATAGTTTCTTGCATTTTTTCATTATAATAGAATAGAATATGCATATAATTACCAAATCGGTAATATTCATTTTCATTCTTAATAATGATATTGTTATTTTCCAAGACTTCCTTATCATTTACATCAATATTTTCGATATCCTTAATATTCAACTTTTCAAGGAAATAATGAAAAGGATAATTATCTGCATCTTTAGGATTAAATACAAACATTCTCATACATACACCATTAATAGGTTGAATCAAATCATCTTTAATCTCTATAGAGATATAAGATTGCATATATTCTGTAATTGTATACCATTCATTTAAATCGACAAATAAATATTCATTATTATCATTATCTATAACATTTCCATCTTTATCTGCATTTAGATACTTATCATTATTAACCTTTGGAATAGGAGTTTTAGATCCCTCCTTTAATACAAAAGTATTCTTAATATCAAAAGAGGTCTCATAATCACATCGATTTACAAGATAACAATAAATATCAATAGTCTCCTTACTAATATTCTTTTTAGTAAACTTATTTTTAAGTTCACTCAAATCGATATTAATATCATTATCATCATCTTCAATAAATTCAAACATGGTTTTGACAAAACCGCTCAATTTAATAAGATTCTTAAAAATTACAACCCATTCATTATCTCCTTGAACAATTTTAATCGTTTTCTCCATTTTAAAGAATTACACAAAAATTCTTAATATTCAATATTTTTAAAATACAAAATCATTTTTTTTAGATAGAGTTTTCTTTTAATAAAATTTTAAAATAATAAAGAAAATATAAAATAATGAATACTATATTTCCTGGAAATATAGATGTTAATTATTATTCTCAAGAGAATGTTGAATTTATACAGAAAAAAATAACATCTATCCTTTCTAAAGAATTTTATAATAATGTTATTATTGATATTCCTTCAATAATTCGTGTTATGAAAAGAATAAATTCTGAAAAATATGAAAGTATTCCAAGAATGAACCAACGTGTAATTATGAGTATTTGTAGAGAATTTAGAAATTATCAAATAGATGTAAATAAAAGATTGAAATGGAATGAAAATTCATTCAACACTTTACAGATTGTAAATAACCAGACAGCACATACAGATGTTCAATATTTCCCTAGAAATTATGATAGATTTGGTAGTAGCGCAAATGATAAAATACAATTCTATTTCACTTATTAAAAAATTTTATAATTTTTTCACAATAAAAATTTATAAATTTTTTTTATAAATTTTTTATAAAAAATTTTTCACAAAAAAACTTTTTAGTTTTTTTTACAGAAAAGAGAGGAAAAAAGAAACACCATCTCTAAAAGCGTTTGCATTAAACACATAAGTGCTTAGCAACATAAACACAAAAACAAATGCAGACATTCGTACAAGTTCTTTTATGAACATCATAAAGATTGATGTAATGCCTTTCCAAATCATTTTCAAAATAAATAGAATAATAATCCAAATCAATCTCAAAAAATAATCCAAAATCTTGGAAAACATACTCATAAGTATATTATTCAAAAGATATAAAATATGATATTTATCAAAATATAAAAATCCATTTTTTATAAAGAAATATTTCTCAACATTTCTATCATTCTATGCATTTCATTATCTTTGATGTTTAACCCCATCATTTTTTCATTTAATAGATCCATCTCTGTTTTACAACCTTGTAAAAATACATCTACTCCTTTTAATTTTAATAAATTACTAATCAATAATCCTGTATTTTTTGTTCTATCATTACATTCAATCAATACTTCACTTCCATCAATATGAATATTATATTTTTCTCTTCCTTTTGAGTAATTAACATTCAACATTCCATTCTCTTTTCTTGAAAAAGTTAAGTGAAAACCTAATCTATTTAAAGCACCTGTTATATAATTAGCAATCGCTACATCCATTATTTATATAATTATTTATATAATTATATAAAATAATTATATAAATATTTATATAATTATTTATATAAATATTAAAATATTTTAATATCATTTTTTTATATTAAAATATAAAAAATATTTTTATAATAATGAATAAAGTTAGGGATTATAATAAATTACAGGGATATACAAATTATACAGATAGAGATGTTCAAATTGTTAGAGATATAAATCATCGTTTGGTTATAGTAGAAAATAGTGGAGATGAAATTATAGAGATTGCTATTTCATCTTATCCATTAAATGAATGTTCACCAAATCCACAAAAAAATTTTACTTTATACCCAAAAAGATCTAAAGCGGTTGCATTAAATTCTGTGGGTGAAGATATGCAATATATTTATATTTACAGAGATGGACTCTTAGTAAATCAACCAACCGCTTTGAGATGGGATAGTAATAATGTTGTTATAAGACAAGGTTTAGATTTTTATTTTGTTCAATTTTTTAGAAAATACTTTTAATATTTCTTAAAAGAAATATTAAAAGATAATATTTCTTTTGGAAATATTAAAAGACAATATTTTTTTTTAAAATATTTCTTAAAAGAAATATTTGTAAATAATTATTCTTTAAATTGAACTCTGTTTTCTCCACTATGTAATCTTGGTCTATCAAATTTTTTACTATGTTTCTTACTATGTTTTTTACTATCTCTCTTTTGATTTTGTTGTTGTCCTTTTTTACTATCTCTCTTTTGATTTTGTTCTCTTTTACTATCTCTCTTTTGATTTTGATGTTGCTCTTTTTTACTATTTTTCTTTTGATTATAGAAATTATATTGCTGTCTACTCTCTCGTTCAATTCTTTCTCTTTCTCTTCTTTCTTCTTGAGCTTTATTTATTTCTTTTTGTCTTTCTATCTGTTCGTGTTGTTTTAAAGGTTGGTAATATTGGGGACGTTTTATATCAAATACATTCATGCTTTGATTTGCTTTTTTAAATTGTCTATCAGGATAGAAAGCAAATATATTACCATCATTTACAATTATCTCTGATTTCAACATATCTTGAATATTGATTAATAAAATATTACCTTGAACAAAATCATTCTTAAGAATATAATATAACATTGAGATTCTAATAAAATCATCAATTAATCTATCTTTATCTTGTAAATTCATTGTTAAAAATACAGGGCAACTCTTTCCTGTGCATCTAACGGCATCAACTTCATATTCCTTATTCCACCCAATCCATCTTAACCAACTCTTTGTTTTAATTTTAAGAGGTTCTAATTGATTTAGAGTTAATGCATCTTGAATCTCTAATTCATTATTACTTATTGCCCAATTATAATGAAATTCTCTTTTTTGTATCAATTTATTTATAATCATTGAATCATCTACACTTAAAGGTTTATCTAATTTCATATTAACAATGACTTGATACATAGGTTTACTAGTAGCAAATGCTTTACTCATTATTTAAATATTTTAAAATTTTCTTAAAAGAAAATTTATTTTTAAAGAATATTTTATTTAAAAATAAAATATTTATTCAATAACAACTCTATAAAATGGAATCGTTTCATTCAATAATATAAAACTATTTCTCTCTATTTTAATAATATCATTTATTTTTGCACCTAAAAATTTTGCTTGTGGATCTGTTATTTTAATTTTAGGTAATTGTTTCGTAGAAATGTTTAGCGATATCAATAATTCTTCTTTTTGTTGTTGAGATAATAAAGTATGTTTTGGAACTAAAATATTATCTCTGGGATTAAATGACAATTCATCGTGTGTAAATAATTGAATAAATATACCTGATGAGATAGAAAATTGTTGAGTAGATGTTAAAGCATCTGGACTTGGTTTATTTATTATTATAATATAACATTCACAATCTTCTTCAATATCTTTTGCCCATATAATAAAATCATTCTTACCAAACTTCTGTGAATTATGAAAATATACCTCTGTCTTTGAATTTTCATTTGAATATAAAATTCTATTATTTTTAACATTTTTATTAGGGAAACCTCTAAGTTCCATCATTTCATCAACAATTTTCTCACACATTTTATTTTAATGTAATTTTAAAAAATGTTAATCATTTTTTAAAATAAAAATATTAATCATTTTTTAAAATAAAAATGTTAATCATTTTTTAAAATAAAATTGATTTTTTAAAATAAGAAATATAATAAAATATGTAGAAATAAAAACAAATGGAAGTTAGTAAATATGTTTATACTTATGAAGAATTATATTTTGTTAAATTTTATAATTTACAATTAAAAAATTACAAAGAAAGACTTGAAAAAATTATTAATGAATATTATAATAATAATATTAAATATATTTATCATGGAATCCGTGATTATGATAGATATATTCAATATATTAAATATATTAAATATTTTGAAAGTGAAGATTATATAAATGATCTTAAATATATATATGGAAATATTTTTACAGAAGATTTTATATTTAATAATTTGAAAAATAAACATTTTATATGGGATATTTTATTTAAAAAAGAAGAATTTAGTAATTTTATCAATGAAAAAGTTTTAATAAAACTTATTAAAAGAAATTATATATTTAATTTTTTACTTAATGCATTTATTGAAAAGAATATTTTAAATATATCTTTTATTATAAAACATATTTCATTATTTAATTTAGAATTGTTATGTCATATAAGTGATTCTATGAATCTTTACGATTTATTCTTTAATTACAAAGATAAACTTTTAAAATTAAAGAAAGATGAATATTCATTTGATATGCTTGTTTATCATAATATATCACGAAGTGAAAAATTAAAATGGAGTGATATATTATGTAATTATGAATGGAAATGGGATTGGTATTATATTATATATATTAATAAAAAAAATATTATAATACCTCCAATTATTTTAAATTATTTAAATAAAAAATATACAAGACATACATTTTATAAAATAAAATCAAAAAATTATAAAATAGTTATGACAAATATAATAAAAAAATGGAAAAATGGAGAATTATATAGTTTTAATGAATATTTAATGAATGTGTTTTGATAAAAATTTCTTATGAAATTTTTATCTTATGAAATTTTTATTAAAATAAAAATTTTTATTTAAATAAAAATTTTTATTTTAATAAAAATTTTTTATCTTTTATATAATTTTCCAGTTTTAGTGCATATCACATATGTTGCTCCTCTTTCTAAAACACCTATAAATCTTTGCATACCTTCATTTTCAGGTAATAATAATACTTTACCATTCCAAGGTAATATTACATCAGGAACTTGTAAAACACTCATTTCTACATTTCTTTGTAAAGATAATTTACCAATACTTCTATATCTCTCTCCAGGATTAGAATTGTCTAATATTTCAATAGCGACAGAATATTTTGTAGGATCAATATCTTTAGGAATTACAAAATATATTCTATTGAAAGCATTATTTCTAATAATAGAATTTCTGGGTAAATTGAAATAATTTAAATTACCTTTTCCATGGTCTAACTGATACATTACTTTATTTGTATAAAAAGAAATTTTTATAAATAAATTTTCTTTTAAGAAAATTATTAAAATAAAAAATCTTTTAAGATTTTTTCTTAGAAAAAATGATAAAATATTTTTATAAATGATAAATTAAATAAAGGTTTTGAATAAATAGAAGATGTCAACCAAAAAGATTATAATTATTAAAAAGAAAGAACATTTAGAGGAACCTGAAGAAAATGAAGATAAAAATTTAGAGGAACCTCAAAAAAAGAAAATTATTTTAAAGAAAAAGATTATATTAAAACCTAAAGAAAAAGAAGAGGATAATACCCCTGTATTACCTTCACAAAATATTAATGAAAATAAAGAAGAAATTAAAGAAGGAAAATGTAAGTTTTTTATAAAACGTTCAAATAGAGTTTGTGATAAATTAACAAAACATACATTTGAAGGGGAATTTTATTGTGGAAAAACAAACAAAGATGGAATTTTAACAGGGCATATACAACAGATTATGAAAGAAAAACAGAAAAAAGAAATTGTTCAAAAAAATGTTCCCTCTGTAAAAGATAAAAAAGTAATTGATGATATTAAATCTAGAGCGTTAATAAATAGAATTATAAAAAAGAAAACATTACAGATACGAGAGATTGAAGATGGAAAATGGATAACAAATGAACGTAATATTTTGATCAATAAAGATAAAAAAATAGCTTATGGAATTTATAAAGATGAAGAGGTATTACCTTTAACAGAAGATGATAAAAGATTTATAGAGATGTATGGATTTTATATTAAAGATGAATCAACAACAGATGAAACAGATGATTCATCAGAGTTTATTGAAGATATATCCTCAGATGAAGAAGATTAAAATTTCTTAAAAGAAATTTTAATTCTTAACAGAAATTTTATTTGTAATAGAATAATTTCTATAATAAAAATAATGACATTAGAAATATTTAATGAAAATACATTATATGAAGAAATTATTGGTGAGGGATATACAAATGATTCTTTAAGTTCTTTATTATTACAACTGAATGAAATGATTTTAATGAATGTTGAATATGATATAATTCTTGAAAAAGTATTAACAGATTTAATGTATTATTTAGAATCATCTATCGGTAATATAACATTATTAGATAATAATGAAGGAGGGACAATAAAATGTTTAGTTATTGATAACGCTTCATCAAATAATAAAGTTATTACTTTTGATTTGATTTTAAAAGAAGATAGTTTCCATTCACGAAGTATTGTTCAAAAAAAGAGTATTATAAGTAATGATATTTCTAAAGATCCAAGAACTTCTCATACTTTTCAAGAGGGACATCCTTGTGTAAAAACATATATGAGTATTCCTATAATTTTAAATGAAATAATTTTAGGACAAATCAGTTTTGGAAATAAAAAAGATGGATACTCTATTGAAGATATTAAAAATGTTATAAATATTGTAGAATTATGTGGTTTGATTATCGACAAAAAAGATGAAGTTTATATTATGAGTGATGTGAATGATATAAAAGATAAATTTTTAAATACTATGTCTCATGAATTAAGAACTCCATTAAATGGAATTATAGGTATTGTAGATTTAATGTCTACAGATAAATCTTTAACAGAGAAACATTCCAATAATATTAGAATTTTACAAGAATGTAGTATTCAACTTTTGAATATGTTAAATAATATTTTAGATTTTAGTAAAATGGTTTCTAATAGATTTACTCTATCAAAAGATAGTATCTCTTTAAGAGACACAATTAGAAAAGTTTATGATATGACCTCTCAAAAAGTATTTATTAAAAATTTAAAATATAATATAGAATTTGATGAAAATATTCCTAAATTATTACATGCTGATGAACCTCGTATTATACAAATATTAACTAATTTAATAAATAATTCTATTAAATTTACAAATAAAGGAAATATTTCTTTAAGTATCAAAGGAGAAAAAGTTAAAGGAGATGATTTAAGAGATAAATGGAAAATAAATATATCGGTTTCAGACACAGGTATCGGTATTGATCCATCTGTTCACCCTTTGATTTTTGATATGTTTCAGCAAACACATATATCTCAAAGTAGCGAACATTCAACCGGTTTAGGTTTGAGTATTGTTAAAGAATTGGTTCATTTAATGAATGGAAAAATAACAGTTTCAAGTAGAGGTATTGAAGGAGAAGGAACTACATTCAATCTCTTTATACTTTTAGATGATGTTATAAATACAGATGAATTATTACATAAAAATAAAGATAAATTAAAAGGTTTGAATGTATTGGTTGTTGATGATAGAATAGAGATTAGAATGCAAATGAGTAAATATTTATTTGAATGGGGTTGTATACCAATCTGTGTAAGTTGTGCCGATGAAGCGCTACATTATCTCAAAAATACAGATTATTTTAAAATAGCATTTATAGATATTTGTATGATAGGAATGGATGGTGTTCAATTAGCAAATGAAATAAGAGATAGTAAATATAATATAAAATTGATCGGTTCTTCATCTATTGAGAATGTTAAAGGTAAAGAGGTTTTTGATGATATGTTATATAAACCTATAAATAAAAGTGATTTATTAGTCTCTATAATTAAAAATCTTGAAGAAGAAGTATCTCCAAGAAAAGTTTTTAAAAAGAAAACATCTCATAAAAGAAAAAAAATAAATGAAATGAAAGTATTGATCGTTGAAGATGATTATAATAATGCATATACTATTAAAGAATTATTAGAATCTTTTGGTATTAAAGAATCAAATATTAAACATGTTGAAAATGGTAAAGAGGCAGTTAAAGAGAATAAGAAAAATAAATATGATATTATACTTATGGATATACTTATGCCTGTAATGGATGGTAAAGAGGCATCTATGAAAATTAAAAACTCAAAGAGACATCCAATAATTATCGCTGTATCTGCTATTACAAGTGATAATGATAAAAGTTATAGAGGTTATTTTGATGATTATATAACTAAACCTGTTAAATTAGAAACTCTTAAAGAGAAAATATATAAATATGTTAAATAAAAAATGGATTTTTAATATTTTAAAATATTAAAAAAAGAATTCTTTAGATAAAACTTAAAGAAATAATGTTTGAGGTTATCCGGAATAATGAAATTGAATGTGTGATTACCGAAAAATATATGCGTTTTGTAAAAGAGGAATTTGAAGAAATGAAAATTCAAGGTAAAATCCAAGAAAATGTAGAATTTGGAGATTTACGATTTTTATATATTTATAATAAAAATAATAGTATTTCTGGTCTTCAAATTCTTTTCAATGAAAAGATTATTTTTGAATTGTATCTTTAATTTTTTATAAAAATATTTTATATAAAATATTTTATTTTATAAATTTCTTAAAAGAAATTTTAAATATAAAATATTTTTTGAAAGAAAAATAATGTTATATATTATTATAATTGTGATAATTCTTATTTTATTATTTATAATTTTCAAGAGAAGAAATGAAAATTTTAGAGATGCTGATCTATTATTAAATAAAGATTATAATAACGATAATATAAATCCAGATAATGGAATGGGAAATCTATATGAATGGGAAGCAAGATCAGGTTATGGAAGTATTTATGATGATTGCTTTTTTAATGGATATCCATTTATAGATAGTGCAATTTAATTTTTATTTCTGAAGAAATAAAAATATTTCATTAGAAATAAAAATATTTCTGAAGAAATAAAAATATTTTAAAAAAAAATTCTAAAGAATTTTTTAAGAATTTTTATATAAAGTTTATTTTTTAGCAGGTCTACCTACACGTTTTTTTGTTGATTTCTTTACCGATTTTTTAGCAGGTCTGCCTACACGTTTCTTTGTTGTTTTCTTTACCGATTTCTTTACCGATTTTTTAGTTGTTTTCTTTGTTGATTTCTTTACCGATTTTTTAGGTATGTATATTGTATATCTAGATTTCAATTCTTCTTGTGTCATTCTTAAATTAGATATTAAAGCCATTTTTTCAGATGCTTCAATATCCATAGCAACACCTATATATTGTTTTGAAGATATTATTCCTGAAGCAACATTTAATTTTAATATACTATGTAATATATTTTTGAGTTCTTCTCTAGTTAATTTTTCAATATTTTTAATTTTATTAACATCAATTCTTTTATATTCTTTTAATTTTTGTTTAAGTTCTCTTATCATATCTTCTTGAGTATATTCTTCTAAAACATCACTAGGACAATTAAAGAATGCATATAGTATATAACCCAATAAAATTTTATTATTGGGTTTATTTAATTCAGGTAGATCTTTTTTAAAATCAGTTCTCATAAGAATTTTATATTGTTCTGCATTGAAATTATATTTCATTATTTATAAAAATTCTAAAAATATTTTAAAAAAAAATCTAAAGATTTTTTTTAAACTTCATTACAACTCTCTAAAAATTCTCTTTTTCTTTGAATTTTAATTCTACGTAATTCATTTACATTCATCCCTTTTGTTGTTTGAATTATTAATTTTAAGAAATCGTCGTAATTTATATTTGCATTTATTTCTTTTAAAGATAATAAACGTTCAAAATATAAAAATAATGAATAATATTCTTTCTCTTGTTCACAGATATTCATTATGTGAATAGTATATTATTTTAAACAATAATTACTTTAAAATAATATACTTGAAGTATATATAAAAGGTATAATATGTATTACGAAGAGAAAGACGAATATAAATTTATATCTTCTTCTGAAGAATCTGAAAATGAAGAAGAGGTATTTGATGAAGATTTTATATTTTTTGATGAAAGTGATCAATTTGTATTTGATATAGAAGATATTTTTAATGAATTATCCAATAAAACAAGGCAAATGAATTTGATGCATTTTTTAACTTTTGAAGATATTTATAATTTTGTTTTTAAAAGATTATAAAAATATTCTTACAAGAATATTTTATTTTAAATTATAAATTTCTAATACAGAACTTATTTTTTTAATGAATGTATAATATAACTCTTTATTTTCAAAATAAAATATATATTCTTTTAATTCATCATTATCAAATATTACATAATTATTTTCATTATCAAAACCTATCTCTTCAAATAAAAAATCAGATAAATCTATTTTATAATTATTATACTCATTTTTAATTATAAGTTCCAATCTATTTAAAGAGAAGATATCCACTAAAACAATAATATTCATATTATAAAAATATTTTTATAAAATATAAAAAATATTATAATATTTTTTTATATTTTCATTTTTTCAAACAATCTTTTTATAAATTTTCTCAAAAAATTCAATATCAAAATAAAATATGTATTCATCATAATCTATATTATTAAAATATATACTTCTATTTTCAAAATTTATATTAATATTATCAATATCAATACTTCCTTTATCTATTGTATAATAATTATTATTACTATATAAAACAAATGAAGTTTCATCTTCAAAAAAATATAAAATATCTATATCAATCATTTATTTTAAATTCTTAAAATATTATATTTTTAAATTCAATTTTCAATTTTAAAAAAATTATTTATTTTATTTAATAAATTATTAAAAAGTTGAGTATCTGGAAAATGATATGTTTTTTGTAAATTTGAATTTATATCATAAAAAGTTATACTATTCATAACCTTATTTATTTTTATAAGATTTTTAAAAGAATAATATTCACTCAATAAATATTCAAATATATTGTCTTGTGTATACAAATATAATTCACCTGAAGATGTTAATTCAAAATTATTTATATAAATATATCTCATATTATTTTATACATTCATTTGATTTAAAAATATTTTAAAATATTTTCATTTTTAAAAAAAGTTTTAAAAAACTTTTTACACAAAATATTTCTAATTTTGTTTAACAATACATTCAAAAATATTTTGCCTCACAAATATAATAAACAGGAAACCTTTCCTTGTAATCAGGAATTTCTTCTATGAGACCCGCACAATGAAACGGATAGTAATGATCCACACTCGCCATAATCATAAACAGCGAAAAAAGAAAAAATGAGATACCCCCGATTAAGAGAGGAGTGCTTGTCGAGATGTCCATTGCAACAATGGAGGCGAACATAAAAAACATGTAAACGCCAAACATAAAGTTGAAGAAAGAACTATGGGAAGGCACCCAAATCTCACTCATTTTCAAAATAATAGTATCAAACTATTAACATTCTTTTATATTTTTAAAATCATAAAAATCCATTTTTTATATAAAATATTTTATATAAAATTGATTAACCATTTTAAAATAAAATATTATCAAAATAATTATAAAGAATGAATGTCGATCAAATTTTAGAAAGGGGTTATGCAGATGAATTTTTAGAAAAAAATCCACAAAGTCCATGGGTATATACCCATGAAAATATTGACTTTTTCTTTAAAAATGTATATGAATGGACAGAGTATAAAAGTATTACAAATATTGTTATTTATGAAATTTGTAAATGTATTACATGGTGTTCTATGTTTTTAATATCTTATGAATATATTATAAAAGGTGTTTATTATCCATTAACTATATCTCTATTTATTTTATTTTGTATTGGGGTATGTGTTAATATTTATATACTTTTTTCAAAAATAAAAAAGTTTGTTCCTGTGAAAATTTTTTATAGAGATATTTTGAAAATAAATTTTGAACAAGGAGAAGAATGGGAAGATGTTTTAAAATCTATTGAGGAAAAAACAAAATATAATTCAATAGAAATCTCTGAAAGAATTTTAAGAAAAGATAATTATTTTTTAAAGTTTCATAAAAAGGTTAATTTTTTAACACAATCAACTTATTTTTTAATTGATAATACAATTTTTAGAATATTATTTTATAAATCTTGGGGTGAGACAAATGAGATCAATAAGATATATTTAGATGAAAAACTATTTCAAGATAATTATAATCGGTTAAGATATTATACATATATATATCTTGGAATATATATAATTATATTACCATTTATAATTGTAATTGCAAGTATATATTATATCTTAAGATATACACTTCAATCACAATCATCTCTTAGACCGACTTTAAATCTATTCAGTAGAGAATGGAATTGGAAAGGTAGATGGATTTTTAGAAAAAGAAATCAATATCCACATAATTTAAATATAATTTTAGGTAATAAATTATTATATGCTGAAAAATATTATACATTCATATCTTCTTCATTTGTATTAAAAAATATAGGTAATATGTTAGTATTAATATTATCTTCTTTTATATCTGTGAATATTTTATATTCATTTATATATAAAGAATATTATTCAATGTGGGTCGCTTCAATATCTACAATATTATTAGGTTATGCTTATATGATAATTCCAAATAAATATTATTCAATAGATCAATATGAATGTATAGATAGATTGAATGAAGTGAATGAATTTAATGTTGTTAAACCTTTACATCCGGATAATATAATTTTGATTAAAAAAATATATGAGATGAAAATTATTATAACTATCAAAGAATTTATCGGTTTGATTGTCGCTCCTTATATAATTTATAATTTAGTAAATGATGATGAAACTCTTAGATTTTTTATAAAGAATAGTATACAAAAAACTTATGGATATGTATGTATTTAAAATATTTTATTTAAAATATTTATAAAAAATGATTTTTAAAATGATAAAATATATAAATATAATTTATATTTATAAATTATAAAATGGATCATTATATTATCAACATAAATAATATGCCTTTTTATACATCAGATTTTCATGAATATGAAAAATTTTTCAAATGGGAATATGTAGTTCAATTTCCAGAAAAGGGATGGAATTGGAAAGATTTTCATAATCATTCTTTTTTCAAATGGGAATATGTAGTTCAATTTCCAGAAAAGAAATGGAATTGGTGTGATTTTCATAATCATTCTTTTTTAAAATGGGAATGTGTATTACAATTTCCTGAGAAGAATTGGAATTGGGGTATTTTTCATTGGTGTAAATGGTTTAGATGGGATTATGTAGTTCAATTTCCTGATAAGGGTTGGGGTTGGAATTATTTCCATAATTATCCATTTTTTAAATGGGAATGTGTAGTTCAATTTCCTGATAAGGAATGGGGTTGGTATATTTTTCACAGAATGAAATGGTATAAATGGAAACATTTTTATTATATATTTAAAAATAATAAATTAGATAAAGAAGATATATTAAGCAATATCGAATATATAAAAGATGAAGTTCCAATCTTTATAAAGAATGCATATTATTATTCAAATTTTAATAAAAAATTAACAAAAGATATAATATATTCTTATATCGTTAAAGATATAAATATAAAAGATGAATATTATATTAATGTTTTTTGAAAAAATATTTAAAAATAATAAAATATTTTATTTAAAATATTTATAAAAAATGATTTTTAAAATAATTAAATATAAATATTTACATTATAAATATGGATTTAGAAAATGAAAATGATTATATTGAAGTGAATGGTAATAAATATGATTTAAAAAATTTTGATAATTATCCATTTTTCAAATGGGAGTATGTAGTTCAATTTCCTGATAAGAATTGGAGATGGTATATTTTTCATAGAATGGAATGGTTCAAATGGGATTATGTATTACAATTTCCTGATAAAGAATGGGATTGGAAAACATTTCATTATATGGAATGCTTCAAATGGGATTATGTATTACAATTTCCCGATAAGAAATGGGATTGGAAATATTTTCATACATATCCATTCTTCAAATGGGAATATGTATTACAATTTCCAGATAAGAAATGGAATTGGGGTGTTTTTCATATGCGTGAATGGTTTAAATGGGAATATGTAGTTCAATTTCCAGATAAGAATTGGAGTTGGGAATTTTTTCATATACGTGAATGGTTTAAATGGGAATATATATTTCAATTTCCCGAAAAGGAATGGGGTTGGAATTATTTTCATATATGCAAATGGTTTAGATGGAAACATTTTTATTATATATTTAAAAATAATAAAATACATAAAAAACATTTATTATATTTTATCAATTATATGAATGATGAATATTTACCTTTACCATTCAATATAAATAATATATTAAAAATGAAATGTAATAATAAAAATAAGATATTATATTCTTATATTATCAAAGATGTAAAAATAAAAGATGAATATTATATTAATGTTTTTTGAAAATATTTAAATATTTTTTTGAAAAATTAAAAATGATTTTTAAATTAATAAAATATAAATGAATGAAATATTTATAAATATGAATTTAGAAAATGAAAATGATTATATTGAAGTGAATGGTAATAAATATGATTTGAGAGATTATTATGAAAAGGAATGGTTTAAATGGGAATATGTAGTTCAATTTCCTAATAAGAATTGGAGATGGAATGATTTTCATGAGAGAAAATGGTTCAAATGGGAATATGTATTACAATTTCCAGATAAGAATTGGAATTGGAATGAATTACATATGGTTAAATACTTTAAATGGGAGTATGTATTACAATTTCCAGATAAGAATTGGGATTGGGGGAAAATTTCATTACCATTCATTCTTTAATTGGGAACGCGTATTAGAATTTCCTGAGAAGGATTGGAATTGGAATATTTTTCATATATATTCATTCTTTGATTGGGAATACGTATTAAAGTTTCCTGATAAGAATTGGAACTGGTATCGTTTTCATGAATGTGAATGGTTTAAATGGGAATGTGTATTAAAATTTCCTGATAAGGGATGGTGTTGGTTAGATTTTCAATGGTATGAATGGTTTAAATGGGAACATTTAATTTATATATTTAAAAATAATAAAACAGATAAAATGTATTTATTACATTGTATTCAATGTATGGATGGTAAATATTTACATTTACCATCCATAATAAATAATATATTGAAAACAAATTGTAAATATTTCTATAAAAATAGTATATTATATTATATAATTATTACAAAAAATATAATTATAAAAGATGAATATTATATAAATGTTTTTTGAAAATAAAATTTCTTTTAAGAAATTTTTTATAAATAAAAATTAGATAATTTTATATAATAAAAATTATAAAAAAATAAAATAAAAATAAAATTATTCTTATACAAAAATGAAAATAATATTAAAAAATAAAAAAATATAATAGACAATGAGTGAATATTCTTATTATCCTATAACTCATCCAGAAATTGAAGAATACTTTACAAAACATAAAAACTTAATTTGGATGGCTGAGGCAGTTGATTTAAGTGGTGATAGAAAAGATTGGGAAAATTTGAATGAAGAGACAAAAACTTTTATTAAATTTTGGTTAGCGTTCTTTTCAGAGGCAGATGGAATTATCTGTGAGAATTTAACAGAACGTTTTCAACATGATACCTCTTTTATAAAAGAAGTAGGTAGATTTTATGCAATTCAAAATTTTATGGAAATTATACATAATCAAACTTATGGAAATATGATAGAGGTTCTTATTGATAATCCTGAAGAAAAAGAAAAGATGAGAAATGCTATTAAAAATTATCCTGAAATTTCTAAAATTGGTGAATGGGTTAAAAAATGGATGAATAGAGATATTCCTTTATTAGAAAGAGTAGTTGCATTTACTTGTGTTGAAGGAATATTCTTTACAGGAGCATTCTGTGCTATATATTGGTTAAAGAGACAAAATATTATGAATGGTTTATGTCAAGCGAATGAATGGATCGCACGAGATGAATCACTTCATACCAAATTTGGTGTAGCGTTATATCATTTATTGTCTTCACAATATTCTTCACAATATAATATTTTACCTCAAGAAAAAGTCTATGAAATAGTTAAAGATGCTATGAATATTATTGAAGAATTTATTAAAAATGCTTTACAGGTTGAATTGATAGGTATAAATTCACAAGATATGATTACATATGTGAGATGCACATGTGATGTTTTAGTATCTTCTTTAGGTTATTCTAAAATTTATAATGTTGATAATCCATTCCCTTGGATGCTTTTAATCTCTTTACCAAATAAAACAAACTTTTTTGAACACCGCGTAACGGATTATGATAAAGGAAATATTAAAATAGATTATGATATAGATAGTGATTGTTTTTAAATTTTTTATAAAAATTCTTTAAAGAATTTTTTATTTTTTAACTTTACAATCACTACAATCTTTTCCTAAATTATCAAAATATAATTTTTTAATTTCATCATAACAGGGAGATACTTTAGGTCTATCAGGGTGATATTTAGAAACATGTTTATTGACAAGGTCGTGTATTATATATGTCCATAAAAATAAATCTTCATTACTTCCTAAATATTGATCAGGAGGGAATATTGTTAACTTCTTTGTTAAATTTATTTTACATACATCACATGGAAGTAATTTTGTCAAACTCCACATCATTGCTTTAAATGCCTTTGCATTTTCTGGTGTTGGTTTATAAACAACTGCAGATGAATGTATCATTCTCCAATAACTACTACCCCAAAATGCTTTAGGATCCTCGCTCATTATTTTATAAAATGTTTTTCTTATATTTTTTTACAAATTCTTTTACGATTTATTGTTTTTTTACTTATTTTTTTAGTTGATTTTTTTAGAGATTCTTCTTATAATAAATTTATTTAAAAATTTAAAAATTTAAAAATTTATTTAAAAATTTAAAAATTTTTAAATAAGATGCAACATGTCTCGCAGAATAGTGATTATCAAAAAATAAATCTTGAAGGAAATGTTGAACAATATATGACACAAGATATTTCAGTAAATGATTTAATACAAATGTTTACACAAAAAATTCAACCTAATACCCCTCCCTATAAAAAAGAAATGATCCTAAGTAATAATGATTTAATAGATACATGGAATAAAGATATGTTGCAAAATATTGCAAAAGATGGAAAAGTAAATTGTAAAATTGCTACAGAGATGTGGAAAATTTTTGAAGAGGGAATGAATATCATTGATTTTCTTGAAAATACAAAAGAATATATTCCAAGACTTACAGATAAACATATGAATAAAATAAAATGTATGTTCTTAGAAGATATTACATCATTGATTAATTATGGAGTTGTAAGTGTAAGTCAGTGTTGGAATGTTTTAAATAACGAAATCTCTTTGAGATTAGCAGAAGAAAAATATGAAAAAGTATTTAGTAAAGATGTAGAGGAATGGTATGAACTATCTAAAAAACATCACCTTCTATTTGAAAACTTTAGAAATCCATTATTCACAGAAGAAGAATTTAAAGATGTTTTAGAAAAAGTTAAAACAATTTTATCAACACCTATAACTCCCGATAATTAAAAAATTTCTATAAAGAAATTTTTAAAATAAAAATTATAAAATAAAAATTATAAAGAAATTTTTAAATTATAAAATAAAAATCATAAAGAAATTTTTAAAATATAAAATAAAATTTCTTTAGAAATTTTTAAACTATAAAATAAAAAATATAAAATTTCTTTTAAGAAATTTTTATAAAATATTTCAAATATAATGTTCTAAAACTCTACCACTCGGATCATTTATTAAACTCTTACACCATTTCTCAACTCTTGGTGTTGAACAAGCACTTGAAAAACCCCAAGGAGTTAATTGTAGCGTTCCATAATCAAAGAATTTCAAATAAATTTCTCTATATAATCTCTCTTCTTGTGTTCTTGGTTTATTGAATGGATGTTCTATATTGAATTTTATTTTATCTGCATAATCTTTAACAGAATCTATCCAAGATACTCCATTGATTCCAGATACTGCATCAGAGAATTGGTCTTTCTGTCTTGTATAGACATAATCTGGAATTATATCTTTAAATGTCTCACGTAATATTCTTTTTTCAATAGAGTTATTACATTCTTTATGAATTGGATTTATTGATAGAGCGAATTCTGCAAAATCTGTATCAAGAAATGGAACTCTAACCTCAATTCCATTCGCCATCATACTCTTATTCGCTCTTAAACAATCATAATAATGAAGATTATAAACTTTATCATTTACCTCATTGAATAATTCTATAGCATTGGGTGCTTTCTTAAAATATAAATAACCAGCAAATAATTCATCTGCACCTTCACCAGATAAAACAACTTTAACTGATGGATATTTTTCTTTTATTTTTTTACCTAATAAAAACATTGGTGTAGATGCTCTTATTGTTGTAGTATCATAGGTCTCTATATGGTAAATAACTTTATCTAATGATTTTATTCCTTCTTCAGGTGTAAAGTAAAAAGTTGTATGATCTGTTCCCAAATCTTGAGCGACTTTTTCTGCAATTACAACATCTTTAGATACGTTTTCTCCTTTAACTTTCATACCTATAGAAAATGTTTTTAGATTATTTATAGGAATATTCAATTCTTTATAAATCTCTACAACAAGAGATAATATAATTGTGCTATCTAAACCTCCAGATAGTAATACTCCATATTCTACTTCTGACATTAAATGAGATTTGACTGAATTATATAATTTTGTATATATCTCTTTGAATAATTGTTTTTCGTCTGTATATAATTCATTAAAATAATCAATTTTACAAGTATATTTTCTAGGAATAGTTAGTTTATTTGTTAAATATTCTCCAGGAGGGAATATTTTAATATTATAATCTTTAGGAAATACTTTTAATTCTGAAGCGATCATTATCTTCCCAGAAGAAGAATAACCATAATATAAAGGTATAATACCAAATCTATCTCTAGTAATTAAATAATCTCCATTTTCAACATTATATAGAACAAAAGCGAACATTCCTTTAATATCTTTAAGTTGGTTAGGATTTGATATATAAGATAGAACATCACAATCGCTTCCAGTAAAATTTTTACCCCATTTCTCTTCTAAAGAGGTATGATTATAAATCTCTCCGTTTACTGATAAAATTGTATTTGCTATTTCATTACGAATAGGTTGTGAACCACTTTCAACTCCATTGATACTTAAACGAGTATGTCCTAATACATAATCATTTACTTTTGTATAAGAAGAATGATCAGGGCCTCTATGAGAAATCTCATTCAATAAAGAATAAATATCTAGAGTTTCATCATCTTTATAAAATATAATTCCACACATTATTTTGAATATTTTAATATTTAAAAAATGATTTTTCATTTTTATAATTATAAATATTTTGAGAATATATAAAATGAAAGAGAAAACATTTCAAATATTACATTTATCTTTATTATCTTTGAATCTATATTTTTCATTTTTGAATTATAAAAAATAATTTGAAAATATAAAAAATGAAAATAATTTTATAATTTTATAAAATTATAAAATCTTTTATAGATTTCTAAAAATATTTTCCAAAGAATTTTTCTTTAGAAAATATGAATATTACTACAATGGTTATTATTGTCGATTGTAATGTGGATTTCAATAAGAAAGAGATTTTTGATAATGTAGAGATTCAAGTTCCTGAAAATATAACTTATACAAAAAAAAAGAATAATATAGATATTAAAAACTTAGAAGTCAATAAAGGAGATATTTTTAATATGGAATGTGAAGGAATAGTTAAAGGGATAAATATAAAAAAGAAAAATAAAAAAAATAAAGAAGGTATAGTTTGTAATGAAAATAGTAGAGTATTTATTAGACATTTCTTAAATCAAGTATCTATATATATGGGTTTAGGTGGTAAAGTTAAAATTCATATGATGATATTTAAAAATAAAATAAAACTTTCAGGTTGTAAAAGTTTTGAAGATACATTCAATTCTATCAAAATTTTATTTTCAAAATTAAAAGAAGGTAGAGATTATGTATTCACAGATAAAGAGAGTAAAAATATTAAATTTTCATTGATTCCATCAATGATTAATTTGGGACTTAGTATCGGTTTTATGGTTGATAGAAATAAGATTAAGAGAGTATTTAATACAGATAAATATTTTGCATATTTTGATCCAATGTGTAATATAAATGCGACGGTAGTTATGAAAAATGATGATATCAAAACATTAAAATATAAAGAATATACTTTATTATCTAACGAATTATCGTTAGATAATGTTCAAATTAAAACAATAGAGATTGAAGATGATAAAGTTAATAAATTTATTATTTTTTCAAGTGGAGAAGTTATTATGACAGGAAGAAATCTAAAAAAAATAGAACAAGATTATAAAACATTCACCAATATAATTCAAGAAAATAAAGATATTATTATGCTTAAAACAAGAATAAATAATAAAGAATATTTCCCAGATGTATATAATGCTTTATCTTCTTTTATTTAAAAATGAAAAATATTTTATAAATTTTTTAAATTATTAATAAAATGGAAAATTATATTATCAGTATAATTATTATTGTTGTATTTTTTTATGAATTTTCTTAATAAAAATATTTTTATAAAAATAATGGATGAAGACAATGTTATAAAAGTTGTAGCAACCATTATAAAAGCTGCTGTTAAAGGTGTAGTCGCTTTTGTTAAAAATGTTCAGTAATTTTTAAATATATTCTTAAAAGATATTTTTCTTAAAAGAAAAATAAAAATTCTTTAAGATAAATATTTTTCTTAAAAGAATTTTTATTTTAAGAAAAATAAAAATAATGTTTAAGAGAGATGAATGTATAGAAAAAGATAGGGTGTGGTGTGGAAAAAAAGAAAATAATGTTTCTAAATTGAGAAAAGGTAGTTCTTATGAATGTTTTAGAAAAGGTTATGGCGCAGGAATGTATAATGAAATTAAAAAGGATTTAGATAAAAACGATTTAAGAAATATAAAATATATTGGCGAAAGATATTATAAAAGATTTTTAAAAGAAAATGTTAAAAATTTAAATGATATTTTGTTTGTTGCTAAAAATTTTCCACATTTGTTAACTAAATTTCTTTCAAAGATTTTAAAAGATAAAAATGGAAATATTGATAAAAGAGCATTCAATTCTGTATTACTATTCATAGACGATAATAATGTGAAAATAATAGGTAGATGTTTATAATAAAATGTTTGAAGTATATATAAATAAAAATTGAATTTTTATTTTAAAAAATATGATTATATACATCTTTTTGTATATATACATGTATATATTGTGAACATATATTTATATATGTATATAGAAATGACTAACTTTCAATCTTTAAATAAACGACATAACGATACGCAACATAGAAGTCAACTTCTATTACTTCGTTATAATTTAAATAGATGGGAATGTTTTACAATCTATGAAAATAGTTATCCCATCTGTTGTAGAAGAAAAGGTTTTCCTAAAGGAAAAATAAAGACTAATGAAAATAAACTTCAAGCATTATTTAGAGAGGTTAAAGAAGAAATAGGTATTATTATGAATACAAAACATTTACATACTTTATATTATATAAATGTTAATGCACATAAAACTACTTATTCAACATTTATCTCTGTTCATAATATTGATGAAAATGATATAATTTTAGGTGATGAAGTTATATCTTATGAATGGGTAAGTATTGATGAAGTAAATGAAAAAAATAATTTTAATTTACCCGCTATTCTTGCTATTAAAAAATTAAAAAAAATATATAATTTATAAATATTTTTTATAAAAAATATTTCAATAAAAAATTTAATAATTTTTTATTTTTTATCAAAATGAAGAATCGCTCCATAACCACCATTATAATATTCTATAATCTCTATCTCTTTTTTATTTGAACTCATAACTTCATCTCCATTATCATTATATACTACATAATTATCTAACTCTTTATCTATATCTGAATCAGATAAATCTGTTAATGTTAAATCTGAGAAACCTATATTTACTCTATTTTTATTCCATTCTTTACATATTTTATAAGCTTTTATTAAATCGTCTGTATTTTGAACCATAATTAAATTACCATTATTGAATTTAATATTTCTTAAAAAATAAGGTTCATATCTTGTATTATTGGGATAATATTCAATCTTATTTATATTTTCAATTCTTGAGGTTTCTGTTCTCCATCTTTTAATATCATCAATATTATTAAATATAAACCACTCGCCTTTATCAAATGAATTGAATAGATAATATTGATCATTCTCTTTTAATGAAATATTTGTAAATTTACTATCATTCAATAATTTAGTTTCAATAAATTTAATAAGTCTATTTTTCATTTCTTCTGTTTTAACAATTATTTTTCCATTTTCTATAAAACCATCATTCATACTATAAACTTTACTATAAGTATATTTATGTTTTGGTTTTATAACAAAATCTAAATCACCTTTTTCTTTAAATAAATATATAGCATACATTTTTAAATTTTCAGCGATTTTTTTCGCTTCACGATATTCTTCTAATTTACTTTTTTCATAAGATATTGGATCTTGTTTAAATACTTCAAATTTAACATTTTCTAAAGGTTCACTTTTTTTAAGAGGTATAAATACCTCTTCTTTATTTAAAAGTATATATAAACCTCTTATATATTCATCTCCGTCTTGAGATAAAATTTTATAATTATTCTCTTTTATAAATTCTAAAGCGTCATTCAATTCTCCATAAATAACATTTCCAACATTTAATCCTATTATAGGTTCTTTCGGTTCTGTAATTATACTGATTTTTGAATAATTTATACCCCTTAATTTACCCTTTGAATCTATAAATTGTGATTTCATTATTATATAAAATTTAAAGATTTTATATGTTCGTTTATAAAAATATTTTAAGAGAAAAAATATTTTATATATAAAATATTTTTTCTCTTAAAAAGTTGTATTAAAAAAAAATGGATTTTTGAGTTTTAAAAATTATTGATTTTCGTCTATTCTTGACAAATATAAAAACAATATATTTTTTGATATATTATTTTTATATTTTAATGGAATATACAAATCTTTTCTTTTATTTTATCTATCAATAGATAAAATAGAAGTTTAGGTCTTATCCTTAAGGATAAGACCCTTAGGGTAAAACCTTTGGGAACAAAACGCCTTCGTAGCTCAATTGGAAGAGCGCCGGACTTTTAATCCGGTGGTAGCGGGATCGAAACCCGCCGGAGGTAAAATGATATACTTGTATTATTACCTTCTCGTGGTGTATATCGTAAGTAAGTATTCGTAGAGAATAGATGAAACTAAAAGTAATACATTGTTTGTTATTTTTAATGAATATTTATAGATTATATATTCCGGTATATAATTTAAATAAATATTTATATGAAATGATAAGCACTATAGATTAATCTATAGTGCCTTCTCTTAGGAGAAGGTAAAAAAAGTCCCTTTAGTTCAGTCGGAAGAACAACTGACTTCTAATCAGTAGGTCGCGGGTTCGAACCCCGCAAGGGATGCTATGGTCTGTAAAATATTTCGCCTCCTCGTGGTGCAGACTGGATATTTCAATTATATTGAAATAACTAATTGAAATATAACCTTTATTTCAATAAAGGAAATAAGGGTGTATAAGATACTAGTAGAATACCATATATATATTTGGTGTATCTGAAAGAAAATTCTACATTAAAAGGCAGAGTTCCCGAGCGGTCAAAGGGGATCGACTTAAGATCGATTGCATATGCTTCGTGGGTTCGAATCCCACCTCTGTCAAATGGATACCAATTGCTACCTCCCCGTGGTGTATCTGGATATTTTGTTTATTTTTATATAAAAATAAATGAAAGAACTAAAGCAATAAACAATTTTGTTCTGGGAATGTGTGTTATAATGGTATGTATAATTATTTTATTATATATATCTACAAACCGCTGAAAGGCAATAGAAGTGGGTTCAATTCCCACCAGCGGTGATGCATTATTCATTCAATGAATAATGCCTTCTCGAAAGGGAAGGTAATTAAAATATAGAAGATATTTGACGATTGTTCTTATGAAAGCCCTTATAGCTTAATGGTAGAGCGTTCGTCTTATACACGAATGATCTGGGTTCGATTCCCAGTAGGGGTATACCAATGTGAGTTCAATCCTCACAATATCTTCTATGTCATAAAAAAATATTTTTATTTTTTTTATTTTATATTTTAAAAATTTCTTTTAAGAAATTTTATTTATATTTTTTTATTTTAAAATAAAGAAATGTATAAAGAATTAAAACTGATATAAAAATTGATTTTTATTTTTAAAAAATAATTATTTTAAGAGTTTGATAGAATGAGAATTTTAGGTGATAAAGTCATGATTGAATTATATTATAATAAAGATGGTAGTTTTTATTGTTCTTCAATAGTCCATGGTTTTAATAGTGCACCAACAATATATTTATTTGAAAGTGAGAGTGATTTTATTTATTATCTAAATAATTATTTCGTTAAAAATGATAATGGTGAATATAAAGAAAAGAATGGAATGAATTCTTATTTTCATGAAATTAATTCTTCTAATAGTACTCTTAGAGTTCCTATAGAACTTTTTAACAGAATCAGAGTTAAACACGAAAATGGAAAAAGAGTTTTTAGTGTTATTTAATTTTTTAATTAAAGAATATTATTTTTATAAAAATAATATAAAATGAAAATACTCAATTATTAAATTATATTTATAATAAATATAAATATATTTATTTGCTATAAAATTGATTTTATATTTTAAAATATTCTTATTTTAAAAATAAATGAAATATTTGTCATTAACTGAATTATTAAATCATATCCATAATAAAAATGATGGAATTATTGCTGTTGAAATAGAAGATTTAGATTTTGAATATCATTTTAATAAAGAATATATAACTAAAGAAACTAACTATCTTTTATTTGATGATATATATAATCTTGTTAATTATCTTAATAGATATTATAGAGGAGCGGATATAAAAAATAATGTTATAACTATAGCAACAAAAGATTTTATGATTCCGGAAAATACTTTTAATCAAATCAACATAACATATAGTGAAGAAATTAACAATGCAAATATAATTTTTAGTGTTATTTAAATAAAATAAATTTATTTAAATCTTTGTTAAAATAAATTTGATTTTACAATTTTAAAAATATAAGATTTTAGAAATTTAATAGAAATGCGTCGATTAACTAATTTATATGAGATGTTTGATCATATCTATAATAAGGATAATGGGTTTGTTGTTATGTTGTTTTTTTATCCTTCGGTTTCAATTTTTTTAGTATTTGAAAATGAAAATGAACTTATTGGTTATCTAAATAATAAGTTTGCTAATCATGATAAACCTTATATAGCAACAAATGATTATTTTAATCAGTTTGAAAATAAAACTGGTTATATTAGACTTCCTGTAAAACTTTACAATAAAATCAATGTTGAAAAAATCGATGGAAAATTCGTTTTTAGTATTGTTTAATTTTTTAAATAAAGAATATTATTTTTATAAAAATAATATAAATAATAATGGAGTTAAGTAATTTATATACTAAACAACCCAAACAAGGTGCTCGTTTAGGTGTCGCTGTAGTCAATAATGAAAGATATGTCTCATATGTAGATGGTTTTAGTTATGTAAGAGACACTAATGAAATGGTTACCGGTAAACATAGACATCACATATCTTTTGTTAAAGCTTTACAAAATGATTGTGAATGCAATTGTGTATGTGTAAAACCTCTTAAAAATAGAAGATGTAATTAAAAAAATCTAAAGATTTTTTTAAAACCACATAATATCTGGGTATTTCTCTTTAAGAATAACAACCATCTCTTCCCATTTATCTTCGTGTTCATCTTGTTTCTCTTTTGTTTTTAAGAAATAGAAATCTTCTCTTTTACAATCAACGCCAACAATTAATAATAATTTATAAAGAATAAAATTAACATTTAACCCATTAACCCTTTCATCATCAATATTTATTTTATTTTGATATTCAAATAATTTCAATAATTTATCTTCATATTTGGAAATATCTTTTAATTTTTTACCGGTAATTACACTATATATCAAATTTATATTTTCATAATGTGAAGATAAATTATGATCACTTAAAAAATTATAAACATTATCTTTTGTTAAATTACATAATTCTATTTTATTATTTTTAATCTCCATACGAATAATTTCATAAACTTTATCAGGAATTTTCTTATTTTGTTTTCCTTGATATCTATTGATTGCATCAATGAAATGATTTCTTCTACTATATTCATATTTTTTATTGATATTGATTCTTTCAATATCTTTAAAAGAAGGACTATCATTTATTGTTATATTTATATTACCACATTCATTACATTCATTATATTCAAGAATATTACCACATATTTCACATTCAACATCATATGTGTTTTGTATAATTTTTTTAATATCAATATATTTTCTTGCAATACTTAAATATCTTAATTCTAATCTATGTTTCAATTTATTATAAATATTTATTTCACGAGTATTATCTCTTAGAAAATCTTTCTTTGGTGGATTATCTATAACTTTTTTATATTCTTCTAATATTTTATGAGATTGTATCTTATATAATATCAAACTAAAATTATTTTCAATATCAATAATTGTATCTTTTAATATATTTATATGATTTTTGATAAAAATGATATCAACAATTTCATTGTCTTCAATAGTTTTTAAATAAAAATTCAATTCATCATATAATTTATTTAAAGGTTCATGATTGTTAAACTTTTCAATTATCATTTTATCTATTTTTAAAATATTTACATCTTCTAAATTTATATCTTCTTTAATATTTTCATGAAATACACTTCCTTCCTCTTTTTTTTTATTGAAATTCCAAAATCCCATTTGTAAATTTTGAGGTTTTGATTCTTTTTTTTTAACTAAAAATTTTGAAAAACTCATTATTTAAAATTTATTATAATATTTATATATTTTTTAAAAAATAAAAAATATAAAATAAAAAATTTTCTAAAATAAAAAATATAAAATACCGAAGGAATAAAATAAAAATTATAAAATAAAAAATTTCTAAAGAAATTTTTCTAAAATAAAAAATTTCTAAAGAAATTTTTCTAAAATAAAAAAATTATAAAATTTTCTTAAAAGAAAATTTTATTATGCAAAATCTTCAAGTGCTGATGTAACAACATTTACAGAGTTTGATGGAGTTATATATTCACCTGATGAAGAAGATAGTGAAGAACCTACAGAAGATACATTATTTACTAAATCCGCTGCTTGACTTATTTTATCTAATGCACCACCGCCATTCTGATTTCCTTGAGCATTTCCTTGAGCATTTCCTTGAGGAATCATACCTTTACCTTTATTTATAACTGCTTTCATTTTAGCGGATGTTTGACTATCTTCCATATAATTATCTGCCCATTTTCCTAAAAATGCTGTAGCGGTAATTACTGCAAAAGCGCCAGCAACAATAAATAATATAATTGCGATTATTTGAATAATAGCGGCTGCTTTATAACTATCGCCATTTCCTCCATCTTCATCTACTAAAACAAAATCTATAATTGTTGAGATCATTAACATCAATAATCCCAAAATTATAAAAATAGCGGTTCCGGTCGCAAAGTATGACATTACTTTTTATAATAAAATAAAATTGTATTGAAATATTTTAAAAAATATTTCAAGATATAATATTAAATATCATTTATAAAAATATGAGAATATTTATCTATCAATTCTACATTAATGATTACTTTTTCACATAAAATTCTCCAACATTCAATATTATTCTTGAAGTATTCAAGATATTTATCGATCAATTCTTCAGTATTGATTACTTCATTAATACATAATATGTTCCAACATTCAATATCATTTTTAAAATATTTAATATACTTATCAAGCATTCTTTCAGTATTGATTACTTTTGAACATAAAATTCTCCAACATTCAATATTATTCTTGAAGTATTCAAGATATTTATCGATCAATTCTTCAGTATTGATTACTTTTGAACATAACCATCTCCAACATTCAATATCATCTTTGAAAAAATGAATATACTTATCAACCATTTCCTCAGTATTGATAATATCATACATACATAAATATAACCAAGAATCTATATTATTTTTAAAGTATTCAATATATTTATCAATCAATGTTTCAGCATTGATAAAATGTCTACATAAATATGACCAATCATCTATATCAAATTTTGAATAATATTTATCTATAAATACTTCAATCCATTTCCTTGATAACTCTTTAGAGTTATCACATATTTGTTTACACCAAAAAGATATATGTTTTTTATCTGCATATTTCTCAATAAAAAATTCCATATTATGATACTTTCCACTTATACTATCTCTTAATTTCTTAAAATAAAAAATCAATTTTTAAAATAAAAATAATGATTGATAGAGTTATAGGTTTTATGATATTTTTCTTAGTTTTGTTATTGATTAGAAAATTACTTTTATAAAAATATTTTTATAAAATAAAAATAATGATTGATAGAGTTATAGGTTTTATGATAATTTTCTTAGTTTTGTTATTGATTATAGCATTTTTATTAACATTTAAAATAGAAGGAACAAATAAATTTATACCTTCATTTTTAAGAACAGGTGAACATTCAATAAGAAATGGATTGAATGTAGAGATAAAAATAAATGGAGAGATTATTCAACCAAATACATCAATATATATAGATAAAGGTTGTTATAATGTTTATATTTTACTTAAAAATGAATGGATATTATATCTCAAGAATTTAGAAATAAATAAAGATACCGAGATTGGTTATTCTTTAAAAACAAGAAAGATAGGAGCACAATCTATTTATAAATCTGCATTAGGTGGTATGACTTATATATATTTCCATAATAATACAGAGATTCCGTTAATAATAAATGGAGTGAATGTAGCACCACATTCTTCAAATAAATATATAGGAGATGATGGTTATGGAATTCCTTTAGGAACTATTCTTACAGATGGAATACACCAACCTATTCATTTAATAAAAAATATAACAGATATTTATTATGGAACTATTTAAATTTTCTTTAAGAAAATTTAATTTAAAAATTATATTTACTAAAAATAAGATGTATTCCATTACACCTGAAGTTATGATGAATGATGACATCTTATATTTAATAAAAGTAGATGGTGAAGAACATTCTTTTACTAAATCAAAAGAGGAAGCAAAACTTATTATTGATAGTTTAGCACAATCTTATATAAAAGAGTATAAAAAAGAGTATAGCGATAGAAAAATTTATAGAGAAGAAGAAGAAGATTGTATCAGAGTTTTGACTCAATCTTCAAATGTATTTTATACAAATGCTCCTAAAGTTAGAGTTATTATAAACTTTATTCCTGTAGGTTTTTCATTTCTTACTAGAAACAGATTTGAACTTATTAAATCAGAAAATATTTCAACAAATGCTTCAAACAATAATGAAACAAATATTCCTGTCGCACCTCCGGCACCAAAATTATTATCTATTTCAGAATTACGTAGATATGCAAGAGAAAAAGGAATAAGTGTTCAATCAATTTATGGATATAATCCAGATTATTAAAACTTTCTTAATAAAATTTCTTTAAAGAAATTTTTAAAAATTGAAAAAATAAATTTAAAAATATATTAATTTAAAAGTTGTTATAAAAGAATATGAATAATCTTCAAAAACTTGAAAATATTTATAGAAAGAATATTGATGATATTACATCAGATGATTTAGAATGGTATTATTCGTTTTTATATTGGAGTGAATATGTGTCTATGTATATACCTGATGAAATTGAAGAAACAATTGAAAAGTTGATGGATACATATTTTACAAGTTATGAAAATCTTAGAAAGATTTTTTTGAAAGATGAAAAATGGTATATTTATCGTAAGAATTTTCATAATATTTCATATGAACAGAAATCTGCAAAAGCAAATGAAATTGCTAATGAATTGATCGATGAAATGAATAATAGAGGTTATAATTTTGATAATGTTGAAATAGATATTTCTGAGGAAGAATAAAAATTTTATTTAAATAAAATTTCTTATAAAAAAAATCTTTAAAGAAATTTTTATTGATATAAAAATTTTATTAAAAAGTATTTGATAAAATATATTGTATAATTTTATTTTTATAATCTTTATCATTTTCATAAAAATATACAGGAATATTATTCTCTTGTAAATATTCAAATACAGATAGATATTTATCTTGTTTAAACCATCTACATAGACAATAAATATAATGAATATTGAAATTTGGATATAATTTTTTGAAATGTTGTTTTTTAAAAACAGCGGTCTGTAATTTTTCATCAACAGAACCTGATTGTTTTTGAAATTTTTTCTCTATAATAAATAAATTCTTTTTATTTAGATCTATATAACATTCGTCAGGAACACAACATCCTGATGCAGGAACAATTGTTGTATTTAAATAATTTTTAGATTTCATAAAAGTAGTCAATCTTTTTCTATTTTTTAATTTTATAAATGAATAGTTATTTTTATTTTCTAAACAAATCTCTATATACATTTTTCTCTCTTTCACAATTGAAAAATCACAGATATTTGTGATATTTTCAAATAATAATCCATTATAATTAGTATTTTTACCTCCGCCCATACCCCTATTCATTAATTTACATAATTTTAACATTTATAATATTTTATAAAATATTATAAGCATAAAAATATTTTCAATTTTAAAATTATTTGATTTTTCAAATAATTATATTTTTGAATTAATAATTTTGAATTATCACAACAGAATTAATAATTTTGAATTATTAATTCTGTAGTTTTTGATTGTGGTTTTTTAGAATTGATACTTCGTTTTGCAATTACTTCATATATAATATATTTTGAGAATATATCATAAACGTCTTGAGAATTGCTATTGCTCATAACAAATTTACATTTTAATTCTCTAACTTTCTCAAAAAATAATTTATGAAAATCTTCATTTTCAAATGATAAAGAATAACCTACAAAAGATTTATTTATTGGGTAATATGGTGGATCTAAATATACAAAATCTTTTTCACTTATTCTTTCAAATACATTCATACAATCTTGACACTCAAATATAACATCTTTAAAAAGTTTAGATAGACTATATAAATTGACTTTATCAATAATATTTGGTGTATTAGAATAATGTCCATAAGGAACATTAAATCTATTGTTTTTACCAACTCTATAAATTCCTCTAAAACATACTTTATTTAAAAAGAGAAAATAAGCACTTTTTTTAATACTATTTTCTTCTATTTTATTATACTCATTTCTAATATAATAATAAAAACTCTCTTTACATACCATTCCTTCTTCTAAATTTTTAGGATTCCTATTGATATAATTCTTTGAATCTTTCAAAGAATCCTCATTTGAATCTTTCAAAGAATTCTCATTTGAATCTTTCAAAGAATTATATTGTTCTTTAAGAGATATTACCTCTTTATATAATTCAACTTTGTTATTCTGTATATGTTTATACAGATTTATCAAATGGTTATTTATATCAAATGCATATATTTTTTTATTTATTTTAATTTTTTTCTCTTTGATTTTTTTCAATAATTCTATTAAAACACTACCACCACCTATAAATAATTCATAATAATTATCCATCTGTTCAGGAAATTTACTTATAATATCTTCCATAATCTGTGTTTTACCACCAACCCATTTTAATATAGGTTTACATTTTTTATAATAATCTTTTTTCAAAATTATATTTTTATAATAAATATCATTCATATTATTTTATAATTTCTTTTATATAAATAATATGAATATATATTTATAAAAATTATCTTCAATTTTTCAAAAATCTTTTTGAAAAATCTCAAAAATCTTTTTGAAAAATCTCAAAAATCTTTTTGAAAAATCTCAAAAACTTTTTGAAAAAAATATCCAAAATTTTGGAAAAATTTCGAAATGTCATGTATACATACACACGAACTTTTCGAAAAAATGTGAAATTTTGGATATTTTTCAAAAATAGTAAAAGTTTATTTTCAATGAGATTATATAAATTCAACTTAAAAAATGTGTAATTAGTATTTTTCACTAATATTTCTCTAAAAATATTATAATTTTTCTAAAAGTATATTTTAAATGAGTATTCATTGATTAATCCTTCATTTTATACTTTTAGAAAAAAGTTGTTTTCAAAAATATTTTGACAATAAATATTTTTATAATTTGTCAATGAATATTCAATAAATATTTTGTCAATAAACATTTATTGAATATCTATTGAATACATATAATGTTTTATTTAACCATTTCTCAATTATAATAGTCATAATTTTCCTTTGTTCGTGAGGATATAGTTTATAAAATTTGTTTTGTATATATTTTCCATTTAAATAATTTAAAATAATAGGAGGTATCATAACATTTTTATTTAAATATATAATATTATACCAATCCCATTCATAATCTAAATTATATATTATAAAATCCCATTTTAATTTTTCACTTCTTGAAATAGAATTATATATTATTTTTTTAAAGAAGAATAAATCTGATTTATTATATATTTTTTGTTTAATTTTATATAATAAATTATACATATCTATATCCATAGAACAACAAGTATTACTCAATATTTTTAAATCAAGCAATTCAATATATTTTTCAATAAAAGAAATATTCAAAATTTTTTTTTCAATAAATATTTTTAAATAAAAGAAATTTATATTATTTATAATTAATTTGATTAAAAATATTTCATTTAAAAATTTTTTAAATTCTTCTCTTTCAAATAAAAAATTCCATTTTAAATTACAATTTTTTAAATTGTTCAATATAAAATTTTCAGTAAAGATATTTCCATAAAACATTTTAAGATCAATTATATATTGTTCATTCATAAAATAATTTGTTCTTCTATAAATTTTATAATATTCACTTTCATTTATAATTCTATTCATACATTCATTTTGCATATTTATATTTTATAAATATTTATATTTTTAAAATTTCAATTTTTATATTATAAAATATAAAAATATTTTTTTTTATAATTTAATTAACCCTCAACACGTTGTTTGATATATCTATAATAACTTTTCTCTAAATTATCAAGTTCTGACAACCACATCTTTTCTGGAGTTGTATTTTTAATTATTTGAATAGTTTCAATTAATTCTTGAATTTCTTTTTTCAAACTCTCTATTTTAGTTATAGTCATCATTCTCATTTGAATATTTAATAGATAATCAAACTTCCCATCAACCCGCTCAAAATTGTTATTTACAAGATAGTTCTCTAATTCCTCTTCAGTTAAAGTTTTAATATCTAAAGAACCATCTAAAACAAGAGAAATAAATTTCATCTTGCCCGAAGCAACAACTTTTTTGTTGATCAGACGCAAAAGTTGTGCTTCTTTTCTCGAAGAATAAAGCTCCAGTCGACGTGGCGCCCATTCCTCGATGATACTCTCCGGAGAAGAGTATCGTTTAGGATTACCATTACTATCTAAACACACCATGTTGGTAAAAGAATGTTTGCCTTTTAGAAATGTAAAATTACCTTTAGTATCAATATCAGGAATAAAAGTTCTTGATGGTTTAATTTTAAATAAAATACTATTTCCATCAGGATGTTCCTCTTTAATATCAACTAGATATTTGTCTTCAACAAATTTTTCAAGTAATTTTTTACATTTACTACCACTCATACCAATAGGTAGTTCAGATATACTCCACCAACCTTTCTCTTTTTTTTCTAGAATTTCTTTTAAAATTCCCTTTGAAGTCCAACCATCTCCATTTTTATTCAATTCAATCTCACCTTTATAATTTCTATAATAAGGAACCAATTTAATATTTTCTTCTTTTTTATTTATCCAATTTCTAAGATAATTTATTATATCAATTACATTATAATTTGGTATTGTAGTAGACCACGCACAAGCAATTCCCTCTGTTCCATTTATTAATATAGTAGGAATAATAGGAAAATAGTATTCCCATTCTGCTTCTTCGCCATCTTCATATCTATGTTTATATAGAAGTTCATCTGCCTTAATAAAAACATCGTTAAAAATTGGTTCTAAACACGTCTTAATGTATCGGGGTGCACCCGCTTCATTTATATTACGTGTTCCATAATTACCAGCATTCTTTAAAAATGCTATATTGTTTGTTCCAACATAACCTTTTGCTTGTTGAATAATTGCTAAATATAGACTTGCTTCTCCGTGATGGTATCCAGGATTCTTTTGAATACTACCACCAACTTGAGAAACTTTTTCTGGAGTAAATATTTTATTAATATTTATACCATAATAAATCTTTCTATGTGATTCTTTAAATCCATCAAAAATACTTGGAATCGCACGATTAATAGATTCTTTATGATATATAACTAATTGTTGATCAATAAATTCAGAAACAGATATATCTCCTTCATATTGGAAATCTCCATCTACTTCTCTTTTAATCCATTCTTTTCGGAGATCTGAATCTTTAGAATTAAATCCTAAATTCATATATTGATCTTCATCTCCTTCAAGAGTATAATTTAAAAGTTTCATAGATTTGAAAAATTTCTTCTGATCAGGAACATCAATAGCTGCTAATCCTTTAAAATATTCAACATTACTTACTTTATTATTTTTAGCGAATTTTATATAATCGGTATTTGAATAAAATAATTTAATATCTTTACCGACTTTACATTTAACAATAGGTGTAGACATACTAATTATACTTGCATAACCAATATTCATTAGACTTTTGAAATATTCATAAAAAAAGTTTAGTAGCAAACCGCGGATATGGATGCCGTCATCGTCTGCATCTGTTAAGAAACATACACTACGATAACGTAATTTTTCTCTATTCTCTGGAATAGAATAATCAATATCAAATTCTAAACCTAATACTTTCATTAAAGCTTTAACCTCTTTATGTTTCAATGCATTCATTTTTTTCATTCCTTTAACATTTATAAATTTACCTTTGATTGCATAAGCACCGAAAATATTATGCCCATTTTCAATAGCAGGAATACCTGTTTCTGCAAAACCTTTTGCAGACATTCCTTCTGTAATTAAAAGTATAGGTTCATTTTCACCCATTTCTTTGGTTCGTTTTCTACCTGCCCATCCGGCATCTTTGAGTTTATCACCCATTAACACTCTGCCTGTCTGGATATCTTTAGATAGTGAATTAGTAACCCTGTCTTCAAGTTTTGATTGAAGACTATTCACAAAATCCCATTTCATAACTTTATTTATTTGTTCTGTGCTAGGTTTTGTGAATACTAAAGAATCAGTTTTGGCGAGCTGATCTTTAGTTTGCGATGTGAAAGAAGGTTTATCCGTTTCGCATCTCACAAAAAGAATAAAATACGGATATAAGTTCTTTGCAGAAGCTTTAACCTTATGAGTTTTATTATAAGAAGACAGAATAGGTCTTATAATTGCATCGCGCCAACCATTGCAATGATAACCCCCATTCTTTGTTTGTATTCCATTAATAAAACTAGAGTGTGAAATATTATCTCTCTCGTAATCCTCTGTTTCTTGCATAATCTCTAAAAGCACCGCTTCATCTCCATCTTTATTTGTAATATGTAAAATATTCTTAGAAGTATAATGAAGTTTAGCAAAATCTGTTAAATTTTTAATATGTATTTTTAATATCTCTTTATCTAATTTAAAAATAACAGGAAGTTTAGTCATACAACTTATTTCATATGCATAATATCTGATAATATCAATCAAGTTTTGATCGAATGAATAATCAAAATATTGATAATCAGGAATAAACGAAATTTCTGTAAATTTTCGTTTACAAATTTTAATTAGAGGTTCATTCTTTACGCGAGCGTTATTCTGGTATGTCTGTTCAAAGGATTTCTTACCATCTGCTTGATATACCCTAAAGAATTTAGAATAAACATTAGTAAGTTTTGCACCAACTCCGTTTCGACCAGATGTTTTACGTTCTTCTGTATCGTCGTAATTGGTTCCACTTCTCATCTCTCCAAAAAAGACCTGAGAAGGATATAACATCTCTTCATATTTAGTATTTGTTTTTGGGTCTAATTTTTCATATGAGAATTTTTGAACAGGAATAACATTTCCATCGTTAATAAATGTAATTTTTTGTTCTTCAGTAGATACATGTATCTCTATTTTTGTCATTTTATTATTATCTTTATCACTACGCCATTTATTATCGATAATGTTCGATCCTATTTCACGAATAATACTCTTAATCCCATTGTTATACAACATATCACGTTGTAATATTACGTTTTTATCATTATCATTACATACCCATTCATTTGATTCATAAGTTTTAACGTTCCCAATATACATATCAGGACGCTTTAGCATATGGGTAATCGGATCAAGAATCTTACCTTTCGACATCTTTATTTATTAAAAGTTATAATCTTAACTTTTCAATTTTTTGTGTATACCTACCTTATAAAAATTTTATAAAATTTTTATATTAAAATTTTCTTTAAAAAATTTCTTTTAAGAAAATTTTCTTTAAAATATATATTTACTAAATATTCATTATAAATTTATATATTATAAAATTTTTATAAATAAAATTTCTTTTAAGAAATTTTTTAAGGATACTTTTCATAATAAATTGCAGGCGCCATACCCTCAGGATCTTTGATACATTCACTAGGTAAATTATATTTTCCTGGAATAAAACCAACTCTATATCCATTTTCTCCACGAGCATAACCATATCTTGAGAAATGATTTGGGTGTTGTAATCTCTCTACATCTATTATATAATTTCTCTCTTTATCTCTCCATTCATCTTTTAAATAATTAGCGGTATACATTACATCGGTTCCTGACATATCTGGAAATACTGAATAACCTTTTCTTAAAGTTGTTAAATCTAATTTATTTGAATAATATGTAGTATGTAAATCATCTCTTTTTTTACTTTTAACACTATTTTTATAAGCATAACAATCATTCAAACTTCCATACATCTTATTAATTATAAATATTATAAATTTTCTTTAGAAAATTTTTTAAAGAAAAATTCTTAAAAGAATTTTTCTAAAAATAAAAATGGAAAATTATTTTTAAATATTATAAAAAAATATAAAATGAATTATGAAACAATCATAAATCAAATAATTTTCAATACTCCAAAGATTTCTCAATTTGGAGAAATTATGGAAAATATTCAATTACAAGAGATAAATTATGAATTTCTTGAATATTTATTGAATAAAGATATTTATATTTTATATTCAATTGTTATAAGTTATAGCAATGATAAACCTTTAAATTTATCATTATTTGAAATGAAATGTTTGATACAAAAAGGTTTAATTATAGATTATTTAGATCAATTAGAAGAGGAATTATTTACAGATTTTAATTTTGTATTATTTCTTTTACAAGAGGGATATACTATTCCATTCCATTATATATATATGAATGAATGGATCGATTTGAATGTTTTTAAAGAGTTATTAAAACATGGAAATATTGATATAGATATAGATTTATTAGATTATACAGATGATATTATTAATGAAGAATTCATTGAAATATGTTATAAAAATGGTTTAATTGATGATATTGAAGTAGTATTAATATATGAAAATATAAAATATGCTTTATAAAATTTTCTTTTAAGAAAATTTTATTTTAAGAAATTTAAAACATTTGAAAAATAAAATAATGGATGAAGTTATAATTGTTAAAGCGTATTTTGATGGTTTTGATAAATTTAATAATAAGAGATGGATCATTCATTTAAACAATGGAAGAACAATTACACATAGATCTTCAGATTTTGAAGAATGGTTAATGAAAATAAAACCACCATTGATACCATATTCAAAAACCACAGGTAAAGTTTAAAAATTTCTTTATAGAAATTTTAAATAAAAATGAATGTTTAATACATAAATATAAATCTTTATATAATAATAAAATGAATGTATTAGATTTATTTTGCGGTTGTGGTGGTATGACACAAGGTTTAAAACAAACATTTAATATAATTTGTGGTATTGATATTTGGGATAAAGCGATTGAAAGTTATAAAGCAAATAATAAACATCTATCTTTATGTAAAGATTTAAGAGAATTTCATCCTTCAGAGTTATCAAAATTATTACATTCTTTATATAATAAAAATGTTGATATTGATATAATTGTAGGTGGGCCCCCTTGTCAAGGATTTAGTATGGCGGGTAAAAGAGATAAAAAAGATCCAAGAAATTCTTTATTTATGGAATTTTATAAATATATTGAATATTTTAAACCTAAAATATTTATTATGGAAAATGTTATGGGAATTTTATCAATGAAAACAGAAAATAATGAAAAAGTTATTGATATAATTATCTCAAAATTATCTGAAAACTATAATTGTTGTATAAATAAATTATATGCAAGTGATTTTGGAGTTCCACAAAATAGAAGAAGAGTTATAATTATAGGAATTAGAAAAGATTTAAATATAATACCAAAAGAAATTGAACCTATAATTAAAAATAAAAAAGATAGGAAGAATGTTTCAAATATATTACTTAAAGAAGAGGAAGTTGATAAAAAATACTTTTTAAGTGAAAGAGCAATAGAGGGTATTAATAGAAAAAAGGAGAGAATGAAAAATAAAAATAATGGTTTTGGGGCACAATTTTTAAAAATGGATAAACCTTCATATACAATTCCTGCAAGATATTGGAAAGATGGTTATGACGCTTTAGTAAAATATAGCGATACAAAAATAAGAAGATTAACAATTTTAGAATTAAAAAGAATTCAAACATTTCCAGACAATTATATATTATGTGGAAGTAATAAAGATCAAATAATACAGATAGGTAATGCCGTAGCATGCGATTTTGCATTTCATATTTCAAAATATATTGAAAATATTCTTAAAAAAAATGAAATTTAAAATTTCGTTATATAATTTTTATTATAATTTTTAAATTATGAAACGAATAGAAATTCTACAAGAACTAAAAGAATTATATAAAACAAATATTAAAAATAATTATTTTAACATTAAAAACAGAACACATTGTGGTTCAGAAGGGCATTTTATTGAAAAACTTTTAAACATAAAAGTAAATTGTAAAAATGAACCAGATTATAAAGGTTTTGAAATAAAAAAAAGATCTGATAAAATATCATTTGGTGATTGGGTTTCGACAGGATATTTATTTAATCAAGATAAATTTATGAAAAAATTTAATAATATTAAAATAAATATTGATAGAGATGATTTTATGAAATTTTTTGGAAATTATAATATTAAAAAAGAAAGATATTCTTGGTCTGGAAAATGTATACCTAAATATGATAAATGGAATTATAATGGAACAATTTTAACAACAGATGATTTAAATAATTTATATATCATATATTCAAATACAAAAGATAAAAGAAATATATATTTACCTGAATTATTTAAAAAAGAAAAATATATAATTTTACAATATTGGGATCATAAATATCTCAAGAAAAAAGTTGAAAATAAATTTAATAATCTGGGTTTTATAATATTTGATAAAGATGAAAATGGATATTATAATAAAATGTTAATCGGTGAAAGAATAAATTATAATTTTTTTATTAATTGTATTAAGAATGGTTCAATATTTTTTGATAGCGGAATGTATCAAGGAAATAAAAGAAAATATTCACAATTTCGTGCAAGATTTAATTTATGGGACAAACTTATAATTGAAGAATATTCTTAAAATTTCTATAAAGAAATTTTTAAATAAAATATTTAAAAAAAATGTGATATTAAATATATTACATTTTTTAAATAATGGGTAAAGATGATAAAAGAGAATATGTAAATATAAAAGAATTTAATCCACAGATTATTCCAATTTCAAGCACTTGGATGATTATTGGGAAACCCGGAAGCGGTAAATCTTCTTTTATAGAGAATATGTTATATTATAATAAACATAAATATCCTGTAGGTAGAGGTTTTTTCGGTTCAGAGACTTCTTATAATAGATTTAAAAGAATTATGGGAGATATTTTCGTTACGAATCATTATTCTGAATCAGAATTAAAAGAAGCAGTTATTAGACAAAAAGAGTTGACAGGTGAATATGGTGGTAAATGGGGAGATGAATATGGAAAAAAAGATTATAGAAATGGAAGTGTAATAATTCTTGATGACGTAGCAACTGATCCAAAAATTTTCAAAAGTGAATTGATGAATACTATTTTTAAGAATAGTTCACAACACGGAGCAAACTTAGTTATGATTGGAACTCAATACGCTATTGATTTCCCACCCGCTCTTAGAACAGCAGTCTCTTATATCGCTCTATTTAGAGAACCAAATACAGATCAACGTGAAAAATTATATAAAAATTTTGGTGGTGCTTGTGGTAGTAAACAAAATTTTAATGATTTGATGGATACTTTAACAGGTGATTATACCTGTATGATTATAAATCAAAGAACACAATCAAATGGTTTAGAAGATTGTGTATATTATTATAAAGGTAAAGATCCAGAAAAAGCATTTGGTAATTGGAAATTTGGTTGTGAAGAATATAGAGAATGGAATAAACAAAGATTTAATACATCTTATAAAGATAATTTTATAATTTAAAAATTTCTTTAGAAATTTTTTATTTTCGAAATATTTTTTATATTTTTATTTTCGAAATATTTTTTATATTTTTATTTTCGAAATATTTTTTATATTTTTATTTTCGAAATATTTTTTTTATATTTTTTGAAAAAGTTTTTATATTTTATTTTTCGAAATATTTTTCTTTGAGAAATATTTTATATAAACTTTAAATATTTAAAGTTATAAATATAATGATATTTGAATATATTTGGTTAGATGGAAAAAATAATTTACGAATGAAAATCAAAAGAGATGATATTATAACTGATTGGAATTATGATGGAAGTTCTACATTTCAAAGATCAGTGAAAAATAGTGAAGTTATTTTAAAACCTAATAGACAATATAAATCTCCATTTTTTGAAAATGGAGAAATTGTTTTATGTAATATTGATATTGAAAATGTTGATAAAATTAAAGATTTAGAAATACAATTAGGTTTTGAACAAGAATATTATATTTGTGTTATCAGAGATAATACAAATGATATAAATCAAAAAGGTGAATATTGTAGTGTAGGTAAAGGTTTTGGTAGAGAAATTTCAGATTCACATTTGAAAGCTTGTATTATTGCAGGTATAAATATTGTTGGAACAAATCAAGAAGTTGGTTTCGGTCAATGGGAATATCAAATATTTGGTGAAGGTGTTAAAGCAATATATGATTTAATTGTAAGTAGATATATTCTTCAAAAAACTGCAGAAATGTATGGATATTATATTTCTTTTGATCCTAAACCTTTTATTTCACAACCCAGTAGCGGTTTACATACAAATATTTCTTCTAAAAAAACAAGAGAAGATATCTCTTATATAAATGAAATTATATATAAAATATCTAAGAAAGAACCAGATTCTTTTCTTGAATTTTATGGAGAAGGAAATGAAAAAAGATTGACAGGTATTGAAGAGACATCACATTATAATAATTTTACTTTTGGTATTGGTGATAGAACAGCATCTATAAGAATTCCACAAAAAGTTTTTGAAGAAGGTAAAGGTTATTTTGAAGATAGAAGACCTTCTGCTAATGCATTACCACAATCAATTATAAAATATCTATTACAATTTTTTTGAGAAATATTTTTTATAAAAATTTCTTTTGAGAAATTTTATTTTTGAAATTTTTCTATTAAGAAAAATTTATTAAAATATTTTAATAAAAATTACTATCATCAATAAAAATTCTATCTATAAATAATTTAACTAAAAATTCTTTAGGTAATTCACATAAATCTTCAAATGTTATATTATTAGTTATATAACAATCTTCATATTCTTTTAATCTTTTATCACATACAGAATGAAATATTATAGTAGTCCATATCCACTTATCTAAATTATCTTCACCAAAAGATAGAATAAAAGGAATATTTATATTTTTAATATATGATAATTCAAAAAAACCAAAACCCAATGTTGGATGTTCATATTTTGTTTCTTCACTTAATTTCATTAATTTTTTAACTTTATCTTTATTTTGTAAAATGTATTCAACGTTCATTTTACCAGATTCAAATATAATAACCCATTCTAATAAATGAGTATACATATACTTTTCAATAAATTCAATATCAAACCATTCACATTCTCCTGATATAAGAAGAATATATTCTTCAAATTTTATTGAATGTTTTAAGAAAAAATCTTTATCAAAAACTTTCTTTTTAATAATTATAATCCATGAATCTACATCTATTTTATCTATAAACTCTTCTAAAAACTTTTTACTAATAATATAAGGATTTAATGTTATAATTTTATTCAAAATTTCGGTTTCATCTATTATTTCATAAACTTCAAAAAGTTTCTTTAAATGTGAAACAGATAGATCTCTTCTTTTAATCAAATCATTTATTGAATATTTCATAGGATTTTTAAAAACATCACTCCATTTAAAATTTTGAGGAATTGTCATAGTTCTATAATTTTTATATATTTTATATTTTATAAAATATAAATTCAATTTTATTTTTATATAAAAATATAAAAAAATTTAAAAAATAAAAAAATTATAAAATAAAAAAATTATAAAATAAAAAAATTATAAAATTTTGAAATTAAAAAAATTTTATAATTTTTTTAATGCCAACCCATTTTAATAAAAAAAGTATAATGCTTGAAAAACATTTTGATTAAAAAATCTTTAGGAAGTTTTTCAAACTCTTCAGGGTTAATATTTTTATTCTTATTTATAATATGATAATATTTTTTAGTATTAACATTATATGAAGTTCTCATAATATAACCCCAATCCCATTTTCTTAAATTTTCATCACCAAATAATAAAATAAACGGAATTGTAATATTTTTAAGACATGATAATGTTCTAAAATTAAAACCAATTCTACAACCTTGACAATATCTTTTCATCATATCTTTAACAACATCAATATTATCTGTTAAATATTCAACATCCACTTTTCCATGTTTGAATATATAGTTCCAATCTAAATAATTATTATGCATATATTTTTCAATCATTTCAATATCAAACCATCTCTTTCTTGTAATAAGATAGAGATATTTAATTAATATATCTTCATGTTCTAAAAATATCTCTTTAGTAAAGAATTTCTTCATAAGTATAATTCTTTTCCAATTTAACTTTTTATATTTAAATTCTTGAATAAATTTAGAACTAATAATATAAGTATTATCACAAATATATTCCCATAACATATCGTCATCTGTTATTGAATATAATTCAATAAGTTTCTTTAGATGTGAAACCGATAAATCCTTTCTTTTAATTAAATCCTTTATTGAATATTCTTCAGGATTTTTAAAAACTTTACTCCACTTAAAAATACTATCCATAGTTTCTATAAAATTCTCTTAATAAAAATTCTTAATATAAATATTTTATAAAATAAAAAATGGATTTTTTAATTATTAGAATATTTTATATTTTAAAATATTTTTATATAAAAATATTTATTTATTATATTCATCATAATTGTCATTGATACGTTTACACAAATCTTTAATTTTATCAATCTTAAAAGTTAGAAATACTCTTTTTATTTGTTCAAAACCAAAACAATAATCTATACATACACTTTGATAATTTGAAGCAGGTTTGTAAATATCAAAAATATAACTAATAACAAATCTATATTTAAAACCATCTTTCCTAATAAATAATTTTTGTTTAATTTGACCATCTGAAATAATTTGGCCACCTGTATAATAAATAAAACCAAAACAAAACTGCAAGATTCTGCATATATCACCGAATGTTTCAAAACCTTTACTCAAATTTCTTTCAAAATCATGTCTGATACTAACTTCTTTATCCATCTTTTGGAAAATAATAATATTCTTTATTTTTAAAATAAAAAAATCCATTTTTTTAAAAGATAATTTATATATTATGACAATATAATAATAATTCTAACATTTTTTCAATTAAGAACGATTTTGGTAATTCTTTTAAATCGTCAAATATTATATAATTATTTGGTTCTTTAAATCTACTAAATTCACTATTAAGATTATATGATGATAATAATATATGATCCCAATCCCATTTATATAAATTTTCTTTACCAAAAGATAAAATAAAATCTATTTTTATATTATTGATATAAGATAATTTTTTAAAATTAAAACCTAATTTTTTTGTATTTTCATATAATTTAAACATTTCAAAAATCAATGTTCTATTAAAAAATATAAAATCCTTATCCATCTCTTCTCTTATAAAAATACTTTTCCAATTTAATTTATAATTATACATATATTTTTTAATCATTTCTATATCAAACCATTTTCTTGAAGATGCACAATAGATGATTTTTTCATTCTCAAATGAATATGTCAAGAAAAATTTTTTATCAAAATATTTATTATCTTTTATAATATCATCCCAACATTTTATTTTATCTATAAATAATTCCATAAATCTTGTATTTACAAGTGTTGGATTGATTTTATAAATATTATACCATAATTTATCAGAATCACCTATTTTATATACTTTAATAAGTCTTTTAAATTTTGTAATATTTATTTTTTTATTTTGAAGAATTGTTAATAGATCATAATTTTCTGGATTTTTATATATATCAGTCCATTTATATTCCATCTTTTTAAAATTTTATATTTTAAAATATAAAATCATTTTTAATTAAATGGATTAATATCCATATTATATTCCATAATAATTTCATCTCGTGATTTTCTAAAATATTGTAATATATAAATCAATGTTTTTTTGGGAAGTTTTTCAAAATCCTTGATTATAATAAAACTATTTTTATTATCAATATCTAAGATATAATCCCAATCCCAATTATTTAAATTCTCTTCCCCGAAAGATAATATAAAATCTATTGTAATATTATGTATATATGATAAAGTAAATAATGAAAATCCTTTCATTCTATTTTCTTTATATACATAATATAATTCTATAAATGTTTCTATATTAAAAGAATTTATATCGACTTTTTTGTTTAAAAATATTGATTTCCAATCTAAATTACTATACATACATTTTTTAATTAAATCGATATCAAACCATTCCCTAGAAGAAATGTCATATATATCATTTCTCAGAATATATTGATGTTCTAAATACATATCCTTATCTATAATATTATAAAACATACCATTCATATATTCATTAAGAAATTTATTATGATCAATCTTTTTATTTTTAAGTAAATTACTCCATAACATTTTACAATCTTTACTATTATCAAAATTATGTGAATAAATATCACAGAGTTTATTAAAAATTTCTAAAGTCATATCATTTTCACTTATAATTTTCTCGAAATTATATTCTTTGGGATTCTTAAAAACACTCTCCCAATCCATCTTTTTATATTTTATATTTTTTAAAATATAAAATCAATTTTTAAAATAAATTATTAGACAACCAAAAATTTATAAAAATCTTTATGTTCCATCATTTCAAAAATACCATGCACAAACATATATACTACAAATTCATGTGGTAATTTCATTAAATCATTACAACTAATATTATTTTTATTATGATATTCAAATTGTTTTACATGTTTTAAATATTTAAATGATTGTATATAATTAGAATTACGTAATATATATTCCCAATCAAATAATACTAGTTTATCTTCTCCAAATGATAAGATAAAAGGTATTGTTATATTTTTAATATAAGATAAATTTTGATAAATATCATCAAACTCTAATATCTTTTTGGTAAACTTTGGATTATTTTGAAGATATTCTATATCAATTCTTCCGTCAAAAAATATATGTCCCCAACTTAAATATTCACTCATATATTTATTAATCATTTCTATATCAAACCATTTTTTCATTGAAGCATATTCCATTAAGTCTGAGTATTCCTTAAAAAAAGAAATATTCTTTATAAAAAAATCTTTATCAATAAAATTATCTTTAAATAATCTATGCCAATCTAATTTTTTATCTTTGAAGTATTTAATAAATTGTTTAGATACAATTTTAGGATTTATATCTATAATATCAGTCCATAACATATCATCATCTGCAATTTCATAAATTTTAACCAACTTCTTAAATTTTTCTAAATTTAAATCATCCAATCTAATTAACTTATCAAATAGATAATTATCAGGATTTTCATAAACATCACTCCATTTATATTCCATTATTTTATAAATTTTATATTTAGAAATATAAAATCATTTTTATATTTCTGTATTTTTATATTTTAAAAATAATATTTCAAATTGCTCTTTATTAGAATAAAATACTATTTTATGTTTTGTTTTAAATTTTATTCTAATAAATATTATTCTATCTCCTTCTAATAAACGATATTTTTCAAACATTGTTATATCTTTAACGAATGTAAAGAATATATCAGAATATTTTTCAAACATTTCTATAGTTAAATCAGAATCATAAGTTCCATCTGCAATTTCATTTATTAAATCTTCATCATTCATGAATTCAAAAGCAATGTCTTTATTAATTTCATTCTTTGAAATATAATAAAGAACCTCATCATCTTCAATCTCATATTCTTCTTTTAATTTTTCAAATTCTGTGTATGTTAATTCTTCTGATTTTATTTTTTTTTTCAAAAATTGTTTTATCAATGAACTCTTCAGACATCACTTTCTTAATATTTTATATTTTAAAAATATAATCTCTTTTTAAATTCAATATTTGAGTTTATAATATCAATTGTAATTATTTTATTATCAAAAATATGATACCAATTCAAATCTTTATCACAATATTTTATAATTAATTCTATATCAAACCATTTCATTCTAGATAATAAACTAAAATTATTACAAATATTATAATTTTCATAATTTATAATCTCTTCAGAGAATTTATAAAATAACTCTTTAGTAAATAATTCACTTTTAATTATTTTTTCCCAATCAAGAGAAGGGATAATATTCTTATAATTATCAATAAGATTTATATCATAGTTCACAATACAATAATTGATATCTTTTGTAGAAAGATTATATTCTAAAATATATTTTCTATATTTATTAAATAACTCATTATTGAAAAAATTTCTATGAATAATTTTTCCCCATTTTATTCTATCTTTATTGATAATACGTCTATCAATATCTTTTTCATCCATTCTTTCAATATTTTATATTTTAAAATATAAAATCATTTTTTAAAATTTTGATTTTATTTCATCAAAATAATTTCTAGATGAGAAATGTGATATTGAATATTTTGTTGTAAATTTTATTTTAATTAATACAACATTATCTTTACTATTTACATAATATTTTTCTGTAATTGTTATATATTTAATATATTTTTTAAAGTTTTCAATATAATCAATAAACATTTGTAAAGATATTACTTGATCATATTCTCCATTAATAATCCCTTTAATTATTGAAATTTTACTCATAAATTTAGAAGCAATATTTTTATTAATTACATTTAGTGAAATATAAGATATTATATCATCATTTCCAATCTTATATTTTTTTTTAATTTTTATAAATTCTGTGTATGATAAATTTTCTGTCTCTATTAATTTCTCAAATATTTTAATATCTTCATCCATTCTTTCAATATTTTATATTTAAAAATATAAAATCATTTTTATGCTAAATTTTTTGTCATATCGATCCATTTTTCTTTTTCTTTAAAATAATCAACTATAGGTTTTGGATGAATTGAGGTAGAATAATATTTATCCCATCTCGCTATTTTTTTAATATCTACATTTTTAAATTTAGGCAACCATTTCTTTATATATTCTGCTTTCGGATCTATCTTTTTAAAATCATAAGGATCAAACATTCTACCTGATAATCCTTTACCAAAACGTTTACCAGCATAATCCCATACACCTAATACCCATAACCAATTTCCAGTATTATTTGCATAACAACAATCTACTAACATTCTCGCTAATGTATTTATGCCTCCATACTTTATATCTAAAGGATCTATCTTTAATATTTTAATAGAGAAACAAGCGACTATCAATCTACATCTATTATGCATAAATCCTGTTTGTTTTAATTCTTGAATAGCAGCGTCAACTAATGGAAAACCGGTTTGACCTTTATTCCATAATAATTCCCATTTATTTTTTAAATCTTTTCCTGATATAAATTTTATTTTTTTATATCTTGGATCACAATAATCTTTAGGTAAATATCCTTGACATACCTCCCTTGAAATATTAAAATAATAACTTCTCCAATATAATTGTTTACGGAATATATTATTTGAATGTGCATAATATGCTTCACGGATTGATATTAACCCATATTTTATATAAGGAGATAGATATGTTGAATCTCTAATACCTTCTTGTTTATACATTTTCGCTGATTTTAATAATTTTAATGCTTGTTTACGTGTCGCTTCATATGGATAAATATATTTATCTTTTTGTATATTGAAATTATATGTTGATTTTATTCCTTTGAATTTTATATTTTTTGTATAAGGTTTAGGAACATTTAATTTCATTGAAGCAATATGGAATGAACCAAACTTTTTATATATTTTTTTAGGAGTTGGTAAATATAAATCATTTTCATTTATAATAACTTTATTGCCAAACTTATTCTTAATCAAATTATCTCTTTCTTTTGAATATTCACTAAAATCTGCATTGAAATATATTTTATCTATATTATTTCCTTTAACAATTTTAGAGATAACATCAACAGGTTTTCCTAAATGAAATGATAATTCAGGTATCTCTTTTTTAAGTGAGAGTAGAGATGATTTTAAAAATTCAAAAGAAGCAGATGAAAAATAATTTGTTTTTGTATTTATTTGTTTTGGATCAAATATAAATATAGGTATGACTTGATTTGTTGTTTGATTTAAAGCAAGATTATCGTTTTTTCTAAAATCTCTTCTAAAAATAAATAAATCATACATTATTTTATATTTGGAAATTATAAAATTCTTATAAAGAATTTTATACAAATATATTTACAAATATATTTTTATAAATATTTTTTTTCAATGGAAAAACACAATCATAATCAACATTGTGAAAATCAAACAGACATTCAAGTTGAAAAGTGTCATCAGTATCGCAATAACTGGAGATAACACAAAAGATTGTGCAAAAAGTTCAAAATCATCGATAAAAATCGATGCAGAGATCATTGTGATTATCGTGAAAATCACAATAAAAATGAGTGATTCACGAACATACATGTTTATAGTATTCAAACTATAACTAAAAATTATTATTTTTAAAATCATAAAAATCCATTTTTTTTTAAATATATTCTTTAGAATATTTTTATATAAAATAAGAGGAATGATATATACATTTATAGCATCGCATTTAAATGAATATAGAAAAAATATATTGTTGAACAATTTAAAAAATATAACATATTCTTCAAAAGTTATAATATCATATTCTTCAGAGATTGGTGAAATTGATTTTGGTGATAAAGTTTTTAAAGTATTTTATTCACAAAATAAAAAATCTCAATTTGAACATTTATTTAATATTATTACAAATTTTATTTTTGAAAGAGATGACATTATCTTTTTTCAAGACGATGATGATATATCTTATCAAAATAGAATATTAGTTCAATCACAATATTTATCACATTCAAATATTAATAAGTCAAATATTGAGAAAAATGAATGGTGTAATTGTAAAATGATTAAAATTAAAAATAATGAAATAATTGGTTATACTTATGATTTTGCAGGTTTATGTATGAAATATTATCTTTTAGAAGAATGTATAAAAGACCTTCCCTTAAAAGAAAAAGAATGTGATAAATTATTTATCAAAAAAGTTTATGAAAGAAAAGGTATAAATATAAATGATGTTTTATATATTTATAATATCCGTTAAAATTTTCTTTTTAAAAATTTTCTTTAGAAAATTTTTCATTTCAAAATATTTAAAATCTTAATAATAAAAATTATAAAGAAAATTATAAAAGGTATAATTAAAATTAAAAATATTATAAAAGATAAAATCAAAATTATAATTTCATTTATTGAAATCATATTCTCAAAAATATTTTTTAAATTTTTATTTTTCAATTTTATATTTTCAAATATAAAATTGAAAATTTTAAAATAAAAAATAAATTAATAAAATGTCTTATCAAATATCTTCAGACATTCATTTAGAATTTTATAAAAATGTTGATAATATTCATAAATATTTTACAAAGATCATTGAAGTAAATGCACAATATTTAATTTTGGCAGGTGATATAGGTAATCCAAAAGAAGATATATATTGGACATTTATGAATTGGTGTTCTGAAAATTTTGAAAAAATATTTGTTATAACAGGTAATCATGAATATTATAACAACGATATTGAAGAGGTAGATGGTTTTTTATATAAAGAATTTGAAAAATATGAAAATATATTCTTTTTACAATGTGATAAAATAGAAAATGAAAATACAATTATTTTAGGTTGTACGCTATGGTCAAGAAAATCACATGAAAAAGTTTATAGATCTTATGTTCGTAATTTTATAAATGATTATAGAAAAATTAAAAAAGGTAATAATCTTTTGAGTTTGAATGACACACATAATATATTTACTAACCATTTTGAATGGTTATGTGAAGAGATAAGAAGTATTCCAAAAGATAAAGATATTATTATTATAACACACCATTTACCAACTTATAAATTGATTAATAAAAAATATTTAGGTAAAGTTATTGATACTAATTCTGCATTTGCAAGTGGTTTAGATATTTTATTTGAATTTACAAATATAAAATTATGGGTATGTGGACATACACATTCTTCTGCTGATAAAGTATTTAATCAAACAAGAGTATGTATAAATCCTTGTGGATATCCAATATTATCATCATTATTACATTTTAATAATGATTTTAATGATTTTAATAATAATGATATAGAATTTGAAAATAAAGAATATAAAAATAATAAAATTGTTTTATAAAATTATATATAAATATAATTTTTATAAATCTTTACATAAATTATGCATAAATTTTAATTTATGATATAATATTAATTCTCTTGCAAAAGAATAATAATATTGTTCATATGGTTCTTTTGCTATAATATATAAATTAAATTTTACACGTTTAAATTTACCTTGAGATATGCATATATTCATATCTCTTATATAATTTCCATTATTATCTCTTTCCCATTCCATATAATGATATTCAGGATCAGGAAATAATAATACATCAACATCTTTTATATTAAATGGAATAATTATTTCTTCAAGTCCTGATGTAGATAAAGTGAAATAAACTATATCTTTATCAATTTTGATATTTTTAAGAAAACATTCTAAATTACCATTAATAATCAATTGTTTTGTATTTTCCATTTTCTATTTGTTAAATTATAATAATTCATAATTTAAAAAATCCATTTTTTTTAAATTATTTTATTTATTCAATTAAAAATTTTTATAGATTTTTAATTAACCATTATAGATATAAAATTATAAATATCACAAAACATTTCAACACTATAAACATATTTATAATGTTTATGATTATATGAAATTGATGAAATTTGTATATTATTTTTAAATACCAAGATAACTACCCAATAACGAATCCTTGTTATGTAAAATGTATATTTATTGTTGTTATTACTAATATCAAAAGAACGTTCACGTTCTGTTATTTTTGTTATATTTGATACTGGAAGAGAATTAACAATTTTATTAAAAGTATCGTCGAATAATTTTGCAATATCAACCATCTTCTCATAAATATAATAATTATAAAAATTAAAAAATCCATTTTTTAAAAATTATTTTAAAGAATAATGAATGAGATATACCCTAATAGAAAATGGGGTTATAATATTATGCCTACAAGAGAAAATATTTCTTCAGATTATAAAATAATTAAAAATTGTGAACAATCTAAAATTTATGGAAAATGTAGATTTCATAGAGACAATGATCCTGTAAATATAGATTTAAATGATATCAATTTTGGAGAAGGTTATGAAGGTTTTAAAAGATTAAATGATATCTATATACAAGATCCTAATAAAGTTAAAAATATAAATAAAATAATTATTCTTATTTTGATATTTATAGTTATAATAACAATATCATTTTTATATTTTAAAAAAGGTTTTTAAATTTCTTAAAAGAAATTTAAAAAAAATATTTTTATATTTTTTAAAATAAAATATTTATAAAATTAATGAAAATAGGAATTATTGGAGGGACTTGTAAAATTGATAAATATATTAAAAAAGTTATTAAAAAATATTCAATAGAAAATCCAATAATTGTATTGATTGAAAATGATATTGATAGAATAACTCTACCCATTTCAAAAATTATTCATTACTCATTTCATTACAAAGATAATGAAATATATACTTCAGTAATCAAAGATAGTGATATAATAATTTTATTAGATAATAATATTAAAATAAAACACAATTTTATTATAAAATTTCAGCAGTCAATATAATCTCTAAATTTATTAAACTATTATTAATCTCATCAATTATTATATCATCAAAATTAAAAAGTGGATTTTTATTTGTCTCTTTTATATATTCATTGTAATAGCATACCACATTTTTAAATGTTATATCATAATATTTATATTTTATTCCTGCTTTTATTAATAAAGATCTATTCACATCCCATATCAATATATTTTTATTCATAGTTTCATGATTTCTAATATTTATTTCATTTCTTGTATTTAACGAATCGCTAACTCTATCTAATAAACAAAATGTTTTTATTTTTTGCATATGTTCTATAAATTTATAATAAATATAAATTTTAAATTTTAATATTCATTTTTATTTTAAAATATTTATTGAATATTTAAAAAATAAAAAAATTATAAAATATTTTATAATTTTTTATATAAAAATATTTTTATAATTTTTATATAAAAATATTTTTATAATTTTTATATAAAAATATTTAATGTAATCTCTTTTTTATAACTTTTTTAGTAGATGATTTTTTAGTAGATGATTTTTTAGCGGGTCTACCTACACGTTTCTTTGTTGATTTCTTTGTTGCTTTTTTAACACTTTTACGTGTTGATTTTTTAGCAGGTCTACCTACACGTTTATTTGTTGATTTTTTAGTTGCTTTCTTTGTTGATTTTCTTTTAGGTTTGACTTCACCGCGTTTAGCAAGAGCATTTCTTATCATCTCCAATGAATCACTAAGTTTCTCTTCTTCTTTTTTGGTGGGTTTTATTACACGTTTCTTTGTTGATTTCTTTGTTGATTTTCTTTTAGGTTTAACAAGAGCATTTCTTATCATTTCCAATGAATCACTAAGTTTCTCTTCTTTTTTAGAAGGTTTTACTACACGTTTCTTTGTTGATTTTCTAGGTTTACGTATTTTATTTCTTGTTATCTCTAATGAATCTTTATGTTTACTTATTTTATTTGATTTACGTTTTACAGGCCCACCTAAAGCTTCTCTTATCATTCTTAATGAATCAGACTCTACTTCATCAATATCTCTTTCAATATTTTTTATTGATAGACCACGTCTGGAAGCTCTTGGAATTGTTTTTGCATATTTTTTAAAAGAACTCTTTTTCTTTAAAGATTTGGGTTTTTTCTGTAAATGAGGTGCTTTCACTACAAGACTTCCAACCATATTATCATTATGTAAAGCAGGCACAAAACCATGTGCTTTAGAGATTAATGTCTCTACTGAATCTGATAATGAACATTGAATTCCCATTGCTTTGCATTTGATTAGGTAATATTTCTTAAGTTGTGATTTGATCTTATCAATAGTCATATCCATATCGCAGTATATTCCATTCTCTTTACACAATTCTAATAGGTGTTGTTTTGAATATGACATTATTTTTATTTTATTTTTTATTTTATAAAAATAAAAAAATGATTTTAAAATTAATAATTCTTAAATAAATAAATATGACACAAGTTATAGATAATATATGCGAATTATTCTTCAATAAATATAGTTTAATACAAAGTGAAAATGATAAGATATTATTATGTAAATTGAATGGTAAATATATTTATATCTCGGGAATAGAAGGAATGTTTAATAGATGGATTGAATATAATGAAAAAAATGATGAATATATGTTTTCAGGTTATTTACAAATATTTTATGAGAATGATATATCACATATCTATTCTAAAAATATAGAAGAGTTGAATGTTGATGATTTTGATAAAGTATTTAATAGAATAGTAAATATTATAGATGAATGGTATGTATATTATCCCATCAAATATGGAGATATTTATTCAAAATTATAAATGATATTTATATTTTAAATATTCTTATAAGAATATTTATATTTTTAAAATTAAAATTCAAAATCTAATTTAATTGCTTCAATTATTTCAGCGTTGAAATCTGATAAATCTTCATTATCATCTCTATTTATTTCAAATTGATATCCAAAAGGTTCATCAATCAAATATTCAAACTTTAATGGAAATTTTTTAATATCTGCTTTTAAAAAATAATATTCATTTATATAGAATGCGAAAGTTTTTGTAATAGTTTCGTATTCCTCAAATTCTATAACTTTTGATATCATATCTATTTCATATTTTTTATTGTTGATAGTTCTAATTTTCTTGAATTCAAAACCACAAGAATTTAACCAACTTAAAATAAAATGTTTATTTAAACAATAATCTTGCTGCATATCTTTTATTTTTATAAAAATAAAAATATAAAATCATTTTTATCGTCAAGATCTGATAAATATTTATTTCAAATTTATATTCACAATATTCATTAAATAAATAATCAAACATTATAAAAATGATTTTAATATCTTGTTTCATGAATTATTTCAGCACCAAAATCTGATAAATCTTCATAAATATCTATATTTACTTTAAATCTATATTTCCAAATTACGTGAGATAAATCATCAAACTTGTCAGGTAAAGTTTTGATATTTGCCTTTGCAAAATAATACTCATTTATATGAAATGAGAAAGAACGAGTATCAACTTCATCCTCTTCAAATTCTATAACTTTTGAAGTAATATTTATTGTATATTCTTCATTATTAATAGTTCTAACTTTAGAAAAATAAAAATCACAATTATTTAACCAATTTAAAATCAATGTTTTGTTTGAACAATTACAATTCACCATCTTTTATTTTTTATTAATAATTAAAAAATAAAATCCATTTTTTTTAATATGAGAATCTTGGTAATTCTTGATTATCTCCTTTATTTATTTTAAAACCTTTATAAATAATTGTTGCACCTCGTTTTTTATACCATTTCTCACATTTATTCCATTTACCTTCAAAAGAAGGGTGATTATCAACTAAATGATATATAGTATTATCAGTTGTTCTAATTCTGCCTTCTAATTGTCTGACATCATCTGTATAAGATGCTAATATCATCATTGTTAATTTTGGATTATCAAAACCGACTCCCGCTTTTTTAATTCCGGCAATCAATACTTTAGCATCTTTATTATAATTTTTCTTAGTTCCATAAAAAGTATCAACATTATCTCCTAATTCTTTATATAAAATATTATATAATCCTTCTATCTGTATAACTCTTTCACATAAAATTATTATATTATTATTTTTAATATTTGATAATACAATCTCTTTTATAAAATTCCATCTATTCTCATTACTCTCTATACTATTACGTTTCATATGTGCATCTACTCTCAATCTCCCAAATAACATTTTATATTCTATAATCGGTTTATAAGGTGTTGTATATTTAATAACTTCAAATTTTTTCTTTTCAAATCTTGTAATAATATTCTTATTAAAATAAGGTTTGAATAGTGAATGTAATCCATCCTTTCGATCAGGGGTAGCACTCAATCCAATTAAATATCTAGGTGTAAGTTTTAATAAACCTTTAGTAAAAGCATTGATTGTTATAAGATGACATTCATCAATTATAATTGTTCCAATCTGTAATTCTTTAAATATTGATTCATCTGTTGTAGAACATTTTTGAACACCGATAATATAAGCATCATATTTCTCTAATTTTTTAATAGATATATCTCCTGTAATTATACATACTTTTAAATTTGAAAATTGTTTAAATGCTTCAACCCATTGTCTTTTAAGAGTATCTGAATGACATAAAACCAAAACCTTTAATTTTAATTCAATAGCAAGATATATAGAGGTAAAGGTTTTTCCAAAACCACAATACATATTCATAAGTATACTATTATCTTTTTTAAGAATTGATAGTGATTGAGATATTACATTATCTTGGTCTCTATTTCTTTTTGATGGATCTGTTGATATAGTTAAAGGTTTAACCGGATGTGAAAAAGAAGAAATCTCTTTATATTCACATTCAATATCATTTGGAAAAGATGTATAAATATCTTTCCATAAACCTATAGGTATCTGTATAGTTTTATTTATTTTATCTATTGAATAAACTTTATAAATTTCCTGTTCTTTATATTCATCTTTTTTACTTTTGAATTTTAATTGAGATGTTATATTTATAATATCTTTTTTAGATAGATCATTTATACTCACACAGAAACTCATTTACTTTTAAATTATTTATATTTATATGTTTTCATTTTTAAAAATGAATATATATTTATTAAAAAATGGAATTTTGTATTTTTATAAATATACACTTTTAAGAAAATGGAAAGCAAAAATTATATTTCGAATAAACATTATGAAGTTTTGAAATTTGATCGTTGGAAAAAATATGTATCATACCAAAAAGGTGTTTGGAAACTTATGCCTAAGGATATGAAGGATACTTATGAAAATTGGATTAAATTGGATAGTATTGGTATGCATCCTTCTGAACATCATAAGTTTAATTATAATTCAAACAAATAAAAATATTTTCATTAAAAAAAATGGAATTTTATATTTTTATAAATATAAAAAATTAGGAATATAAACATTTGAATAAGAATGGTTATGTCTTTTATGCCTCAACAACATAATGAAACTATTTGTGAAGTTTTGGGTGTTGATGATTCTAGAAGCGAAGTTTCAGAAGAGATGCAATGGTTTATGGGTTTGCTTAGTGAAATTATACAACCTAATGGAACACAACGCCATCAGGTTTTTCATACAGAACAAGGATTTACGATCCATGCATTTACATTTACAGAAGATGAACACCATGAAATTATTCGTGGATCAAATGTATAAATAAAATTTTTATAATTTTATTTTTATAAAAAATGGATTTTATAAATTATAAAATAGATATTTTATAATTTTTTAAGGAATGTATATTAAATTTTTTTCAGGTATAGGCACTATTCTCTCTTTAGGTTGTGTTGGTGGAACTTGGATATATTTAGGTTATGGTTTTAGTAGTTCTATTTATAAATATACATTAAAAAATATTTCTAAAAAATAAAAATATTTTATTAATAAAATATTTTAAGAATAAAAAATATTTTAAGAATAATTTTTTATTTAAAAATAAAATATAAAATAATTAAAAATATAATAAATATTCCAAGGATTTTATAAAATGAAATATTTTTATTATTATATAAAGATGGAATATCTTTACCATTATATAAGATATTTTTACCATCCCATTCTAAATTTCCTTTAACATTTACAGGAACAAAACCAGACCATCTCTTTACTCCATCTACATATATATCAGCAAATACTACATTTTCATCTTTAATATCACATAAGTCATAATCATCACATTTTATATTATATTTTTTATTTAAACATTTAAAAGAGATGTCATCACATGAAATATTATAAATCCTCATTACTTTTAATTATTTATATAATTTTTAAATTATATAAATAATTTTTAAATTATATAAATAATTTTTAAATTATATAAATAATTTTTAAATTATATAAATAATTTAAAAATTATATAAATAATTTTTAAATTATATAAAAATAATGGTTGTTAAATCTACACGAAAATCTGCCTTAAGAAAAACTTCTAGAAAAACAACAAATACAAAAAGAGTTAAAAGAGTAGGTAAAACCGAAAAATCTGCATCAATTGAAAGATTATTACAAAAAGATCCTAAAGATTTAACACCTGCACAAATATTGAAAGTTGTAAGATATTTTATGATTGTAGGTAATGATGTCTTTACTTTGAAAAAAGAGGAAGTGAATGACATAAATAGATTATACAAAACATATAAATCTAAAATAGAGATGATTAATAAAATCAATACAGAGATGTGGAGAAGAGCGCTAAATAGATCATCTAAGAAAACATTGAGAAATTCTGTTAAAAGAACAACATCTCGTAAAAGTAGAAAATCAACAAAAAAAGTTTCTAAAAAATAAAATAATAAAAAGAAAATGAAGAATTTAAAAATAATGATTGAATTGGATCAAAAAGGTTTTGGAATAATTTATTTTGAAAAAGATAAAAGATATATAGATTTGAAAATGATTATACCTTCTATATCACATTTATTAAAAAATAAAAATGTAAAATATAGTTGTGATATTGAATATATAACTGAAAATACCCCTTTAGGAAATTCTTATAAAAGACCCGTATGTATTAAAATAAAAAATCAAGAATATATAATTTTATAAAATTTCTTAAAAGAAAAAAATATTAAAATATTTTTTATAAAAAATAAAAATGTTTTGTAATTTTATTTTTTAAATCTTGATCTAAAATATTTTTATTATTATCAAAAACTTTTCTAATACGAATATACATTTTATTAATAATATTTCTATCGATATTATCCACATAAATAATATCTTCTATCTCTTCATTCTTTTTTAATTCAAAAGAAGAGATAGGTAGAAATATTATATATACATTATTGAAATTAATAGAATAACATTCATTTAATGTGTTATAATTTATAAAATATCCCGATTCTTCAAATAATTCACGTTTTGCTGTAGATATAATATCTTCAGTTTTTTTACAACCACCTCCAAAATCAGTTATATCACCACTTTTTTTATCAATACCAAAAATAAATTTTGATATGGATACATCATATAATATAACACCTGCTCTATTAGAATTTGAATATTGGTTAATGATATTTTTTGCTAATATCATTACTTTATATTTATATATTTCTTTAATAAAATTATTAAAGAAATATATAATAAAAATGATAATTTAATCAATGTTTTTTAATTTTTTTTAAACAAAATAAAAATGTATTATTTTTATTTAAATAAAAATAATGTATTCAAGAGCATCAATTACAAAGAGTGGTGTATATTTGAATGTATATTCATTAAAGAATGGAATATCAAATAAGGTATCAACAACTAAACTCTCTAATACAGATTATACATCAAAACGTGATGAAATTTTACCTTTATTAAATGGTTCTAAATTTTGTAAAGGAGGTAAATGTGTAAGATGTGTATTTTATTCAACCAAACCCTCATTAGATAGAGATATATTCAAATTAAGTATCTGTAAAGTTAGATTAGTTATGTTTGATAAAGGTATTATTTTAAACAAAAAATATAAACCTATTCATACTACTAAAAAACCTATTCGTAAAAGTGTAAAAAAAATAACAATCCGTAAAAAAGTTAAAAGTGCACGTAAACCATCTAAAAAATCAGTTAAAAAAACAATTAAAAAAAGAAATAAATCAACACCTCTAAGAAATTTAAAAAAAGTTTCATCAACTAAAAAATTATAAAAATTTCTTAAAATCAATTTTATAAATAAAAATTGATTTTTAAATTTTTAAAATATAAAATTTTATAATGGATATTATTATTCTTAATAATTTTAAGGTTTGTTTTATAAATAAATATATTTTAAGATTTGGTAATGATATTTGGGGAAAATTATGTGAGAACGGATTGTTAGATTCGATTGAAATTATTAATAAATACCTTAGGTTTATAAAAAATAATAGAAAATTTTGGAGATTGTTATGTCAAAGTGGTTCGTTAAATTCAAAAGAGATAATTAATAAATACCTTGAATATATAAAAGATGATATTTGGTATTGGAAATATTTATGTAAAAGCGGTTCGTTAAATTCAAAAGAAATAATTAATAAATACCTTCAGTTTATAAAAGATGATATTTGGTGTTGGAGATATTTATGTGAAAGTGGTTCGTTAAATTCAATAGAAATAATCAATGAATATATTGAATATATAAAAAATGATATTGAATGTTGGAGAAATTTATGTTTTAGCGGATCGCTAAATTCTATAGAAAAAATTGATAAATACCTTCAGTTTATAAAAGATGATAGGGAATGTTGGAGATATTTATGTAAAAGTGGTTCGTTAAATATAAAAAAGATAATCAATAAATATATTGAATATATAAAAAATGATGTTGAATGTTGGAGATATTTATGTCAAAGCGGATCGATAAATTCTATTGAATTAATCAATGAATATATAGTATATATAAAAAATAATAAATGGTGTTGGAGATATTTATGTTTAAGTGGGTCGTTAAATTCAAAAGAGAAAATAAATAAATATATAAAATATATAAAAAATGATGAATTGTGTTGGGGATATTTATGTCTTAGCGGTTCGTTAAATTCAAAAGAGATAATCAATGAATATCTTGAATATATAAAAAATGATATTTATTGTTGGAGATATTTATGTAAAAGCGGGTCGCTAAATTCAAAAGAAGGTTTAATCAATAAATACCTTCGGTTTATAAAAGATGATATCTGGTGTTGGAGATGGTTATGTAAAAGCGGATCGTTAAATTTTACCGGAGGTTTAATTAATAAATACCTTCAGTTTATAAAAAAAGATGAAAAGTGTTGGAGAGAATTATGTCTTAGTGGTTCGTTAAATTCTATTGAATGTATTGATAAATATCTTATTTTTTTCAAAGATGATATTGTGTGTTGGAAATATTTATGTAGAAGTGGAATAATAAATTCAATAGAAAAAATTGATAGATATTCAATATATTTTAAGAATGATATTGATTGTTGGATAAATTTATTTATATTTAAAAATATTAAAAATATAAATTATACTTACAATAATTATTTAATTGATATATTTTAAAATTTCTTTTAAGAAATTTTTAAAGAATTTTATAAAAAAATCTCAAAATAATTTTTAAGTTAAAAAGTTTCATTAATTAAAAAATTATAAAAAATGATTTTTTAATTAATAAATATTTATATATAAAATATTGATATATGAATTCAAAATATATTATTATTGTAGATGGAAACGAATATAATGTAAGAGATTTTCATGAAAATTCCTTATTTAAATGGGAATATGTAGTTCAATTTCCAGAGAAGAAATGGGATTGGTTTTGTTTTTATAGTATGGAATGGTTTAAATGGGAATATGTGTTGCAATTTCCAAATAAGAATTGGGGTTGGGAATGGTTTCATACATTGGATTGCTTCAAATGGGAATATATATTACAATTTCCAGATAAGGATTGGAGTTGGTGGAAATTTCATACATTGGATTGCTTCAAATGGAAATATGTATTACAATTTCCAGATAAAGAATGGAATTGGTGGAATTTTCATATTATGGAGTGGTTCAAATGGGAACATTTTGTTTATATTTTTAAAATTAATAAAATGTATAAAATATATATGATGGAAATTATTGAAAGATTAAAAAATAAACAACCATTACTCATCTCAAATATATTAAAAATGGATTATGAAGATTTTATTAAAGAAGATATGATATATTATTATATCAATAAAGATGTGAATATAAAAAACGAGTATGATATAAATATCTATTAAAAAAATGATTTTTTAATTAATAAATATTTATATATAAATATTTAATGAAATATGTATTATAATACTATTACAATAGATAATAAAAAATATAATGTAAGAGATTTTCATAATCATTCCTTATTTAAATGGGATTATGTAGTTCAATTCCCAGATAAGAATTGGAGTTGGCAATATTTTCATACATATCCATTTTTCAAATGGGAATATGTAGTTCAATTTCCCGATAAGAACTGGAGTTGGTATGAATTCCATAAATATCCATTTTTAAATTGGGAACGTATTGAACAATTTCCAAATAAGAATTGGGATTGGAAAAAATTTCATAAATATTCATTCTTCAAATGGGAATATGTAGTTCAATCTCCAGATAAAGATTGGCATTGGCAATATTTTCATCAATATCCATTTTTCAAATGGGAATATGTAGTTCAATTTCCCGATAAGAATTGGAGTTGGTATCTTTTTCATGAATGTGAATGGTTCAAATGGGAATACATAGTTCAATTTCCAGATAAAGATTGGAATTGGTATTTTTTTCATCAATATCCATTTTTCAAATGGGAATATGTATTACAATTTCCAGATAAAGATTGGGATTGGTGGAAATTTCATAAAATGGAATGGTTCAAATGGGAACATTTTGTTTATATATTAAAAAATAAAAAAATATATAGAATACATATGATGGAAATTATTAAAAAATTAAAAAATAAAATACCATTACTCATCTCAAATATATTGAGAATGAATTATAAAGATTATATTAAAGAAGATATGATATATTATTATATCAATAAAGATGTAATTATAAAAAATGAGTATGATATAAATATCTATTAAAAATTTCTTTATAAAAATTCTCAAAAGAATTTTTAAGTTAAAAACTTTTTCTAAGAAAATTATAATGATTGCTTTGATTGCGTTAGGTTTAATAATTCTTGCTGGTTTTTTGATGGCGATCGCTACTATTATAAATATTGCTTTAGCATCTAAAACAGATGGAGATATATCTAAAGCCGCTCAAGCAAGCGTATGGTTGAATCTAATTGGAACAACTATTTTAATAATATCTATTGCTGTAGGAACAATTGGTGGTGGATTATTAGCAGTAGGTTATGTAGCAAAAGGTGCCGGTAAATTAACAATGGATCACTCTGATGATATTATTAAAGTTGCCGGTTTGATGTTATAAAAATTTCTTAAAAGAAATTTTTATTTTTCAAAATGTTTTTTTCTCAAAAGAAATTTTATTTATTAAAATATTTTAATTAAAAAATATTTATTAAAATATTTTTTTAAAGCATTCTACTTAAAGTATTGTATTCTACTCGCGCATCATCATATGTAGAATATTCTCTAACAATAATTCTATCAGGGTGATAATTTAAATAAGGATCGCTATTCATAATCAATCTCAAACACCATCTATTATCATCTCTATTGAAAATATTCAAAGAATGAATACAATCGGGACGAATATATTGAGTAATATTCAAACCTTTAGAATGATGAGCAAAATAAAAAGGAATAATTCTATTCATACTCTTTTTAAAATTTTCTTAATTTTATAATTTTTAAAATAAAAATTCAATTTTATTTATAAATATTTCTATTAAGAAATATTTTAATTTTTATTAAAAAATGGTATAATATTTTTTAATATTTATTTTTTCTTTAATGCAAGTTTCTTTTTAACAATACTTTTTTTAACAGGTTTTTCATCTTCTGATTCTGAATCATCTTCTGAAATAGGTGTTTTAGCATTTAGTAATGCTTGAATATCATCATCTTCTGTTTCTTTTAGATGTGAATCATCATAATTGAAATTGGATAAATCAATACTTTCAATCTCTTGTTCAGTATTTGTTTCAGACATTCTCTCTTGTGTATAACCTGTTGAAGGTGTATATGTTGCATCATATACTTTAAATTTGAGTGAACATCCATAAGATGTTGTTCCATGAGAACCCCAATAGATACTTTCAAATACTACTACAGGTTTGAATTTACCACGGACACCATGATATTTCTCTGGATTCTCTTTTTTATCTCCAGGGCCATAAAATGTTGTTGTAATTTTAATATTTAAACCTTTACCATAAGTCATTAAATCAAATGTTGCGCTACTAGGAATCTCTTTTCCATCTTTTTCACGAACAAATGAACGCTTATAAGGGAATTTAATAGCGGTTTCAATGTCATCATCTGAGACTGCTGTTGAGATTGCACTATAAGCAGGAGCAGGAATTGTTGAATTCTTACCTGTTTTATCATTTTCATCTTTTCTACGTTGTTTCTCTGTTTGATAAATATTTTTAATATAATCTGCAGATTTAGAATAACATACATCAAATAGATCGATAACATATTTTTCTTCATCTGTCGGATCATGAATAGTTTGCATACTTGTTAAATTATATAAAATATTCCATTTTTGTACGTTTTCAGGGATTTTCTCTTCATCTTTGCAGTTATATTTATGTTGAGGCGTAGGGCCAAATGATAATTGTTCTGCTAATTGAAAACAAGGAGTTCCCTTTTTACCAGACTCATCTGTGTAGATTACTTGTGAATTTGTTGTAGATGTTCCATTTCCATATTTTTTGACAATTGGTTCGCTAAAAGATAGCTTTGAGACGTCGAATTTTCCGAGAGGTACGAATACGTATTTGTGAGACATTGCTACTTTATGTCTTAATATTCTTTAAAATATATTTTTACATTTTCATTTTTTATAAAATATTGATTTTAAAATATATTTATAAAATTATTATTTAAAATAATTATAAAATTATTATTTAAAATAATTTTATATATAAAATAAGAATGTGGAGTTGTAATATAGATTATGATAATAATATTGTTGAATTAAATTATAAAGACAAAAATATTTTAACATTTGAAAATATTTTTTATTTTGATACTTTGCCGAAGTATGGATCAGAAGATATTCACTCATATAGAAAAGTTTGCTCCTTAAAAGATAATGAATTTATAGTATTTGAATCTAAAGAATTTTATACTGAATTTGATACTTTTAAAATTACAGATATAAAAAATAATCCATATATGAATGATATTCATTTTATTTTTAAAGATATGATAATATATCTATTGAAAGAAAATGGTGAATATAATATTCTTTAAAAAAATCTATTAAGATTTTTTTTATAAAAATATTCTTTAAAAAATCTATTAAGATTTTTTAAAACTCTTTAAGTTCATCTCTTAAAGCTTCTAAACCTTTAAGTTTTTTGAATGAATAAGCATCACCACACCATACTTCTTTGAAAAAAGGGCATGCTTCCATATCTCCTTGATTTACAATCTCATCAACAAAAATATCAATCTCTTTACGGATAGTTTCTAAAAATTCATCTTTTTTAGGGTGTATTTTTTTACAAGCATCAAAATGTAAACTTTCAATCTCTTTAATCAAACTATTAAACTTTTCCATTATTTTAAAAATGATAATTTTTAAAACAAATTCTAAAATTTCTTTTGAGAAATTTTTATAAAAAATATTTCGAAAATAAAAATATAAAATAAAATTTCTCAAAACAAATTTTAAAAATGAAAATAAAATTTCTCAAAAGAAATTTTAAAAATAAAAATATATTTTAATAAAAAAATTATAAAAGTTTTTAACTTTTATAGAATATTTAGATAAGAATAATGGAGTTTAGAAATATTATAGAAAATTTATTAAGATTTGGTAGAATAGATGAAAAATATATAAAATATCTTGTAGGGAATGACGAGATGTTATTATATAAAAATAGTTTAATAGATGAATCTGCAGATGAATTTGAACAGACAAATAAAGAATCTGATAAGTTTCAATTTATCGGACATACCCTTGTTGATTCATGTACTTTAGAATATATTCGTAAAAAATATAAAAATATAACTCATTTCACCGGAACAAGAATCAAACATTATATTCAACAAAGAAATATTTTTGAAAAATATATTAAAGAATTGAATCTTGAAAAATATATAAAATTTGGTGGTATTATTCAAGAAAGTTTATTATTAAAAGAACAAGATAAAACTAAAAATACAAAATATATCAAACTTTTAAATCAATCTTTTAAAAGTTTGATGGGTTGTATCTATTACATAACTGAAAAAAATATAGATAGATCTGTTGCTTATCAACTTGTTTTTAATATAATTTCAAGAATTTATTCTTTATTAAAAATAGAGATTACTTATGATTTTTTAATCGATTCAAAAACGAGATTAAAAGATTTGATAGAAGAAAATTATGGTAAAAATACTTTCCTAAAATATTATAAAGTTAGAGTGATAGATACAAATAATCTTGAAGGTATGAAAAAAATGACACAGGTGATTATTTCATTACCAAATGGTAAAATATTACATAAACATGAAGGTTTTAATAAAAAAGTTATTGAACAAGAAGCCGCTGAAGAAGCTTTACAAAAGTTTAAAAAATTAGGTATAAAAACAAGACCAAAATATTTATTTAAAAAAGCAAAAGATTTTGCACAACCTACACCTGAATTTATTTTCTTTATTAAAAATATTTTGAAAGGAATTATATCTCCACAAGATATTAAAGAGATATTAACTAAAGAAAATCTTACAATATTCAAACAAGCATTTACACATAAAGATGTCAATTCAAACGCTAATTATGAAATATTAGAATTTTATGGAGATAATATTGCAAACACTTGTATAAATCAATATATTTTAAATAGATTTCCAAGAATTATTAATAAAAAATATTATACTCGTTTGAAACAAATGTTAGTATCAACAACTTATTTTTCAGCAATTGCAGATAAATATAAATTTATAAATCATATCTCATATAATTATAATAAAATTCAAGGAATTGAATATGATAAAATGCTTGAAGATGTTTTTGAAGCATTTTTTGGAGCATTAATTACATCTATAACAAATATTGGTTATAAACAAGGTGTCGCTTTCAATGTCTGTTATTCTATTATTAGAAAATGGTATGATAATATTGTTATTAAAATCGGTTGGTTTGATATTTATGATTCTAAAAGCACATTAAAAGAATTATATGAATCGCCAGAATTGAGATGGAAATATAAAGAAAATGAGATTTTAATTTTTAATAAAAAGAAAGGTAATAGATATTTTGCAGAAATATATGGTTATCCTAATATAAAACAAATCGATAAAGGAGATGGAATGATGGGCATACCAGATGATGCTCAACAAACATTGATCGCAGAATATAATAATCCAGATCCAAAAATTTCTTTGGAAGGGGCCGCTAAAAAAGCTTTATGGGTTTTAAAAACAAAATATAATATTTCATTTAAACCTCCATCACCTTATGTTTAAAAATTTTTACAAAATTTTTAAATATTTTATTATAAAATATTTTTGTAAAAATTTACAAAATTTTGTAAAATGATAGGGTATATACCTTACCATTTTTCATAAAAATTATAAAATTTGTATACTTTTCAAAATGTTATATATTACTATATTTGATGAATATATAATGTATACTCTTTAAATATAATAAGTTATATTTTTTGAAAGAAAAATATAGAAAAAATACTAAAAGTATCTATTTTAGTTTTATTTAAAAAATAAAACGAAATCATAAAAAATGTTCTCAAAACTTTTGAGAAGATAAAATTTCTTTTGAGAAATTTTTAAAATGAAAAATAAAATTTCTAAAAAGAAATTTGAAAAATATAAAATGAAAAATAAAATTTCTAAAAAGAAATTTTTTAAATGAAAATAAAAAAATATAAAATGAAAATAAAATTTCTAAAAAGAAATTTGAAAAATATAAAATGAAAAATAAAATTTCTAAAAAGAAATTTGAAAAATATAAAATGAAAAATAAAATTTCTAAAAAGAAATTTGAAAAATATAAAATGAAAAATAAAATTTCTAAAAAGAAATTTGAAAAATATAAAATGAAAAATAAAATTTCTAAAAAGAAATTTGAAAAATATAAAATGAAAAATAAAATTTCTAAAAAGAAATTTGAAAAATATAAAATGAAAAATAAAATTTCTAAAAAGAAATTTGAAAAATATAAAATGAAAAATAAAATTTCTCAAAAGAAATTTGAAAAATATAAAATGAAAATGAAATGAAAATAAAATTTCTCAAAAGAAATTTTTAAAATAAAAAAATAAAAAATATAAAATAAAATTTCTTTTAAAAAAATATTATAAAGTTTAGAATTATTTTGAAAATAAAATAATGAGTGTCAATTATAAGATTAGAAGGGATCAAACAACTGATGATATTATTATTAATGATTCTTTTACTATTCCAAAATATTCAGTATTACCAAATGTTCAACCGATTGGTTCAATCATTTATAATACTACAGATAATAAATTATATAAAAGCAATGGAATTATATGGTCAGAGGTAGGTGTTAGCGGTTCTTTAGATCCTGCTTTAGAATCTATCGCTTCTTTAACAACTAACGCAAATGAAATGATCTATACTATTGCTGGTGATACTTATCAAACTACTCCATTAACAAGTTTTGCAAGAAGTTTATTAGATGACACTACTTCAAATGAAGCGCGATCAACTCTAGGTTTAGCGATCAATACAGATGTTCAAGCTTTTGATCCTTCATTACAATCTATATCAATGGTTTCAACAATAGCAGATCAAATTTTATATACAACTGCTCCTGAAACTTTTGCAGCCACAAATTTATCAACTTTTGGTAGAAATTTTATTGCACAAACAGATTCGACGAATGCTAGAAGCGCTTTAGGATTAGGAACAATATCCGTATTGAATGCTCCTGCAGGAGATGTCGTTGGAACTACCGACATTCAAACTTTAACAAATAAAACTATAACAGGAAATACTAATACAATAGATGCATCTGGACTTTTAACAAATGCAGGAACAAGTGTTCAAATTTCAGGAACACTACCCCCTTCTATCGGTCAATTTTTAATAGCAACTTCTGCAAATACTGCAATTTGGCAAACTTTTACAGCGGGTGATGTATCTTCTTCTGGATTATCAACTGATAATGCAATAGTTAGATTTGATTCCACTACCGGTAAATTAATTCAAAATTCAAATATAATTATTGATGATTTGAATAATATTACAGGTATCAATACTATTGACGGAACTTTAATAACTTCTGCACAACCTAATATTACTTCTGTCGGTTCTTTAAGTTCGCTGAATGTAATTAATAATATTACATTAGGCGGTTTAGTCGATGGAGTAGATATCGCTTTATTAAAAACTGATGTAGATGGTTTTCCTGATAGATTAAAATTTTTAACAACAGCAGAAATACAACAATTAGAAAATATAAATACAACAAATATATCAACGCCTCAATGGGGATATTTAGGCGATTTAAATCAACCTCTTTCAACAACTGATACGCCAACTTTTAATGGTTTATCAGCAAATAATCAAAAAATAACAAATTTGGGAACACCAACTTTAAATACAGATGCAGCTACAAAATTATATGTTGATACTTTAGCAGGAACCGGTTTGAATGCTATAACTGCAGGCAGAGTTGCTACAACAACTATTCTTCCAAATTCACCGACTTATACCGCAACCGCACAAACTTTAACTTCTTCTGTAAATATTGCTATTTCAATCGATAGTGTTTCATTAATATTGAATGATAGAGTATTGGTTAAAGATCAAGCAGATAATAGAGAAAATGGTGTTTATTTCGTTTCACAGGTTGGTGATGGTTCTAATCCATGGATCTTAACACGTTCTACGGATTTTAATCAATCCGCTACACCTATACCTGCAAATACTTTTATTTTAATTACTGAAGGAACAATAAATGCAAATACCTCTTGGTTATTATCTTCAACAATAAATACAATTGATCCTTTAACAGATTCTGTAATATTTAATCAATTCTCAAGTTCACAAAATATAACTGCAGGAGATGGATTGGTTCAAGTAGGAAATGATTTTAATGTTGTTGGAACAAGTAATAGAATTACTGCGTTAGCGGATTCAATAGATATTGCTTCAACTTATGTAGGTCAAACCTCTATAACTACTTTAGGAACTATTTCCACAGGTGTATGGAATGGAACAACTATAGATATAGCAAATGGTGGAACAAATGCTACTACAGCGATAAATGCACGTGCAAATTTAGGTTTAACTATCGGTTCTGATATTCAAGCATATGATTTAGGTTTACAATCTATCTCTTCTTTAACAACTAGTGCAAATCAAATGTTATATACTACCGGTTTAGATACTTACGCTACTACTTCTTTAAGTGCTTATGCTAGAACTTTAATTGATGATGCAAACGCTACAGAAGCGAGAACAACATTAGGATTAGGAACAATCTCAGTATTGAATGCACCGACAGGAGATGTAGTTGGAACCACTGATACACAGACCTTATCAAATAAAAGTTTAGTAGATAATACAACATTGTTTATAGATAATGGAGATAATACCAAAATTATGAAATTTGAATTGAGTGGAATATCTTCTGCAACAACAAGAACTTTAACAATTCCAGATAATAATTTAACAATTGTTGGTGAAAATACAACTCAAACTTTAACAAATAAAACAATAACAGGAAATACGAATACAATAGGTGCAACTCAATTACAGACAACAGGTGCAGATGTAATAATAAATGGATCAGCGCCTCCGACAACAGGTCAAGTATTGACAGCGACTTCAGCGACAAATGCTACTTGGCAATCACCAACAGGTGGTTCATCTCCTTCTAGAAATATAAGTGTAGCACAATCTGGCGGTGATTATACTTCTATAGTTGATGCTATCAATTATGCAATTACATTAACACCTGTAAATGGAAATGGTGTAGTAATAGAAATATATCCTGGAACATATACAGAAACAAATCCAATAATTATACCGAGTTATGTTTCTATTAAAGGGAAAGGAAGTGTTATAGATACAACAATATCTCCTGCGACTTCATTAACGGCAGCTATTTTTCAAATGAGTTCTAATTCAACTTTACAAAATGTTAAACTTTCTGGCGCTTCTGGTGTAGGAGGTATTGGTATAAATGCTCCTTCAATTATAAATTGTGTTGTAAGAAATATTTTAATTGTCGATTGTGATATAGGTTTTAGAGCAACAGGAAGTAATTGTAATTTAATATGTAGAGATTGTATAGCAAATTATATGTCAAGTGCTCCTATTAATACCGGATTCTTAGTTGAAAATAGTGCTACTATGAATATAGTAAGCGGTTTTGCTATAGGAAATCCTTTAAATAATATAGATACAGGTTTTCATTGTAGAGGAAATTCTTCAAAAATGATATTAAATAATGTTTTAGCAAATTATTGTGATACAGGTTATTTAATAGAAAACGGCGGAGTTGGAACAGAAGCATCAATGATTTTAGTAAGTGGTAGATCAGATAATATATCATTATATGCTATTCATATAGGCGCAAATGCTATAGGTCAATTTTCAAGTTTCCACATTGAAGATGAAAATGGTTCTGGAAATGATTTATATTTATCAGATGCTTCATCTGTATTTTATGGAAATGGTAATCAAATACGTGCAGATAGAATTATTAAAAATATTAATTCAAAGTTAGTATCATATTCAATTTCTAATTTTACAGGTGATGAAAGTTTAGATATTAGAGCAGAATTACATGTCGGTGATTATATAACACCTAGAGAAACAGCATTAGGAAATGGAGATAGTTATGTGAATGGAATGTATGTTTTTACTTCTAATACTCCTACAACTGGTTTTGTTGATAGAACAGCAGATGCAAAAGATATAACTACAACATTCCCAGCATTTAATGGAACTGGCGTTGGTAATACTTTATATGTCGGTGGAACTATAACTTCATATATAGGTTTAGTAATAAATGTTGATACTTCTTCTGGATTAGGTGGCGGAACAGCAGTTTATGAATATTGGAATGGAAGTGTATGGACTCAAGGATATTATATGGCGTCAAATCGAGAAGCACCTTATTTACCTTTTGGTATGAGTGTGTTAGATCAAGGTAATTATAATTATCGTTTTGGTGATTTAACAGGATTTACTACAACTACAATTAATGGAGTATTGGGTTGGTGGGTTAGAGTTAGAATAACTTCAACTATAGGTTCTATTCCTCAATTACAACAGATTAAATTATCTCCTTATAGAACTGAAATAAATAAAGATGGTTTTATAGAATTTTTTGGAACATACCCTAAAAAAGATATGAGATTACAAGAATTAGGTATGCCTTATCAACCATCTATCGATGGAAATGATCAACCTGCGTTTTTATCAAATAATTTAAATCTTGGTATAATTAATAACCAATTTTATAATGGTTCAGTAAGAGGTTTTGGTTTTTGTTTCAAAGTTCCTTATGGATTTTTATCTTCTTCTCCTTTAAGAATTAAAATAACTTGGTTTAGTGATAATGCCGGAGGTGGAAATGTTGTTTGGAGAATTAGATATGCATATACTACAGATTATAATGACGATACTTCATCAGTATCTTCAATATATGGATATTCAGGTTATCCTGCAGTATCTCCAACAGAACAATCAACAACATTGACGGTCGCAGCGCCACCAATTAGAAAATTAAGAACTACAAACTTTGATTTAATGTATCCAAATGTTAGATATGCACGCGCTTCAGGTGAAGGAGATATGATATTTTTAAGAATAGAAAGAGTGGGTAATAATGGAGCAGATACACATTCTGGAAATATAAATCCAGTAAGTGTTATTGCAGAATATAAAACATATTGTTTAGGTCTATTCTCTCAATAAAATTTCTCAAAAGAAATTTTTTTATTTTTTATTTTTTATTTTATATTTTATATTATTTTTTATTTTTTATTTTTTATTTTTTATTTTTTATTTTTTATTTTTTATTTTTTATTTTTTATTTTTTATTTTTTATTTTTTATTTTTTATTTTTTATTTTTTATTTTTTATTTTTTATTTTATAAAAATTTCTTTTGAGAAATTTCTTTTTAAAATAATATTTTTATAAAAATAGTAAATGCATATTGTTTATAGTGAAGATGATATGTATCTATTAAATACCGGTGAATATATTACTTCAGAATTATATATCGGTCTAAAATCTTTGGAATTATATAATAATGAAAATATAGTTATTTTAGAGAATGGTTTCTGGTATTTTTAAAATTTCACAAATGAAATTTTAAAAAAATGATTTTTAAATTAAAAAATATATTGTTTTATAAAACAATATTTTATAAAATGAAACATATTATTGAAAATAATTTTAAACTTGCTTTTATTTATAAATATTTTTTTAGATTATTAAATGATAATAAATCTTGGAGACAATTGTGTATAAGTGGTTCATTAAATTCTTTAGAATTGATCGAACATTTTAAAAAATATTTTAAAAATGATATTGAATGTTGGAGATGTTTATGTGCAAATACCAAAGGGATAAATTCTTTAGAAATGATTGAATATTTTAAAGAATATTTTGAAAATGATATTCAATGTTGGTATTATTTTTGTATAAAAAAAATATTTAATTCTACAGAAATTATTGATAAATATATTAAATATTTCAAAAATTCTAAGGATTGTTGGAGAGAATTATGTTATAGTGGAGGAATAAATTCAATAGAAGGTGTCAATAAATACATAGAATATATAAAGAATGATATAGAATGTTGGAAACTTTTATGTGGAAGTAAATCAATAAATTCAATAGAAATGATAGATGAATACCTTCGGTATATAAAGAATGATAGTGAATGTTGGCGTTATTTATGCAAAAACGGTTTAATTAATTCTATCGAAAATATTGATAAATATATTAAATATTTTGATATTCATAGTTGGAGATGGTTATGTGATAATGCTGAAGGAATAAATTCTACCAAAGGTATAGATAGATACCTTGAATATATAAAAAATGATGAGGAATGTTGGATTAGTTTATGTGAAAATATGACAAAGGAAATAAATACTGAAGAAATGATAGATAAATATTTTGAATATTTCAAAGATTATAAGAATTGTTGGAGATATTTATGTAGGTATTCATATAGAAACACTAAAGGAATGAATTCAATGGGAATGATTGATAAATATTTTGAATATTTTAAAAATGATGAGAAATGTTGGAGATACTTATGTAAATATATTGAGGAAATAAATTTTATAGAATATATTGATAAATATTTTGAATACATTAAAAATGATGAGGAATGTTGGAGATATTTATTTAAAAATATTATCTTTGAAGAAATAAATTTTATAGAATACATTGATAAGTATATTCATTTCATCAAAGATGATAACTATATTTGGAGGTATCTATATAATAATACTGAAGATATAAATATTAAAAAAATAATAGTAGATAAATATAAACAATATTTTAATAATGAAATAGATTGGAATTATTTATATACTAAAGAAACACAATTAAGCAATATGCAAATAATTGATAATGATATTGAATATTTTAAGAATAATATTTATTATCGAAGAGATATATGTAAAGGTGGTTTAATAAATTCTTTTGAGATGATCAATAAATATTTTCTATATTTTAAAAATGATATTAAATGTTGGGTATATATATGTAAATTTATAAAACTAAATTATAGTTATAATGAATATTTAGTTAATATTTTTTAAAATATTTTAAAAAAAATTTTATAATTTTTTTATAAAAGAAATTTTTTAAGCGGATGTTATTACTAATAGTCCCAATACGATAATGCCGATTGCTAAAATTACTGGTAAGAATAATACTGCCCATGCCCAATTGTTATGGCAATGTTTGCATAGGTAATAGATTAAGTATGCCCATAAAGCACCCCATACTAAAGTTGCTAATGCTGTCTGTGTTTTATTTAATTTTTCTTCTTTACCATTTACTTTAACAACACTTCCTTCACCAAAGATAATAGTGATTAGTTGAATAACTACTAAGGTGATATAAATTATTAGAGGCCAACAATTACCTGCACATTTAGCATCAACCATTATTTTATTTTTAAAAGAAAATATTAAAAAAAAATCTTTTTAAAAAGATTTTTAATTTATAAAATTTTAATTTTATAATAGATTTTTAGAATATAAATATTCAATAAATATTTTCTATAAAGAAAATTTTATTTTAAAATCTAAATAGATTTTTTATTTAAAATATAAATATATATAAATAGATGAAATTAGAGCGATATAACGAAGAATACGAAAGAACACATAAAAAAGATAGATCCTTAAAATATGAATATTTTGTAGAATATGTTAAAAATATAAAAAAATATGGAGAAAAAACCGCTTTACTTTTTCGTGTAGGGGATTTTTATGAGATTTATGGTTTTGATGTAGAGGGGTATAGTCTAACAAATTATCGTGATATTGCAAGAGTATCAAATTATAGTATAGGTAATGAAAAAGGAAATTCATATACAAATCCATGTATGGTAGGATTTCCTTATCATGCCTCTCAAAAAGTATTCACAACTTTACAAGATAATGGATATACTATAGTTGTTTATGAACAATTTGATAATCCTTCAGCAAAAGAGAAAAGAATGATTAGAAAAATAGATAGAGTTATATCACCGGTATTGAATGATAATAGAAATAATATTACTTCTCTATTTTTTGAAGGGAATGTATATTCTAAAAACAGAGATGAATTTTATTGTGGATTATCAAATTTGGATCTGATAACAGGAGAAATATCTTTCACAGAATTATATTATGATATTTATGATAAAAAGAAAATTATTGATGATTTACATTCATTATTGATAGAGATTAATTCTGGTGAATTGGTTGTCTGTTCTAATAATTTCGATAATCCTTTACAAAAATTAGGATTTAATGGTAGAGGTTGGTTCAATCTTCCATTTATAAAAAAATATAGAGAGGTTCAATATGATAATATATTTAATAAAACAGATTATATATCTAATTCTTTAAAAAAATATTATAATGAAGATGTAAATGATAAAGTTTTATTTAGATATAAATATGCAAGTATCGCCTGTGTTGTTTTATTAAGAAATTATTCTTATTATACTTTTGATAATATCTCTATAACAAAAAATTTAAGATTTCCTATAAAATATACTTCTAACAATAAATTAAAATTAGAGAATAATACAACAGAACAATTACGTTTAGAAGAACTATTTGAAATTATTAATTTCACAGCATCCGCTTTTGGTAAAAGAGAATTGAGAAAAAGATTATATAATCCTATAAATAATGAAAATGAATTAAAAGATAGATGGGATTTAGTTGATTATTTTTATAAAAGAAATGAATTTAATAATATATTAAATGGAATAAGTGATATTCCAAAAATTTTAAGAAGAATGAGCGGTTTGAATGATATTCTTTTAATAAAAAAATCTTTAGAAAAAATTAAAGAAATTTATAAAAAATTATCTAAAGATTTTTATTTATGTGATTATAATATTATAAGAAATGTTTTGAAATTTATAAATAAATATATTATAAATGATGAAATATTAAATGAAGAGATTAAAAAATTTAAAGATATTATTTTAGATCAAAATATTTTAAAAGAAGGAATGATAAATCATATAAATAATATTATTCAAAATCAATATGATAAAAAAATTGTAAATCTCCCTGCAACACTTGAAGGAGAATTTATTAAAGTAAATGAATCAAAATATAAAATATTTTATAAAAATTTTAATAAATATAATTTTTATAAAGATGAAAATAATATATTATATCCATCGACAAGAAAAGATTATTATACCTGTAGAAATTTATTAAATATAAATGAAAGATTGTATGTGTGTTATGCAAATATTAAAAAAATAGAGAATGAAATAATAAATAAAATAAAAGAATATATATTATCATTTGATTATTCAAATATTATAAATATAATTTCATCTGTTGATATAGCGATATCAACTAGTAAATGTGCTAAAAAATATGGATATTATCGCCCTCAAATTTCTAATAAATTATCTTTTGAAAAATTAAGAAATCCAATCGGTGAGAGAAAATGGGAACACCTATATAAACCACATAATCTATCTATAGATAAATCTATATTGTTGTATGGTTTGAATAGTAGCGGTAAGAGTGTTTTTATGAGAGCGGTAGGTTTGAATATTATTCTTTCACAGGCAGGTTTATTTTGTAGTGGTTATTTTTCAACTCCTTTATATACAAAATTATTTACACGAATAGGTAATGGAGATACAAATTTTTATTCTTCTTTTGAGATGGAATGTTTAGATATTAAATCTATAATTCATAGATCAGATCAAAATACTTTTATTATTTTAGATGAAATGACATCTTCAACAGAGAATGAAAGTGCTATAGCAATATCTTATGCTATGATTAAAAGATTACAACGAAATAAAAGCACATTTCTTTTTGCAACACATCTCACTAAATTAAAAGATATTGTAAGAGATGAAAATATTTATATAAAGAGTATGCAAACTATTATAACAAAAGATGGAATTGAATATACTCGTGAAATAATTGATGGAGTTAAAGAGAGATATTATGGAATAGAGGTCGCTAAATTTATAATAGATGATAATGAATTTATAAAAGATGCAACGTCTCTAAGAAATAAAATAAAATCTTCAAAATATTGTTCTGAAAAAATTGTTGAAGAATGTGAAAAATGCGGTAAAATAGAAAATTTACATACACATCATATACACCAACAGAAAGATAAAAATGAGAATGGGTTAAATGAAGGTTATATATTGAATAATTCTAAAGGAAATTTAATGGTATTATGTGAAGATTGTCATCACAAAATCCATTCTTAAAAAATATGAAAATATATTTTATAAATAAATATTCTAAAGAATATTTTATGAAATGTATGTGAATTATTATAATACAACAATAACGTTATTTGAAATAGGTTTTGTATCATTATATTTATCATATTCATTCAATTTTCAAAATCAATCTATTGGTTCTTGTTATTCATTAAATAATTCATTATATATAAATGATTTTATATTTGAATTTGAAGACACAATAAAATGTAATGAAGCATTTGAAACTTTACAAAAATTTATGAATAATATATAATATTATGCTAATAATTTTTTAAAATAACCTTAAAAAATAAAGATAATCTTCGTTTATGTATAATGTATCAAAATTTTTATAAAAATTTTGATAATTTTTAAAATAAAATATTTATTTTTCTTATGAAATTTATATTAAATTTCTTTTAATAAATTTAATATTAAAAAACATTTATATAATAGTCATCTAATATATAAACACTTTTTTTGATATAAAAATATATTATATTCTCTTTTATTCTTTCATTACCATTTGTTTTCAATATATTATTTATAGCGAATGATGGAATATCTTTTATATTTTTTATATTATTCAATATATCTTTTTTATCAATTTTATTATTTTCATATATATAAATGAAATGTTTCCATTTAAACCATTTATATATATGAAAATCTTTCCAATCCCAATTCTTATCATTCATTTGTAATACATATTCCCATTTGAAAAATGAACACCAATGAAAACATTCCCAACTCCATTTCTTCTCAGGAAATTGTAATACATATTCCCATTTGAACCATTCCATACAATGAAAACTATTCCAACTCCATTCCTTCTCTGGAAATTGTAATACATATTCCCATTTGAAGAATGAATATGTGTGAAAATATTCCCATCTCCAATCCTTATCTGGAAATTGTAATACATATTCCCATTTGAAAAATGGATATGCATGAAAAATATACCATTCCCAATTTTTATCAGGAAATTGTTCAACATATTCCCATTTGAACCATTTTTCAGTATGAAAATAATCCCAACACCAATCCTTATCAGGAAATTGTTCTACATATTTCCATCTAAACCATTCCATGCTATAAAACCAATCCCAACTCCAGTTCTTATCAGGAAATTGTTCTACATATTCCCATTTAAATAGATTATTTTTATGAAAAGTGTTAGTATAATATTTATTACCATTCACTTCAATATAATTATTTTCATTCTCTAAATTCATATTATAAATATTTTATATATCTATATTTTCTAATTTAAAATTCATTTTTTAAAAATTATTTAAAAATGAAAATTTATTTTAATAAAAATAACTATTAAAGTTTTTATTATAAAAGATGAATATTGATATTATTTCTATCCTTGAACAAAGAATAAATGATATGTGTAATCAACATTATAAATTAACAATTCAATATAGAAAAAGCATTAAAAATAATAAAAAAGATAAAAATATTGAAAATAGATTAAAAAAACTTATTGAAACAATGAAATATTTAGAATCAAAACTAAATAATTTTGTAGAATCTATTGAAGATGAAATATATGAAGAAGATGATATACTTGTTAATAAAAATATTCTTTAGAATATTTTTTGAAAAAAATATTTATAAAAAAATATTTTATAAAATATTTTTTTCAAAAAATATTTTCATATTCTTTTATTAGTTCCGTATCATTTGTTCTATGTATCATCTCTTTTAAAATACTTGAATAATCTACACCACTATATTTCTTAAAATTTGTATTTTCATCAAACTCTTCAATCAATTTGAAAACTATATTAATTCCTTCTCTACGAATTGCATAAAATTCTTTACTTTTCTTAAAATTTTTCAATTCAGCATTCTTACCTGATACAACAATTTTTAATGAATATTTCATATATTCTTTTAAATCTTCAAGAGTGATGGATGTATTTGTATTGATAATTTTTTTCTTTTTAATACCTATATCAATCTTTTTAAAAGTATCTTTTATAATATCAAAATATAAAACCTTACCTTTTGTAATATCACCGATATAATATACTCCATCAACATATTGTGGTTCATGAATATGTCCCATAAATATTATAGGATATTCTTCTTTCCAATCATCACCACTATTTGCAATTATTCCACCCATATTACAACCATTAATCAATTGATGTCCAAAACCATAATCACATTTTTTCCATTCAATATTATTCAATGCTTCAAAGAATTTTCCATCTGGAACATAGGGACACATGAAGAAACTTTTACCTTCTTTTTTAAGAATAATAGGAACGTCAACAATAAATACATTTTTCCATTTTTTCAAAGGATTGAATGGATGGTTATCTGTTAAAAATTGTGTATGATTTATTAGATCATGATTACCGATAAGAACATATACTTCACATATTTCACTCAATTCTTCTATCAATTTACATATCATTTTATAAGGTTGTATATAGACTACGTTATGTGTATCTAATAAATCACCTAATAAAACAACAAATGTTGGATTTATTTTTTGAACATTCTCTATAATTTTTTTATAAATTATTTCACATTCTAAAATATTTGAATGTTTAAAATGTAAATCACCTATCGCTATAAACGACATCTCACTTATTTATATTATTTCATTTTTTAAAATATCATTTTATATTTTTATAAAAAACTTTTTCGAAAATAAAAATGGATATTTTATTTTAAAAAATATAGAAAATAAAGATGAAAAAGATTTTGAAAGACTTTTATTTTTTTAAACAAGGAGAAAATAAATATAAAATAGATAGTAAAACACATATTATTACATCTTTAGATGATAATAAAGAATATCATTCATTAAAAAAATATTTAAATAAAAGTAATTTTGACTATAAAATATCTTCAATTAGTCCTGATGGAAAATATTTTATATTATATTTTAATGAAGATGGTTATGTATTTTTAGATATTAGAGATTTAAATAATATTGTTCGTTTAGATTTTAATGAAAATAATATAATTGATAAAAATATTTTATTAAAAAATGTTGATGTTGGATTTATTTTTATGGATGTTATTGATACAAATGGTGTTAATATTCCTTACTGGAGTTATATTGATGATTCTTCTATAAATTTTATTAGTGATAAAAGATATAAATATATGATTATTGATGGAGTATTTCATATTGAAAAAGCAGATTTTAAATTAAATATGTTTCAAATTGAAAATTCTGATTTTCAGTATTCTTTATAATAAAAATTTCTATTAAGAAATTTTATTTAAAAACATCAAGAATATGTTGTCCATCTTTTAAAATAAAACCTGCACTACATTTATGCCCACCTCCACCAAAATGTTTAGAAATTTTACCTAAATCAATATTTTTATTTTCATTTGTTCTTAAACTGATCCACCATTCATTACTTAATAAATCATAAGTATATATAGCTGCAAAATCACAATCATTATTCTCTACAAGATAATTACCAACATCACTTCTTAAATCTAAATCACAGGTTCCAACCATAACATTATATTGTTTATCTTGAACTGATATTATACATCTCTTTGCTTTCTTTGCAAATTGTTTTATTTTTTTAAGATCATGTTTATTTAATATATATCCCAATTCTTTGAAATAAGATATATCTTTATTTTGTTTATTTTTTAATATATTTTGATATAAATCTTCAAGTCTACTCCAAGTGCAATATTCTAAAACATACATACCTCTACCTATATCTTTTGAATCTTGTATCTCCCATTTCCATAAATCTCTATCAGCGATAATCTCTATAAACCAAGGTCTATTACTTTCTTCTCCGTAGACGTAATCCCAAGCGATTTGTGCTCCACTTCTATTCATATCAAAAACACAATTATCAATACCTTCTAAACTATTTTTATTTGTTATGTGATGATCCAAAATCAATAATTCTTTGCATTCTTCTTTCATTTTCAAAATATTTTCACGCGAATAACAACAATCTACCATTACAACATTTTTACCTTTAACATTTGGAGGCAGACTATTATCATTTCTATAACCGAAAAATTCTATCTGTTTTGTTTTAAATCGTAATCTGTTTTCTCGCCAAAAAGGCCACGCACCTGCAGTTCCATCTACACATGGACTATGATATATAACCAAATCAACCTCTTTTGGATGCATCTATTTAAGATTTTTTATTCTTTTAAGAATATTTTAATTTTATAAAATATATTATCATTTTTATAAATTTCTTTTGAGAAATTTAAAAAATTCAAAAATAAAAATTCAAAAATAAAAATTCAAAAATAAAAATTCAAAAATAAAAATTCAAAAATAAAAATTCAAAAATAAAAATTCAAAAATAAAAATTCAAAAATAAAAATTCAAAAATTCTTTTGAGATTTTTTTTAAAAATAAAAATGATTTTATAAAAGTTATTTTATTCTTTTAATAAAAAGAATAAGATATGCAAGTGTCAACAACTAAATTTGTTTTTAATGATTTATCTGTTTTAGAAGAGATGATTGAATATGAGAAAAATAGGGAATATAACAAAGAGATGATTTTCTTTGATGGTCCTCCTTTCACAACAGGTAAACCTCATTATGGACATCTATTAACCTCAACTATGAAAGATATTTTTAAGAGATGGTTCAATTATAAAGGATTTTATATTAAAAGTTTATTTGGTTTTGATGTTCATGGATTACCTATTGAACAATTAGCGATAAAGAATGGTTCTGATATTAAAAATATTTCTAAATTTTGTAATGATTGTAGAGATATTGTTGATGAATGTGAAAATGAATGGGTTAAAACTATTAATAAAATAGGAAGATTTGAAGAAAATATTTATAAAACATGTGATATTGAATTTATGAAATTAGTGTGGAATACATTTAAAAAGATTTATGATATGGGTAATGTTTATAAAGATTTTAAGGTTATGCCTTATTCATTAGGTTGTAAAACACCTCTATCTAATTTTGAAAGTAATATGGATTACCGAGAGGTTAAAGATATATCTCCTACAATTAAATTTCATTTGTTAAACAATGAGATTGTTTTAGTATGGACAACTACTATTTGGACATTACCTGCTAATCAAGCGTTATGTATGAATGGAAATAATGAATACTCTTTAATTGAATATAAAAATGAAAAGTTATGGATCTTAAAGAAAAATATTAAAAAATTTTTCAAAGATAATTATTCAATTATTGAAACAAGAAAAGGTAAAGATTTTATCGGTATGAAATATTATTTACCTTTTAATTTTAAAGATTTTGGAGAGATTATATGTGATGATTTTGTTGGAGAGAATGGAACAGGTATTGTTCATATCGCTCCAGCATTTGGTGAAGATGATTTTAGAGTATATACAAAATATATTTCTAAATTGAATTATAATAATTCTTTAATTATTCATATAGATGAGAATGGTAATTTTAAAGAATATGAAGGAGATGTTTATAATAATAATCTTTTAGAATTAATTAAAAACGATGTATTCAAAAAAGAGAGTTATTCACATAGAGTTCCATTTTGTTGGCGTTCCGGTTCTAGATTGATTTATAGAGTTTGGAATAGTTGGTTTATCAAAGTCGATCCTGAGAAATTATATTCATTGAATAAAAATGTTGAATGGGTTCCATCTCATATCAAAGAAAAAAGATTTGGAGATTGGTTAAGAAATGCCAAAGATTGGTGTGTTTCAAGAAATAGAGTTTGGGGAACTCCTATTAATATTTGGGAATGTGAAGGGGAAATGAAATGTTTTGATTTTGATGATCTAAAAAATATTATAAATCTTGAAGATTTTCATTTAGATAGATTACAAAATAATTTTACTTTTGAAGGAAAATTATATAAAAGAGTTGAAGGAGTATTTGATTGTTGGTTTGAAAGCGGATGTGTTCCTGAATTTTATGGAAATGTTCCAGCAGATTTTATTATTGAAGGGATAGATCAAACTAGAGGTTGGTTCTATTCAACTTTAGTAATTTCAAGTATTTTGAATAATAGAGCGCCTTATAAAAATGTAATCGCTACAGGTTTAGTTTTAGCAAGTGATGGAAAGAAAATGGCAAAGAGATTGAATAATTATCCAGATGTAAATATAATTTTAGAGAAATATGGATCAGATGCTTTAAGATTATATCTTATAAATTCACCAGTTGTTAAAGGAGAAAATTTAAAGTTTAATGAGAATGAATTGGTAAATATTACTAAAACTATTTTGATTCCTTTAGGAAATACATATAATTTTATCACACAAACTCTCTCAGAGAGTAATAGTTATTATATCAATAAATTTGAAAAAGTTAAATATTCAAATGAATTTATAGATAATTATATTTTATTATGTTTAGAGAGGTTTGAAAATGATATTGAGAGATGTATGAATGAATATAATCTATCAAAGATTGTGAATATAATTCATACATTTATCAATACATATAATAATATCTATATTAGATTGAATAGAAAGAGATTTACATCAAATAAAGGTTTAGATATTTTATATTATACATTCATAATTATTTTGAAAATATTAAAATGTTTTATTCCTTATACAACTTATAAAATGTTTAAAAATGTTTCAAAAAGTTGTAAAGAAAAAATAGATTTTTAAAATATTATAAAAAATGATTTTTAATTTTAAAAAATTAAAAAAATAAAAATACAAATGGAACAATATTTAAAATTTTTTGATGATATAGTAAATAATCCTTTAATATATAATTTTAACGAAGTAAGTAATATTTTTATACAAATTTATAAATCTATAAAACATGGAGAAAATGCTTATTTTGATTTAAGAAATAATATTAAATATAATTGGTATATTGATGAAAATGAATATATTTATTATAATAATTTAATAATTAAAAATGGAAAACCTGTTTTGATAAGACAGATTGAAGGAGGTTATTTTACTGATGTATATTATATAACTGAAAATATTGAAAAACATATTTCATCAAATGAAAAATATTTTTATGAAAATGTGTATCCTATAATAAATACAATTGATATAAATATAATTGAAAATGGAATATATTCTACTATTGATAAAACATCTCAATATGGATGGGATTGGGTTTTATTTATAGAATGGGATTTAGATGTTTATAAATATATAAAATCTTTAAAAGATATTGATCTAAATAATAGATTTGTAAATATAAGATATGATAAAATAAGAAAATTATCGCTAATAACAAATGAAAATATGTTTGATTATATGGATAGATTAAATATTAATATATTTCATTATGAGTGGTTTACTAAAGAATTATTTATAGAATATATTTATAAGTTTGAAATAATAAATCTTGATGTTTTATATGATAAAGGTTGGTTAAATGACGAGAATATTATTGATACAATTATTTTCAATAAAAATACAAATAAAAATATATTTGTAATTTATTGTGATATTACAAAACAAATTATTAAAACAAAAGATGATATATTAAAAATTTTAAATAATGATTTTACAATTGTATGGGATGGAATAGATACAAATATTTTTGATAAAGAATTATTTGAAATATTTTTAGACAATATTAATTCAACAAATATTTGTAAATCTAAAAAATTATTATATTTTTTTATCGAAAATAAAAAAGAATTTATAACATTTACATCTTTTAAGAAAATATTAAAACATTATAAAAATCTAAATCTTACACTTACTTATGAAATTTATAATATATTATCATTAAAAGATATGCTCAAAATTGAATATTCATTATATCCTTCTTGTTTTAATATTTATTTAGATAAAAATTTGACATTTACTCAATATATATCTTTAATTAAAAAAGGATATTTTAATAAAAAAATACCATATATTCCTACAAATATCAAAAAATCTTTAATAAATAATAATATTATATATTATTCATTAAATCATGAATATTTGATAAAATTTTTTATAAATAATTTTGGAATATCCAATGAATTTTCAATAAATATTTTTTAAAATAAAATATTCTTTAATAAATTTCTTTTAAGAAATTTATTTATATATAAAAATATTCTTTAGAATATTTTTAAAAGAAATTTTATAAAAAAATAAAAAACTTTATAAAAATAATGGAACATTTTTGTATTGACCCAAATCAAAGAAATATTATTGTAGGTATTCTAATTTTAATAGTTGTAGGAATTTTAATGAAATTTAAAATACATAATATTATATGGATAGTTATAGCATTATTATTAGGTTATTTGGTCGCTGTAAGAAATGTTAAATGTAAAGAAAATTTTACAAAAACACCAAGTTATGTAGATAATGATTTTGAAATAACATCAGTCGCTCCTACTTATGATGAGGAGTGGAGTATTCCTCCTCCAAGTTATGATATAGAAAATCAATGTGAGGAGAAATGTACACCGATAGATGATATTGAACCACAAAACTATCCTTACGGACAGATACTCTCAAAGACAAATATGTTGCCTATGGATGAACACTATCTTCGCACAAATACTGAAAGTTTAAATGTCGCTAAATCTTATGCAAATGATTATGCAACAAGAAATGATGTTGCTTTTAGAGATAATATGACTAAAATCTTTAAGAAATCATTACGCCATCGTTTCAAAAATAATTGTAATGATAATTTCTCACCTTTCCATTCTTCTTAAAAAATTTTCTTTAAAGAAAATTTTTCAAAAGAAACTTTTATTTAATACCATATTCTACACGATTCAAAAACCCGATTATGATATATTTAATATAATCTAAATCAATAACATTGTCTTTAAAATTATAAGTATGTGTAATCGTAGAACAATACCATAATTCTATTCTATTATTATAAATGTTGATACTAATATTATTTCCTTTATAATTAATTTTAAATAAGTATAGTGTTATTGCTTGAATAACTTTAAATTTTACATTTTCATTAGTATTAAAATAATCAATAAGTGCATTAACAATATCAATCCTTTCAAAATACTTATCTTTAATATTTTCGTTAGTCTCGTTCATTTTTATAAACAATTTATTTTATATATTTTTTAAAATAAAAAATCCATTTTTTAATTAATTCTTTTAAAAAATTCTAAAGTATTTTTTAAAAAATTAATTAAAAATACTATAATCTACACAATTCAAAAAACCATCTATAACATATTTAATATAGTCTAAATCAATATAATCTTTAAAAATATAAGTATGTGAAATTTTAGGACAATACCATAATTCCATTCTATTATTATAAATACTGATACTAATATTTTTTTCTTTATAATTGATTTTAAATACATATCGTGTTATTGCTTGAATAGTAATGAATTTAATATTTTCATTAGAATTAAAATAATCAATAAGTCCATTAACAATATCAATCCTTTCAAAATACTTATCTTCAATATTTTCGTTAGTCTCGTTCATTTTTATAAACAATTTATTTTATATAATTTTTAAAATAAAAATTCAATTTTAAAAAAAATCTTTTAAAATTTTAAAAGATTTTTTTTTATTTTAAGAGAGTATAATTTCTTAAATAATGTCGCAACCTGATTTTGTTCAACCTTATGCTCCTGATTTAACAAATGAACAAACACAACAAGCGGTCAAAGATTTAATTGTTGAATATCCTAAAATTGTCAGAAGTAATAGAGATGATGCAATTGTAAATCAACAATTTGCAAATATCTCTATGCAACTTTTTGAAACTCCTAGGGAAATAAATGGAAAGAACATTTATGGATTTATGAAAGTTAGAGGTAATTGGAGTGATTTAAATCAGGCACAGAGAGAAGCTTCTAAAATTATTAGACAACAAGATTCAAAACATCAAATTCGTATTGTTCAAGTAGGTAATTGGTTCCCCATTACAGAATTAGAAGAGGTTGGAAATGCTAAACTTGATAAATTAGATGTTAAAACAGAAGATGATGAGGTAGTTCAATTGAGAGATGAAGTTTCAAAAGAAAAAGAGAGAGAAAATGAGAAAAAAGTTAAAGAATTACAAGATAGAGCAGAGAAATTAAAGAGTAAAGATGATATGATTGAATTGGAAAAGAGAGATACTATTGAACATTATACTGCTAAACGTAGAACAGAAGCGGTTTTAACAGATGAAATAAATAAACTCCAAAAGAAAATGGATGAAATCAAAGAGAAACGTAGAGGTGTATGGGAATATATCTTATCTCTCGATACACATTCTCAATTCAAGGATGAATGGTTGGATGTTTATAATAAAGCACTAACAGATATTGGTGGTAGTAAATGGGTTCCACCAAAAGATCAATTCAAAGATTTTGAAGAATTCACAAATACCCAATAATAAATTTCTATTAAGAAATTTAAAAAAAATGGATTTTTAAATTAAAAAAAATATGAAATATATACAAATGGATTTAGATAGTGATATTATTGTAATAGATAATATTAAATATGATGTAAAAACTTTTCATTATAATAAGTTATTTAAATGGAAATATGTTGAACAATTTCCAGAGAAGGAATGGAGTTGGTGGTATTTTCATACAATGGAATGGTTTAAATTGGAATACGTAGTTCAATTTCCAGAGAAGGAATGGATTTGGTATGATTTTCATATATTAAAACAATTCAAATGGGAAATTGTAGTTCAATTTCCAGATAAGGAATGGACTTGGGAACGTTTTCATGAATGTAAATGGTTCAAATGGAAATATGTATTACAATTTCCCAATAAGAATTGGAATTCGGGAAGTTTTCATCGTTATCCATTTTTTAAATGGGATTATGTAGTTGAATTTCCAAATAAATATTGGGATTGGCGTAGATTTCATACACTTAAGTGCTTCAAATGGAAATATGTTGAACAATTTCCCGATAAGGAATGGAATTGGAAATATTTTCATTTAATGGAATGGTTTAAATGGGAATATGTAGTTCAATTTCCCGATAAGGAATGGAATTGGAAAGAATTTCATAAAATGAAATGCTTCAAATGGAAATATGTTGAACAATTTCCCGATAAGGATTGGGATTGGAAAGATTTTCATACACTTAAGTGCTTCAAATGGGAATATGTAGTTCAATTTCCAGATAAGAGATGGAGTTGGGAATGTTTTCATAATATGTTATGGTTTAGTTGGAATTGGATTGAACAATTTCCTTATAAAAATTGGAAATGGGAATCTTTACAATATTATTTATTTAACGGATACGGATACATAAAATGGGAATATTTTTGTTATTTACTTAAAAATAATAAAATAGAAGAGAAACTCGTAATGAAGATTATTAAAAATATCCAATATAAAAAACCTAAATCCATCTCAAATATATTAAAAATGAATTGTGAAGAAGATATTAAAATAGAAATGATATATTCTTATATCTATAGAGATGGTATAATTATTAAAAATGAATATTTATACGATATTTTTTAAAATAAAAGTTTTAATTTTTATTTTTAAATTTTTCTTAATAGAAAAATATTTTTATAAAAATATTTTTTAAGAAGAACACATAACACAGACATCTCCATCACATACTATTCCATTCTTTTTCTTTTTGTTCAATGTGAAAGTCTCTAAAGCGACACCGATAGGAACTGAATTTGGTTTGCCTCGTAAATAATACATTCCTGTTTTGAGACCTTTGCTCCATCCGTATAAATGGTAATTCCATAATTTCTTAAATGCATTTTCATCGCTAGGTTTCATCCAACAATTATATGAGATAGATTGACATACATATTTACTTCTTGAAATATTCATATCTAACAATTCCTTTTGTGAAATTTCAAAAACGGTTTTATATCTTCTCTTAAAATCTTTAACCCATTCTTTATTATTCAACTCTTGATTATCTTCAAAGAGATTTTGAACAGATCCATTATTTTTAATAATATTTTTAACGTTTTCTGTAGTCCATAAACCTCTTTTATTCAATTCATCAACAAGATGTCTATTCATCATTACAAATTGACCGCCTAATACTTTACGTGCATAGATATTTTCTGTGAAAGGTTCAAAACATTCATTACTATTCAATATACCTGCACTTGATGCTGTAGGCATCAAAGCAATTAATAAAGAATTTCTTTGATATTTCATACATCTCTCTCTGAGTATATTCCATTCTTCTAATGAATAATAATCTCCTGGAGTTTTGAATTCAAATTCTTCAAGTTTACCTTCCTTAATACATCTCTCTCTTTCCCATAGATCAAATTGGAAGAAACCTTTTCCTAACCACGAATTATTATGTGAAGTATAATTACCCTCTCTTTCACCTATTATCGCTGATTGTAATAATGCATTATAATACATAACTTCAAATATTTTATTCTGTAGATCAAATGCTTCTTTAGATTCCCAACTAATCTTTAATTTTGCAAATACATCTGCTAGTGCTTGAACACCTATACCTAAAGGTCTATATCTCATATTTGTTTCACGAATCTGTTTTACTTCATTATCAGGATAATAATTTCTATCAATAACTTTATTTAAATTTTCAACAATATTTCTAATTTTTTGTGCTAAAAGTTCAAAATCAAATTTATTATTATGAATATAAGAATCAAGTTTTATAGATGCTAAATTACAAGAAGCGATATTATTTTCATCTGTATATTCATTAATCTCCATACATAGATTACTTGATCTAATAGTTCCTAAATGTGATTGATTATTTTTTCTATTCACTGCATCTTTATAAAATATAAAAGGCATACCTGTTTCATATTGTGTACGAATAATCTCTGAGAATATATCTCTCGCTCTAACAAATTTAACAAAAGATTTTTTAATACCTTCTTTAACAATTAAATTATAATATTTATTATATAATTTCATATATTCTAATTCATATTCATATCCATATTTTTCATATAATTTATTTGTTTTATTCGGACAAATTATCATCCAATCTTCATTTTTTAAAACACGTTCCATAAAAATATCAGGAATGACAATCGCATAATTCATATCTAATGCTCTCATTTCTTCAGGTGTTGTCTCTTTACGCATATTTATAAATTCAAAAATATCTCTATGTGATACATCTAAGAATGCTGTTTGACTACCTTTACGTTGTCCACTTTGATTTACACCACTCATAATCTCACTTTCTATTTTAATCCAAGGAATAATACCACCTGATTCACCTCTATTTCCAATCTCAGAGTGTCTAAGAGCAGAATAATCTTTACCTATTCCACCCATATTCATTGAAATAACAGCAGAATATTTCCAATTCTCACTGATACTATTCATTGAATCGCCGATCTCCATTAAGAAACAAGATGACAATTGAGGTTTTCTTAAACCTGAATTACATAGAGTTGGTGTAGCATGTGTATAATATATACTTATATCATTATACATTTCTTTAATTTTTTCAATATCAGGGAAATAAGTAAATGTAGCGCATCTTAACCACATATATTGTGGAGATTCCATAAAACAAATATCTCCATCTTTATTATATTTTAATAGATATGTTCTTTTGAGAGTTGCTACAGCAAAATAATCAAAATTTTCATCACGAGTAATATCAATAATTTTATCTAATTCTTCAGCATTTTCTATAACAAATTTTGTATATTCATTATTTAATAAGAAACTGATCGCTTTTGTTGTTTCAGAAAAACTTTTAGGAATCTGTTGATATATCTCTCTCATTAAAATTCTTCCCGCTAAAATACCCCATTGGTAGTGTGAAATAGATTGTTCTGCACAATCTCTACTTAATTCAATATGTTTTCTTGTTTCTGATAAAGTATCAAGTTTGTCAAAGTTTTTAGAGATAGTATCAATATTAACTTCGTCTAAATCAGCAGATAATTGAGTTATAATTGATTTTACGTTAGTTGGTTCAACACTTTTAAAGAGCATTATACTAATAATTTTTTACTTTTTATAACAATTATCTAAATTTATATAACAATAAATTTATACTTATATTTTTCATTTTTATTTTAAATATAAATTTATACTTATTTTTTATATAAAAATTTCTAAAGAAATTTTTTATTTTTGAAAAAGTTTTTTATTAAAAAATTTCTTTGAAATTTTTTATATTTCAAAAAAGTTTTTTATATTTTTATTTTCGAAATATAAAAATAAAAAATGATTTTTAAAATTTAAAAATATATATTATTAATAATTTTTTATAAATGAGTGTTCGTGATATTACTATCTCTAAAGTGAATAATGAAGTTAAAGATTTTGTATTGAATGAACGATTTTGTAATTCACCTGAAGTTAGAAAAATTTATAGAGAAAATGGTTGGAAGATTCCTGTGGGACGTTGTGTATATATTGATGAAAATCAACGTATCCATGAAGGAAAAGAATATATAAAAAAGGGTAATAGAATTGTTGTTGTTAATGGAGTAATTGTTCGTGTTATAACTCGAAAAATTAAAAATCAAATTGGAAATATTATATTTGATGAATCATCAACAGAAGAATATTCAACAGATGAAGAATAATTTAAAATTAAAAATAATTTTCTTATAAGAAAATTAAAAAACATTAATAAGATATTGATTATAATCATATCGTATTTTTTTAATTTTATTTTTACATAAAAATAACCAACATTCAATATTAAAATACTTCTTATATTTATTTATAAATTCTTTTGAATTTATTCCTTTGATATTATAACATAAATTATGCCAACAATAAATATCATTTTTTATATATTCAAAATACTTATCAATTAATTCTATTGAATTTATTCCTTTACCATTTACACATAAATATACCCAACATAAATTATCATATTTGAAAAAGTCAATATATTCATTTATCATTTCAGTTGTATTTAATACTCCACTTAAACATAAACTTCTCCAACATTCAATATTATTTTTAAAGTATTTCTTAAATTCATTTATACTTATGATAGAGGTTAATACTCCACTTTCACATAAATATGACCAACATAACAAATCGTAATTGAAATATTTTTTAAATTTATTTATACTTTCGATTGTATTTAAAGAACCACTTTCACATAATCTTCTCCAACATTCAATATCATTTTGAAAAAATTGAAGGTATCTATCAATTAATTCTTCATTGGATAATATACCATTTTCACATAAATAATACCAACATTCAATATCATCTTTGAAATATTCAATATATTCATCAATTATTTCCCTTGTATTTATTATATAACCTCCACATAATAATCTCCAACATTGAATATTATTTTTGAAAAAATGAAGATATTTATCGATTGATTCTTTTGAATTTAATAAATCATTATAACATAAATATCTCCAACATTCCTTATCTTCTTTGGAGAAATGAATATATTTATTTTCTTTATTATGTTTTATTAAAACAATTGGACTTAAATATATCCAACATCTCTTATCATATTGAAAATATTTCATATATTCGTCAATCATTTCTAAAGAATGTAATGAACCGCTATAACATAAATTTTGCCAACATTCAATATCATCTTTTATAAAATGAATATATTCATTGATCATTTTTATTGAATTTAACCCTTTTTTACTTAAACATAAATATCTCCAAGAACGTTTATCATATTTAAAATATTCAATATATTCATTTATTATTTCGATTGAATTTAGCGATCCACTTATACATAATTCTCTCCAACATATCAAATCTTTTTTGAAATATTTAATATATTTATTTATACATTCAATTGAATTTAGTATTCCTTTTCTACATAAATATCTCCAACATTCAATATCATTCTTAAAATATTTTATAAATTTATTTATTATTTCTTTATCGTTTATTATTTTTTCAATACATAAATATTTCCAAGCATAACTATCATTTCTAAAATATTTTATAAAAGAATTTATTACACAAATTTTATAATTATTTTCAATATTTTTCATTAAACAAAAATATATTATTTTTTATTTATTTTTAAACAAAAAATCATTTTTAATTTTTAAATTAAAAATGAAATATAAATTTTAAGTTTGATAATTTTAAAATAATATGAAACGTAGATATAACTCTACCCCATTACAATCTAATAAAAGATTGAGAAATGAAGATTATATCTCTGCAACAAAAGTCAATAATTATATGTTAAATGATAAACTTGTTGATTGGTTAGAATTATATGGTAAAAACTATAATTTCAAAAAAGAGAAATCTACATTCAAACAATTTATTTTTAAAAAAGGTTATGAATATGAAGAATTTATTATCAAAGAACTTAAGAAAAAATATAAATATGAATTTATAGATATTGGAACAGATAAATACAATGCAAATAATATCTCTTTTCAAGAAAAAACTTTAGAAGCAATGAGTAAATATAGAATTATCTATAGCGGTTGTTTAATAAATGATAAAAATAAAACATTTGGTATTCCTGATCTATTGATTAGATGTGATTTAATTGAAGAGATATTAGATGTATATTATCCTTATTCAGTAATTCATTATGTAGTTGTTGATATCAAATCTTCAAAATTAAAAATCTGTGAAAATGAAAAAATATCAAATATAAATTTTATAAAAGCAAACAAAGGGCAATTATATATATACAATGAAGCATTATCTGAATTACAACATTATAATCCGCAAAGAGCATATATCCTTGGTAAAAATACAAATGGTTGTATAGATTTTCAAACATACGATAAAGATATAATAGATATAACAAAAGAAGGTATTGAATGGTATAAATTACTATTGAATGAAGGAAATGGATGGAATCCATATTCACATCCTTTATTAAAACCTAATATGTGTTGTAAAATAAATTATGAATGGGAAAATATAAAAAATAAAATCGCTAAAAAAAGAAACGATTTTACTAGATATTGGTATATTTCTGAAAAATTCCGTGAAGAGACTTGTAATGAAATAAGAGTTCCGGATTCTTTTCCTAAAAGTAGAAGAGAATATTTACAAAAAATTATCGATGTCAATAAAGGAATTGAAGTTCCTTATAAACATTTTAATCTACCTTTAGGTTATTTTATTGATTTTGAAAGTGTATCTTCACCTTTGATAGAAAATGAAGAGATTGTAATGATCGGTGTTGGATATTTTATCGATGAGAATAATGAAATGTCTGTAAAAATTTCTGAAAATATGAAATGGAAATACCATTGTTTATATGGAGATAATCTAATTGAGAAATTTTTAGGTTTAGTTGATTTAAGTAAAAATTTCTATCATTGGGGTTATGCAGAGATGAATCTATGGAAAAAGAATAATGATATACCTGTGAATTTCGTTGATCTAAATAAAATATTTATAAAAAATGGTTGTGTATTAAGAAAATGTTATAATACATCTTTGAAGAGTGTTGCAAAAGGATTGAATATTGAATATACAAGTGATTGTAAATGTGGTTTAGATGCTATGTATGAATTATATCAATATTTCTATACAAAAGAGAGAGATGATATCAATGATATAATTTTATATAACCATTACGATGTTAAAATATTGAGTGAAATATTTAAAAAGTTTAATTAAAAAATGGATTTTTTATTTTATAAAATATTTTATTTATAAAATATTTGAAAAAATATAAGGGATGTCTTTCAGAAATTTTTTTATGAAAACTAAAAATTATTTTTGGAAAGTAAATATTTATACATTTTTTTTTGTGTTGGTAAATGAAATTATTTCTCAAACTATATTTTTTACTAAAGTTCCAAAGACTAAATTCAAAGAAATTATTGATAAAAACGTTAAAGAAGAGAATAGATGGGCATTTCATTATGTTTACGATCCTTATATGCTTTGTTTATTGAATACTGCTTTTTATCCTATTACTTTTGTTAGATATTTACAAGATCCTAGATTCAATCTATGTTTTTTCTTAAAAAATATTCCTACAGATGTTCTTGAAAAAAGAATAGAAAATGAATTTAAGAATTTAGGTTTTTAAAAATTTCAATTTTTTAGGTTTTTAAAAATTGAAATTTTTATTTTGATATTAATATATTTTAATATATATTATTAAAAATATTTGAAAAAATTTTATTATAGGATGTCTTTCAAAAAATTTTTTATGAAAACTAAAAATTATTTTTGGAAAGCAAATATTTACACATTTTCTTTTGTATTGGTAAATGAAATTCTTAGTATAAGTATAGAATACAACAAAGTTTCAAAAAAGAGAGTAAATGAATTGATAGATCAATATTCTCCAGATGAATATAAATGGGATATAAATTTTTAAATGATCCTTTGATGATAATATTAATAGATAGTATTATTTATCCTATTTCATTATATGAATATTATTTAAAACCTAAAAAAACTTTATTCTTTTATGTTAAAAATATTTCTGTTGAAGAGATGGAAAAAGATTTAATTAAAGAGTTATCAAAAAAATGAAAAGTTAAAATTTTATTTATAAAATTTTAAAGATATTTTTTATATAATTAATATGGAGTATCTCAAAACATTTCTAAAAGTTAATGTATGTGCATTTACATTTGTATTAATTTATGAGACTATTGATAATTTTTTAATTAGTAGAAAAGTATCTAAAAAAGAATTGGATAATCTTGTAGATATCTATGTCTCTGATGGATTATTAAATAAATATAGTAAATTATTTAATAATCATTTTTATAGAACTATATTGAATTCTTGTTTTTACCCGTTTTGGTATATTAATATGATTGTAAATTATAAAACAGAACTATTTTTATCTTTAAAGAGTAAAGAAAAAATTCTTGATGGATTTAAAAAGGGATATATAATTGAAGATAATATATTTAACAAAAATAAATATTTAATGAAACCAGATGATTTCCCTGAATGTTTTTCAAAATTATTTGAAGATTCAAATTATACAGATGAAGAAAAAAGAGATAGCGCTTTAGATAAAATTAATAAATTAATTGAAGGTGAAAGTATGAAATTATTATACGAATTTAATATTAAATTTACAAAAATATGTAATGAAGTATGTGAATATGATATCACAGATGAAGAAAAAATAGATAAAATTTTTGATTATATAATTGAAAACTTTTAAAAAAAAATAAAATAAATTTTATAAAAAAAATAAAATAAATTTTATAAAAAAAATAAAATAAATTTTATTTTTTTGAAATCACACAATGGAATGTATTTAATGCTGTTGATAATGACATATTTTTAAAATATTGTCTTGTAGTTTTTTTTCTGGGATCATTTAATAATTCTATTGTGAAATGCTTAGTCTCATAAACAGATTTATCATTTGTATTATACGCTAATATAAGTTGTGGATCATATAATCCTTCTGGATAATTCCAAAATTGTGGTTTGATTGAATATCCAGAATGAGATATAAAAGTTCTTGTTTGTAATGAATACCATTCTACATCATTTATATTTATAGTCTCAGGATATACATTAGCATCAACAAATAATAAAATATATTGTTTTTCATTTATTTTTGTATTTATACGTATAGCATATAAATCAAATTTTCCTTTATTTTCTACAAACTCAAATGTATTATTTTGAAAATAACTATTGATAATATTCATTATATTTTAAAAGATATATCTTTTAAAATAATATATCTTTTAAAATATATTTAAATATACAATTTTTAAATATAATGAAAATCTGTAATATTATAAATGAATTGACAGAAACTATACAAACTTATAATTATAAGATCGATACATATCATGTATATTTAGATAATCAATTAACATGTGAAATAAGATTTGAGAAAGATGATACTGATGAAATATTTATATCAATTCAATATAATTTAGAAGATAAATATACTTATGTTGAATGTAGTAGTAATAAATTAACATGTTCAGGTGAATTATATCTTGAAATGTCAGATAATCATAGTATTGATAATGATGAAATACATTTCTTTGATTATATAATTGAAGATAATCAAAATAAATTTATAAAATTCTTTGAAAAATGTTTTTTAAAAAACGATTTAGAAGATATTTAAAAATCTTCAAAGATTTATATTAAAAAATCTTTAAAGATTTATATTAAAAAATCTTTGAAGATTTATATTAAAAAAATCTTTGAAGATTTATATTAAAAAAATCTTTGAAGATTTTTTTAATTATCAGGTGGTAGATGTTTTATTTTATTATTTATCTGTTTAGGATTCATAATTTTCCATTTACCCCAAACTTTTTTCCAAATAGGTTTTTCATATCTTTTAATACGAATTACATTGATTCTTATCCATTCATTCTGTTTTTTATTTTCTAAAGAAATATTATCTTTTAATAGATATGAATAACATTTAAATTCATCTGTATTAAAATATGAAATAATTTTATTTAAATCACATTTTCCATTTATTTCTAAAGCAAATGCATCAAATTTAGGATTTCTATTTATTCTATGTATAAATTCATTGATTATAAAATTCGTAAAATAAGTTTGATTCATCTATTTATATATTATTTGTATTAAAATATTTATAAGTATTTTTCATTTTTATAAATATTCTTTTGAATATTTTTTTATAAATATTCTTTTGAATATTTTTTTATAAATATTCTTTTGAATATTTTTTATTTTCAAGAAAATAAATATAAAAAATCTTTACCATTTCTTTTTAAAATCTCTCCGTCGTCATATAAAAAAACTAAATCAATATCTTTGAAAATATTTTCTGTTTTAAAAAAATTCATGAGAGGTATTACAAAATACTCTTCTTCTTTTGTTTCTTCTCTGCCTATAACTATATCTTTACGATTTATTGAAAGGATCTCATTTCCAAATAAATATACATATATTCTTATAATTTTCATCCTTATTTTTTACAAGAAAAATATATTTCATAAAAATGAAAAAAAATGATTTTGCATTTTTAAACATTTAGAATATTTAAAAAAGATATGCAATCTCTTCATTATTCAGAAGTTCTTAAAAGTTTGTATAAAGATGATGATTATAAAAATAAGGTTATAGTATATGAATATGATTATTCAATTACAGAATATAAATATGGTTTTTGCACTTTTGAGAATATTCAAAGTTTTATAGATCTATTGAATAAATTTTTAGATACATATGAATGTGTTGTCAGGAAAGTGAATAGCATATATCAATTACAATTTAAGATTGAGAAGATTTATAAACCTAATGTATATTTAGATATTTGTACTTATTGTATTCTTGAAGAGACATTTGATTTATTAACTATCACATATAAAAATAATCTTTGCGTTTCAAAATTTACTGAAAATGATTTTAAAATTTAAAATATTTATATTTTAAATTAATATGAAAGATTTATATTATCCTAATATTCTTAAAGTTTTGAGTGAAAGTGATGATTATAAAAATAATATTATAGTATATGAAATTGATGTATTTGATAGGGAACGTTCATATAGAAATTTTGAGAATATTGATAGTTTTGTTGATTTTCTGAATAGAGAAATAGAAGGTTTTATATGTAATATTAAAAAAGAAGGAAATATATATAAATTACAATTTAAAATGAAAATAAATAATAATTATGAAAATATTTATATTTATTGTATATTAGGTAATACTTATAATTTATTATCTATCACTTATGATAAAAATAAAGAATATATTATAAGATTTTCTAAAAAATAAAATATTTATAAAAATTTTCTATTAAGAAAATTTTATAAAAAAATGATTTATATTTTAAAAATTATTATTATAAAAAAACATGAGTGTATTACATTTCATTTCTGTTCTAAATATTTTAAATAGAAGTAATAACAATATTTATATTTATTCAACAGAAAATAAAGAATATATAAGTTTTCCTAATTTAAAATATCTTATAGAATATATAAATAATAGTAGATATTATAATAAAAATACATATATATTTAAAAAAGAATATAGATTTTATAGTTTTGATAATGGAAGTATTATATATTATTATTCATTATATCTATCTGATCAACAAAGTTTAATTTTAACAGAAGAAATATTTAATAAATTGGATTTTGAAATAAAAGAATATTATGGTATAGTTAAAATCTCTTTGAAATAAAAAATTTCTTTAGAAATAAAAAATTTCTTTAGAAATAAAAAATTTCTTTAGAAATAAAAAAATTCTTTAGAAATTTTTATAAATAAAATATTTTTATAAAAATATTTTATAAATAATCTTTAATAAAAACTCTTCCATTACATCCCTCTATTGGGCATTCTTCTAAATCATTAATACATTGATCACAACATCTTAATAGAGATGATAAATGTTCACAACTAATATCAATGCTTTTTTCTGAAATATCTAAAATAACATCATTTTGTTCACATAATTCACATAAATTTCTTCTTATATATTTATTTTTTGAATTTAACATTTCATAAATAAATATCAAAGCCTCTTTATTACATTTTATAGAATATTCTGAAAAGTTAGAGATATATAAACCATCAATACTTCTAACTCTTGATAGAGCAACATATGCCTGACCATCTGCAAAAATACTTTTACCTAAATCAACCTCTACCATATCCAATGTTAAAGATTGTGATTTATGAATTGTAATAGCATAACCCAATACTAATGGAATCTGTTTTCTTACAAATCTTCCTTCTTTATCTTCTATTTCCCATCCGTTAAAATTTATCAATTCTGTTATTCCTTTTAAGAATTTAACAATAACATATTTTTCATTTAGATCTACTACAACACCTCTACTTCCATTTACTAAACCTCTATCAACATCTAAATTAACTTTTAACATAACTTGTGCTCCTTTTTTAAGAGTAATCAATTCATCAATTTGTTCATCAGCAATTCTTTTATAATGGGTTATTTTTGCTGATTTTTTATACGCTTTAAAAGTATCTTTAGCAATATAGGAATAAGGTTTTGTTTCTAATTTATTTAATTCAGTTAAATTAAATGTTCTGACATCATCTTTTCTTGAATATAGAATTGTCGGTTTAATCTCTAAATTTTCTTTATTCTTTAAAGCGATATATGCATCTCTACGAGATTTTAATAATTTAATATCTTTAAATATTATATTACCGGTTCTAATTCTTTCTAAAGTTTCTTCCCATTCTATTGATGAATATCTTGCACTTCCTTTTAATTCTATAAAATGAATATTTAAAGATTGAAATGTTTTTCCTTTAAATACCCATTCATCATTTACAGGTGGTAATTGTAAAAAATCACCAATTAATAATAATGTAATATCACCAAATGGAACATTTGGATTTTTTCTAACAACTCTACCTATATAATCTAATTTTGCAAATAAATCTTTGCCCATCATACTAATTTCATCAATTATCAATACTTGAATATTTTCCCATTTATATCTTGTTGTTGTTGATAAAATATGAGATGCATAATAAGGTGCCGGTTTTTCCCCTGTTTGTATACCACTCCAAGAATGTATTGTAGAACATCTAACTCCATCTTGACACATATTTAAAGAAGCAATTCCTGTTGTCGCTGTTAAAGCACATTTAATATTATATGAACATAATTTTTTAAATATATCACGTGTTATATGACTTTTACCAGTTCCGCCTGAACCATGTAAAAGAATATGTTCACCTGAAGTCAATAATTTAAAAATATGTTCTGATGTATTTCTACCTCTTTCAATAATATCTTCTAATTTCATAATTTATATTTTATAAAATATAAAAATATTTTTTCATTTTTATAAAAATTTCTTTTGAAACTTTTTATTTTAAAAATTTCTTTTGAAAAATTTTATTTTAAAAATTTCTTTTGAAATTTTTTATTTAACGATCTTCAAACCATAAGGAAAGGGATTTTGAATATCACCTCTAGGGTTTGCAATAGTAGATTCGCTACTCATCTGTTCACGGATACTACTCATAACATTTCTTACATCAGTCATCTCTTATTTTTATCTTTGAAAAAATTATAATATTTTTTCAAAAAGAGACTTTGCCAAAAGTTTGTTATTATTCTTAATTTTAAAAATCCAAAATTCAATTTTTTTTAAAAAAAAGAAAATATTTTCTAAGGGAAATATATAACAAACACTTTAAAAGAATATATAAAAAAAATGGATTTTTATGATTTTAAAAATATATGTTTTTGCTTTTTGTTGAAAAACAAAAGAAAATGGTCAAGGTTGCTTACAACAAGATTGAAACTACCGAAGAACTCGTTGAGTGCCTCAACTGCAATGAATCTTTCACTCCTGTGCAGGAGTGGATGAAGATCTGCGGTGGATGCTCTAAGAAGGGCGCTTGGGTATGTTCCAAGTATGAATGCAACAAGGTGTGCCAAAGGGTGGATGGTTCTAAGAAGCACTACTGCCCTGAGCACAAGATCGACTTTTCTAAGCCGCGTTGCCAGCATATCTGGTTTAACGCGGAAGGTGAGAAGAAGCACTGCACCAATCAAATTGATGCAGAGAACGCCCGTGAGTGTAGCAAGTGCTACGCCCTCAACAATGAGGAATGGCGGTGTCATAACACCGCTGTTTGGGTTGATGGCGTGCGCACCTCTTGCACTAACGAGGTGGAAGAGCAGAAGAACGGGGAACCGAATTTCTTCTGCAAGGAATGCTTCCTTGAGAAGCAGAAACAGAAGCACCTCAAGGAAGAGGCGCAAAAGAAGACACAGACAGAGGAACAAAAGAAGCGTTCACTTCTTGAGGCAAAGTTCCCGCCTTTGCCTGTGCCTGAGACTCCTCAACAACCTTCTGTAAAGGAAGTTGTTGAGGAGAAGGAGACTCCTACTCCTTCAAAGAAAGAGGAACCCACTCCTTCTCAAAAGGAGTGGGTTGATGGACATTTGGAGTTCACTGCAACTCCAGAGGTCTGTGCTAAACTCAGCAAGTTTTTTGCTGGGTGGATCAAGAGTGGCGATATCAATGTCGCTGCTGGGTTGAAGATGAGTCTTTGAATACAGAGACTTAATCTTCATTTTGGGTTTTGGAAAAAACAAACGTAAAAACATTTTTTGAAAAAATAAAAGTATAAAAACTTTGTAAATATTTTAGGGAAATGTGTATATATTTTTTTGTTCTTGTAAATTTTTTTGTATAGAAAAAATTTTATATTTATATTTTTTTATTAAAAAATTTATATTTTTTTATTAAAAAGTTTATATTTTTTTATTAAAAAGTTTATATTTTTTTATTAAAATATAAATAATGAAGACTAATGTCAAAATTATGATAGCAGTTGTAGCAGTTTTAATTGTAGGATATATTCTATACAGATCCTATGAAAAATACGGAAAAGGAGATTATGGAAGTAAAGTATCAAGTTTAGTAGATTATTACCCTGAACAATTAGTACATAAACAATATGAGGGTATGCCTTTAGAAAATGGTTTTGATAATCACCCTGATGAAAGAAAATTAAATGAAGGAAAAATGTTTGATGACATCTCTTCTTATTAAAAAATTTCTTTAGAAATTTTTATTTTCGAAATATTTTTTAATATTTTTATTTTCGAAATATTTTTTTGAATTTTCGAAAAAGTTTTTTAATTTTCGAAATATTTTTTATAAAATTTTCTTTAGAAATTTTTTATTTTCGAAATATTTTTTATAAAATTTTCTTTAGAAAATTTTCAATTTATTTTTCTAAAAAAAATGATTTTTAAAATAATAATTATATAATTTTATTAAAATATGGAAAATGTATTGATTGATCTAGAAAATGGAAATTATAAAAAATATTGTATAAATGATTTATCTATGTATATAGGTTATAATATTGATAATATAAAGAAAAAAGATTTTAAACGTTTATGTGAAATAATAATAAAAACTTATAAATTAGATTGGAGTTATGCCTGTTTATTAAGCGAACAAAGAGGTATAAAATTATTGAATATATTTCATAAAAATAAAATATTAAAATATATATCTAATAAATTAGAATGGAATGATATATTTGGTTGGAATGAAAATATTAAAGAAAAAGATTTTAATATATTTAAAAAATATATATCAAAAAATTCATTAGATATTTTAAATATGTATTATGAATGGTTTACCTTAAAACATTATATTAAAAATTATAAATTATTTAGAAAAGATACATTAAAAAATCGGGAGATTAAATATTTATTTGAGGAAGAATTAAATTTAAAATTAACTAAAAAGATAATATTCAAACTTATTAAAAAAAAGTTAATAACACAAGATATTGTTGATTACATATTTTATAAATATAATAATGATATTATTATTTATGATTTTATAGATATTTTTTATAAAGATTATAATATTGAATGGAATAAATATATAAATAATATTGATATATACAATATTTTAGATAAAGTTATGTATAATTCATTATTTAATGAATGTGAACAGATATCTTTGATTTTAGAAAATGATAATATAGATGAAAAAATTAAGGATAAAATATTTAATGAATATATTATGAAAGATGATATATATTTTAAATATTTTTATATATTAGAAACTTTATTATTAAAAGATAAATATGTAATTACTTTATTGATAAATGGTAAAGTAAAATTTTACAGATCTATGAATCTTAAAATGGAATTTATAATGATATATGATTATATACCTTTGGTATATCATATATCTTTATCTAAAAAAGATGAATATTATTTTTATTTATTTAAAGAAATTATAATTGAAAAATACAAATTAAATGAAATATTTGAATATTATTCTAAAAAATATTTCATTGATTATGTTATAAATAATATTGGAAAATGGAATGAATATTATATAAATGTTTTTTAATAAAATTCTTAAAAGAATTTTATTTTCTTAAAAAAATTTTATTTTTTTAAAAGAATTTTATAGAAAAAAATATTAAAATATTTTTTTCAAAGATCATATCTTATACCGACACCTACTGGAAATCTTGGAACCCCTGTATTTGTCAATTCTTGATATCTAATTGTTAATTTTTTTCCAATATAATCTTTATAATTATTATAATATTCATTACGTAATTCCATTGTTCCTGTAGGTTTTACTTTTATCTGTTTATTTTTATAATCACATAACCAGACAAAATTTTCATTTGATACACCTATATCTTTTTCAATTCCTGTGATTATACATTCCTCGTCTATAAACTTTTTATATTTTCGTAATTGTAAAAGTCTTTTCTCTTTTTGTTTAGATTCTATAGGATACATAAAATCATATGAACGAATAATAATTCCTTCATAACCTTCTTCTACCATTATATCATGTAAAGTTTCAACAACATCATTTCTATCTCTTTTAGTTATACATTCATTTCCTTCAATATCATTTTTATTTATTATAATTTCATTATCTTTTTTAATTATTAAATAAAAATCTGAAAGATACACATTCTCATATTTTTTATTTAAAAATATCTCTTTTAATTTTTTAATTCTTTCAATCTGTGTTAACTTAAAGTCTACTATATCAAATACAACAAATTTTATTTGATCTTCTAATTGATGTGGTTTATTTCTTTGATTTATAATAGAAGATAATAAAGAAAATCTATCTGCTTGTGGAACCTCTTTATTATTCTCATCATATAAAATATGAGAATATAATTCTCCATCAAGGATCATATCTTTTGTTAAAATCTGTTTTAAATTTTCTTTAAGTTTATATAAGAATCTTATAACTTTATTATTTCTTGAAGTTATAACAACATCTCCTTTTTCATTTAATCTCGCTACCGCTCTATTACCATCATACTTCGGTTGAATAATTATATTATCTTGGAAATACTTTTGACATTTATCAGTTGTTTCCCATTTTTGACAAGCGATTGGTCTAATATTTTCATACTTTATAATTTCATTTGAAGTATTCTCTTCTTTAAAAATTTTACCTTTTGCTTTATCTGTAATAGCGTAATTCTTCCCACCAAATTTTGCTTTCTGTTTCATAATTTCATTATACATTTTCATACCTTCAATATCTGTCTCTAAAGGTTTATAACCTTTATCTAAATATTTTGCCCATTCTTTTTGTGCATTGAATAATGCTTGTTCTTCCGGAGTTGATTCATTCTTTTTACCGATGTTCTTTCCTTCAAATTTTCTTTGAAACTTAACAACTTTTCCATCGACTAAACCACTTTCTCTATAAACATACTCTCCTATATTCTCTATACTCCAAAATCTTTTCTGATCATAAGAATATAATATAGGAAATTTCATTATTTATAAATTTATAAATTTATAAATTTATAATTCAAATTTTATATAAAAATATTTTATTATAAAAATTCTCAAATAAATTTTGAAAATTTTATAGAAAATTTCTAAAGAAATTTTCTATAAAATTTTTCTAACTTCAAAAACAAAAATCTCAATTTCGAAATATTGAATATTTCCCAAAAATAAATCAAAATAGATACTTTTCATATTTTACTTATTTCTTTCATATTTTTGAATAAAGTGTCATTTTATAGTAATATGTCTAAAAATATAATGAAAAATAAGTATTCCATACTTATATAAAAAATAGGAAAATGATGTGTATACCTATACACGAAATTTTCGAAAAATTTAAAAATTTGGGATAAAAATGAAAATATTTTTTATTAAATATTTTAAATAAAATGGAAGGTGTGTATGTTGACGGAGAAAATATTAATAGTTTTAATCTTTTAAAAATTTTACATGAGTATTATAATACTAAAGTATCTTTTATAATCCAATATACATATTATGATTATTATTCAATAAATGATTATTATGTATTATCAAATCATACTCTATGTTTAGAAGATTTTATAATTTTTTGTGAAACATTATCATCACATAAATATAAATTGAGTGATTATAATGAAGAGTTTATAAAAATTAAGTTTGATACACGCAATACATATATAGATTTAGAATATTTTGAAATACCATCTTATAAATTTTCAATATTTTTAATGAAAAACGATAAAATTAAAAATATTATTTCAAATTATTTTCAATAAAAAAAATCTTAAAAAAATTTTATATATTTTTATAAAAAAATCTTAAAAGATTTTTATAAATCTTCAGAATTTTCTGAAGAATTTTCATATAATTCTTTGGAATTCTCTTTATCTTTTTCAACTTTTAATAATTCTTCTTTTAATAAATCGTCGATCTCAGAATCATCTATCTCATTCTCATCATCTTCCAATTTATTTTCAATTTCTTTTATTTTAAAAGATAGTGTATTAATTATGTGATTGTGTCTAACTAAAGCTTTTTCTAATTCTTCAATTCTATCATCTTTCTTTTTTGTTATTTTTTCTATTTTTTTCTCTAATTTTTTAAATTTACCTTTAACCCAAAAAGCGATACCTACAAAAACAACAAATTCTAAAGCGATATGTAATATAGATTTAATATCAAGGAATTGTAATAATGGATTTACTCCTCCAAATATAGTATTTGAAGAACTTTCATTTTGTATAGGTAATTGTGGAGGTGTATTTACAACATCAGTTGTAGACATTATTTATTATCATTCTCTCTTTTATATATTTCTTTTTGAGAAATATATATTTTATAAAATATATTTTCTCATAATTCTTTTTTAAGAATTATAACAAATGAATAATAATGAGAATAAATATTGATGATGTTAAAGACAAAGAGTATAGATGGTTGAGTAATGATGCTATACACCCTTTTGAAATTGATGGTTTAATTTTTCCTTCAGTATCACATTACATTTGTGCTATAATTTCCAATGATGACGGGTTAAAAGAAAGAATTAGTGAAACAAATTCTTTAAAAGAAGCAAAGAAAATTGCTCGTAAAGCAACAAAACCTATTAAACCTACTTATAGAAATTTATATAATGCTTTAAATGCTAAATTCTCAGGAGTTTTATTACAGAAACTTTTAGAATTATCAGATGAAACTTTCACAAGTAAAGATGTCATAACAGCAAGAATTATTACCGATATAATTACAAGACATAAACAAGATGACGAGGAACCTGTATTTGATGAGAAATATTTCTTAGAAGAACCGTCTCCACTTAAAAGAAAAGATAAAGATATTACAGAAGGTTTCTTAGATTTACTCATAAGAATAAAAGATGAAGAAGGTATGAATAAAATATATGAAGAGATGATTTATGATGCTATATATAATATATCTTCATATTATAATATAAATAAAAAATTGGTTGAATATATTCAAAAACATAATAATTCTATAACTATTAGATTATATACTAAAAGTGATTACTTAGAATCAATTAAAAAAATAGATGAGGTTTTTAAAGAGAAATTGAATGATAAATCTTATAAAATAAAATCTTTAACAATAACATATCCATTCTGTATTCTTTTAAGATTTATCAAAAATAATAAAAGAATATATAAAGATATATACAATAGAATGATTGGAAAATCTTCTTTTGAACTTGAATTTTTAGATATTGACAGACCTTACAGACAAAAAGTAGAATTGAAATATGAATTACTTCCAATAGATGATAATGATATTAAAATAAATAAATATCATCTCCCAGAAAGAATAACTAAAGGTGTTTATAATTCTAAATTAAATATTAGAAAAATAATTTTAGGAGATAAAACATATTTTGATGTTTTTGGAAGTGAAGTAAATGAAAATATAAGAGCATTTAAAAGTATAGGCGGAAAATATATTGAAAAAAGAGATGTTGTAAGATTTGAAACTAAATATTATCCCAAATTATTCTCATATACTTTTGAATTATTAGATGATGAGGAGAAATATAATATAGCATTTGGTGAATGGGTTAAAGAAAAAGTTGATGGATTGATTGATATTGCTTCTTTGGTTGCTGATATTCAATCAACAAAAACTATAGATGCTAATAATGTAAAACTTGTTATAGAATATTTCTTACAAAAAGATTTAGATAAAGAGTATGTTAATATGCCTGGAGGTTATATTGATATGATATCTGAAAGTATTGTTTCAAGAGATAAAGTTATTACTCCAGAAGCTACAGAGATTATTTCTAAATTTATGAATATTATCTCTACAGATATGATTAAAGGAATTAGTGATGGAACGTATGATCAATATCTTGATAAATTAGATGAAAATGAAATGAGAGCATATAACTTAATTAATAGTATTAAACCTATAGTTTCATTGACACCAATTCAAACTGCATTTATAAGAAGTGTATGTAATGTAATGTTATGTTTAAATATTGTAAATGATATTCCTATTACAGAAGAAAATGTAATGAAATTTATAATGATTGTATTAACACCTAAATTACAAAAAATATTCAAACTGAAAGAAATAGAGATAGACAATAAAATTATTAAAGATGTAAAAACATTGATTACTCCATTTGGTAATATGAAAAATATTCCAGATAATATAATAAATGTTATTGTATCAGGCGCATTCTATATTGACTCATATCTAAAGGAAAATGATGCATATTCAAAAGATATTATTCGTTTCGGTAGTATGGCGTATTTAGATCCTAATGTTATTATAATATCTCCTCAAGAAGAAAATATAATAAAAGAGAGAAGAGTTATTGATACAATAAATTCATTGAAACATTTACAAACACCTTATTTCGGTATAATATTACCAACTTCAAAACCTCCAAAAGATAATGTTTTATTTGAGAAATTGAATGAATATTATCCATATGTAAAACCTTATGATATTGAATATTCAATCGGTGATGTTGTTATATTTAAAAATTCAGTTAAAGGAAAAGAATTACCTGCAACAAAACAAAATCCTCATGTAATAGTTTTCTTCAGTAAATTGAATGATAAAAGACCTTCTAAAGTTTTAGATACTTTGGAAAATAGAAAAGGTTGGTTAGAAAAAGGTTTGAATAATATTAAAGATATTCCTAAAGAAATAAGTATATTCTCAACAAACTTTGAAGGAATGGAAGAGGTAATTGATAATTTTGTAAAAGAAAATGGAATTACAATATATAACATTGTAAATATAAATGAAGAAGAGATAATTACTCAAGAGAAAGAAAATGAAGTAGATGAGATAAAAGGTGAATATAGTTCTTCTGAAAATGATGAATCATTCTCTTCTGAAAAAGAAGAATCTAGTTCAGAAGAGAATGAAGAATTAACCGAAAACTCAACGGAAGACTCAATAAATGAAAATGAAGAGAATGAAAGTTCAACAGGAGAATCTGAAAATTTAGAAAATGAAAAAGAAAATTTAGAAAATGAAAAAGAAGATTCAATAAATGAAAAAGAAAATTTAGAAAAAGAAAATTTGGGAGAAGAAAAAAATAAAAATAAAAAAGAAAACTTAGAAAATAAAAAAGAAAAAATAAAAAATAAAGAAAATATTTTAAGAAAATTAGAAAAATTAAAAGAAAAAGTTTCAAATAAAGACAAAGATACTTTAGAAAAATTAGAGAGATTAAAAAGAAAAATTAAAGTTTAAAAAATATTTTTTTATAAAAAAATATTTCTATAGAAATATTTTTAAGAATTTTTTATTTACATATTTCCTATTTGATAAATTATTCTTTGATTGCGAAGTTCTGTAGCGATATCGTCATCTGGTGGAATAAATGAAGAATCTTTACACCATTTTCCATCTGAATTTAAATAACCTTTCTCAAATTTAGTCATATTTGCTTTATGAACTAATTTCCATACTTCTTCACATTTATATCCTGTCTCTGCAAGATGTTGTGCTATATAATACATAGCATCTATTAATGCATCTATCTCTTCTGCAGGTGTTTTTGCTTCTCTTAATTCTTGTAATTCATCATTAACCATTTTAATAATATAATCTTTATTTACTTTAAATGTTTTTATATTTTCTTTATTTGTTTTTAAGTTTTTAATCTCTGTAAATTCCCGAGCATCTTTGAATACATTAACATTTGAATTACAACTACGAATATAAAGTATAAAAAGAACTAATGAAATAAATTGGAAGATCATCTTCTAATTTTTTATAAAAGAAAATAAACATTTTCATTTTTTTATAAAATTTTTAATAAATAAAAATTTCTTTTAAGAAATTTTAAAATACATTAATTAAATATTAATTATAAGTATATTTTATATTTTTAATATTTTTAAATAAATATCTCCAACATTTCTCATCATTCTTTATAAACCGAAGATATTTATTAATTCCTTCGGTAGAATTTAGCGATCCACTAAAACATAAATATCTCCAACATTGAATATTATCTTCTATATATTCAAGATATTTATCAATCATTTCGATAGAGTTTATTACTCCATTTTCACATAAACATCTCCAACATTCCTCATAATCTATATATTCAAAATATCTATCAATCATTTCGGTAGAATTTATTCCTTTACTTTCACATAAATAATACCAGCATTCCTCATAATCTTTTATAAACCGAAGGTATTCATTAATTAACTCTATAGAATTTAACGAACCACTTCTACACAAATATCTCCAACATTTTTCATCATTCTTTATATACCGAAGGAATTTATTAATAATTTCTATTGAATTTAATACTCCACTTCTACATAAATTTCTCCAACATTCAATATCATTCTCTATATACCGAAGGTATTCATTAATCATTTTTATAGAATTTAGTGAACCACTTTTACATAAATTTCTCCAACATTCCTCATCATTCTCTATATACTGAAGAAATTCATTAATTAACTCTATAGAATTTAACAAACCGCTTCCACATAAAAATCTCCAAATATTATGATTATGTTTAACAAATTTTAAAATATATTTTTTTATAAAATAAATCTTAAAATTATTAAGAATAATCTTCATTTAATTTTTTATAAAAAAATGTGAAGTAATATAAAAATTAATATTTTTCAATTTAATTTTTCCATTTTATTTTAAGAATTTTCTTAATAAAATTTTATTTTAAGAAAATTTAGTTTTATTTTTTATAAAAATCCTACTAAAATAATTAAACCTAATATAATCAAGCGAATATTATAATTTTTTAAGAAAAACTTTTTCATTTAAATATTTTCATTTTTTATAAAATAATTTAAAAATCTTTTAATAATTTTTTTAAAAAGAAATTTCTTATAAGAAATTTTATTTAATATAAAAATATCATTAAAAATTAATGATAGGATTTTGGGATATTTTTAATTTAGAGAATTTTTTTACAATTTTAGTTATTATAGTTTTTATTTATAGTTATCTAATCTCTGATAAAAGAAAGAGTTATAGATATCAAGGACTTTCAAAAGTTAATAATCTAAATTATTTAAAAAAGACTCCAGCAAAAACAAAGAGAAGATTTAATAAACATGAAGAAGAATGTAGAAGAATATTTGAAAAATTATTCAATAAAGAATTTAAGAGTATAAGACCACAATGGTTGCAAAATCCCGTAACCGGACAAAATTTAGAGATAGATGGATTCTGCCCTGATATTACAACTCCTTTAGGTAAAGGTTTAGGTTTTGAAATGCAAGGACAACAACATTATAAGTATACACCATTTTTCCATAAAAATCCTACAGCATTTAAATATCAAATTCAAAAAGATAAATTTAAATTAGGAAAATGTAGAGATATGGGAATATTAGTTATTGAAATTCCACATTATGTTAATTATAATGATTTGGAAAGATATATTAGAAAGAAATGTATGGAAAATAATGTTTTATAAAAATATTTTTTTGAAATATTTTTAATAAGATTTTTTATCTTAAAAAATTTATAAAACTTTTTTCAAAAATAAAATTTAAAAATTGAAAAATGAAATTGAAAAATATAAATTTTTAAATTATTTTATAAACATATTATATTTATTTTAATATATTTTATAAAAAATGGGGATATGTAATCAATGTGATATTCATCCAATCAATTTAAAATACCACCCATATTGTGGGTATTGTAGAGATGTTCTTATTGAAGAACTTGAAGTAAAATATATAGATATATTAAATAAAAATAATCTTGAAAAAAATATTAACAGAAGACTTAGAAGATGTCAAAATTGTAAATCTCACCCAATAAATGTGAGATATTATCCATTTTGTGGAATTTGTAAAGATTCTTATATTGAATATTTACAAAATGAGATTGAATATTTAAATCATTTATTTTCTTTTAAACAAAATTTTTCAACAAAGTATTCTCCAAAAATTAAAGAACCAAAAAAGTTTAAAAGAAAAAATTTTGATAGAAAATTTTTAATTGATGGAGTTTTAGTTTAAAAAATCTTATAAGATTTTTTAAATAAAAATGAAAAGTTAAAATTATTATAATATAAAACTTAAAGTATATAAAATAGAGATGAAACGTTCACAATCATTCACATCATCTAATTTAAAAACGAATATGCGTAAAAGATTTAAGAAAAATTACTTTGACCAATATGATAATATCGTTGAATGGTATTATTCTTTTGAAGATTCTAAAGTAAGACACCCTACTTTCACATCTACAAAAGAATATGATCTATTCAAAGAATGTGATATTATTCGTAGAAAATATCATAAAGATAAATTATCAGTTGAAGAATTATATTTCTTTAATGGAATTGACGGATGGTCTTGGGATCTATTCCATTTTACAGATGTAAAGGGATGGTATAATAAATATAATACACATCCTTCACAAACTTCAGATGATATTGATGAACGCAGATTTGCTATATATATTAATCACATTCGGTCAGATTATTGGAAAGATGTTCTTTTACAAAAAGAGGTTGAAAAATATGAAAAAATAGAATTATGGAGTTGGGATGAATACTTAGATAATAATATTGATGAAAAATTAGATATACTGAAAGAATGGTATAAAGAAAATCCATATCACCCATTAAATCATTTCGACGAATATGAACGAGAAGTATATAATATTCGTCAAGCGATTATAGGTAAACATAATAAAGGTAAAATTTCACATTCTGAAATTGTCGAATTAAATAATATTTCAGGATGGAGTTGGAATACATTTACAGAAAAAAAGAAAAAACAGAAAGTAAAAAAAACTGAAGAAAATTATATTGATGAATTTATTTTAGATAAATTTATGGTATCTGTATCATTCACTTCTTTTATTTTATTTTTAAGTTATCTTTTATAAAAATTCTTTAAAAATTTCTTTAAAAATATTCTATAGAATATTTTTTATAAAATTTCTCAAAAGAAATTTTTGATTTTTAATTTTTTTTTAAAAAAAAATTAAAAATATTTGTAAGTATAACTATTTTCATCATCTTTTAAAGATTCATATCTCTTTTTAATTTCTTCAACGATATTATCGTGATATGTTAATTCTACTACAATTTCTTGTTCATTTATTTTAATATTATCTTTTCCATTAAAAACATTTAATTGTATATTTATTTCAAAAGTAAAATCATTTTGTTCATCTTTTTCTTTAATAATAAAAATATTATATAATAACTCTGAAGAATAACTATTATATAATTCTATAATATCAAAATCTTTTGATAAACCACCTTTAATTTTATTTAATATTTCAAAATATCTAGATAAATTATTATCTATCTCCTTAGAAAATTGTTTATACATCTTTATATAATTTTAATTATATATATTTTTAAATTTCAAAATCATTTTTTTTAAATTTCTTATATAAAAATTCTTAATGAATTTTTATTTTAAAAAAATTTAAACAAAAATTTTTATTTAGAAATTTTTTATTCTTTATTTTCTAATTTTTCTAAAACTTTATTATAAACTCTATTTATTTTTTCGATAATACCATTATAACCTTGATGATAATGTCTTTTAAATACTCTATCTTTTATTCTAAAATAATGGTTATTCTCCTCAAAAATTTCACAATAATAATCAACATCAAATACAAGTTCTTCATTAATTCTTTTAATAGTAAACCCATACCTATATAAACCCAGACAAAATGTTTCATAAAGGAAAATAACTTCAAAACCTTCTTTTTTTAAGTTTGATATTAAATTACTTTTATTACTATTATAAGCATATAATTATCACTTATAAATTTTCCTTTGTATTCTTTATCTAATTTCATAATATTTTTAATT